TGTGGCTTTTGGATCAGTTGCTGTGGCTTTTGGATCAGTTGCTGTGGCTTTTGGATCAGTTGCTGTGGCTTTTGGATCAGTTGCTGTGGCTTTTGGATCAGTTGCTGTGGCTTTTGGATCAGTAACAGGTGCTGGAGCAGGTGCATTTGGATTAGCAGCCTTTATCTTATTAATTAGATCTGCATCGCCATCATTTATAATTTTTCTAACTGCTTCTCTTTCTTTAGGATCAGTAATCGAATAATATGCTTTTGGATCTTTCTTAATGTCAGCAATCCAATTATCAACTGTTTTACCTGGTCTAAGTTTTCTATCAAGCCAGATTCGACTTGTGTCGCCTTTTGGTTCTGATTTTTCTTCTAATGGCTCGCCTGGTCTACCAATTGTTTGTTTGGATTGTGTACCAACTGGCATGGCTTTTTCTGCACTTGTTGGTGTAGATTGCATGCCAATATTTGCGGGGCTTTGTTTGTTTTGCATGGCCATAACTTGCAACGCACGAGCCATGGCATTGATATCTGATTTTGGATCAGGAACTGCTTGCGGTTCAGGTTCTTTGTTACCAAATGGAACTGCTGGAGCAACCATAGTAGGCTTTGCACCCAATTGAGGCTGTGCACCTGGAATTGGTTTTTGCATGTCTTGTGCAGGAACTTCTGGCTTTGACATTGGATCTGTCTTGCCCATTTTATCTGCCATTGGTTGGTCATCGCCTGGCACCATAAGCTCATCTAATTTGCTAAACAGTTCTCTAAAATTCATAATTATTTCTTCCCGCTAATTGGACTTGTACTAGCACCCTCAGCGTACTCTGGAGAACTCTTTGTTCCTTCTGTAGGATTCTTTTCTCCACGGTCCTTAGCACGTTGTTTACTTTCTTTAGCTAATTCTTTTAACAAGTTTTGATTGAACTTAGTACCATAGTAGTCATCAGTTTTAATCTTATCAGCTTCTTTGTAGTTAGGATCATCTAACAATGCACCCTTACGTTTTTCAACTGGTTGCTGATATTGTTCTGTTGGCTCTGCTGGATTTCTAACTACCACTTGGTTTGCGTGTAATTTAGCACCGCCACAAATATATTCTTTTAATTCAAACGGTGTTGTTGGATAGTTTAAAGAAACGTCATAAATGTTTACGTTGACGTTTTTTAATGTAGGAAAGTCTAGTGGTAAACTTTGAATTGGCGTAGTGCTGTTCTTAGCAAAGTTGTCAATGCCAAACTTTTCTAATAAAGTCTTAATCGCTTTTTCTTGGTCTTCTGAGACGTCACCAGCAATTTTTACCTTGAATTGGTATTTTCGTTGTTTAAACGATTCAGTAATGTAATCTTTTAAAGTTTTCATGTTATCAATGGCCCTTTAATTTATTTATCTATGTTTTTTAACTTTTGCAGTAGACTATTACGGTCTGAAACAATAAAGGCCTTACCTTCAACTACCCCTGGATCGTCCATGCCATTCATTTTTTGGTCTAATGCTTGCTTTTTAAGCTGTAATTCAATCATTTTGAGTTTTTTGTCTATTTTAGCACTTTTAGCATCGATAGCATTTTTTAGCATACTACTAGCAACTTCAAAGATTCTAGGACCATAACGTGCTTCTACGTTCATGCCTAAATCCATTAAATCGTCGTAGGCTTCAGTGGCTCTAAGAGCTAGTGCATCTAGTTCACCATCGCTCATGTCACCTAACCCTTTGACTTGCGGTAGTGCTGAACTAATTTTATCAAATTCTTCAATAGTTCTTAGTCGGTCTTCGGCAGGCTCTTCTACACTCTTTGGATCGATAATTTCTGCCGCAATTTTTTTATTTTCAACAGGCGGCAAATCTAACAGTTCTTCTAATTTTTTGGTCATTTTTTCTTTCCGTTGTGAAAAATGTCTTCCTCATTAATTATCCTGAAGACAATACCATTCTGCTTACACCAGGCCCCAGCTGCCGCCCACTTTGCTTGATTCTTTATAAACTGTGCTTGGTTATATGCATTTTTGCCCACCTTTTCTGCAATCATTTGGTTGGCAGGTTTTATTTCAACTAGTTCAGTTCTTCTCTTACCACGCTTGTCATCATACTGTATTAAGAAGTCTGGAACATATACTGTTTGTTTTTGTGTCAACGGGCATCTGTAGGGAATCTTAACACCTTCACTGGCCCAGTTGGTAATGTTAGGATGGTTGTCACACATGTGCATAAAATGCCATTCCCAACTGCTTCTATAGGTTGGTTCTTTTAATCCCACATACTTGTCAGGATTTTTTAAAGTAAATTTTCCTTTGGCAAACTTTAAACTCATGCTCTTATATTGCGTTCAATAGCCTCTAATGAATTAACTTTCTTGATCAAACCAAGACTACTAGTTTTTATTCTATTGTAATTTAGTATACTTAATAGGAATTCATTTAGCTGTAATGAGTTGTAACTGTTTAGGGCGTCAATAATTTCTTGAGCTTTGTAGTTACTTTGTTTGGCTGTTTTTAAAATTACATAGGTAATATTTTGAGCACTAGATTGATCAAACCCTTTGCTTTCAAAAAAGCCAGTGAGCATGTCAATGCTTTCAACATCTAAATCAATTGGTGCTGTATAGTAACCGTCAAAATATTGAACAACTTTTTGTAAACTGTTTAGTTCTTTACTAGGTAAATTTGAATATACGTTTGCCATATTAAGTTCCGTAAGCGGCTAAATTTATAGCTGCCGCTTGTAATTTTTCTAAAAATACTTTGTTTGCATATCCCGTTTTGGCGGCTGCAACTTGATCTGCACTGGTATAAACACTATAAGGCACAACAGGATTACTTATTGCTGTATTTGCTTTATTGTATAACGCAATTTGGTCATTTTCAGAAAGATTATTATATGCTTGTCTATTAAAAGGACTTGATGCTAAAAATTGATTAAGGGCAGTGTCAACATCTGCATTATTTACTTTTACTGGTTTACCATCAGGTGTTGAATAAGGATCACTATAAGTTGTAGTAGTCGTAGTTGTAGTAGTTGGTGTAGCAGTTGACTGTGTTACATTTCTTGGTTGTGCCACTGTGGTAGTGCTAGTCACATTGTTACTTGGGATTACTAGACCAACTACTGATCCAGTTGCAGTGTCAGTTATGCCAAACCCTGCAGAATTTAGTGTGGCATTTAATACTTCTTGTTCTGCTAATGACGTATTTAAATTACTTGCATTGCCTATTAATCTTGCAGACTTAAGTAGGATGGCAAGTGCAGTTCTTTGATCTACTGGCTGACCGTTGTCAATACCTTGTAAGTCTTGGAACAATGTTGTTCCGTCTGCAATTAAACCAAATGGACCAAACAATGTTCCGTCAGTTCTTCCAAACAATCCACCAATTGGACTTGGATCTAAATCATAGTGTAAGTCAGTCCAACCATCTGGATTAAAACGTGTGACTCTGCCTTTACCAAAATATATACCCTCATATTCAAGAGTAACATTGTGTTCCATTAAATCTTTTTTATCACTAGCCACAGTGTCCATGTTCCAAGCTCTAATTTTTGGATTGATCAGCGTGTGCATGAAAAAGTTCTTACGACTCAACTGATATATTTCAATGGAACGTATTAGTGGTGTTACAGGATCACTGTCCAAGCCATAACGTGCAGGATCTGTTGTATCTGAATAATTGCCTGCGCTTGGATTTGAACGAGCTATTTGTTGTTCATTTGGACGTAGTGTTGGACGTATGTATCTATTAATATAGTTTACAGTTCCTGCACCTGGTGCAGGATTGGCCCCACCTGAATAACTGTCTGCAGAATAATATTGATAATACAACTGCCAAAAACTTCTTACTAGTCCTGCATTGTCATCATGCAAGACCATGTTAATTGGTTGATATGTGAGTTTGGTATATACTGGTTGTTTTTTGTTATAGGCATTAACTGTGCCACCTTCAAAAGTAACTTTGGGCAAGTCACATTTTTTAACCAACATACCTAGTTCTAAATCTTGACGGCTAGTTCTCCAAGCTTCAGCATTAGCCACTTCTGGGTTAAGTCTAAATCGAACAAAATACAAAAATCCGTGTTTGGGAGCCAATCTATAAAAGTTTTGCACAAACAGCCTAGTGGCATGTCTAGCATCTTTTAAATTGGTATTCGCCAAGTCACCAGAGGCATTGTTTAAGAAATTTGTGAATATATTAGCCATAACAATATTTAGTATAATAAAAAAGCCTGGAAAAATCCAGGCTTTTCGATTCACTCCCTAATTTGTATTAGCCTGTCAAAGTCTGACGTAAAGCTCTGCCAACAAACGTACCAATACCATTAGGATTACCTGCGCCGTTTAACTGTAGCGCATTATCATACTGGATTGACATTGTAATATCAACTGGACCACTTTCCGCATAGGTTAGTTCGTTGTAGTTGATATCTGTTAGGAAACATCCATAAAGTTCAAATGTTTCTAACACGTTTGGATCTTGTGCTCCATTACCGCCATCTAACAATTCAACACGCATTGTGAATTTGTAATCGCTGCCTGAAGCCGCACTTACTTGTTCTAACATGTCAAATTGCTTTTGCACTTGCTCGCCCACTAGTCTTGAAACTTGACCGTTTACATCATCACGCACAGTCATTTGGATAGGTTGCCATGTGTGCTTACCAGCATAGAAAATCTTGCTGTTGTAAACATCAATGGTTTGACTATCAAACTGTACGTTTGGACGTGCAACTGTCATAACCTGTTTGGTCAGTTCAGTTGCTGGTTTTGTAACGCCAAAGTTATCTAAAAGTACACGGAATCGGTACTTGAGCTTAGGCATTAGTAAGCCTTGGCTAGTTGCGCTTTGGCCCCCTGGAACGGGTACTGAAAATCTACTTAAACTTGAAATTGCCATTTATAGCTCCTTATTATTGACGTGACTTAATATCACCCACATTCTTCAATCTCAAAGGAATGTAAATGAATTCAACTGCCTTAACTGGCTCAACAGCAATGTCTACGTAAAGTTGGTTGTTGCTAATAACGTTTGGTGTGTTATTAGTTTCATCACAAACAACAATAAAGTCATAAACACCACGTAAGCTGACTAAGTCTAACATTAGGCTTTCGCAAACATTCTTAATCTCACTACGTGTCTGTTTGTCATTTGGTTCAAACAAGAATGGCTTAGTGATAATACCCAATTGTCTACGTAGGTAGCTGACTAAACGTGCCACGTTAATTCTGTCTAAACTACTATTAACTCCAGTCTTTGTATACTGTCCAAATGCAACTAATCCTGCGCCAGGAATATTTGTAATTGGATTGATCTTAACCTGTGCCATTTGGTCACGGGTTCCTTGATTTAAACTAACTGGCACAAAACTACCGTCTTTTAGGTAACCAACGCTTGTTGCGTTAGTAACACCACCACGACGTGTACCAGCTGGAGCAAACCATTGGAAGCTACGTTGATCGCTAATTGCAATTGTACGTAACATCATGTGACTTGCTGGAACAACAACGTTGCTTCCACTTAGGTCAGTAGTTAATCCGCTTGGATAGTACACTGCTAAATGGTCACTGTTTGTATGTAATCCTTGTTCACCATCAATACCACTGTTAAAATAATCAGTTCCATAGTTAACAATGCTGTTAGCATCACTTGCTAAACGAATTGGTGTATCACCAACTACAAGTGCTGTACCATTGCGTGAATTGTTTAAGTTCACCATGTCGCTAATTAGTTCTGGATATCCTGGGCAAGCAATTAGGTTGAAGAAAATATTGTCTTCATCTAAAATACGTTGATTTGTATTGATAGCAACTTTTAGTTGACCAACAACGTATGCTCTTTGTGCTTTACGACCAAAATATGAAACTTGGTTCAAATCTTGACCACTTACGCTCACCCAACGATCAGCAAAGTAACCAGTCATTGGCTCATCACTTTGACGTGGGTTAGTTGCGCTTGTATCTACATAACCAACTCTGTATTGCTTGATGTTGAAACCACTTCTACGTGTATTCCACAATAGCATGCCGCGTGGATATGCTGTTGGATCTGGAGCATCAAAGTCAACATAGCTACTTGATAGCAATTCAACAATTGAGCCTGCTGTAGTACTGTCGCCGCTTGCACCCCAACGTGCATCTGAGTAGATAATACCAAATTGACTTGTGTGATCAGTTGTTGTAACTGCGTCCCATGTCTTGCTACGATCATTCCAGCGTTTGATGTTTTGACCATACATGTCTTGATCACTTGTATCAATCCATAGATCATTTTCAACTAGTGCTGTACCATCAGTTTGTCTTGTTGGCTTAGTTGCCTGTACAAATGGGCCAGTTGCGTTAGTTGCTGGATATGCTTGTAAGTAACCAACCCAAGTAGTACCATTATGAACCATAATGTCCACTTGATTTTGATAACCTGCATACCATAATGTGCTGTCTGCTGGAACATCTGTTGGTTGTGTGCCAGACACTGTGTAACCATCAGTTGATAATGGCTTCCAGTTGCTAACTCTAAACTCATATGTTGTGCCACTTGGACCTGTATATAAATCGCTTTCGTCGCCAGTAAACACGTCTGCCCAAGTAGTACCACTTAGCATAATTTCACCACCACTTGCGTGAGTTAGTGTGAAACTTCTTGTAGTAGTATTATATGTGGCAGTAACTTTGGTTAGTGCAGATGCTTGGATCAACGCCACAAAATCAGCCGCACTAATTGTGCCGCCTGTAGGAATTGATACAGCATTAACTGTTGCACTACCTGTTGTTGTTTCTGCTATGATCACTGTTTCATTAGTTGTCACAAAGTTGGCATCTAATGTTGTAGTAACACTAGTTGCTCCTGTACCTGCTCTGTACATGATTCTAAAATTAGCATCAGTATCTTGTTCAAAGTTTGCGTTAACAAACAATGAATTTACAGGAATATTTGCGCCGCCACCTAGTGGATCTAACTTTGCTAGTGCTTCAGCTGTGCCAACATAAACAGGTGCTGACTTAGTTTCATAAATTCTTGTATCGCCATTGAAACGCTTAACAACCCATTTAGCGCCTAGGTTAAATTCTGTAGTCTTAACCCACAAACTTCCACTTGGTCTGCCACTTGGATATGTTAACAATACGTCATCTTCGTTCCAGAATGGAACTTTAGTGTGATCACTGAATTGTACTGATGGCGCATTGTATGTACCAACTTCAATTCCTAATGGACTTGAAGCTATTGCGGCATCAGAAGATCCTGCTGGAGCAAGCAATGTTGTTCCAGATACTGGATCTTCTAACTTGATATACACATCGCTTTGAGCAATAAATTCTAATTTACCATTTTTCACTCTTACGGAAACGCTTGCTGGTAATAGAGCATTTAGTTGAGTAGCAATCTCTGCTGGACTTGCTTCAACTCCCTGACTACTTCCACTGCCACCGCCATCAACTGAAAAGTTAATTACACTTGGGCTTCCAGATCTATCATAGTTACCAACAGTAACTTTCATACCCAAGTTGCTAGTAGAAACTGCAATAGCTGATGGGTTTGGTGTAATGTTACCGTTAAAAATAGTTCCGCCACCACTCATGCTGGCTAAACTAATTGTTAAATCGTTTGTTGGGCTTGTTCCGCCTAAACTTGTACCTGGAATTGTCAACACGTTGCCCGTTGCATAACCAGTACCAGTTCCTGAACTTCCTGATCCAGCTCCGCCGCTTGCTGGAACTACTGTTACGCTAGTATATTGTGTGCCATTACGTGTAACGTTAAATGTTGCACCAGTACCGTCACCGCCTGTGGCGCTAACGCTGGTATATGTAATTGCGCTTACATCAACATTAGTGAATGCCTTAGAAGAAACTGTTGGCCAACTAGCAGTCCAGTCACCAGCAGTAAAACTTGTGCCACTAAATGTTGTGCCATTTTTGCTACCTACTTTGACCCATGCGCTATCGTTATTTTTAAACCATAACACGTTTTTGTCATTTGGGTTTCCTTCAACGCTGTAAGTTACAATAGCGTAGTCGCCTGCAACTCCAATGCTTGCTTTTGGCTGATAAGCTGTTCCACCGCTTGTACCAACTACATCATTTGCTGAATTCAAAACTAATGTATTTTTGTTAACAAATGACTGTGAGTCTTTGTTCCATTCAAAAATACCAAAGCGTGATGATGCTGTATCAAACCAATAACTATCTGCCGCTGGGTTACCAACTGGAGCAGATGATCTGCTAGTTAGTGCTCCTAAATCAACAGGTGCTCTTAAAATATATGCGCTGTTGCTTGCACCCAAATAACTGTAGGTTGCAAATAAACCGTATTCGTTTAGTTCGCTTCCTTGAATAGCGTTTCCGCTGTTATCCTTCTGGAATACTGGCACGCCAAATCTATCAGTTAGATCTTTTTGGCTAGTTGCCAAATATAAACTGTTAGCGTTTGCGGCTTGTGTTCCAGGAGCAATGCCTGTACCAGATGCATTTGATTTATCTTGCGCAGTTGCTAAAACAATCAATGGGATTGTTCCTGGTTGCGCAGGATTGTAAAAACTTTCATCAATGACGTTAACTTGTACGCCAGGTGATCCTAATTGTGCCATGTCCTAATCTCCTTAGTGGGATCCTTGTTCCATAATATTTAGTGATATTTTTAATATTTGGCTGGTTATACAAGGCAGAAAAGGGCACGAAAAGGGCTAATTAATTATATGAAACGACCTTTGTGTAAGAATTGTAAAAAGAACTTGTCTGCGATTAACTACCACAAAGACAACAGGGTATACTATCGAAGTGTATGTGATAGCTGTGCTAGAGGAACTACGGTTTTAGAACCTAGATGGTCACGCAGTGGTTACAAAAAGAAAAATAAGTGTGATAAATGCGGATTTACTAGCGGGCAACCAATGGTCTTTGATGTTTATCACGTGGACGGAAATTTAAACAATTGCGCACACAGTAATCTTAAAACGGTGTGCGCAAACTGCCAAAGAATGCTGATCAAACAAGGGCTGGGCTGGAAGCAAGGCGATTTGACACCAGATCTTTAATCTGTAAGAATAAGTCGTCTATGGATCCGTTATTGTCAAATTCTGCATCAAACTTTGTACCAACCCAAGCAGTTTCGCTAGCGTGAATACCTGCTTGTTCTAGTTTAGACTTACTGGTAGACCAATTAAAATTTTGAACCTCGCCCTTGTTGGCATTCAGTGCCCAATCATACCATTCAGGAAGTTCACCACGTTTGACCCACACAATTTGGCCACCAGCGTTGCGGATTGATTTGATTTCGTTAGGGAACCGACAATCACTAATCACAATGTCGTCTTTTGAGTTGCGTAGTTTGTTTTCTAAGCTGGCGATCCAAATATCGTCATGAAATCCTCGGCGACACACTTCAGTGCCCCATAGCTGTAACATTAAGCGTGGTGTAAGATTGGGCATGTTCAAGCGTTCTGCCCACCAAGGATCTACTTGCTCCCGCCATTCACGGGCTTGCTTTGTGCGCCCTTCAAGCATGGTTCTGTCCCAACCAAATACTTGTGCCACAGCATCTTTTAAACTGTTGGCAAAACTTTCTCTTCTAAAACCGTGAAAATTTACTAGGTAATCAGCAATGGTATCTTTGCCGCTACCAATGAATCCGCAAACGCCTATAATCATAGTACCCCCAAGTGATACTACATATTTTATATTGTTTCTACTGGGATGTCAAGTGAAATGGTTAACCAATAATCCAGGTATAACCGCCCATTGCTGCCGCATCGCCCTTCTTGAGTTCGTCTTCAAGTTCTTTGATTCTAGCAGTAGCTTCTGCTTTTAGAGCTGTTCCGTTAAGTTGTGTGCCGCCTTGTGGACTAGCAATGGTGCCAAACTTTTCACGTGCTTCACCTAGCATCAGCTTACAGTTGGCAAGAGTGTATTCTTTGATCCAAATGTTAGCATAGGTATCTTGTAAAAACGCAAAATCAGGGCGTTTGTTATAGATTTGCAAGAGCACACGTTCATTGCTTTGTGGGCGTTGTTGAACTACTAATTTTCGTGTGGTAGGACTAAATGTAAAATTGATAAAACTACCAAACATTTTGCCTACAAGTTTTTGATATCCGCCAAACATATAATATGTGGCCAAGCCGCCCATGTTACTAGAACTTAACAAATATGTATTTGTATAGGCAAGGTTAAACGGCTCAAATAAAGTACCGCCATCACCACCACCAGTTCTAGATCCAATACTTCTACGGAATATTTCACGCACTTGTATAATTTCTGCAGGTAAAATATACTCGTTTTGATCTCTAACCATGTCTAAAAATGCATAGCTTTCTTCTACACTGTTAGGACTGCGTTGGCGATATATAGCCAATGACTTTTCTAATGCAGTTTCGTAATGAATTGGGTCTAATTCAACATCTACCATGCCATCCGCTAAGAAAGCCTTGCAGTAGTTGAATACCTTTTCTTTTTCGTCTTTTAGAATATCAATTTGTTCACTCATGCTTATATTTACCTTATCCTATTACAATAAATATACTACTATGCCAAGACTAAGCCTATACAGACCAGAAAAAGCACACGACTATAAATTTCTAGATAGAACTATCTTAGAACAATTTATGGTGGGTGGCACCGATATTTACGTTCATAAGTATTTAGGACCAAAAGATCCTATTGAAGGGACCGCTAGCCCTGCGCAACCCACTAACGGCAATGCGATCCCAGAGTTAGGAATCCAAGATCTTTTACTACTAGAAAATAGAGATAGAAAATACAGCGATGACGTATATGTAATGCGTTGCATTTACAATATGCAACAGTTGGATTGGAGTCTAACACAGTTTGGACTTTTTCTAGCACAAGATACAATTTTTATTCACGTACACTTAACTGACAGTGTAAAACGTATTGGTCGCAAAATAATGGCTGGGGATGTCTTAGAACTTCCACACTTAAAAGATCCATACGCATTAAATGATGCACAAGTAGCTTTAAGAAGATTTTATGTGGTTGACGATGTACTGCGACCAACAGAAGGTTTCAGTCAAACATGGTATCCACACTTGATTAAATTAAAATGTAAACCACTTGTTGATAGCCAAGAATTTAAAGATATATTGGACAAGTCTGCTGAAGACCCAATGAGTCCATATGCTCCTACAGATGATCAGTTAGCATTGAGAGACCTAATTAGCTCTTATAATACCAACTTAGAAATTAATCAAAAGATTGTTGAACAAGCAGAAATTGAAGCACCATTCAGTGGTTACAGTACTGAAAAATTGTGGATGGTACCAGTTGACAGAAATGGCAAGGTCATGTTAAATGATGCAAGTCAAACGCTAGTAGATGCTAGCACATTGGGATTAGATTCCAGTGTTACATTAAAAACGCCTAGACAAAATTATTATCTAGGCTACATGGTGGGAGATAACATACCACCAAATGGACTTAAATTAACAGGTGACAGTTCTAGCCCTAATGGCATGGGTGCGCAATTTCCTTCAAATCCAGAAGAGGGTAATTTCTTCTTAAGAACAGATTTTATGCCAAGTAGATTGTTTAGATACGACACAGGCAAATGGTCAGTATTTGAGAACAATGTGCGTATGACCATGACCAACAATTCAACACGCATGACGCAGAAGACCAGTTTCATTAATAATAAAAATAAAACAACTATTGGTAACAAAGAGATTGACGAGCGTCAGTCAATATCTAAACCTTTAGAGATTGGCAAAAATTTAAAACCAAAGGCGGATAACCCATAATGGATTTCTTTTACGATGGACAAATAAGAAGATATCTTACTCAATTTATAAGAGCATTGAGTGGATTTCATTATCAAGACGGTGAAGGTAATCTAGTACAAGTTCCTGTACGTTTTGGTACCTTAAACAAACAAACTGCATCAATTCTTAGACAAAACAGTGAAAACTTTTTAATGCAGGCACCTTTTATTAGTGCTTACATTGAAAATTTAGAATTAAGTCGTACAAGAATGCAGGACCCTACGTATGTGAGCAAAGTACACGTTATTGAACGTGAGTACGGATATACTGATGAAAATATTAACAGTCCCACTTATGGACAATTCATTGAAGACTATGCGGCAAAGCGTGGTGCAGACGTAACCGTAGAACGTTTAATGCCTAATCCATATCAGTTGAGTTTAAAAGCAGACATATGGACAACTAACATTGATCAAAAATTACAAATTTTAGAACAGATAGTAGTGTTGTTTAATCCTGCAATTGAATTACAAACTACTAGCAACTATCTAGATTGGACTAGTTTGACCACACTAGAGTTGATGGAAATTAATTATACTAACCAAACTATTCCAACAGGCGACCAAGATTTAGAAGTTGCCAGTTTGAAATTTATGGCTCCTATTTGGTTGAGCCCGCCTGCAAAAGTCAAACGTCAAGGCGTTATTACAAGCATCATTGCTAGAGTATTTGATGAAGAAGGAAATATTACCAACGACCTATTAGCAGGTAGTATGATCAGTAGACAAGTGATCACGCTGTACGGCTATGGAGTAATGATTACTAATAATTCTTCTAGTGGTAGTCCACAATATATTGCCAAACTGCTTGGTAACGTTGAAGGTGTTACTAACACATTTGATACACAAATTTCTAAACTAGGACAAAATATTAATTGGAGAGAAATTTTAGAACGCTATCCAGGAAAATTTGTTGCTGGCTACAGTAAGTTACAATTGACCAAAGCAGATGGAAAAATTGCCACTGCTACATTGAGTTTGGATTCTGCTGACGAAACAATAATGCATCTAACCTTTGATAATCAAAGTCTTCCAACTAATACATTGATTGCAGGTGCTGGAGCAGTAACAGCCGCAAGAGGCACAGTGGATGCGATCGTAGATCCTACTCGTCCACTACCAGCATCTAAAACAGTAGACATGAGATTTTTAATCTTAGAAGAAATTAATCCTGCAAGTATTGTAGATTTTGCAGACAGTGTTCCATATTTTAGAAATGCAAATGGAACTACATTTTTAAGAGCCAATGCTAATGATGTAATTCAATGGGATGGCACAACTTGGCACGTTATTTTCAATAGTGGTGCGCAAAATGGCCCAACGTTCATAACTAATGCTTATACAGGTATTCAATACAAATGGGACGGAGAAACATGGACCAAGAGTATGGAAGGAACCTTTGATAACGGAAGTTGGCAAATTATTTTATGAACGATATAGTCTGTAGTGGAGCACTTTTCTATGCCAAATCAACCAAGAGATTTTTATTCTTGCTTCGCAATGGCGGCAGGACTAGCGGTACTTGGGGCATTGTGGGCGGGAAACAAGAAGATACAGACGCCAATAATTTTGAAGCTTTGAAGAGAGAAATTGTTGAAGAAATTGGGGTAATGCCTGATGTAAAAAAGACAATTCCCTTAGAGCTATTTGTGAGTAAGGACGACAAGTTCTTTTATCACACATATCTAATGATTATAGAAGACGAATTTATCCCCAAGCTCAACGGCGAGCACAAAGGTTGGTGCTGGTCAGAGATGGATCATTCGCCCAAACCATTGCATCAAGGGCTAAAAAGTAGCTTTTCTAATAAGATTATTAGAACCAAACTAGAAACAGTATTTGACTTAATCAACATCATTTGACCTTTTAAGTATTGGTTTGAAAGTTGGTAAATAGTACTATTAAGAGGATTTAAATGAGATGACGCCGCTACGTTCAATTAGACTAGTCCCAAACGACAGCGATTTTTTAGACAGTAGATTCAACAATGGGGATCTGTACTACGATGCAGATCAAAAAACATTGGTGCTTTATGACGGCTTAATTAAGGGCGGAATTCCACTTTTACGTGCAGATTTGACTAACGCTAAAAGCGGTCTTGGGGTAGCAGTAGCACAAGTTCCACCATCAAACAGTCGTAGCGGCAGTTTGTGGTTTAATACTAATACTGGCGTTTTGTATGTCTATGTAGATGACGGTGACAGCAATCAATGGGTACAACCTGCAATGCCACAGTTTGGGCAAGCAGGGGGTGGCGCAGGTGGCGGTGGAGGAGCAACAGCACTAACACAGCTTACTGATGTTAGCGTGGTAGGCAGTCCGTCAGTTGGACAAGTATTAAAGTGGAATGGTGCTTTTTGGACTAACAGTGCTGATTTACAAGGCAGTAGTGCCGTTGATACTACCTTAACACCAAAAGTAACCTTTGTTGTTACCATAGTACCTCCTCAAGCTCCTGATATTGGCAACAAGTATAGAATTAATGGCGAGTACAAGCCGTCACCACTGATTTTACAACGAGGCTATACCTATGTGTTTGATCAAAGCGATGACACAAACGTATATTTTCCCAATGCTAATGGCACAACTCCAAACCCACACAATTTAAATTTTAGCGCAGATCAATTAAACGGCGAACGTGATGGTGGTACAGCCTTTGTGACCAATGTGGTCTACAAATTAGACGGTGTAGTCGTAACTAGTCAAGTGTACAATGGCACTGCTTTTAATGGAGCTACTACTAGAACTGTGGAATTAACTGTTGGAAATAATTTTCCAACAACATTATACTACTGGTGCTACAACCATCGCAATATGGGTTCTAATATACAGTTTGTGAATCCAAGATTAATTAGTTTGTCAGATGTCGCAGTGTCTGGACCAACAAATGGTGAAGTTTTAAAATATGACGGGACACAATGGGTTAATGCTCCTGATTTAAGCGGAAGTTCAGCTAGCGATAGTTTTAGAACAATATCAATTGCAGGACAAGCAAGCGTTGTTGCAGATAGTCCAACAGATACTTTGACATTAGTTGCTGGTAGCAACATATCATTAACTTCAAATTCAACTGCTGACACTATCACTATTGCGGCGACCGTGCCTGCTCAAACAACATATACTTTTAATACACAACCAGCCGCTGGCGGTGTTAACGTAAGGCTAGCTGGTAGTGACAATACAACCCAAAACGTTTTGTTTGAAGAAGGTGCTAACGTTAGTCTAACTAGAGTTGATGCAAATACAATCAGTATTAGTGCAAGTTTGTCTGGCTCAGGAGTTGCTACTTCATTTAGTACTATTGCAGTAAGTGGTCAGCCTAACGTAATTGCAGATTCTAGTGCAGATACATTGACATTAGTTGCAGGAACCAACATTTCTCTAATAACAGATGCTGCCACTGATACTATAACCATTAATAATACGCAAACTATTACACAACAAAATACGTTTGCTAACATTATTGTACAAGCACAACCCACAGTCACTGCTGACATACCAGCAGATAATTTAACATTTGTTGGTGCAGGTGGTATCACTATCACCACAAATGCAACCACTGACACTATTACCTTTACTGGTCCAACAATACCTACAGTACCTACAACATTAGATGATTTGTCTGATGTACAAATATCAGTGACGCCAACTGATGGACAAGTATTAAAATACAACGGTGCGCTAGCACAATGGGTACCAGGAACTGACAATGCTGGTGCAGGTGGTGCCGCAAGTAATAGTTTTGAAACAATCGCAGTTGCTGGACAGACTAGTGTAGTAGCTGATGGAACCACTGATACATTGACCTTAGTTGGTGCAGGCGGTATTACTATTACTACAAATGCAACTACTGATACTATAACGTTGACTGGCACAACGGGTGCAACCACTTTAGACGAACTAAGCGACGTAACAATTGGCGGTGTAGGTAATAATTTAAGTTTGGGTCAAGTACTATACTATGACGGTACTGGTTGGAAAAATTATCCAACATTCACCATGGATAGAATTGTATTGTCAGCGAGTACATCATTAGATGTAGTAAACAATAGTTTATTATCCTACACATTTACTAATTTTACAGGTACAACTGATAATCCAACTTTATATTTTAAAGCTGGTCAGACTATTGCATTTAATTTGAACACAATGCAAGGGACACATCCATTTGCAATTCTTGATCAAGCAGGTTCAAATTACAATTTAGGTCTAGTGCATATTACAAGAGATGGCACTGTATCAACAGGTGCTTCAGCTCAAGCAAAAATAAGTGGTACTTTATATTGGCAAATTCCTAGAGACACTGTAGGACGTTATCAGTATATTTGTACGTTGCACCCAGCAATGGTTGGAAACATTTATATTGAGCCTGCTAACGAAATTGACACTAGTGGTACTACTACTATTGATTGTAGAACAGCTAGGGCGTTCCATTTTAATCTATCTAGTACATCAGCAACTATAACATTAACGAATGTTATCCCTGGTGTAGAAACCAAACTGTATGTAACAGCAAGTGTGTCAGGTTCAAATACCACGCTAACTTTACAGGGCGGAACTAATGCAACAATGACTCCAACAACTAGCCAAACATTTACAATTTTACCACAAACAACAAAACATTATTCAATAATGGGAATTGGTGGTGCTGGTAATAACTCTTTCGTGGTAGGATATTAAAATGCAAATATTAGGAACATGGAAATATACAATAACTGAGAACGGCACACGACAGTCTGCTGATGGCACTATTAATTCCTTATACGATTTAACCTTGTTTAATACTGTAACCAATACAGCAATTAAAATGGATCAATTGACTAGAATATTTGAAAGAGAAGATTTCTTTCAAATGTTATGGGACGAGTCACAACATTCAATTAACGGCGGATATAACTGCTGTTTAGAAAATAGAGTGCATGTGGTAAATGTTGCGGATTTAGGAGAATAAGATGCCAGTTAATTTTCCACTAAGTCCAACACTAAATCAAACATATACTTCTGGTACAACAACCTGGGAATGGAATGGCACCACTTGGGATTTAAGACCAAATAACAGTCCTACTTTTTCATCAATTACTTCTACCAGTGCTACTATTACTGGTCCTTTATCTGCAGGGTCGGTCACTACTCCTGGAATAAACACAGGAACCGTAAATGCTAGCGGAACAATCACCGCGCAAAGTTTTGTTGGTGATGGTAGTCAACTGACTAACTTGCCATTAGGTACAGGAAGTCCTGGACGTGTTGCTTACTATAATGCTCAAGGTATTACATCAGGAACTAGTGCCGCATTAACTTGGAATGATGCAACAGGAACACTTACAGCACAAAACCTAACAGTTACTGGCAGTTTAAATGCCAGTATTACAATTACCAGTTTAGGATTTGCACAAGGTGCGACAGTTAGTGAATTTAGTATTGACGGAACACTAGCAGGTAATAGTGATGCGGCAGTACCAACCGAAAAAGCAGTTAAAACTTATGTTGACACAGAAATTGGTAGTTTAGATTTAAGTGCTAGTGGAACAGTAAGTTCTGGTGTTGTTAATAGATTAGCCTATTATACTGCTAGTGGAACAGTAGTTGATGACACGTCATCTGATTTAACATGGGACCCAGCAACTAACAAATTAACTGCTACAAATGCACAAGTTACTGGATTGTTTTCTACAGTGTCTAATGCAACAGTTGGTAATAACCTAGCCGTTTATAATGACATCACTGTAGGCAATGATCTAATAGTTAGTGGTAAGTTAAAAGTTAAAACACTATTTGATGACACCACCGGCGCACTTAAATTTACCAGCGGTAGTGATTTTATTATTGATGCTCCTGGCGAGGTTAACGTTAGTGGCAGTAAAATTGTTAACGTAGCCAGTCCAACTGAAAGTACAGATGCTGTTAACAAAGCATACGTTGATGCGGCTAGTAGTCAATTTGCGGGTGGTGCAGTTCCAAACGCTATTCAAATTCAAGCGGTAACAGCCAGTACTAGTACGACAACTGGTGCCTTAATTGTTGGCGGTGGTATTGGTGTAGGTGGCGATGGATATTTTGGCGGCACAATTTATGTGGCTGGCAGTCCAGTATTGACCAGTGCTAGCGGTAGTTATAATGGTGGTACAATTACTGGAACATTGGTTGTTAACAACGTGACTCCTAGTACTAGTACAACCACTGGTGCCATACGTGTTGTTGGTGGTATGGGTGTTCAAGGTAACTTGAACGTTGGCGGAACATTTAAATCTGGCGGTATTGCTTTTGGTGCTGGCGGTCAAAACTATGATACCAACGTGGCCATTGGTGGTGGATCAGGAGTAAATGCTCCATTAGGTTCAAACATTGGTGGACAAAATAATATTGCAATTGGTTATAGTAACCAAGGTCAGCTTACTACTACTAACAATAACGTGTCTATTGGCTATAATGCCATGGGTGCTAAAACAGGTGGTGGTTCAAACGTTGCTATTGGTACTGATGTTCTTAAAGCTAATGAAGGGTCAACTAACGTTGCGGTTGGTACATTTTCACAATCAGTTGGTGCGACTGGTGATCACAACACAAGTATAGGTTACAATAGTTTATTAAATGTGACTGGTATTCAGAATACCACAGTTGGAAGTGGCTCAGGTAGTGCAATTACTACTGGTAGTAACAACTTGATTCTAGGTATGTATGACGGCACAAGTATTGCCACATCCGACAATAATATTATTATTGCTGATGGACAAGGAAACATAAGAGCACAATGGGCAAGTACTGGTAAACTAACACATGCTGGCGCTATTGAAATAACAAACACTGATGCAAGCAGTTCAACAAGTACTGGAGCATTAATTGTAGACGGCGGCTTAGGAGTTGCTGGTGATGTGTACGCTACTGGGTTTTACGGTAGTGGTGCAAACTTAACTGGTGTAATTGCGCAAACTTTTGCTGGTGGTAACGTTTCAGGAATTACTAATTTTACAAATAATACTGCAAGTTCTAGTACAAATACTGGTGCATTAACAGTCACTGGTGGGTTAGGTGTAGGCGGTGCAGTAAATTTTGGTAACGCATTAACTGCGTCTGGTACAATTTCGTTTACGCAAAATAGTGCGGCAACAAGTACTAGCACAGGCACATTGCGTGTTACTGGTGGTATGGGCGTGACTGGTAACATATATGCCAACGCTTTTTATGGAAATGGTGCTAACTTAACTGGAGTCACTTCTTCTACAGCCACAACTGCAACCAACGCAACAAACGTTGCATTAACAGCATCAAATACTAACAGTGCTTTCAAAGTTCCATTTGCTAATACAACTGTATCAACTACTGGCAACTATGGTCTATTACAAGACAGTGCGGCAGAATTTACATATAATCCAAATACAAACACGCTGACTGTTGGAACGTTATCGGGAACTGCTACAACTGCAACTCAATACAATGGCATTGTGCAAGCCACATATTCAGCAAGCATCAAAGCAGGCTTTAATGTTAGTGGTGGAGGAGCAATCACTGTCAATTCTACTGGAAGCGTATTATGGGCTACTAGATTTATTGTTATTTCCAACGGTTTTGGCGCAACATTCAGCACTGCTGGTTATTTTGATATTACCTGTCCTACCAGTGGCACTGTAACTGGTGTTGGTGGAGCGGCAAATAAAACAGCCACTGCGGCAGGAGTTCCACTAGCCGCATGGGAAGCATTGTATTATATTCTTCCAACAGGAAGTACTTTTACTAGTACGGCAGCAAACTTTAGAGTTGCTAGTTATACATCGGCATTAGAAGTACCTCATACATGGATATTGTTGTGTGTACGTAATGGCGACGATGGTACATTTAATTTCTGCAATGGAGTAAGATTGCGTTTATCAGAAAGTGCAACTGCATCGTTAAGTGGTTCTGCCTATCCACAATATAGTTCACTTGGAGTAGGCACAGCGGCTAGTTCTACTACTGGTGAAATCCGTGCTACAAACGAAATCACTGCATACTTTTCTTCAGACAGAAATCTAAAAGAAAATATTCAACCAATTGAAAATGCATTGGGAAAACTAAGACAAATTACTGGTGTTATGTTTGATTGGACTGACGAAGAAGTTGAACGTCGTGGAGGCGAAGATGATTATTTTGTGCGCAAACATGACACTGGTGTGATTGCACAAGATGTTGAAGTAGTACTACCAGAGGTAGTTGCCACACGTCCAGACGGACATAAAGCGGTCAAGTATGAAAAAATGGCTGGTTTGATTATTCAAGCAATTAATGAGCTAGCAGATCAAGTTGACGAAATTAAAAAGAAGTTAGGTTAACATGCCATTACCAGCAAACGGACAAATAGACTTTAGTGATATTAACGTAGAGCTAGGACTTACTGGCACTACACAAATATCTTTAGGACAAGCATCTGTTAGAACTCTATATGGAGTTGGTGCAGGAGCCATACGATTGGCTGCTGATGGCTATGGAAAAAGCAATGCAATTGTGCCAGTAGGAGTTACAACTGCTGGTCCTGGTATTGTTTTTGATTTTGGCGCAACTAATCAATCCTTTACTACCACTAATGCTACTTTGACTGCATCTGGTTCAACATATTCAACTTTAGATGCCACAACAGTTGATCCCCAGCTTAGAAGAACAGGTTTGAGTTTTGATGGCAGTAGATATCCATATGTTGAAGTTTCATTACTTAGAACTGGAGGCACTGGATGGGACGGTACATTCTACTACACAACTGGTGGTCATGGTGAGTCAAATTCATTTAGAAACGTTTACACTCAACCAACATGGAACGGGGTTGACTATCAATACATGATCATTGATAATAGAAATTTAACAGCTGGAGGCACTGACTGGACCAATAATACCATTACTGGTATTAGATTTGATTTTGGAGCCACAGCCGTTGACGATTTTAGAATTGATTGGATGCAAATACGAGGAACCATATATCCAATTGCAGGATTATATCAATCATATCAACTGGGTTATCATAACGAAAACGTGAATTACATGACCGCCCCTACGGCAGAAGGTGCAACTAACGCAGTTAATTATCCGTCAATTGGTGATAACATCAGCTACCAATGGGTAGGTTACTTCCTAGCACCAACAACTGGAATTTATAATTTTAGACTAGCATCTGATGATGGCAGTTATTTTTGGATTGGTAACAATGCCGTTAGTGGTTATACTACTGGCAATGCCAATGTGTTTGCCACATTTAATACTGGTACAGTCACAAGTGGGAATATACAATTGACAGCTGGTACATACTATCCAGTTAGAGTATTATACGGAAATGGTGTAGGAGCTGCCTTCATAACATTTTCATTTAGTGGTCCAGGAATTGCCACAACAAGTGATGGTACTGGATACTTTTTCTACAACGCGGATACAACAGGAATTTAAAAATGAGTACAGAAGATACAAACAAAGCAGTTGTCACTCTACATAAAGGTGTAGACGTTGACGCATTTATTGAGGACATGGTCAGTGGCAAAAATCATAACGAATTCATGCCCAATAGACCTGTAGAATTATATAATGAAAAAATAGACAGCTTGCGTAATGTTGATTTTGTATTAACTAGGTTAGAAGCAGAAACATTAAAAGGCGATCCAAGAATTATTGATGTTAGATATGGAACAAAGCAAGAAAATAATATCTTTTTAAAACCTCATATATTAGAAGACTCTAGGGTTTACGACAAATCAATAACTGTGGACTCCTCACATTATAATTGGGCGTTTCCTGCTTGTGTCGCCGCAACAAATCCTTACACTACAACAACATTGAATTTTCAACATGCATATTCTTTAAGTGGAAATGGTGTTGATGTAGTAATCCAAGACAGTGGTATTGATCCTACTCATCCAGAATGGCTTAATTTAGAAGGCACAGCCTCTAGATTTCAACAGGTAAATTGGCCTGGAATTAGCGGATTAACTGGAACTTATACACAAGGTTCAAGTCATTATACTGACCAAGAAGGTCATGGAACACATTGTGCTGGAACTGTTGCAGGAAGATTATATGGTTGGGCTAAAGAAGCCAATATATATGCTATCAAAATATTTGATACTGATGCATTTGGTGTTAGTGCTAGCTTCAACATGATACGAGCTTGGCATCTAAGTAAGCCAGTAAATGCTCTTGATGGTGCAAGAAGACCTACAGTGGTCAATATGAGTTGGGGTTATTTTAATTCGTATACTAATATAAATGGCGGATCATATCGTGGTACTCCATGGACTGGATCCAGTATGGTCAGTGCTTATGGTATGATTCAAACATTATACAATAGAACTGGAGTAAGCCCAAACTTTGTTTATATTCACCCTGTTAGAGTTGCTTCTGTAGACGCTGATATTGCAGATTGTATAGATGCAGGGGTCATACTAGTAGGCTCTGCTGGAAACGATGCTCACAAAATAGATATACCTACAGGAACTGATTATAATAACAGCTATACCAGTACAGTTAACGGAACAATATATTATCATAGAGGTTCCACTCCTAGTTCAACTTCAGGCGTAATAAGTGTTGGTTCTGTAAAATCAGCTAATCCAGAAGGTAAAAGTTTTTTCAGTTGCTGTGGCCCAAGAGTAGACGTATTTGCTCCTGGAGAAAATATTATCAGTGCGGCAGCTGTTGGTTCCTTATTTGATTCAGGGTCAGTTGATTACCCAACAGATAGTAACTTTAAATCTGTCAAATCTAGCGGCACTAGTATGGCAGGTCCACAAGTTGCAGGCGTTGTTGCATGTATGTTACAAAGTAGAAAAAATTGGACTCCTGCAAAAGTTAGAACTTGGGTACAGACCATTGCCAGAACTGGTAGATTAAGTGATACTGGCGGAGGATACACAGACGTACAAAGTTTGCAATCTGCTCCTAATAGATTTTTACGTCAGCCATTTAATAGAAGCGTTGTGTATGAAGTAACCACAGAAGTGGGCTACACAAATCCTGCGCCAGTTGCATTTAATGTTACAAACAACGGATCAGGAAATTATGTCTTTAGTGGAGGTGTATCAGGTATTAATCCAATGTTTACCTTAACTAGAGGTCAGCGATATGTGTTCAACATTAATGCTGTGGGACATCCATTTTGGATCAAAACTACGCTAACATTAGGATCTGTTGATGCATATTATGGTGTAGGTAATAACGGAACAGATAACGGCACTATCACATTTGTTGTGCCTATGGATGCTCCTGATGAATTATACTATAATTGTCAATACCATACTACAATGCGTGGCATGATAATGATTGTCAATTAAGCCATCCACTCTAACCAACCAGTGACAATATATTTTTCACCGCTTAATGGAGGGTTTCCTCTATGAGTATGCGTAAATCCTGCGGGCCAAATTACTACTCTACCTTGCGTTGGACTGACTCGTTTGTGCTGATATAAAAATTCTGTCTCACCACCAATAGTAACAGTGTTAAGGTATAGCATAAATGCTATGACACGTGATGATGACAATCTTCCATCATTTTCGTAATGCCAAGGATGGTACCCGCCACCAATTGGGGTTTTTTGAACTCTAATACCAAGTGATCCGTGTTTGACCGATGTTGCTAACACACTGTATTTTTTTACATATTCTTCGTAGCATGGCCAAAATTTATCAAAAAATAATTTAAGAGTTGGATGAGTTTTGTCAACATAGAACTCATCTAGTTCCATAGGAAAACAAGTTTCATCTTGTTTTTCGTGGGCATGTCCGTCTTTTAAACTTTGGCGGTCAAATACTAAGTTTAATTTTTTCATCTCTTCAAAGTAGCGTATGATTTCATCACACTCTTCCTTGGTCAACGCTTGGTCGTATACCCCAATAAAATCGTTTTCAATCATATAAATCTAATCCTTGAACTGAGTTCTGATAATCCTTCTTGCTTAACAATAAATTTAGTCACAGAATCAACATGTACAGCAACAGGAGTTCTATTGGGAACTTCAAAACAAGTGCAGTAATAGCTTTGTAATTTTACTTTGTTATTAACAATGTCAATATTCATAGGAGTTGTTGGTAGTTCACCAAACATTTCTTTTTTACTACCCACAAACATTTTTTCTTCAATACCGTCTTTATAGAAGATAATAACATGGCGATCACTTAATAATGCATCTAACCATATTTGCAATTTACGTCTATCTTTTTGTACTTTTCTTGCAGTATATTCGTCTTTAACTTTCCTCTCAACAACAATATATGTTGCGAATTCTCCGTCATTGATTTCGTGTAGCATAATTATTTTCCATAAAAATGTTTATAATAAAATTCTTTAATCACATTTCTTTTGAGTTTAAAAGTGAAATTGTTAAAGAAATTTCTTTTTCGCAACCAACGCTTGTCATTGTCAGTTGCATCTCTACAAATTAGATTAAATTTATCTTCGCTAATTGGTATTAGGTGTGCTAAAGGCGTTCCTGCTTTGATTAATGTTTCGCCATCTTTAACATTCCAGTTTAATTGGACATTAATTTCAGAACTGACAGAAGGATCCAAAATACCAATATGACTATCAAATTCAAATGAATCAGGATATGCGATAGGTAGTACAATAAATTTGATTCCTTTTGGTGCAATCACATGCCAAGGTGTATTAAGTTTAATAATCTGTTTGATCGAAGTTGGTCGAGATGGAATAAGTTCACTTATTCTTTGTTGATGTGTACCAATAATATCTATACCGTTCATCAAATCTGCCAATTCTGAATGTGGAATAGTCCAAGCAAACCCTTGTTTATTTTGATCAGTTTTAATTACAAAATCGTGCCAAGCTGTAACTATATATCCATAGTTATACAAATCAAAAATTCCTGGGCATTGATAAAGATGACTAACTCTTTCGTTACTGTCATTTTTTTCCTTAATGTATTTTTCTCTAGCAACATTCGTCCAGGCTGGTAATGATTTTAATGCGGGAACAATTGGACAAACTTCTGAAACTCCCTCAACCGTTGAGAAGAAAATTATATCTTTCATTTTGGACCTATTGTAATATCAAATGTTAAGTTTATTCTTTCTTTATTTGAATAATTTGGATCAACTTCATGTGGAACCCAGGCAGGCCACATTACTAAATCTCGATCCTTTGGTGGATAAACAACGTCTGAAATATACGGAGCGCCTGGGTTACATTCAGACAGTCCGTTTGCTGGATTAATTAGTCTAAGGGCTCCAGTATTTTCTGATTGCAAGTAGTACACCGCTGAAAAATGACTTTTGACATGTGCGTGTCTAGCATTTTTACTATGTGGTGCATTGATGTTTGTCCAATAAAAATATGAAATTTTATTGTAATCTAAATTCTTATAGTCTAATTCATGTTTATATTCAAGAATAAATTCATCTAACAACTTTCTTAAACCTTGCAGTAACCATCCAATATTTTGATACTGTGTTTCAGTTCTCCAACAGTTCTCATTACTGTGAGGAGCAGGATTACTATTCATACTCTGAGCGAATCTAATTTGTTTTAGTAAATCATTGTATTGCTCATCTGTACCAACATTTGATTCTAAAAACAGATCAGCTCTAAAAAGTTTACACTTTTGCATACCAATCCTTTAGATACTGATATTGATTTGGAAAAGTATTCTTTGCCATGCCAACTCTTGATTCATGTACTTCTTTAAAATATTTTCCGTAAAGTTCTTGTTTTTCTGACAGTGTATTTTTTACGTTAGCATATCCCTTACCAGCATGAATAACACTAAACCATTGCACAGCGTTAAACATTGAGCCAGGACTAAAATAAAGATACTTACTTGGCATTGGGTAAAAATTGCTTAATACATACTGTACATCTTCTGGCAAATTTTCTAAGCGTTGTTCACCAATATTTTTCCAAAAATCTGTGTCTCGTCTTGTAGCAAAGTGGTAGTGGGCCCAAACAAATGCTACAATTTCAGTAGTCATTTCATGAAATCCTCTGTTAATGTAGTCTTTTACTTGTTGATTCCAAACATTTCCACTCATGTTTAATAAGTCAGTAATTGATCTTACCACAGCAGTAGTAAAAGTGATGCCAGTTGCTTCCAATGGTTCCACAAACCCTGCACTTAATCCCACTGCACAGACATTTTTAACAGCAATTTCTTTATGTGTTCCACATTTCATATCTAAGTGTCTTGCAGTTGCATCAAATTCGCCAACGCTTTCTCTTAACTCTTTTTCTGCATCTTCTTTACTGATAAATTTACTGCTATAAATGTAACCATTACCAACCCTTGTAAAAATTGGAATCGTAAATCTCCAACCTGACGTCATGGTTGTTGCACGAGTGTAAGGAAAACATTCTTTTTCAGGATCAGTATATTGTGTTGGAAGTACTACTGCCTTGTCACACGGCAAATAATCTGTGTATGAAGTGAATGGAGATCCTAATGTTTTTTCAAGTAACAGTGATTTAAACCCACTGCAATCTATAAACAAATCAGCAGTGTAAGAGTTATTCTTGTCATCAACTAGCTTAGTAATTCCATATATGTCTTTTTCAATATTTTCAATTTTAGTATCAATATATGTAATTTTATCAAGTATGATATCTTTTATTGTTTTTATAATTTCGTAAGCATTAAAATGTACTGCGCCATATCCAGCCTCTCCTGAACCAAAATTTACATCCATACTTCCTTCAATTTTAGGACAAATGTTTTCTTTTGCCAATTGATAAGCAGGATGCCAATCTCTAAATTCTTTAGGGTCCTTATTTAAAAAGTAATCACTAGTAAAAAAGTCTTCTGATATAACTGCATTATTGATAGTGTCGTTATCTACAAAATATGGCTCGTCATTCCAACCAACCAATTCAACACCAAATTTAAAACTTGCTTGGCTTGGTTTCATCCACATTTTTGGTGGAATACCGCACTGATGTAAAAATTGTGCAGTCAATGGTTGAGTACCTTCTCCAACACCAATTGGTCCAAGAGAAGTATCTTCTATTAATGTAATCTTAGTTGGTATTTTTAAATTGTTTACCATGTAGGCCGCAGTAAGCCAACCGCTTGTACCTCCGCCAAAAATTACTATATTTTTTACCTTACTAATCATCTTTTCCTCATTACTAATATATACAAGCCGTTCCACCACTCTCTTGGATTTTCAACACTATTTAAAATTAATTTTTCATAAGTCACGTGACCTCCAACAGCGTTGATCCCTTGTCTAGCGCCTTCAACAACGCCTTCCCAATTTGCATCATCAAAAATTAAAATTGCCTCGTTATCTAAACAACTGGCATAATGTTGAACTGCACGTTTAGTGCTGGCTAAATCATGCGGGCCATCATAGAAAAACATTTTGATTGGTTTTTCAAATGTACTAGTATCTATACTAAAAAGATCCCCGTTATATACATCAATTCTTGATGCGCCACTATATTTTTTAATATTTTCAGTAAAGTTTTCTACAGTATTTTCAGGTAGCTGTGCTATGTTATCAGTTAATGGTTGTATATTCTGCTGCCAGTTATCAACTGCAATAGCATGTATAGGATTATTTTTTAACACCGCAGACATTGTTGCACCAACACCTGATCCAACTTCTAAATACGTATCAACGCCTGATGCAATTGCATTTAACAATGATTGAACTCGAATACTTGTAAGTCCTGGAACATTTGTACTAACTGTTGGAATTCCACTATCCGCTATACACTCAACTACGTGTTGTACAAGTTCTGAATACTTAATGTCAGCTGCCTTTTTATCGTAAATTTTATCACAATATTGGCATTCCCAACATTCAAATTTGCAATTCTTAATTTTTTGTCGCCATATGTTAATTGGCTTATCTACTAAATTTGTTTCTTCTAAATACTTTTCAAACCCGTCAATTAAAATTTCTTCTTCTCGAGCAAATCTTCTAATAATTTCCATTGTCTCGTAGAGTCTTGACACTGCTTCTCTGCCGTGCATTTTAAAACTGTCAATGCCTAACTCCTCTACAAATTCTACCCAGTCAGCTCTCCAAGGAGGAAAGTTGGCTGTTTTAAGATGCACTGCTGGATCCAATACGTCCCATTTAGGACAACTAACTCTACTGATTGGATCATTAAAGTATTGCGGGCTTGCGCCTATTCTATTGTTATTGAACTCAAAATGTTCCACCATCATGGAACAGCCACCTAAGCAACCTTCATTAGATAGCAGACTGATCGCAATATCTTTCCCCATTGTTTCTTTAATATATTCTTTAGCCTTTTTAATCTTTAATAAAGCATCACGATCTCTCATCAGATCTCTATCTAAATTAACATAATCAAATCCTGCTTTGGCTAGATTAACAACTTCTTGTGCGGTATGCACTTCTCTTAAAATTGTATTTTTTACATACAGTTCAGGAAATGCTGCCTTGATCTGACCAGTAGCCATCCAGTGCGTATGTGGGATAGTGGCATTTCTTATGCCCTTATCATACAATGGTTTGAAATTAGATATAAAGGTATCTAGGTTAATCTGTGTTGGTGGGACACTAATATTGTTAAATGTTGCACTAACAGGAATACCCAAAGTGTTTTGAATATACAAAGCCGCATCAATAGCATATTGATAATCTTCTTGTATGACAAACACGTCTCCCATTGCATCTTGCATAAATGGTTTAATTCGAGAAGTGAAATAAACATCTCGAATATAATCTTTATACTCCGCTAGAAAGTTATAAAATTCTAGATATTGATCTGGAGAAAGTTTTGGATTAAGTGGAACGCTAAAAATTTTTTTCTTCATAAGAGCCATAAAAAAAGGTACTATATACTTATTATAGCACCTTTCTAGTAAAATGTAAAATTGAACTCAAGGATTAAAATTTGCAACAAATTCAGCAGTTTTTTCTAACTTGTGTGTATACGCTGTTAATTGTACATTAAAATAATTATGGAAGAACACTTGCGCATCATTTAAGTTAGTTAGCTGGTTTACAATTGTCAGCAATCTTTCTTTAACATTTGGCTCATTATCTTCTGATAACTTGGTTAAAATATGTATTTTTGCAATAGCTTTTAACAAATCTGTGCAATTTTTATCGTCTTCTGGAGTCAAGTAGTATAGTTGTTTTCTATAGTTATTATCCCCTTTGCTAGTAGGAGAGATAATCTCTTCATACGTACCAAAGTTTTTAACCAATAAGGCAATTTCTCCATCTATTGATGATGCTAACTTGTCAGACTTAGCTACCTTTTCTGAAATTACTTCATGAGGCATCCATTTTAAATAGACGCTTTCCTCATGCTCAGGAGCAATAAAAGCAATACTATAATGCCAGTATTTGCCAAAGATATTCATCTTTGGATCTAATCTTGGATCATTACTCGCCAGTGTTTCGAATACTATATACATTTAATAAGTCCTCGGCATCGTTTGATACATCTGCTTTTTGAATATTTTGCGCACTGCTATCATTAATCAAGTGTGATGACGTTGGAAATGTCAAATCTTTATTATCACTTGCTTGTTGCATCTGTAACATTTGTGTAGCTTCATTTTGTAATCTTGTTTGATAAGATTGTAATTGAGTACTGAAGTTCACAGTTAATGCAAGTGTTTCTGCTTGCTGTTCTGGACTCATACTTAGTATGGCGTCCATATTACCAGTGCCAATACGACCATAAAACAACATGTCACAAGCTGCCTGTTTTGCTAGTCTGTTTGTCCAATACTGCGCTTCATATACATCTTCTTCTTCAGTGTCCAAAACATCAGCATAAGTTCTTCCAGATCCATCTGGCAACTTAGCTTCATCTGAAGCCATAAATTCTTCAATTAGATCAATTAGGTGCTGTCTTTCCAAATACCAATCTTGGATTCGTCGCTTGCTCATATAAATGCTTCTATCAGTTTTCCACATTTCAATGTCTGCAAGGCGTTTATCTAAATCGTCAGTAGAGTTGTCTTTGATTCTTTTATATCTGTCATATTCAACTTGCAATTTTGCAATTTCATATTCCATATTTTCTAAAGACTCTTCTTTGCTTTTTAATTCTAAGAGCCATTGACGATATTTAGAAAATGGAGTAATTTGTTGCTGTCCCACAAACCAACGCAATTTGTACTTTGGATTAGTCCATTCTTTGTTCATTGCTCTTTCAATCAACTTTTTACCAGCATCATCAATCATGCTTACATCTGTATTGATTGTGCTTTGAAATCTCTGAGAGTTGTATTGTTTAATTCTATCTGTCATAAGTCCCTCTAAATATATTAAGTCTTATATTTAACCTTATTAATCTCGCCAGGACATAGTTGCGGAACTGTTTCCACCATTACCTTTAGGCTCAGTTGTACTGCCCATGGTTTGTCCAGTTCTTGTTTGATAGATAAATTTATATGTGGTATTGACGTGTGCTCCGTTGTAAAACCCTAAGCAGTAGCCCCAATCTTGACCTACGGTCATGTTTTCTTCGCCACTTACGTTTGGTTTTGCTCCAACAACATCTCTTGAAGCATTAGTAATCATGTCAGTTTCTCGCCAGTTTGTACTTGGGTTTCCTTCTCTACCAGACATGTGCATGCCTTGTTTGAATTGAATTGTATGTTGTAGACCGTCTCCTGCTACCGCAGTTCCTGATCGAGTAGTCATTGTTCTAGTGGCAAAGTAAAAATTACGTTCTCCGTTGCCATAAAAAATTCCCAAATTGTCATGACTAGTCCCCCAGTTTTGTCCGCCAGTACTATTACCTAAATTAGCACCCAGCGTTTCAGTAACAAGGTCGAACTCGTACGTTGCACTAGAACCATATGTACTAGTGACCCATGCTTTTACCAAATCTTGTTGTACAGTGCCGTTATTAATGTGCGCAAATGGCCAACTTCTTGTGTATCCAGAAGTTTTTCTAACTTCTGTTCTCATGTTAAAACAAATAACGTTGGCAGCAGCCACGCAGTGGCTTCCTGAAGCTCCCCATGTAAAACTAAATGTGCCGCTATGAGCTTCACTTTGATAATTGTGCGCCGCTTCTTGCTTTTGTGTTGCGCCAGTTAAATCAATAGTTGTATCTGTTGCAAATACAGTCCTGTTGGTTGTGTTAAAAACCACGCTTGACTGATACCCGCCGTGCAAGTATCCAGTGGTTATAATTTGTCTGGTAAAGAATGGAATTGATGCAATGCGCCAAGTGCCTTGTCCATATTGTCCTGCTTCCGTTGGACTAAAGGTTTCAATTGCATTTCTTCCTGGATTATATCGTATTTGTGCTTGCCCGCTAGTATTAAAAACTGGGCCTGGTAAAGTTAAAAAACCAGTGTCGTTAATTCGTGTATTTCTTAAATTTGCCATTAATCTCTCCAGCTACATGTACCAGAACTCGCTCCGCCCTTACCTTTTGGTTCAAGTGTGCTTGAGTTTTGTGCACCAGTTTCAGTGTAGTAATACCATTTCCAACTAATATTATTTTGTGCGCCGTTATACATGCCTATCATGTATTGCCAGTCTTGTCCCATAGTAAGATTTTCTTCACCACTATTACCAACTGGTTTACCATATGTTCCCATAGTAGTGTCTGTTTGCATGTTAGTTCTTCTTAGACTATTTCCGCCGTTATAACTTCCTTCATTTCCTGCCCATGCCCACATGTATTTACTTTGTATAGATTTTTGTTGATCGTGGTTGGATATGCCATTTCGAATACCCGCAGACTGCAATGTTCGGGTGGCAAAATCAAATCTATCTTGATCATTTGCCCAATAAATGTATCCAAAATTTTCATGGCTCATGGCCCATGTATTTCCACCTTGTCTAACACTTGTAATTGTTCCCACTAGAGTTTGAGTGGTCATGTTATATTCTTCTAATCTTGCATCGCCACCGCCAGCACTCCATGCCAAATAAGTTTCTTTGAACATTGTACCAAACGTCCATCTACTACCTGCCATAGTTCTGCTCATGCCGCTGCCTGGGTTATACGCTTGTTCTGTTCGCATGTTGAACGCTATAACATAGTTACTGTTAATAGCATGGCCGTTACCTGCACCAAAAACGTAGGCTAGGTTAGTGCTACACGCACCACCTTGGTAATTAAAACTTCTTTCAATAGAGTTATCACCAATGTTAATAGTTACATCAGTAGCCACACTAGTTCTATTAACGTTATTCCAAGCTGCCGCATCTTTGTAACCACCTAACATGTATGCAGTGGTAATAATTTGTCTTGTTAAAAATGGAATAGCAACTTCACCCCAAACACCATTGCTTTGAAACTGTTCAACTCTACCAGTGTCAGTGTTTAATCTAATAGATCCAGACATTAAGGGCTGTCTATCAGCAAAATAACGAATTATGATAATACCACTTCCGCCATTTCCGGCAGCACCTGAAGTGTCGCGAACGCCACCACCACCGCCACCTGTGTTAGCAACACCGTTTTTAGGAGCTCCACTGTCGCCATCTCCAGCACCAGAACCGCCACCACCAATACCACCACCAGCACGGTGGCCAGATGAACCTGGGCCGCTACATCCACCACCGCCACCGCCGTAATTTGTTAGTGTTTGTGCGCCAGTGCCGTTCCATGTTATGTTTGTTGTAATGCCTGGACCACCATTACCACCTTGACCATTTACGTTTGAATCTTGGCCTGGGCCACCAGCGCCACCACCACCACCGCCTGCCCAAGCATTCCCACTAAATCCTGGATGATTACCACCTCGACCTCTTCCGCCTGGGTAACCTTGACCGTCTACTGGATATCCGCCACGTTGACTTCTACTAGAACTATCTCCAGCGCCGCCACCACCTGACCCGCCTGATTGACCAATCCCGTCATAACCTCCAACGCTAGTACTATGATTTGCTCCGGCGCCACCGCCTTTAGCTACCACTTGATCGCCGCCAGAACCAAACGTAGTATCTTGTCCGTTTGTGCCAGCGACACCACTATTGGCTGCGCCAGTTCCGCCACCACCAATAGTATACGTGATATTTGCGCCAGGAGTTACTGGATAAAATGGACGGTATACTACTCCGCCACCACCACCACCACCGCCAACTTGGAAACCGCCACCACCACCTCCAGCAACTAATAATACTTCAATAGTAGTAACCCCTGCTGGAACCGTCCATGTACTAGTGCCCACTGTAGTTAACTGTACAATTGTAGCTGAAGTATAAAGTCCAGGACGCTGGGCTGTTGTACCAGCGGGTAAGGATAAAAATCCACCAGTTTCACTAAAAGTTGTATTTCTTAAAATTGCCATTCTTATTATTCCATTATAAGGTGATCGTCACATTACTGCCAGTAAAACTGTATGTGGTTACTACGCCATTTCTAGTTATCCTTGCAAATCCGTTATTTCCAGCACTACTGTTTGTTCCGCCGTATCCTAAACTACCGCTAGGTGGATTTGGTGGAGTTCTCCAAGCGCCTGCTAGCGTGCCGCCCCCTACAATTCTTGATGGGTGTACAAATCCGCTACCGCCGCCACCACCTGCCATGGTGTTTGATTCTGAATAGCCGCCTCCTGATCCACCCCAGTAACCGCCGCCTCCGCCACCACCGTAGCCACTGCCAACTGTACATCGACCGCCTTGCAGTGCGCCTTGTTGATCACTTGAATTGTTACAAGTTATACCGTATCTATCACGACCACTTGCTTCACCAGCAAATGTCTGTGTGCCGCCACGACCACGCCATTCTTCTTTTGAATCATATGGACTGTGCCCATCTCTGCCTTCAATGCCACCGCCTGCGCCACCAATATTACCTGTATTTGCTCGACTACTGCCGCCACCACCACCACCGCCTGCGATTAAAATTGCATTAGCCTGTGTGACCGTGGTTAGAAATAAACCAGAATATCCACCGCCAGCCGATCCATATCTATTATCGCCGCCGCCAATAACTGTTCCGCCGCCTGGGAAAGCACTAGAAGTACCTCCAACTGCGCCACCGCCAGCTACTTGCAATATAAGCGTTGATCCAGTTGGAACTACTTCAGTGTTTATCCAACCCCAAGAATATCCGCCAGCTCCTCCTTCTGATCCTTGACTCCAGCCGCCTGGTCTTCCGCCCCCACCGCCACCACCCCAAAGTTCAACAAACATGCCACCGCTATCAATACTGGTTGGCCAAGCATCAATCAGTCTAGAACCGTTAGATGCATCGTGCCAACCATTATTCATATAAATCTCTGTGACACCAAATGACGTGTTAAATCTCATTGCGCCGTTAGGCGGGCGCAATGGACGTTGTGCAGTAGTTCCAGAAGGTATTGTGAGTACGCTGTTGGAATCTCTAAAAGAAGTATTTTTTAATATCGCCATAGTATTATTACTTACCGTTTTTCAAATCGTCAATTTCTGCTTTTAGTGCTTTAATTGCTTCAACCAAATAAGCAGTTAACTTACTATAGTGAATACCATCTGGATTTCCTTGTGCATCTTTAGTTACCAAGTTTGGAATTACTTTATTAACATCTTCCGCAATCAATCCTGGTTCGTTGTCACGTGTACCATCTTTACGATCGTATGTAACACCAACTAGTTTTAACACATTATCCAATGCATCAGTAATTGGGTTAACATTTTGTTTCAATGCAATACTTGAACTTTCTGTTAGTGCTGTAACAGTTAGCAAACCACTGCTTGGATTAAATGTAAACTTAGTACTTGACACTCTTAAACTTGTAACGCCACCTGTAGTTACGTTTGAAAGTGCTGGATAGAACGTGCTGTTCGTAGTTGTATCATCAGCAATTGTTGCGCCTGCTTGACCCCAACTTAAAACACCACTACCGTTAGTAACCAAACTAGTTCCTGCGGCACCGTCTGCACCTGGTAGTACATAAATTGTGCTACCTGCACTAGCTGGAGCTTGGAATCCAGTAACACCGCTTGTTGATCCAGAAAGTCTTAGTTGCTGTCCAACTGTGATGTTACCACTAAATCCTGCACCACCAACTACTACTAGTGTTCCTGTACCAGTACTTGTGCTGTTTGTATTTTTAGTAAACTGTACGTTGTCGTTAGCAGCCAGTGTAGTAAACAATGCTGAGCTTCGAACAGTTGCACCAATTGGTGTATTGTCTAAACTAGCGCCTTCTAAACTACCAGTTGTACTAATATTACCGCCTGCAAAAATATCACCAGTAATACCAGCGCCACCTTGAACACGCAATGTTCCAGTAGTGTTACCTGTCGCTGCCAAACCAGCAGTTAATGTTACAATACCGTTAGCACCCAGTGTAGTAAACAATGCTGTACTACGAGTATTTGAACCAATTGGTGTGTTATCAAGGGCGGCAGCAACTAAACTTTGTGTGTTAACAGTTCCGCCAACAAACACGTTACCTGTTACACCAATACCACCTGGAGTTAATACAGTACCAACTCTAATTGTACCAGTAGTTGTACTTGTACTGTTTGCTCCGCCTTCAAATTGTAGACCTGGGGCATTAGTAAATCTAACTGGTACACCGCTTGTTGTTGTGATCTCATCACCAGTAATCAAAATCTCACCAGCAATAACCGCGTTAACAGCAATGTTACCACCACCAGAACCTAAAGCACTTTGAATGTAAGTCTTAATAGCTTTCTGTGTTGGAACAATATTGTCACTATTAGCAAAGAATGTACTGTCTGTTGAGAATTCACGAATAACAGCGCCTGAACCGCCTAGTGTAACACCACCAAGTGATAGTTCGTTCAAACCACTCAAGTTAAACGCATCAGCATTCAATGTAGCAATACCAGTTGACTGTTCAACTCGGAATAGTTCACCAACTCTAAAGTTACCGTCTTGGTCAGTTGAGGTGTAGAACACACGACCACCGCCAACTTCAACAACTTCGTTAGCTTGATCTGGAGCGTTCAATGGAATGCCTGGGTAGTTGGTATCGTTCTTGTTACCAGTACCAATATTCAAGAAGTCGTGACCAGTTAAACGAACTTGTGAGTACTTACTACGTACCACAGTGTTTGTGTCATGTGGAGGACTAATTTGAATTGGAATCTCTGGACTAACTTGTAGACGTGCCGCATATCTACCAGCAGGTAATACACTTGGACCGCCAGCAATAACTGCCAATAGTGCCGCAGTTGCTTCGTCAATCTTCTCATCAACTAGTAGTTCTGATACATGTGCAGTATTATAAGCAACTCCTAAAATAGCGGTTGCGCTTGCTCCACTACCAATATCAGTGAATGTGATATTGCCTGCAGGAGTACCGTCAGACGTTGCACTAAGTTCAACTGCAATTCCATTACTGTTAATAGATACTACACGTTGATTGCTAGTAAATCCTGTACCAGTAACTTCCATGCCAACAAATATTCCAACAGTGTCACTTACAGTCAACGTTGTTCCTGAAATATTAGCATAAGTTTTTACCACTGCAACAGGTTTTGTTATTGCTAAACTTGGTGCATTATTAAATCCTGAACCACCATTAACAACTGTTGCTTCAATAATACTACCAGTAGCAACATCAACCACAGCATCAATTTCGCCAGCAATTGATCCACTACCACCAGTATTCACTGTGATACTTGTACCTTGGCTATAATTAGATCCTGGAGTAACTGCTACAAACGCTATTGATCCAGTGTTTGTGTTGATACTTGTTCTTAGAACAGCTTCTTGGAACTGAACTGAAGGATTTTGATTTAAAATTACTGCTTGTGCTAACTGTCTTAGATAGTTAATAGCAGTAGTTGTTGGAATCAATTGATCTCCAGTAATGGCAAGCAACGCACTGGCGCTTTGATAATAACGTAGACCAGCTTCACGACTTCTACTCAATCCGCCATATACGTCATATATCAATGCGTCTACAATTAAACCTGCATCTCTAGAACATAGTGATCTACTGTAGTTTAAGTTTTCATAAGTTGCGTCAACAAAACTTACTACTTCAGCTTGAATATAAGACTTGTTATCTAAAAGAATTTGTTTAACTTGATCAAAGAATGCACCATATTCAACAATTCGTTTAATAATGTTTACACGTTCTTGTAGTACTGGTAATGCTTCGCTCATGCCAGTTAAACTTGGGAATCGTTCTTGGAAAACACGATTCTGTGTTCTTACCCATGTAACGTTATTTGTAACACGGCGTACTACTTCACCAATCCAATTAATGGCTGCGATAGTTTGTGGCTTCTGCGCACTAATCACTAAAGCCGCAGTGGCTGCATAATATCGTTGACCTGCTTCAACAGATTTAGCTACGTCACCATATATATCATCAGCAATTGCTTGAACGATAATTCCAACGTCTCTAGAACATTTTTCTTGATCATACGTAAAATCAACAAAGTTGTCAGTCATCCAAGTTGTTGCTTGTGTACGCAATGTTGGTTTAGCATTTAGAAGCGTTGTTCTCTTAGCAACATCGCCACTAGCAAATCCTGCAAAGGAAGTACCGGTAGCTGTAACAGTTGTGCCAATAGTTGTTGGACTATTGTTAACAATTGAAATAAAGTCATCACACAATCCGCCTGAACGGAATGCGGTACCAGTATCACCAGCACTTAGAGTTCTGTCTTGTGCAGGACCAGTAACAGCGCCTGTTGATGCGTTGACCACCGCAACAGTTCCGCTAACTGTATATCCAGATTGTAATGAAGCTATTACATTATTCTGTACAATGTCTTGTGCCAATGTCTTAATGTAAGTTAACGTGTTTACAAATTCTGCTTTTACTAAACTTGTGTCACCAGTATAACCAGCAAGTATGAAGTTTGCTCCACTATAGAAAGTTGAGCTGTGTTCGATCACTTGTTGATTTCCAGCGTACATTAAGTCATATGCAACACTGTCGACTACTTGTCTAAATTCTTGCAACCATATTTCTAAGTTGTAAGTATATGTGCCAGCAGGGGCATTGTTGATAAATCTTCTTAGCGCATTTCCTGCAATAAACTCTCGGTTAGCAGTTAGTACAGCAGAACCAGCATCGTTTTCTGCATCATATCCAGCAGGAGGATTTAAAGGAACTTTAATATCTTTATAATATTCTTCGTTCTTAATCCACTCAATCAAATCATTCAATGTTTGAGATATTTCATTATCAGCATAGTTGAATAATTGATTAATTTCTGTCTGCAAGTATTCTAATACATACGCAGTTTGCATTCTTTGACGGTCAAATGTAGTATATAATCCTCTAGCATACTGCCATCTTACTGCTAATAGTCTTTGATTAGATCCAGTTAATGAATCATCAGCTAAAGCATCAATAATATAACCAATATCTCGTGAGCATTTTACACTGTCAAATGTGAAGTTATTCAAATAGCTAATAACTTCTGCCTGTACGAACGCTTTGTTAGCTAGTAAAATTGCTCTAGCATTAATTGTTCCTTGTGGTCCAATAACTTCACGAACTGTAACTAGTTTATAGAATGTGTCATTATCTTCAAACTGTATGTTTGCACCTGGAGTAGGAATATTTGTTAAGTTCTTAACATATATAAAGCTACCTGTTTGTGCAATTTCAGCAAATCCGTCACCACTAATGTCAACGGCAGCAGTTAAGAATCCTGTTCCTCTACCAGTAAATTTAGGCTGTTTTAGAACGCCGTTTGCAACACGCACTTGGAATGCCGCATCTCCACTGTTATTTGGATCAACTAGTCTTAGGAACGGTCCAGAAGTATAGCCACTACCTGGATGAATAATATTCACTTTACTTACGTTACCACCAACAACTCGGCATCTAGCAACTACGCCACTACCTGTATCAGGAGTAATTGTAACAGTTGGTAAAGAAGCGTATCCTTTACCCTTATTAGTCATTGTAAAGCCAGTGATTGCACCAGTTAGTTGATTTCTAATGGCAGTTGCAGTTGCATTAACTGTTGGTGCTCCGCTAGCGCCACCACCTGCAAGTGCAATTACAACCCCTCCACTATATCCTTCACCGCCAGTATCAACTGTAAGTTTTGATATAACACCAGTTGTGCTAGCAGTAGCAGTAGCTTCTGCAATTAGAGCATTTAATAAGTCGTATGCTACAGCATCTAAAATAAATCCAATATCACGAGCACATAGTGATTGATTGTATACAAAATCTTCATATGTGTTGTTTATATAAGCAATTACTTCTGCTTTGATATAAGATTGGTTACTTGACAACAATGTTGCAGCCGCTGTCCAAGATGCATTAGCTGGTGGATATTGTAATATCCCTTTAATGTAATTTCCTAAATTTTCAGTAGCGGTAATAGCGCCTGGTTCTAATGGAAGATCTAAAGTCTGTTGACCATTGATATTTTCAACCCAGCGACCAGCTGCCAAATCAACACTGAACAATGTGTTAGAGAAATGATTGCTTTGTGCAGTATAAGTCTTGCCTGCAAAGAACACCACATCATTAGTTTGATAGCTCTTAGCATCTACCCATAGTCCTTCCCAAGTAGTAGTTCCATCAACTTGTGGAGTTAATACTATGTTTTGAACAATGCTAACAATACTATCTCTTAAGAAATCCATTACGCCTAATACTGCCAAAGGTTCAGCAGTTCTAGCATCTATGAAAGCCTGTTTAATTGCAACTGTTGAAGAGTTAACTACTCCGCGTGTTTCAATATCTTTTGCAATTGCATCAATTATCAATCCAATATCTCTGCTCCAAGTACTATCTGAAACAGCTGGATAGTTGTTTGCCAAGAACTGCATTGCGTCTGTTCTTAAAAAACGTCTGTTTAGTCTTAGCACTTGTGCGGCATTGACATGATTTTGACCGTTTTCAATTGTGTAATATACACCGTTCATCCAACTGTCAATTGCAAAACCAATGTTTGTTGGCTGAGTATAACCTACACCGCCAGCAGTACGAGTCACTGCTTGTTGATATGAGGTCACAGGGTTTGTGTTAGCAACAACGTTTTTAGCTAGAACAGTTGCTCTTGCAATACCAGCAAGTGTTTGAGTCAACTGACTAATACCAATTGCGGTTAATGCACTGGCATTTGTATAATATCTTAGACCAGCAACTGGTGATTTGTACACTCGACCACCACTAAACGCAATGACTGGTGCTACTACAGCACTATAATCACTACCTGGATCAGTTACTGTGATAGTTCTAATCTGACCATTAATTCTAGCTCTTAGTGTTGGTCCTGTTCCGCCACCACCTGTTACAGAAATTGCAGGGTTTGAAGTATAATTATCACCAGCGTCTACAAGAGTGACAGTTGAGACTACAGAGTCAATTGCTGAAACTACGGCTGTTGCATGACTTGGACTTCCGTTGGGTAGACCACCGCCAATAAATTCTAATGTAGGATTGCCAGTAAATCCAGCTCCACCATCAATAATTGTAATAGTGTTTACTGAGCCTGTTCTGCTAGCTGTAGCTGTTGCACCAAATCCGCCGCCACCAGTAATACTAACTGCTGGAGTAGATTCGTATCCTCTACCTCTGTTGATCACTTCAATTCTATCAATTTCACCAGTAATAATTGTTTGAGCACTAGCTCCGCTACCAACACCATTAATAATTATTGCAGGCGATGTTGCATAACCACTACCAGCAGTAAGAATATTAATGCTGGTAACTGCTCCTGGTGTAATTCCTGGAATATATGCACCAAAGTCAATAACTGCTTCAGCAGTAGCAGTTGTACCGCCAGCAGGTGGAGCAGATACAATAACTGTTGTTGATGCAGGAACATATCCGTTACCACCTTCAACGATAGTAACTCCAGTTAACGTAGCATCTAGTACTGCTTGAGCTGTTGCAAACTCTAACGGATCTCCGCCTATTAGAGTGACTGTAGGAGCAGTGTTATATCCAGCACCTGGTGTATCAAGTGTAATTTGGTTAATAACCTGACTGATGGTTGCAGAAATAATTGCTCCTGAACCACTAGCCCCACTTACTTGCACACTAGGAGTGCTAGTGTATCCAACACCGCCACTATTCAATACCAATGTTTTAATAATATTGGTCATGTTAGCAGTTGCACTGGCTCTTCTACCTAAGTATCTTACGGTAGCAGTTCCGTTAGTAGCAGTTCCGCTAGTGTGTGTTGGCGCTGTTAGTCCAAGTGTTCCAGCAACAGTTACTTCATAAAATCTTAAAGTTCCAGGAACAAAAATTGCAGTACCTAATGTAACAACAGCTTCTGCCGCAAAATCAACATAATCTGTTGGTAAGCCTCCACCTACAAACTGTAAAGTAGGTGCGCTAGTATAGCCACCACCTCTAGAATAAACAGTTACAGTGTCAACTGGTCCAGAAATAGTAGTTGTCGCTGTTGCATTAACCGCGTCTAATACAGTGTCTGGGCCTGCAATGATTGGTGTAGGTGCGTCTGTGTAACCTTTACCGCCGTTAACAATAGTAAAAGCATCAATACCTAATGTTCTAACAGGAGTTGCACTTGCGCCTGAACCTGTTGAGAAAACTGGTCGTGGTTCAATTACATATCTTGTCGTTGTATTCAAGAATGGAGCAATGCTTTGTTTTCCGTTAACTGCACCACCAGAAGAATATGCGCCATATGCTGTTCCGTTAACTGACGAAGTTAATCCAAAATCTGTGTATAGGGCAAATGTTGTATTTGACAACACGTCAACAAAGTATGTGTTACCATTCAACTGTGTCATACCAGTCACGCCACTAATTCTAGCGTTCCAAGTAGACTTTAATCCGTGTGGTGTTGATGTTGTAATTACTACTGGGTTAGCTTGAGTTGCGCCGCCAATGTTTGTAACAATATTGTCAGCAAATACGTCCCAACCAACTGCATGTAAAACCATAGTGCCAGTAGCAGTTCCTGGGTTAAATGTTGTACCAGCTACACCACCACTGATAGAAGCACTGACTGTAAATGTTGTTCCACCTGGAATAGTTTTAACATAATAAATTGTATCTGCAACAACGTTTCCAAGTACTGTTCCTTGGAAATTAATTGGCATGTTTAATGTCAATGTGCTAGTGTCTGCTGTTGTAAATAGATTACCAGTTGAAGCAACCGCAGTAACAGTTAACGGTGTAAATGTTTCTTTATTGACTGTTAAATCTTTACTACCGCCATCAAAAGCACTAATGTAGGCATATTGTCCAGTACCAGTACCGTCAATTAAAAGGATACGCATTCCGTTGTATCCATTTGTAATTTGGATATCTGATGCGCCTAGTCTAATATAAGTTGCATCACCCAACTGTGCGTTGTTTTGTACGCCAACATAACTATCACCGTCAGCTAATACTCGAACTTCTGCTACACCGCCTGCGGCAATATCAGCAGTCGCACTAAGACTTGCACTTACACCTGAACCAGTAAATCCATAAGTTGCTGAGGTATAATTTTCACCAGCATTTAAATATTCTAAGTATAAAACGCTTTCACCATCTGTTTGTGTAACATCAACAATTGCGTTTAATCTTCTATTGTCAACAGTGGCAGTACGAGAAATTTCAGTTGGGTCAACGCCTTCAGACACCGAGCCAAATGTACCATAAGAGTTGTTACCGTTAGTTGCACGAATAACACCGCCGTTTTCACATAGATAACCAATGTAGCTATAGTATGTGAACACAGAAACAAGTTCTGCACGACCTTGGTTAGTACACCAAGCACCAATACTATCACTCATAACTTGTGTAAAGTCGTTTGATGTAATAGACTTGTTACCACCATTGTGTAATGCACCGTCAATTTTTTGACCAACGCAGTTATCACCAAATGTTGTTACGTTTTGAATGTAAGGTGAACGTGCGCCTACCCATACGCTTTCATCATTAGGACCAGTACCTGGATCTAAACAGCACCATGCCGCACCAGTTGGACGTCTTGTTCCATACTGATTAACATCTGTAAATCCACCGCCTGGTGCACCAGTTGCCCCACGGAATGTAAAGTTACGGATAGTTGTACTATCACGCATTCTAAACTTGTCCAAGTGACTTGTTTCAGGTGTTGGTTGAACAATACTCATACGTAGTTCATCACCTACCAAGGATGTAAATTTTGGTAAACTTATTGGGAAGATTTCAGTGTAAACACCTGCCTTAACATTAATAACTGCTGGGCTATCAAATCCAGCAGGAGCAACTGTTCTTACATAATCACAAGCGTACTTGATTGTTCTAAATGGCTGGTCAATAGATGTTCCACGTGTTGGGCCATCAAGACCTTCAGTACTAACATAATAAATGTTAGTGATACTACCAACGTTACCCCAAGTTAAATCAAGGCCGTTATTCTGCACCTTTAGAATTTGTCCAGCATCACCCACTGGTAATCTAATATTCTGTATGGCATTACGAGTGACTAAATCACCTCTACGAACCATAACGTTTACGTCTGCACCTTCTGCAAAAGGAATCCAATTTGTTCCAAGTGCATCTAAGTCAGGACGATTTAAGTTTGTAGGATCATGTTCTGTTACGCAAACGTATGTTGTAGCAACATATTTTACTAGATCATTAATCTTGTAAGTTACTTCAGTTGGAGTCGCAGTCCAATCACCAGTCCAACGAACACCTGAAACTAGCAAGTCCCATTTGGCAACATCACTAACTGGTGTTTCACCTACGCCAATTTCTTGATTGGCTACGAATGTATTACCACCGTGTCTTACCACTTCACCTGGTTTATATGTAGCAACGTTACTGTAAGTACCATTAGTACTATATGCCATGGACAACAATGTCCAATTACCAGAAGTTCCAGTTGGAACTTGTCCAGTATTTCTAGAAACGGCTACGTACAAGTAACCACCATAACGAACTACGTCACCAATTTGATATTCTGTTAAATTGGTCCACTCTCCGCCAAATTCAAATCCAGATGTGAATAAGAACCATCTGTTATCTTCAAACACACTAGTACTTGTGTGTGGTAGTGCGCAAATATATAAACTAGCACCAAATTTAACTACGTCATTTAGAATGTAACGAGTTGTGCCTGACCAAGCACCTCGATATTTAATACCTTCAGCAAAGACATCCCATTTACCAATGTCTGCTTCTAAACCACTACTAGTTGTAGATGAAGAAGTGTGTCCTTCTGTACAAATGTAAGTAAGACCATTGTATTTGGCAATGTCACCTAACTTATAGTAAGTGCTAACTGTCCAATCACCAACAGCAGTGATACCATCAACAAATAGACTCCATTTGTTAATACCTAAATCTGTATAAAAGCCGCCGTTCTGTGTAGCATTAGCAGTATGACCGTCTATACATAGATAAACTTTTCCGCCATATCGAACTAAGTCACCTTCTTTATAAGTGGTGCTAGCAGTCCAAGGAGTATTAATCCATTGAATACCATCTGCCATTAGTTCCCATCTGTTTGCATCTGAATCTGTATAGAAGTTTGATGCTGATGTATGCGCTGTTTTAGCAACGTATGTTTTACCACCGTGACGAACAATATCGTCTTTTACGTATGCGGTAGTGGCAGTCCAAGTGCCTTTCCATACGAATCTTAGTCTACCTAGTTTAAATTCGGCCATTTTTATTCCTTTTTATCCATTCTAAAAATGTGTTACTATATTTATATCTTACACATCACTGGGATAAGTGTAAGTCTTATTAATTCTAACTACTAATTCACCATCTTCGTTTAGGTAGTAGTATATCGATTTACTGTCAAATCTATATTGATCGTAAACTAAATTAGGATAAGGTCGTTCGTGCGTGTCCGGATCCTTACCGTCAAAGTGATCAATACCAATTTCAAATCCTTCAAAATCATCATCTCCGTCGCCAGGTCTGTTTATTTGAACACTGTCTTTACTAGTCCATTGATCTATTCTAGTAAAATACAAATTGCCTTCTTCATCAGTGCGTAGCGCATAGAAATATCTTTGTTCTGATGGTCCTAACGGACTATCCCCACCCCAATTGCCTATACTAATTTGTGCCATAAAATTATTCCTTATGTAATTTCAACAAAACTAGCAATGATATCAAGACTTGTGTCTTGATCTGCTACCGCTGTTAAAATATTAGATGGTGCCACAATTAATTTTTCACCACCATTGATTACACGTAAACTTTGGTTAGGTGGAATTGGTACATTTCTAATAAAATATCCGCTAGTTCCAAGATCGTCTGTTAATTGTAATGATGCTAGTACAACCCCGTCAGTAGTATTGGTAATACTCAATCCAATTACTGTAATCTTGGCGGTCAATCCAGCAGTCACTAACACTTGTGGAGTTGTTCCCACATCTGCTAATACTTTGTTCTTAAAATTCGTTGCCATGTTTTATCCTAATGCAATTGCATATTGCAATGCTAAATCTTCTACTTCTGCTCTTGTTACACCAGTTGCCGCACCAGCAACTGAAATCCAGTCAGCGCCGTCATAAACTTCCATACGACCTAGCTGTGTATCAAATCTCATCATGCCAGTAACAGGCAATGTTGGTCTAAATGATTGTATACCAGAAGGTACAACAAATCCGCCCTGACCAGCAATTCTAACGTAACCAGTGCCTGTAGATGTAAGTGTTGTAACTGCGTTTGATACTGTATTTGTAATAGCACTACCATTAACGGTAAAGTTTTCAACTACTACATTACCAGAACCAGCAGTTTGTAATGACAAATTACCGCCAGCTGTATTGGTAATGGATGAACCATTTAGTTCAATATCATCAACTACAACTTTAGACACATTCAGTCTAGTGGAGTTTAAATCAGCGACCACTACACCGTTAGTATAAAAACGTATTGTGTCGTCATTTGCTCCTGGAGTTAGTTCTGCCGTTACTCTAGTGTTTCCATCTAAGTCAGTTACACCATCTAAGAATACCCAAGTTGTTCCGTTGTATCCTTCAAATCTTCCCATCGTAGTGTTAAAACGAATCATACCAGTTTGTGGTACGCTAGGTCTCTCAATTTCTGTACCAACAGGAATAACTACACTCTTTGTAGATGCAATGTCAACTACGCCAGTGCCGCTTGGCTGTAGAGTCATATCGCCAGTAGTGGTACTGATTTGATTTTCTTGTACTATGAATCCTTCAAGTGCAACATGACCAGTTCCGTTTGCAACTAGTTCTAAATTTCCGTTGGTATTAGTAGTGGTTATTTGGTTGCCAGTAATACTAATATTGCCAACCAATGTTCTATTTGCGTATAAATCTTTCCAACGTAAATCATTAGTGCCAATATCATAGGTATTGGTGATATTTGGTATTAGATTGCTGTTGATTCCTGCAACAAAATTAATACTGTCAGTAATCTCATCACCAATAATAATGTTACCACCAATTGTAACATTACCAACTACATCTAAATTACCTGTTACTGATACGTTGTTTAATAAATTGATTTGATCGTTGGCTGCAACAAGATTTAACGGTCCAACAACAGATTCTAAAGTGTTACCGCTTAATTTTAAGTTGCCAGTGTCAATCTCATTACCATCAATATAGGTAACATTTGAGCCGCTAGTAAAAGTAAGTCCGCCCGCACTATTAATATTAAAATTAGCAGAAGTAAATGTAACTTCACCAGTTTGTTGATTAACGTAGAAAAGATCGCCAACACGGAAATCACCTTTATGATCAACACTGCTGTAATAAATTTTTGCGCCGTTTGATTCAACAACTTCATTGGCTTGTATAACATACGTGACATCGTTGTCGCTACGCAACCCAGTACCAATGTAGGCCATGTTATGACCTATTAGATACATTATTACTCCAACCCCGTCACCTACTGCGCCAAAGTTACCGTAAATGTTAGCTGATCCAATACTACGAACTTCTACACCAAAGTCACTATAGTCAACTAATGTAATAGAGGTCGCTGTTGCACCACCACTACTTCTAATATCTTGTATCAACACAGTTTCATCTATAAACACTGTGCTATTATCTGAACCATCAAATCTACTTAATAAAACAGTATTTTGATCATTAGGTAATCTACTGATTGGTGCTGTAAAGTTTGTAGAATATCTTCCAGCTCCTTTACTGATGCGTAAATCATCTATATATCCAGCAAATGCAAAGTTTCCATTTGGATCTGCACCAACCCTTACTGGTTTAATAGTATAGTTATTTGTGTCTACATAGGTTGATCCCACTTGGGTACCGTTGATAAATGCTCGCGTGTTTCCAGAAACTCTTGATAATGCAACGTGTGTCCAAGTGTTCTGTGATATAGTTCCTACTGGTCCAATTCTAAAATTAAAATTATGATAAAAATATAATTGATTAGCATCAGTTATACCTAAAATAATTCCGCCCCCGTCTGATGGAGAGGCTGTTCTCATATCAAATAAAGTTCTATAAGCACCAGTGCTAGTAGGATAAACCCATGCTTCTAAACAAAAATCAGATGTGCCAAAAGCAAAATCGTCTGTACTAAGTACAGTAGCATAGTCACCAGTGCCGTCTAGTAGTAGACTAGCTGTACCAAATTTCTTCTGTACAGTGCTAAGTTTAGCATTTCCGTTGGCTGTTATTGTTTTACCGCCACGCTCTACTGCTGTTTGTAAACCAGTTACTTTTCCAGTTAGAGTAAGTTTTCCATCACTTGCTATACTGCTAATTACACCGCTTGCTAGTACGGTTGGAAATGTTGAATAATAAGTTAATGTTTGTCCAACTGCAAGTGTGCCAGTAACTCCACTAACTCTTAATTCAGTTTTTCCAGATCCAGCAAATCCTGTTGAACCGCTTAGGCCTACGAATCCTCTGTTAGCAAAATATGTAAAGCTGTTTAGCCATTCAACTCGTACACCATTGGTTGCTGTAATGGCATCCACTCCAGGTGTAATAAAAGTTGCACTATGGAATAGCATTGCGGCTTCTCTGCTTTGCGCAGTGGCAACACTACCATCTAAGTAGGCCCCTCGGCCAGCATTACCGCTGTTAAATCCTCTTGGATCGCTAACTGAAGTAGTAGAGCCAGTTGTAATTACACTTATGTTTCTAACATAAGGGCTTCTTGATGTTACTGTAAAATTGTTTGCAAATCTAAAAGCATGACCAGTATTTGCTACACTATTATATCTAAACCCTGTAACAGTTAGATCCTCAATTGTAGTTTCGCCATTTAGTAAGAAGACGTCATTACTAATGGTGCCAACTGCTGGCTGTATAGTCACTGAGCGTAGACCTGCTCCCTTAATTGTAACTCCTGCAGGCACTGTTAATGGTGTTGTTTCAGTATATGTTCCAGCATATATATAAACTACGTCCCCAGCTTGCGCCACGCTTAATGCATGTGCCACTGTTGCAAACGGATCGTTTTGATGAGTTCCAGTACGTGTGTTGTTGCCATTTTCTGAAACAAAAAATGTATTTCCTGGACGAAGAGTTAGATCTACGCCATTAAGTAAAAACGTATTTGAAATGTCTAAATTGGCAACCTGAATGTCATTTGCCCATAAATCTTTCCAACGTTTTGATGTTGATCCCAAATCATACTGTATATTTAGATTAGGAATAAAGTCACTGTCAATGTCAGCATTGAAAACAACGTTGTCAGTATTAGCGTCGCCCAATTGGATGTCACCGTCAGCAGTGATTGTTCCAGTTGCGTGTAAATTACCGTTAATCAGCGTGTCTGAAAATACTGTTACACGTCCAGTTCCACTAGCAGTCAGCTCAATATCAGTATCAGCTATGTTGGCCGTTATGGAATTATTTTCAATGTCTAAATCATCAATGACAATTTTTTGCTGATAAACTACAGGATTTAATCCTGCAGGATTCAAAGTCAATTGACTAGCAGTTGTGCTAATTGTATTGTTAGTAACAGTGATTTCACCAATGTCTAATTGGTCAGTTACTTCTAATGTAGTTGTTCTTGTGGTACCGTTTACGTGTAAATCGTGGCTAGGGTTGTTAGTCTTAACACCAACTCGGAGATTGTTAACATCTAAGTATAATAGGTCTGTCTCAAAAGCCAGATCAACTCCGTTACGAAGCAGATTTGCCTTTAAGAGCGGACCGGAAATTCGACCAACAGCCATCGTTCACTCCTTGTACCCCGTGTTTCACGGTTAACCACCTTGCATTGCGGGTTTACCACAGTATGATTTCGCAAACAATTGGTCATTGTTTGCAGTACTATTATTTAGTTGCTTTTGAAATTAACCTAAGATGATAGACCAAAGAGTAGTCTGTTCGTTAGCGTATTCAAACGTGGAAAGTTCACCAACACCAGTCACTGGAATCCATGCAGTTCCACTCCAAACTTCCGTGTATTGAACTTCAGGATTGAATCTAGTATTTCCAACTACAGGAGAAGATGGTCTACTTGCATTATCGCCTACAGGAAACTCTAATGCCCCGGTTCCAGTAAATTGTATGTAGCCAGCATTTCCAGTAGTTCCTAATTCTAAATTAGTATTTGGTGTACTAGGACTTATGGTGTTGTCGTTTATGGTAAGATTTTGTACGTTTACACTATCTGCTACTAAGACAAGATCATTTGTCCCAATAGCAGTTATTGTGTTATTATTAAGTTGTAGGCCATCGCTGTGAAGTGCATTTGTTGTCAATCCTGTAGAATCAATCACAGTTGTAGCAACGTTATCTGCCCTAAATATTATGGTGTTATTTGTTGGATGAGCCAGTAGACTTGTTTGTCTATCAGCAGAATATACACCACCAAATCCAACTAATGCTGTACTAAATCCATCAAACAACCCAGTTGCTGTATTGAATCGTACCTCGCCCATTCTGTTTAATGTAACAGTGGTTCTAGGAACACGAAATGCTGTACTACTAGCGATAACTAGGTTGGAATTACTAGATGGAGCCAGCACTATATTACTGTTAAGCACTGTAGAAGTTATACTGTTGTTGCCAAATAATATTCCCTCTAATCTAGTGTTTCCAGTATCATTACCTGATAATAAAAGATTACTATCAGTCAATGTAGTTTCTATTCTATTACTACCAATGTTGATATCTTGTGTCTTAATATTGGCAATATAAATGTCACGCCAAATCTTACCCACTGCTCCTATATCAAAAGAGTTAGTGATTTTAGGGTTTAAGTTTTGACTTAAGTCAGTGTTAAATGTAACTGTGTCTTGAGTTTGATTACCAAATGTTAGAGTCCCGTCAGTTTGCAAATCTCCAGTTATAGCTAAATTTTTGCCAACTTGGACGTTGTCAGCAAATGTCGTTTGTCCGTTAGCGGCTAGTAAATTGAATGGTTGAGTCAGAGTCTCAATAGTGTTGCCGCTAAGTCTAAAATCTCCTAATTCAATTTTAGAAGCATCTATGAATAGTCTAGAATTAGTGCCTTCTATGGCTAAACTACTTGGACCGTTAGCGGAAATTCCTGAAGTATCAAAAGAAACAATGCCGTTTTCTAAATCAATGTAGAATTGATCACCAACTCTAAAATCGCCGTCTTGTGCTTGACTAGTGTAATAAATTTTACCAGTATTAAGTTCTACGGTTTCGTTAGCCTGTATAGCTAAAGTGTTGTCGTTAGATGCGTCTAACCCACTTCCTATATAACCAAAATTATGTCCAATTAGATACATTAATGTATCTGTACCATCTGCTACTGCGCCATAATTACCGTAGACGTTAGCTGAACCAATGCTTCGAACTTCAGCACCAAGTGAACCTGATGTTACAGTAAATGGTGAAGAAAAAATAGGAATTCCAACACCACCAACAAGAGAAGTAGTAACATATATTCTCCATTGATTGGCATTGACTGGATCTTGCACTATGTAATCAACAATATACAATGTTCCGGCTACATTGATCGTCCAACCAGGTTGTACAGTGGTTTCAAAATTAACAGGTAAATTAGTTTTAAACCAAGCTACCCATTTTTCGCCAACTGAGTTGCCTGTTGTATCCCAAATATCATTAGTAATCAGCTCTATTGATCCAGCATCTGGATAAAAGCTAATAGGTTTAAGTTGTCCTGCTGAATTGAAAGTTGTATCAACAGTCATTCTCCATAGTGTTGGTGAAGATGGTTCTGTTTCAATTGATACAACTGTATAAATGAGTGGAGGATTAGGATACCTGTCAATAACTGCTGTTTGACCTACTAAAGAATCTACAAGATTTTGACTATAAAATTCTTTAGATAAAGTTACACTATCGCTAGTGAAAGAAAATAATGTAGAGGCCGGTCCTACTGTAATTTCCTCTGTAGGACCTGGAGGTTGTATTGCGTAAAATCCTCTGTTGGCAAAATATGTAAAACAATTGATCAACTCAGCTCTAATGCCGTTAGTCATTGTTACTGCATCTACACCGGGAGTAATAAATGTACAAGAATGGAATAGCATACTTGCTTCATTACTTGTTGGGTCTGCGACACTGCCATCTAGGTAGACTCCTCGTCCTGCATCGCCGTCATTAAATCCTAAAATATCATTAGCATCAAAGCTTTCTGAATTATTAGACAATCCGCCATTAGCCAAAGCCTCAAAGATTGCAGTAAATGATGTGCCGCCTTCAGCAATCTGATCTAGATAACTGTTAGAAAATTCACCATCCAAAATTTCAATAACACCAGCAGTTACTGAAGAGCCTCTAGTAATAACTGAAACATTTTGAATATAAGGACTTCTAGTAGTTACTTTAAAATTGGGCGCAAATCTAAAAGCGTGACCTGTATTAAGAGTACTATTATATAAGAATCCTCTTACAGTAATATCTGCTATGCTAGTTTCGCCATTTAATAAAAAAACATCATTAAACAACGTATCTTCAACTGGTGTAATAATTGTTTGACGCATGGCAAGGCCAACAATGTTAACTCCAGTAGGAACTATTAAGGGAGTGATCTCGTCATATACACCAGGAAAAATAAAAATAGTATCGCCCGCTGTTGCTTGACTCAGTGCATGTTTTACTGTGCCGTATGGGGCATTTTGATGATTGCCTGCATTACTATCACTTCCGTTTACTGATACAAATAATGATTTTGTAAATCTCAATTGGAAGTCAATTCCTGAAGGCGAAGTCATTGTATCAACAGTTAATGTGGATCCTTTAACTGAATTTGCCCAAAGTTTTTTCCATTGATTCGTTGAGTTGCCTAAGCCATATTCATTTGTTATATTAGGAAATACACTGCTGTTAATGTCAGAAGCAAATACAACATTGTCAGTATCATCGTTACCAAAAATGACACTGCCATCAAAGGTAATATTTCCTGTAGCATGTAGATCAGCATCAACATAGGTATTAGTATTAATAACTAATTTTCTAGTTGGTCTTATTTCTAAGTCTGTATTTGGAAGTCTTGTTGAAAGTCTATTTGCATCTATTTTGAGATTATCAACAGCAAGTGCAACTGCGTTAATTTGTTGAGCCGCATTTAAGTACAATATGCCATTTGAAGTAGTAATGTTGCTAACATTATCTATGTCAATATTAGGTAGGTGTATATTATCGTCAACTATTAGATTGGTCGTTTGACCATAGTTGTCAATTTCTAATTCTCTTGCTGGGGAATCTGTTTTTAGACCAATGCGATCTTCATTAACATTGAGATATATTAAATCAGTCTCAAACGCAAGATCAACACCATTTCTTAAAAGGTTATCTTTTAATAAAGGGCCTGTTATTCTTCCAATACTAGACATGGCATGTTCCTATCATGCTAGTATTTATTGGATTAATCAAATCCAAATATAGCGTATATTGGTTTTCCAAATGGTACTGGTGCGTCAAATTTAACTGAAGCAGTGGGACCAACTTGTACCAAAGTATAGTTTACTCCTGGTATTTGAAATACGTTTTCTACATATATCTGCACGTTGGTTGCGCTGAGTGCTCCTAAATCATCAACAGGTATTGCAGGTAAAGGATAATTTTGTGTTCCTGTTAATATTGCAGTCAGTGTAGCTGTTTGATTTGCGCCGTCAATTGTAACTGTTGGTACTGTGATATATCCAGAACCATCATTAGTCATAGTGATTGATTCAATTTGACCACCATTCACATTCACTGTGCCAGTGGCAACATCTGTACCAACATCTGGTGCGCTGAAAGTAATTGTTGGTGCTGACGAATAACCAGATCCGCCCACTGTAACTTGCACACCTGAAACAGTGCCATCGCCTAAACCTGTACCAATGTTGTTTACAGTGATTTCACTTGGACGATTTGTTCTTAACCTTTCCCAACCCCAAGTACCATAACCAGTAAAAACTTCAAAATCTTCATCGTCAGTATTGTATCTTATCATACCTGGGATACCTGTAGCAGGTCTATCAGCGGTTGATCCAATAGGAACTGTTAAAGATTTATTTGTGTCAATAATTGCACGACCATCTACTTCAACAGTAAATCGTTGACTTTTTGGACGATACGTGTCAATGTTTTTACGTTTGATAAATTTCATTATGCTACCGCCATGCTACTAATAACAGTGTTTACAACATCGGCAACATCTGCTTGAGCCATTATGGTATCGCCATCACTTAACACTAATTTTTCCATGTCCATAACAAACGTATCACTGGCTACTATAACTAAATTTTTTAAAATTTGATTAGCGTTTCCTGCTACTTGTCCTTGAGGAACTACCCAAACATTTACTACGGCAGAAGTAGTTGCGTGATGATTGCAAATCATCAAAGTTGTTATACCATTTTCTCCATCTGAAAGGAACGCTTCGGTATTATTAGTATTTGCTAAATTAATTGCTGTAATCATTTTTTATCCTTAAAACATTAGACTAGCGAAGAAAGAACGACGTTTACTAACTAGCTCGTCTCTAACGTTTTCACTATTTACAAAATATAAGCCTGTCCCCCCTGGACCTTCTTGTTCTGGATAAAGTTTAACTTTACCAGCTTCATTATTAGGCTCTGAATACGTAGTATCAATAACCATGCTTAATGAAGTTTTTAATTCTACTGAAGGATTAAGTGTTGCTGATACTCCAGGTTTTGTTGAAAGTACCAATGGCAAGTTTGCTGTGTCCATTGTAATTTCATTTGAATCTAAAATCTTTATGTCACCAACAACAATTCTATTGTTGTATGTAGTAATCCATTGATTGCCACCAATACTTGTGCGTAATTGCGGTTCAAGTATTGACGAAGGACTGCCGTAGCCAGGAACATTTGCATCAGTAAGTTCCACAAACGTATTGGAAACTTGTACAACGTTGCCTAAATTATTTCTATAATTTAATTGAATTCTTCTTCTATCTAACTGTGCTTCAATAGCGTAATCAACATAACCTTTGTTTGGAACATCATCTGGATTTGATCTAGATACAATGCGTTGAGTATAATTAACAACTCCGCTCAATGTTACTACTGCACTGGCGTTTTCAGCGCCAAGTAAACTTAAATCAGTATTTGCAGAGCCTGTTCGAATAGCGTTTAGTATTGCACCTGAATGTGTTCCAACACCACCAGTTGGAGGTCCAATAATAGCTTCCCACATGCCACTAGTCAGTGTGCCATTGTAGCTCCAATTTTTATTTTGATTAAAAAACCAGTTGGCGTTTTCTGCTGGGTCGTTTGGGCCGCCTCTGCTAACGCTTATTCCTGAAATACCGTCTATACTAACACCTGCTTCTGTACCGCCAGCTATTCCAGGTTCGCCTTTGTTTAAGATCAATACTTTATCACCAATGGACAAGTCATTTGACTCAATAGTGGTAGTATTACCTCTAACCAGTAAATTACCGTAAACATATACAGTACCGTTATTTCCATTTAGGTACTGTGTTTCTAGGTGCAAGTCTTGCGTAGCTTGTACGTGCCAATCACCAGTTGTTCGTATGACTTCTCTTGTAGACATGTATTTTTCCTTATATGATATTTATCTGTATCTAAAAAACATTAGCTATGCGTCATAAGAGCCATTATGTAAAATTTGTTAAATGTCTTTATTTGTTGATTCACTACATCTAATTGTGCTTGCGCACGGTCTAGACTAGACTGTGTTTTATTGTTTCTTGCTGTAATTTCTAGATTACCTAATTTAACAATTTCAACATCAATACCTCTAAGTAACCGATCAATGTCGCGTTTAAATATGCCCAAGTTATCTTTACTCTTAGACATCCTAGATCTGACCAACTGCCAGTCTAAACTATTAGTTATAGAATAATCTTCCATCACAACTATATTTACTCACAAAAAAGCCCCATTGCTGGGGCTTTTTGTTTTTCTTCTAATCTCTTAAGATTATTGGAAGCTAACGTTAGCAGCGGTAATAGATACCTTGCTTAGATAGTCAGCCGCGTTACCTAGAGAAGAAGCAGTGTTGTTTAACTCTACATAACCATAACGTGTCATGAAGCCAACTACTGGTTCAAAAGTAGCTGGATCTAGAACAACACCAGAGCTCATTAGAGGAATATATGGGCAATAGAACGCGGCAGCATCTGCCTCGCTAGGACCCTTATAACCAACTAATACTTGGTTGTCATTGATAGTTGATGAACCACTGTCTGCTAAGTATGTATCAACATACACACGCATAGCACCGTTCAATGTACCAACGAACTTAGTGTTTGTTGGAGCTTCGAAAGTACCTTCTGTTGTACGTGCAAACGCACTTGTTGTTGCAGATTGTAGAATTGTCAATGCCTGGTTAGACACAACAGCCCAGTTACCTGCACCACGACGTGTACGCTGAGCGATTTGGTTAGCAACACGGTTGATTTGAACTGCCAATGCGGCATGCTCGTCACCAACGAATGTAGCTGTACCAGATACGGCAGCTTGGTCATAAGTTTGACCAACACTTGCTAGACCACGTAGGCTAGAAAGAATTTCTTGGTCAATTTCAGCTGTAATTTCTTGTGCTAGAGCAGCCATAATTTCAGCTTCGATATCAATACCTTGCTGAGCTTGTGCATCTTGAGCAGCTTCAAAAGTCCAACGAGCACTTAGCTTACGTGTCTTGGCTTCTACAGCTTGTTTCAAGATTTGGATGCTCATACGCTTACCTGGGTTGCCTTCTAGGCTAGCAGTACTACTTGCACCTGGTGTAGCGTCTGTGTTGTTACCAGAATAAGCAGCCGCAATCTTGAATGGGCTTAGTGCTTCATCTCCAGCTGTTACGCCATCACCACCATCTGCGTAACGAATACGTAGTGTGTGGATTTGGCCAACTGGACCAGTCATTGGTTGTACGCCAACGATTTCGTTAGCAATGACTGTTGGCATTACACGGCGGATTACTGGAAGAATCACGCGGTTTAGTGTTGCAACGTTACCTGCACTGGTTGAACCAGCTGTTGCACTTTCTGCAAGATACCTACGAGTGTTTTCAAGGGTCACACCCATGACACTACGCTTGTGGCCTTGTAGGCCTTCTAGTAGGGCCTCTTTTGTATCTTGCCATTTTTCATTTAGCAATACGGACATTTGTTTCTCCTAATTATTTTAGACCCGCTAGTTTGCGGATGTCAATTAAATTATCAATACCTTCCTCGGCAGTGATCTTGGTTGGCTTGTCGCCTGTAACCTCTTTACTCTCATTTAGTGCCTGTTTTGGTGCCTTAGTGTGTGCCTTGCCTTCCATCACCGCTGGTAAGTACTTGTCGAAAGCATCAGCCAATTTGAAAGTTTGTACACTTTCTAAAAGCTGACTCATAACTGCTTTCTTTTCACCACTTAGCGGAGCTAGTAATTCTTGCATTGCTTCTTTACGTTGCATTGTGTCTTTAGCAATACGGATTTCACGTTCTTTGCTTTCGACCAATTGCTGTACTTCTGCAATAGCTTGTTGTGCCTCTGCTAGTTCTGCTTCTTTCTTATCTACAATCTTCAACAAACGTGAAGTTGTGGATTTTTCATTAACATGACTAGCCATATATTCTGCATTGAAAGCTTCGAAAATCTTGCGTCCAAAGTTATTTTGACGTGCGCTATCAATATCTTCACGTAATTGCGAAATCTCTTTTGTAAGATTTTTTGTAATTGCGTTCTCAACAATTGTTGCGCTCTTAGCGATAAACTGTTGTTTGATTTCAGCAAATTTTTCTTTTGCTTCGCGAACTAATTTAACTTTAGTTTCTGCAAGGTCTTTCTTATCTTCTGCGAATTCTTTAATCTCACGAGCAAGTGCTTCAACTACGAAAGCTTCTAGCTTTCCAAAGTTTTCTGCAACTTTCTGACGATCGCTTTGAAATTCACCTAACTCTCTGGCCAAATTCTTAACAACAAAAGCTTCTAGTACTTCTGAATCTTTTGAAATCTTTGCTTCATACTGAGCTCTTGCTTCCGCAAGGCTTTGTTTGTCAGCAACGAATTCAGCAATTTCGCTTTCTAACTGTTCACCAATCATCTTGTCAAGTGACTCAACAATAGTTGCACGGTCGTGCTCATAACGTTGAGCGAACTCTTCACGAAGTTCGGCTGTCAGTACATCGCGAGTTTCTTGAAGTTTGGCGTTCCAAGCTGTTTCGACTTCGGCCTTGATTTCCTCAGAAATCATTCCGCTTTCGAAAAGTTTTTTGAATGCGTCCAACATCTCTTTTTCTCCTCGGGCTTATTTTAGACCTTGAATAATATTAAGGATACTTTCCTTAAGATATTTTTGGGCCTTTGGATCTTCTCTAACTTCATGTGCCACTTGTATAGCTCTATTACCACCACGAGTATTCATAAAATGCTCATAAATGGCTGTAGGATATGCTCCTGGCGCACTTGGTTGTGCTACTACATCTACTGTTATGATTTCAAAGTCTGATACTTCGCCTGTTCCATCATTAACATTGCCGCTACCACGACTAGAAACGCCTAGCTTAACGCCAGACTCTAGCATGGTACGGACTAAATTTCCCATTGGTGTTGGCAAGATTTTAAACTTGCCGTAACCATTTGGACCGTCCATCCACATATCTGTAATCATGTGACTTACGCGGTCCAAATTAACTTTCAAATCATCTGGATGGTCAACTTCGCCTAATACGCTGTATCCGTTTTTAATTTGATCAATTAACGTGTTGACAGCGTTGCCTATTTGATCAACAGGATATACACGCTGATTCGCATTACGAATCCCGCCTTGGATACAAATCCCCTTCATATAAAGGTTCTTGCCGTCTTTGTCGTCTGATTCAACAACACAACGTGCTTGATCAAACGACAAACTTTCGCGCAATAAAAAGCTCATTAACTTATCCTAAAATTACTTAGAACCTAGTGGGCTCTTAGTATTACCTGCTTGCTCACCAGCGCCTTTCTTCTCTGCGCCATGACCAGGTTCTTTCTTCTTGAACGCTGTTTTACCAGCATTGCCGCCTGGAACATTAATGTTGCCAGCATTTTCTTCTTTAGCACTTGGGTTCAATAAACCACCTTTTGTGCCTTCGCCTTTAGCTTCACCGCCTTGTGCAATGTTGCTTGCTGTGCCACCCATGTCGTTCTTTCCAGCAACGATTGACTTAGTGTTCTGTCCGTCGTCACCCATTTTACCAAATTGGTTGTACTGCTTTCCACCAACTTGTTCTGTATATTCGCGAAGCATGTCTTCTTCATCTTCACCTTCTTCTTCGCCTTCTTCACCTTCTTCTTCGCCTTCTTCAGATCCCATATCAGAACCTTCACCTGCGATAAGAGCTTCAAATTCTGCTTTAAGTGACTCTAGTTCGTCTTCTAAATCTTGAACACGATCTTCTACATCACCGTCACCGCCCATTTCTGAATCATCGCCAAACTCTGCGTCCATGGCCATGTCATCTTCTGCACCTTCATCGTCGCCATCCATTTCAACATCCTTCATTAGGTCGTCTGATGGATCACCGCCGATTTCAATAACTTGTTCACCACTGTCAAAACCAAAATTCTCATCAGTTTTTTCAGCTTTGTCTTCGCTGTTATCTTCGTCGTCTTCTTTCTTTTCTTCTTCAGAAATTAAACTCTCGTAGATACCGCGGCTTTTTTCAACAACGATCTGATGAAACAGTTCGTTGGCTTTTTGTGTTTCTTCGTTAATTAGATAATCTAATAATTGTTCAAATTTATTTTGCATTGCGAAATTCTCCTTTGATAGTATAGGCAAGGCTGTCGAGTATATTTACAGCGTAGATAATATATATAGCGAAAATATGCCAAAAAGACGTCTTTTTGACAATTTTTTATTTAAATGTTAAGAATTTTATTAAGCAGGAGCCTGAACTGGAGTAGCATACTGAGCTTGTATTAGCTCAGACTCTTCAGCCATTTCAGAAACATGTGCTTCATGATTCTTGCGCATTTGATTAATTTGCTTCAACGACAATCTAGTTTTTCTTGTATCTGACAATTTAAGAACATCTTTGTCATCATCAGAGTTATACCTTTTGTCTTCCAAAGGTTGATTATCGTAGTCATCTTGACCAAGTGAATCTTTATTGAAGTAAATGAATTCGCGTAAGAACATAGTAATGTATTTATTGCGATTGTGCAGGACTTGGTGGGGCGCCTGCTCCGCCTGTGCCACCCGCTTCTCCTGTGGGTTCTGCACCTGGTGGTGGTACTCCTGAGTCACCTTCATTGTCAGTAAACTCATCCAAGTCACCTTGAATACCGCCTGGAGTTATACCCGCTCCACGCATTTCTTGTCCTGGATTCTGTCCACTGCCAGTGTTACCAACAATGTTTTCTTGACGCCATAGCATTTCGTTCTCTTGCATTTCTTCTGCACTGAGACCTAAGAAGCGTTTTAGAGCAAAACGTTTACTCATATATGGAACTTCTGCAACTGCCTGGAACGTGCTAACACGTTGTCCATCCATCTCTGCTTGTCTATAAGACGCAAAGTTTTGTGGAGGATTGAATTTTAAATCAAATAAGTTTGGATCAATGTTAATTCCGCAGTTTTTGAGATATAATTTAAATTCTAAATCAAATGCTTCTGTGAATAAACTTTGTAAACGTTCACAATAAAAGTTAAAACGTAGCTCTTGTATGTAGGCAGTGCCTACACGACCATCACTAAAACTTGCATTTGAATCGTCTGGACCTGTAGGCAAGTAGCTACTTGGTATACGTAATGCACGGAATAATTTGTTAGTAAAGAAGCGTAAATCTTCAATTTCACCTAAGTTACTACCGCCTGGAAGTACTTCAACTTTACTGCCACGACCTTCAGCAGTTTGTGGGAAAAAGTAATCTTCGTTAATGGCTAGTGGGTTAAATCCACTGTCAATAACACTTTGTCCGCCACCAGTAACACTAGGAATACGTCTTTGATTTACTTCGTTTTTAACACGTTCAACAAAGCTCATGGCCAAGTGACTAGGCATGTTACCCACGTCAACATAGAACACACGTCTTTCTGGAGCTCTCATCACACGATAGATAATGATCGCATCTTCTAGCAATTCTTTTTGCTTGTATACTTTAAAACACATTTCAAGCAAGCTATTACCAAATGGGAAGTTACTGTCAAGTCCTTCACTTAGACTCAAATGTATCACATGGTTAGCATCAATAGCCACTTGTTCTTGACTGTTACTGAATCTGCTGCCTGTTAGTTGAGGGTAACCACCAACCATACCACGCTGAAAGCCACCACCAGTAACGTATGCCGCGTTGCCTGGAGTTGCATTAGGAGCATTTGGATTGATTTGTGTTACTGTTAAACTTTGTAAGTTAACGTTTAGGTCTCGAATAACATATTGCTCAGGCTCTTTGCCTTCACTTTCGTTAACAATAATTTTGTCAACTTTACTAGGATCAATGTAAACCCATTTTTGAGTTTCTGGATCACGTACAAAGAAACAATCACCAAACTTAAAAAGATTACGGATTGTTTTAAAAATTCTTACATCAAATTGATTCAGTTTGTGCCACTGTTGTAAACATTTCTTTAATAGTTTAACTTCGGTATTTGTTGCTTGTTCTCTATAATCAATGTTGAACGCAGTACCGTTGTCCTTGTTCTTTTGTGTGCAAAATTCAGCTAAAATGTCTAATGCCGCATTGACCTCGCTGTCAGCATCCATAGTATTATACTGCTGATATCGTTCTAATCTATTTGGATGCCCTGAATATACATCAGGAAGGAAACTGGAATAGTTGCTTCTGAATGCGTTATAATTTGAACCGCCCGATCCTGATATAAGACTCTTTGAGCCTCCATCATTGTTAACTTTAACTGGTGTAAAAAACTTTTTCCAAGCCATTCTTAATCCTTACGCTGGTATTGATCTCATAACAGATTGAGTCAACGATTCTAATTTGTCAATAACTCTTGTGGTATTTTCATTATCGTTCTGAATTAATCTAGCAAGCATGTCAGAGTCTGTTCCTAATGTAGCCACTTGTGTTCTGCTATTATTTAACTGATTTTGTGATGCTTCCTGAGCAGAAGTGGATACTTGCACAGGTCTTTCAGCAGTATTGGTAGTAGGAGTGGCAGCTCTAGGTTGTACCACCGCACTCGTTTCTGGTCTTGGAGCGGATGCGGTTGGTGCAGGAGGTGCCGGTGGTGGATTTTTAATTTTTGAAGCCACTTGTGCAAATTTATCTGCGGCCTCAGTTGACATAAATTCAACTCCAACTTTACCAGTAGTACCATCATACTGACTAGACAACTTAAAATCAGTTCCTTCTTTTAAGTTAGCCTGTGCCATTAAGTTTTTAATCTGGTCAACTTCTCTAGATACTTCTTGACCTTTATTAATCTTGTAATCAAATTTTACACCACCACGAAGTTTTTCAGTATCTGGAAGAGTGCTATTGGTTCTTTGAACACCTTCAATAGCTCCTAACAATGCATTAGCCGCAGGTCCTAATGCTTGTCTTGCAGGAGCTCCTGCGTTTGCCGCTGGTGCAGACTGTGCAGATGCTTGTTGTGCGTTGCCATTATTTGGCGTTTGTGGAGAGCCTTGTGCTTGGGATCCATTTCTTGATTGATTTTGATTACCACTTTGTGTATTAGTACCGCCTGTCAATTCGTTAAACTTATTCACAGCACGATCAATTATCTTGTCAATTCCTTCACTGCTTGTTTTACTAAACTCGCGTATTTCTTTTGTTGCTGATATATTCAACTCTTTTAATCTTGTAACAGCATCTATATTACTTTTTAAAAATGCGTCATCCCCTAATTTTCCTATACCTTTTGCAATTTCTCCAACAGCTGAAGTAATAATTTGTGAACTGAGAGCAACTCCTAAACCAAATGTGTTTAATACTTTATTTGCTTCACCCATGCTAACAGCTATTCTAATATTTTCTCTTTGAAATGTGCCTAATGCATCTAAATTCTTACCTTGCTGACTTGTCAAACTGTTTGTGGAATCTTCTAATCTTTTCTGAACAGCTGGCATATCGCCAAACATTTGCTGTAAGTTTAACAATGCATTGGCAGCAATACCAGGAGCGCCAGCATTATCTAAAAATCCTTGTGCTAAATCATTTGACTGACTTTCTATCCTTGCGAACGTAGGACCTAAATCAACTTGTTTGATAGCATCCATTACTGGCACACCTTTGGCCACTGCTGCCGATAGAGCTTTCATTTTTTGCATTAGGTCAGGAGCCATGCCAGCAAGCACGGCACTTTGTTCATCAAAACGCCCTGTGTAAGCCGCAATGGTTGCTCGCATGCCTTTTTGTGCATCTCCGCCAAACATGCCAGTCATTAGAGATAGCATCTGTTGCTTACCTTCTTCTCTAATGTTATTAAAGATTGTTCTATTGCGAGCATCTTGCAATGCTTCGTTGGCAGCTTTCATAATGACTTCTCTGTTGAAGCCAAATGCATCTCCCAATTGAGTTACAGTTTTTGTAGTCTGCAACATCTTGTCATTAAACATGGAACCATAAGTCTGTTGTGCTTTAGTCAAACCACCAAACAACATGGAATTTTGTAATATAACTTTTCCGTAATCATTTGCTCCAATGCCTAATCGCATGAATTGATCGTTGAATGCTTCACCGCTATCACGCATACTTTGTGCAGATAGACGCAAATCTCTCATGCCATTTCTTGCACTAGTGCCGTTTAATCGTAAATTAAGGAAGTTTTCTTCCATTAATCCAGCGTACTCTTGCATAGTAACGCCTAGTGTACTAGCATTAATTCTTAGATTGTCAAAGTCCCCTGCAACTACCCCGCCAATATTGCTCAGTCGCTTGTAAACATCAAATTGTTCTTCTAATTGACCAATCCCTTCAGCGGCAAACTTGTAAATGGCACTAGTAGCTCCAGTAGTGCGTGATCCTAATATGCGCAAGTTGTTAGTTTGATCTCTTATGGCTCCACTAGAAGTTCTAATTTGTTGCGACACTCCTTCAAATCCACCAGTTAGATCAGTTAAAATACTGCCTAATACTTTGCCAGCACCAGTAATAACTCCAACAACACCGCTAAATTTAGACACGGCTCCGCCAAGCACTCCTAGTTTTCCGCTAGTATCTTTGGAAGCATCACCAATTGCTCCAAAGAATCCACCCACACTCTTAGAGTCTATTTTAGCTATTTTTTGCAAGGTCAGCAATAGTTCACGCTGTGTTTCTTCCAGCGCCATACCACGCAGTCTAATACTTTCGCTTCCCAGTGTACCAGTTACTTCAGACATTTAATTTTCCCAGAAATATACGCATATAAATAATGCAGTATATTATTTATCGGAGTTAAAAAATGGAAAGTCCACGTAAAAATCCCCTGTCTTCTTTTATGAGAAGACCCAAACTATTTCTTAAATTGCCCAGCCAAGGACGCTTTTGGCCTGAAGGCAGTTTAGAAATACCAGCTAACGGAGAGTTCCCTGTATATGGACTGACCGTTAAAGACGAGCTGTTGATCAGAACTCCAGATGCATTGTTCAACGGACGTACCACTGTGGACGTGATTAAAAGCTGTGTGCCAAATATTTTAGATCCTTGGAAGTGTCCAAGTTTAGATTTAGATGCAATATTAATTGCCATACGCATTGCCACATACGGCGAAAAAATGACCATGGATGTGAGTATTCCAGGCACCAATGAAAAAGAACCTTTTGAAATTGACTTGAGACCGTTGTTAGATCAAATTGTGGAAAATACCTTTTGGGAAGAAGAAGTCAAAGTCAACAACGATATGACCATATACATTGAGCCAGTGACCTACAAGGTATTAACTGACTATAGCCTACTAAGTTTTGACAGTAATCGTGTGCTACAAGCCATTATACAAAACGAAGATCTCAGTGAAGAACAGCGTATTGACATGGCAGCAAACGCCATGGGACGTCTAGCAGATGCTACTCTCATGCAGATGTTAAACGGAATTAAGCGTATTGACACTACAGAAGGCAACACCACTGACCCATTACAAATTAAAGAGTTTTTAGAAAATTGTGATAAAGAGTTTTTTGATGTAGTGGCTAAAGCATTTAGAGAACTTAACGATAGGAACAACAAACGCTTCATGACCATACAGACTCCACAGCAGTATGTGGATCAAGGAGCTCCCGCACAGATGGAAGTGCCCTTTGAGTTTGATTACTCAAATTTTTTCGTCTAAGGCTTTTGTCTAAAACTCTGCCTGAAATTGTTGAGATATCAGCAGGACTCGACAAAGAAGCAAAAGCCATCGAAAAAGACACATTCAGGTTAGCATGGTACATGCGTGGAGGCCTTACCACTGATGAGGCATTTCAGTTGACCTACGAGCAAAAACAAGCTATCAATGAAATCGTAAAAGAAAATATGGAATGGACTAAAGATTCCGGTATGCCTTTAATCTGAGTTACCCTTAAGTAGTAAAGTTGATAACAGTAGCATGTTCTATCAGTGAGCTAACGCTCACTTGTTCGTTATTTCATAACTCACAGTTTTATTTCATTTAATAATAAGAACAATTATAAAACACGAAGTGTTTACGATATTATCCAGATTAATCAGCCACACTTCGCCCTGGCGGGCGAAGTGAAATGATCTACATTATCCGAGTAGCACAACCACTTAGCGTTACAACATTACAGAGGCGGTCATCCGGTACCTCGAGTTGCGTCTTCATTATGACGGCGGTTTGTGTACATACGCTAACATACACACAAACGTAGGGTTTTTCTCCCTTCTTTTTGCCTTTTTTGACTCTATTCAAACAACTAAACAGCAGGCATGCTTGCTATCGTGGTCCTGTTAAGGATACTAGTTGAGTGCTTGCTACAGCGGCAAGACTTCCGTCCCCCTTATTATCGGGTTGTCTCTAGGCACATGATATTAACCTGTGCGAGTCATTAACTGTTTAATTGAGCCTTAAATTTTTTGATTATGTGTGAGCCGTGGACGCGAACTTGAATGTGGCCATTGTAATACTCATCAGTTTCCAATACCTTACGTTCAAATTGCTCTTTAGCTTCTAGATATGAAGTTTCTGCCTTACTCGTGCAATAGTGGAGAATTTCACGTTTGAAGTTTTCTTTGCCTAATGTCTCTATGTCTTTGTTCAGTTCGTCACTTGAGCCATAATATTCTTGCCAGTCGCTATCTACTTTACTTTTAATTCTTTTTTTCTTCTTAGTACCGTTTTTTAATTTTTGTACTCTGTAAGTAGTTCGACTAAATTTTGCTAGTTTTTTGCCTATATATTTGCGACCAGTAAGTGTGTTGGTAATGATATAAACAAAACCAACACACTCCTCTGGAAGTTGTTCAACAGTGATCCCTTCGTACAACCATGTCATTGCTTTCTAAGGATCCCTGCAATATGATTGATATCAGTTTTAATTCGTTGACGTTCACGCTCAAAGTAATTGACTCTTTGAGTTAGTTGTGCAACTTGGAACTCTAATCTTTTTACAGTTTGCTCAAGCTGAAGTAATCGCTTAACGTCAACGTCTGACATTAAGCTGCCTTGGCTTCTTTACGAGCGTTCTTCTCTGCTGTAATTTCGTTACGGCGAATTTTTACTGCCTTGGCTAGTTCTGCCAATGCCTTGCGAGCTCTTGTGCCAGCGGCGCTGTTACCTTTGACGAATTTCTCGTCTTCAGCCTTCCATTGTGCTAGTGAATCTTCGATTAATTTAATAGTATCTGTCATTTTAATTTTCCTTTTTATAAGCTGAAGTGCGTATTACTTAATTCTAATACGCAGTATTTGTGAAGAAATTGATTCTTATACTTTTGGCCTTCTTTTTGTAACATAAGTGCCAGTATTTTTGCGCATTTCTTTATTTTCTCGCCATCTTTCGTGCTGTGCTTCCATCACGATATCAGACATCTCTTTGGTTAACCTGCTTAGTTCTTTTAAAACTTTTCGATAAGCAATGGTGCGTTCGCGTGTTCCGTTTTCTAACCAGTTCTCTTTGCAGTTGTAATATGCAATTATGAGCTCTAGAAATCGTTCATGCTTTTCTTTAAACATAATTATACCGGAGCTTCAATAACATCTGTGTCAGTTGAGTAGCTGGTAAACCCGTTTTCTTTAATCACTCGTAAAATACTGTTTACTCGACCCGCAAGTTCATCCTTGTGACTGATCAAATAGATATTTTTATCTCTTTCTCTAGCCATCTTCTTAAGAATCGCCAATGCACCTTCAACACCTGCACTATCCATGCCTGCATCAATAAGTTCATCAATGAACAATAAGTTAATAGGATGATATAAACTTTCCCAAACATCACGGAACGCCCAACTTAAACTTAAAATAAGTCGGTTGCGTTCACCGCGACTCAAGTTATCAAAGTCTAAGTCTTGGCCTAGCTGTGTAATCTCAACGTTCAAATCGTTTAAGAACTTGACTTGATGTGGCAACCCTGCCTTATTCAAGTAATAACTTAGACGTTTGTTTAGATATGCAAGATTTTGATCAATAATTTTCTTACGTATAAAACTATCTTTGCTGGTTAATAGTTTGTGTAAGAACTCCATATGGTCTTTTACACTAGTCAACTCATTAACTGTGTCCCAACTGATTTCTTGTAATGCTGTTTTTCGTAATTCGTCCACTTGTTCAGTGTAAGGATTCAACTCTACTTGCTTGTCAGCAAGAGCCTTACTCAAACTTTCAACGTTATTTCTATGATTGTAGGCTTGTTCAGCACTGTCATAGTAAGTAGACGGTCTTCCATTGATATCGCCAATGTCAGACAATTCTTTTAACACTAGATTAAGGTCAGCTAACACCTTGTCTTGATACGCAATTGAATCAGACAAATGCTTTACAGCAGTGTCTTTCATCTCGTCGTGTTTATGATCATGCAGTTCTTGTTCGCAAGCAGGACATTTTTTATTATCAAGTTGTTCTAACTCTCTAGTATACTTGCTAACGGTCTTTTCAGCTTGACCAATAGCAGTTTCAAGAGTGGCCTTCTGCTTGTTTAATGAACTAATTTTTGCTGTTAGTTCGTTGTACACCTTGAGTCTAGCATGTTTTTCAATTTCTCCGTCGATATCAACAGAGCGCAACTCGGCAATCGCTGATTGGTAACCGGCGCAGTCTTGTTCTCGCTTGGATTCCCAGGCTTTACTTTTAGTAGAGAGGCTGTCAATTGATTGTTGTACTTTTTCATTACTAGTCCTTATGCTGTCGATTTTAAAAGTTTCTGCTTGAATTTGATCTTTAATTTCTTTTACTTGAACTTTAAGTAATTCTGCTTTCTCACTTAACAAGGTTATACCAAGCAACTGTTCAATGACTTCTCGTTGATCATTTGCCCGCATGCTTAGAAACGGTTCGGTATATGTGTTCAATGCAACCAAATGCTTGAACATTGTTTGACTCATGCCTAATAAAGATTCAATAGCCTTTTGTGTTTCTCTACTGTCTCCTTGAGCATCGTCATCGCCCTGTGAATCATCTTTTATTTGAACATGATCAACGTAAAATTTTAAGAAGTTTGGTCTTCTTCCTCTTTCAATCTTATACTGTCTGCCATTAATTTCAAATTCACAAGTAACAATTAGGTTTTTACCGTTTGTCTTGTTAATTAAATTTTCTTTTTTAATCTTAGTTAAGGCTTCGCCATATAAAGCATAGCACAAAGCATTGATGATAGTTGTTTTACCAGTACCATTACGACTACCGCTGTCATCTCCGCCTAAGTCTACGTTTTCACCCAACACCAAAGTCAAATGATTCTTGTCAAAATCTACGGCTTGAGTCTGGTTCCCCACACTCATAAAGTTTTTTACTGTTATTGTTTTTAGTTTAAACATGAAGTCCGTTATAAATGCTTAATAGAGTATTGTTATTATATGTGCCAGTCTCTAAGGCAACGATTTGTTCAGCTACGATTTGATCTACGCTTTCAAACTTAACATCAGTATTTTCATCAACTAGTCCTTCCAAGTTATCTTTCTCCGTAATCAAACTTAATTCTCGGATGTCGTACTCTTTCATAAAGGTTTCCTTAATGAAATTAGCCTCTTCAAAGGTAATATCAATGTCAAGAGTAACACGTAAGTACATCTTACTCTTCATTATACTATCTTTCTCATCAAGAAGTCTACTTAATTTTACAGAACGATATTTAGGACAGTCAGGCCAATCAATATATTCAGGCGGCTTGTCCCATTCCAATAACATCATTCCTCTCATGTCATCCCAGCTGTCAGCATAGTTGTGTGGGAAGGCATTGCCAATGTAATGAACTTTGTCCTTGCTCTGTCTCTTATGAAAGTGACCACTAAAAACATAATCTTGATGTTTGAAGTGAGTGGGCTGTAGTTCGCCATGATCAGGCATTTGCACCATGGCGTTCATATAAAACAGCGGAAGTTCAAAGTGACCAAATATGTATTTGCTCTTGATCTTTTCAATAGTCTTCCATTCATCGCCTACTAGCCAAGGAAGAATAGTGACATTTCCTTCTGTAAAAGCATTATTGACCATGTTAATATTTGGAAATAATCTGCCATATTCTAAACTATGTAGATCTCTTTTGTCCTTATAATACTGGTCATGATTACCTGTAATAATATGTACAGTGTCAAATGCGCTGTTAAGTTTTTCTAACGCATTTACTGTATAATTCATTGTACTAACGTCAGTTGTTGAGCGATTATGATGCCAATCTCCTAAGAAAATGCAAGTTTCTGCACCTTTTTCTTTAGCAGTAGCAATAAACCAATCAACAAAATCAGCACAATCTTCATTGTGTGTACGACTATTACTCTTCAATCCAAAATGGATATCAGTAAAACAGGCTGCTTTCTTAAAAAGATTTGTCATTCAGCTTCTTCCTCTGGAGTATCTTCACTTTTTGCTTGTCTCATGCCCTTGTACAAGGCAGCTTGACGTGCAGTTTCCTCTGCGTATTCTTGTTGGTTTTGTCTTGTAAAGCTAGGAGTTAGTCCGCTTTCTTCTAACATGTCATCACGAATATTTTGCATACGCTTTTCAATATTAAGCACACGAGTAAAACTGTTAGTAACGGCGGCAGTATAATAAGCAAAAGGATTTTCAGATTTACTTTCATCAAACTGTAGACCAATCTGACTTAATTGTAAAATTGCTTGTCCTTTCATTTCTTCAACGTAAGTATAACCTCGCCAATTGCTTCTTTGTGCATATCGTTCAGCTAGCATTAGATACATTTTGCCAAGCTCTTCAGTAATTCTTCCGTGTTCTTTAGAAAAGGTACCGTTTTGCAAAGTGCCCTTCCAGTGACTTTTTCCTACACACATTAGTACATCATTAGCATCAAATGCCCAATGTTGATAGGGAGGAAAGTTACATCTTTCATGAGCGTCAGCTGTGCTTTTCACTGTTTTCTTACGTCCAGGAGCAAGTGGCACGTGTTCATGTGTCATAATCCTAAACACTAAATCAGTTTTTGGTACCTTTTTGTAGTCAATTATGCAGTCAACTAGCTTGACATCCTTAATGCCTTGAGCTTTATTTTGTTGATATAACCTAGTTCCTAGCCGTTTAGCTCTATTACGTTTAGCTTCTGCGATAGTTCTTACATTGATTTTATCAACAGATGGAAGGATTAGATCATAGTCCTCATATTCAGGACCCATAAATGATCCATATGTGTTCTTGCTCTTGTGTATCTGTAACAGTAGGTCTTTGTTGTTAAGATATTTGTTTCTCTTTACAGTCGTTATTATCATTATTGTTATATACTCCTAATAACTATATTATAAACTACCTACATAATTTTGTCAAATAAATATGTAGGGAGAATATTCAAATGAGTGATTTCAGTTTTACAAATCTTGCGGCATCGGCCCAAGAAGTATGGGGTTCCGGACAGCTTACTAACGGACAGTCTATAATTAGGACTGCCGCGGCAGATAAGGTGCTAAACTCTACGGTTAAAGTTAGTTTTACCTCCCAAGAAAGACAGGCGAGTTTAGAAAGCAGAGTATATTTGAAAATTCCTAATCAGTACTGGCCCGTTGGATCTATTACTCAAGTTTTGGATAGTAACCCAACAGGGTCAAATCCAGGCGCATGGGCAGGAATTTACTTCCCAGTAACTCCCACAGTAAAGCAAGACACTAAAGTAAACTGGAATCCTGCAAACATACAACATAGTAATTATGCAGTTTATTCTTATCAGAATACAGATGTTGGAACCATAAGCGTGTCAGGACAGTTTCCAGTACAAAATAGACAGGAAGCAGTTTATTGGCTAGCAACAGTGCATGCCTTAAGAGCAATTACAAAAATGAGAACAGGCAATGACACACTATCTGGATCACCTCCACCAGTTTGCCGTTTTAATGCCTACGGTGCAAATGTTTATGAAAACATTCCTGTGGTAGTAGGTGGGTTTAGTATTGATTTGCCTAATGATGTAGACTACATTACTGGATTTAATTTTGGTAATAGAGTTAATAAAGTTCCAACATTGAGTACAATATCAATGACATTAGTTCCTGTTTACAGTAGACGCGAAATGTCTAACTTTAGTGTTGATCAATTTATATCTGGAACATTAGATGGAAGAGGATATCTATAATGAGTGAATACAAATATGGCGAATATTCACCATATAAAAATACACAGCTGACTGATTTTTATCTTGATGTTTGGACACCAAGAGAAATAACGTTGTCAGTTGACGACACCTTAGTTGAATTACCGTCACAGTATGAACATCGTCCAGATTTATTGGCTAATGACGCATATGGAGATCCTAAATTATGGTGGGTGTTTGCCATGCGTAATCCAGAAGTAATTAAAGATCCAATTTATGATTTAATTGCTGGAGTAAAAATTTATATCCCACAGAGATCAAGGTTGTTTGCAGATTTAGGAGTTGTATAATGTCTGTTCAACGAGTGACTACGGGTGCAACCTTAAAAGAAGTTGGTGTTAATCTTTTAAAAAACATAATTAGAAGCGCCGCCTATCCAGGTGAAAATATTCTACACGACTACAGAACTTTTAATTACAGAGTAACCCTTGCAGTAGTAAGTCCAGAAGAATTAAAATCTGGATCTTATAAAACTGCTGGATTTAGTAATCCTATTTTTGTAAGCCATGGTAAGGGAACAGGGTCTCCAAAAAACACAAACTCTCAATCACTTAACAAATTACAAAGTATTGTTAACACTCTTAATCAATCTGCTAGAGCAAATTATGATTACTATTTGGAAGATCTGTACATTAAAAACTTTTTAGGCAAGTCAAGAGATTGGACTACTGAAATACGCTTAAAGGTTATTGAGCCATATAGTATTGATACTTTTTTAACAAATATTATTTCAGCATTAACAGTTAAAGGTTATAAAAACTTTGACAAGTCAAATGCTTTTGTTTTAAAAATTGATTTCGTTGGATATCACGAAGACTCTACGACACCAGAATTAATACCCTATACAACAAGATATTATCCAATGATTATAACGAACATGGAAGCAAAGCTGACACAGCAAGGCACAACATGGGAAATCAAAGGAGTACCAGTTAATCAAGCAGGAACGTATGACGATGCTAATATAATAAATCAAGAGTTAAACGTTGCAGGAAGAACTGTTGGCGAAGTTATGAAAGATTTGGAACTTACATTAGATACCATTCAAAAAAATGCAGAAGATAAAACTGGACATAAACTTAACCGTTATAAGATTGTGTTCCATGATGAAAAAGGTAATGTTACAGATGGTAGCGAGTTTGCTAAGTCTGCAATGTTTGATCCATTTAAAGACGCTTCAAATAAAGAATTCACCAAAACTTCATATATTACTGGCACTGTACAGGCAGGCGAACGGCCCGAAGATGTGAAGCCAACACTGACAGTATCAGGAAAGTTAGGATTGACAAAAGTAATTGATGCAATTATTCAAGACAGTTTGTATGTTACTGAAAAAATTAAAACACAATTTCAAGGTGACTTCAACAAGGGAGGTTGGATCAATTGGTGGAGGGTTGTGACTAAAACAGAAAACTTGCCAATACATGACAATGCTAGGAATGTTACTCCTAAGTTGATAACATTTCAAATTGTTCCTAGAAAGGTTCACTACACTAAACTATCATCTATTTTTGTACCAACATATAAACCTCCTGCATCTGATTATGAAGGAATGACTGCTAGGAGGTACGAATGGCAGTATACTGGAAAAAACAAAGACATCTTATCTTTTAATTTAAATTTTAATCAAATGTGGACTAAGATTATTACAGGAAATTTTGGTGTGAGTACTGATATGCCTGGCGCTTCTGGCGGACAAATGACTGAAAAACAAATTGCAGGGGTTAAAGCAAGTAGCAGTGTGCCTACAGCAACACCTGGCGATTTGACTACCGGCAATGTAACACCAAATCCAAGCAATGAAAAACAAGAGATAGCAGTCAAAGGTGCAAATCAACCTGATCCATTGTTTACGCTAGCTAGAGATATAAACTCATTGATGAACAATCCTTATGAAAATATAGAACTTAATATGGAAATACTGGGAGATCCAATGTGGTTAGGAACACAGTATATTGATGATGGAAATAAAGTAGACAGCACGAGTACTTTGTTCACTGTTGATGGTGGAATCGCATTACGATCTGTTGACCCAGTTATGAGAGTTGTTGCCTATGCACCAACTGACATTAACTCTCAAGGATTTTTAACATCTGGCGAAGCTAATGAAGACAAAGCATTGTCAAAAATCAGTGCATATTATACTGTTCGAGAAGTAGAAAGTTCATTCTCAAACGGAACGTTTAAACAAAAATTAATTGGTACACGAAATGTGTCACAAGATTTGGCTGCATCACAAAAAATACAGTCCTTTTCAGATAGATTTACGTTAAATCAAATTAATTTGACATAAGGAAATATAATGGTAGGTCCAAATAAATTATATGAATGGAGAATTGATGACAGAGTATCATTATACTCTGCATCATATCAACGAGCAAACGTAGGAAAATTTTTAAATTTTTCTATACAGGCAGATGGAAACTTTGCAATTAATGTTAATGGTACGGCAGCAATCGTTCCACAGTTGGCACAAGTTGCGGCAATTATACAAGGTATATTAGGCATATTTGGTTTAGAAACAGACAGACCAGAACCAGCACCACAATTAAAAACTATCACAATTGACCCAGGCGTAACATTAGCAACACTTTTTGGAGCAAGTCAAGGAGTTAATATTCTTGTACAAATTTTAAAAGGCAAAATACAGGCAATTAAAAATTATGTTGAATCAGCAGTTACTAGTATACAAAATTTAATACAGTGTGTTTTAAAAAATCCTTTATTGGCTGCGGCATTGCTAGCAAAAATTATTAGACAAGGATGGATACCCTTCCCTGAACCAATTAAGAAAGCATTGATTGCGGCAAGAGATGCTATTAATAAAATCTTAGGATTAAATTTAATAATTTACAATCCTTTAGCTGAATACATAAAACGATTAGTTGAGTATTTAAAATTTAAATTTCCTCCACCAATACTGTTGCCTTTTATTCCTTTTATACCAGGGTGTAGTCCTGCATTTTATTCAGGAAGACCACCGTTGTCATTATTAAATCAGGAACCAATTGAACAGCAGGTGCAACCACAAACAATCACTACACCAAATGGATTTACATCTAAGATTAATTTAAATGTCCCTACCTTCCCACTTGATATTGGGCCTGGCGGTAACCCAGATCTAGCATTGACGGATGATCAAGTACAAAACTTATTAAGCGGATACGATCCTTATAACTTGTTCACAGCAGGTATACCAGCAGTTGAACTTGACTCGAGTTTGAATGTGGTAAACTTTCCAACGCAGACTTCAAATAATTCTGCTACAAGACAAGTACAGGATCAGTTAATTTCTGCAAGCAACAAAGTTGCAAATGATATTACAGTATTAAACAAAGATTTATCTAGAGCAGGGTTTATACCAAGACCTAGTCCATTAGATGACTTATTATGTGCTCCAGGAGAAAGTGGTAGATAATGGAACTAAAAAATAGTACGCAACACCCTTCAATAACTACTAATAACAGTGGACCATACATTGCTCGAGTAGTAGGTCATAACGACAGTACTAGAATGGGAACATTGGAGTGTGTAATTTTACGAAAAGGCGGAGACGGACAAGAAGTAGCAGACGCTGTTAGAGTATATCCAAGATATGCTCCGCACTTTTTTGGATATACTGCGTATGAAGCAACTGATGCAAATTTACGTAATGCATCTAGTTCACAACAAAGCTATGGCATGTGGTTTGTCCCTCCAGATATTGGTACAAAAGTTATCATTATTTTTATTGAGGGTGATAGGGAACAATGTTTTTGGCTAGCGTGTGTTCCTGAACCAGGAATTAATCAAATGGTTCCAGGCATTGCCGCAAGTCAATATGCAGAACTAACCCCACAAGAAAAAACTAAGTTAGGATTTACTAGCGACACTGCTGTTGTTCCTGTTGTTGAAGTTAACAAGAGAGTTCAAGGCAGAGACAATTCTAAACCTGACATTGTAAAAAAGGCCATGCATCCTTTTACATTGCGACTTGCAACGCAGGGTTTGTTAAAAGATCCTATAAGAGGAACTACTACCAGTAGTGCAAGACGTAGTACGATCAGTAATGTTTACGGAATTTCAACACCTGGGCCTGTTGTAGTAGGTGGCAAACAATATCAATTTGGAACACAAAAAGAACCAAAGCCTGCCTACGTTGAACGTGAAGGCGGAACACAGTTTGTAATGGATGATGGTTACGTTGGCAAAGATGAAAAATCTAAAAAAGAAGGTATTTTAGATGAGCTAGTACGATTACGCACACGTACTGGTCACCAAATACTTTTACATAATTCGAGTGATTTAATTTATATTTGTAACAGTAGAGGAACTGCTTGGTTAGAATTCACAAGTGATGGAAAAATTGATATCTATGCCGCTGACAGTATAAGCATACACAGTGAAAATGATTTCAATTTTAGAGCTGACAGAGATATTAACTTTGAAGCAGGCAGTAATGTTAATATAGTTGCCGCACAAGGATCCATGCATTTTGAAGCATCTGGACTAATTGAGGGTTTTGCTGGATTAGATTGTAACTGGACTGCTGCCAATCACTTTAATGCCAGTGCATTAGGTCGCATACGTTTAACATCGACTGGAGCAAGTACTAACCCAACGCAAGCTGGACCGTTGTCAGGAATTGATTTATATTCTGCGCTTGGCAACATCAACATGTATGCTACTACACAAATTAAACAACAAGCATTGGGAGAGATTAATTTAAAATCTGGCAAAGGACTAACAGTATTATCAGGCGCCGCAACAACAATTGACACTGTTGGTACAACATCAATAACTTCAGGATTGAATAATTATATCACAGCACTTGCGTCCAATGTACTATTTTCTGGCACTACCCACTACGAAAGAGCTACGTTAATTGATATGAACGGACCTGCTCCTTTCCCACCAAATACTACTGCTGGAACAAATTTGGCGTTGGCGTTAGATGCACTTTCAATACTTCCTGAAGCGGCAACAAGTGTAGTTACACTAGATAGATTCTCTCTTTCAGGAAGAACAGCAGATAAAAATGCAACAAGTGACATGCAAAAAGGTTGGGAAAACAATAATTTCTACGCTGCCACAAAAATTAGTAGTATAATGCGTCGAGTTCCAACACATGAACCATGGGACGATCATGAAAACATTAACCCAACGGCTTACAAGCCTGAAAAAACAGGAAGGGACGGACCAATATAATGGCTATTAAAAAATTAGTAATAAAACCAACTGCTACCACTATGAATTATGGAGTGCGTACTGCGCATGTCTATAAAGGATTTAGTAGCTCAAAAGCTTCACAAAATTTTAAAATATATGATATTGAGTGTATCAAACAGGATATCATAAATCATTTTAGTACAAGGAAGGGCGAAAGAGTAATGAACCCAACCTATGGTACCATTATATGGGACGCTATATTTGAACCATTGACTGAAGATCTAAGAAACGCAATATCTGATGATATCAAACAGATCATACAAAATGATCCACGAGTTATCGCTGAAGATATCAAGGTTGATGAATTCCAAAGTGGCATATTATTAGAAATAACATTAAGATATCAAACAGAAAATTTGTCATCTGTCCTTAAGTTGACATTTGACAAAGAGTTAGGTTTGATCACTGAGTAATTAAGTAAGCATATTTTAATTACGATAAATATGAATATCGGAGATTGACGAAGAATGGCTAGCACAGAAAGACAAAATAATTTATTAGTTGGCGAGGATTGGACCAAGATTTATCAAACGTTCCAAAATGCCGACTTTAAATCCTACGATTTTGAGACGATTCGTCGTAGTATGATTGAGTACCTTCGTCAAAACTTCCCTGAGAGTTTTAACGACTATATTGACAGCAGTGAATATGTTGCGTTAATAGACATGATTGCGTTCTTGGCGCAAAGTTTGAGCTTCCGTATTGATTTAAATGCACGTGAAAACTTTTTAGATACGGCTCAAAGAAGAGACAGTATTTTAAAACTAGCCAAGTTGATCAGTTACAATCCTAAAAGAACACAATCTGCTAAAGGTTTATTAAAAGTTAATTCTGTAAGTACAACAGATAACCTAACAGACGCTAATGGAACAAACCTTGCTAATAGAGTAATTTCTTGGAATGACTCTACCAACAGGGACTGGTACTCACAGTTCACTCTAGTGATGAATTCTGCAATGGACACTGCGGTCTTTGGCAAACCAAATGCCAGCAGATCAATTAATAGTATCCCTACAGAACAATATAACTTAAGAACAAATACAACAGATGTCCCATTGTTCTCTTTCAGCAAAACAATTGGCGGAATCCCAATGTCATTTGAACTTGTGAGTTCTAGCATTATTGATAGAACTGATATTGGCGAAGAAGCACCAACTCTTGGCGGAACATTTGGGGTAATGTACAGAAACGACAACAAAGGAAGTTCTAGTACTAACAGTGGTTGGTTTGTTATGTTTAAGGAAGGAACACTACAAAATTCAGATTTTTCTTTGACTAACCCTGTGGCTAACGAAATTGTTGGCGTTGATATTCAAAATATTAATGATACAGATGTTTGGCTTTATGAAATTGACGCTAATAATACAATGTCAAATCTATGGACAAAGTTGGACAGCGTTACAGGCACTAATGCAATTTATAACAGTGTAAAAAATAAAGTTAAAAGTTTCTATAGTGTTAACACAAGAGAAAATGATCAAATTGATTTAAACTTTAGTGACGGTGTTTTTGGTAAACTTCCTAATGGAAATTTTAGACTCTACTACAGAACCAGTAATGGCCTAAGTTATGTGATTACCCCACAAGACTTAGACAACGTACAAATTAGATTTCCGTTTTTAAACAGAGCCGGTCAGGCACAAACCTTGACTATGAATCTGGGCCTAAAAGGCAGTGTTTCAAATAGTGCCGCATCAGAAACTAATGACAGTATTAAACAAAAAGCCCCGCAAGTCTATTATACACAAAATAGAATGATTACTGGGGAAGATTATAATATTGTTCCTTTAACTAGTAATCAGCAAGTTGTAAAAGTTAAAGCAATCAACAGAACAAGTTCTGGTATCAGTAGATATTTTGAATTGACTGACCCAACTGGGCGTTCTAGTTCAATTAATTTATTTGGTACAGACGGCGCACTTTATAGAAACGACTATACAACCAGCTTTAATTTTAAATTTAATACTAAGAATGAAGTTTACGGTATTATGAAAACCCTAATTGAACCTTTACTTGCAAAAGAGTCAACAAGAGATTTCTATTATCAACAATTTGACAGATTGTCAATTGGTGAGATTGGTGCTAGTTGGCAAAATGTGTCAGTGTTGCCAAATCTTTCAACAGGCTATTTTAAAAGTAATGCAACTCTTCAAGCAGTTGGCATTGGACAATATACTCAGTCAACATTACGATTTATTAAATCAGAAGCACTGGTAAAATTTGTACCTCCAGCAGGCAAGTATTTTGCTCCAAATAATACATTAACTTCAACTAAGACTAAGAATACTAAAGATTATATTTGGACAGAAGTTTCTTATACGTCTGGTGATGGTAGTAATTTAGGTACGGGCACTGATGATCTTGGAGTGGGACTTGTTGGAATTTCTACATCAGTCCCAAGTGGAGCTATCCCATCAGAAGTTATACCAGTATTTGTTACAGACATTCCGTTTGCTTTTGAGACTGAGATTGTTAATCAAATTTCTTTAAGAAGAGATTTTGGTTTAAGATATGATAGAAATAGCGGCGAGTGGAAGATTATTAACTCTAACAATCTTGACTATACTGATACTTTTAGCACGACTTATTCAGGCGACATCAGTAATTTAGGATTAGATGCTAGCTGGCTAATTGCGTTTAAGAATGATGGCGATAATGTGATTGTTTACTATCGTGGTTTAGAGTATATATTCCAAAGTGAAAAAGAAATAAGTTTTTACTTTAATGAACAAGACAAAAAATACACCAGTAAGTTGGGCGGCACAGCAACTGACTATGTAACAGTGCTTTCAATCAATGAAGACCTTGAAACAGGGCTAGCGTTAGGGTCAGATTTTAAATTTGAAATTACTAACATGATTTCAAATGTTGACGGGTACTTAGACAACAACAGAATTAATATTTCTTTTTCTGATGAAACAGGTGACGGAATTGTTGATGATCCTGATTCTTTTGAAAATGTTGTTAAACCTAATTTACTAGATCCAATACTTGGCACTAAGCGTTCGTTTGTGTTTGTACAAAGTGTACAGCTTAATGATCAAATTTATAAAAAAATTGTTGACAGCTCTTTAGTTGCAACTTTTAACAGTGAATTAGATGTGTCTAACCTAAACAATTATCTTCCAGGGCAGCTTTTTTACTTCTATGCCCCTACAGAAAACGTCATTAAGGTGTTAGATAGTTCTTTTAGCTTAGTGCTGGATAACAGTATAGTTGCATATCCAGGACGATCTGGATTAACATTCCAATATGTACATACAGCAAGCCAAGATTATCGAATTGATCCTTGCAAGACTAATATTATTGATGTTTATTTGTTAACAAAAAATTATGACGACCAATTACGTTCTTGGTTACTAACACAAAACGGTGAGCCACCTAAGGCCCCTAGCTCAAATGAATTATTTGAACAATTTAGTTCTGGGTTAAATTCAGTTAAATCGATTAGTGATGAAATAGTTTACCATCCTGCCAAATATAAGTTATTATTTGGTACAGGAGCTAATGTTGATTTGCAAGCAAAGTTTTTCATTGTTAAAAATTCAAAATCTGTAACCAATGATAATGATATAAAATCTAGAGTTATTGTTGCTATCAATGAATACTTCAGTTTAGATAACTGGGACTTTGGAGATACGTTTAATTTTGGAGAATTGAGTGCTTATGTTATAAAACAACTAAGCCCAGACATAGTAAACTTTTTAATAGTACCAAGTGCTCCAGAAAAATATTTTGGTAGTTTATTCCAAGTGTTTTGTCAAGCTGATGAAATCTTCTTAAGTACAGCTGACGTAGGTGACTTAGAAATAATTAATACAGTAACATCAGGACTTATTAAAACTAATGGCCCAATTGTCGTTTCTAGTAATGGATAAAAAATGAGTAAAAGAAAATCAGTAGACTTACTTCCAGTAATTTTTAGAACAGATGCAAATGAAAAGTTCTTAACTGGGACGATAGACCAATTAATTGAAAAACCAACGTTAAAGAAAGTTGATGGGTTTATTGGTGACAAAATAGTTGGCAATTATAAGCCTGGAACAGATTCATATATTAATGATGGATCTGATCTAAGAACTCGCTATGAGTTGGAACCAGGGATTGTAACAAAAAATGCAGTTACTGATCAGGTCGAATTTAATAAAACTTTTGAAGACATCATTAATAGTTTAAAGTATTTTAATGCAGATACTAGCAATCAAGACAAGTTGTTTAGACAGCAAAGCTATGCTTGGAATACCTTTATTGATTTAGATAAATTTGTTAATTTTAGAAACTATGTTTGGTTGCCTAACGGGCCTTCAACCGTTAGAATTAGCGGAAAAGAAAAAGAAGTAACTAGTACAATTAAAGTAAAAATTGTTGATGACAATTGGAATTTTAGTACTAATGAGGTTGCTGTTAACCCAACAATTACATTGTACAGAGGGTTTACTTACATATTTGAAGTTGATACTGTAGATCAGCCTTTCTATATTAAAAATAAAAGAAGTAGTGGCGATGTTGATTCTTGGGACGGTGTACAAAATAACGGGACAACATCTGGATCTGTTATTTTTAACGTAGTAGAAAGCACCCCAAGCACATTGTTCTATGTTAACGGAAATGACAATACGCTTTTTGGTAGATTTTTGATTAGAGATCAAAAAGATAATACAGAGTTAGATGTTGAAAATGAAATTATAGGTAAAAAGACCTACGAAATTAAAGACGGTATACACTTGTCAAACGGAATGAAAATTGTATTTTCAGATACCGTGTTTCCTGAAAAATATCGAGACAAAACTTATATTGTTGAAGGAGTAGGTAACAGTATTACTTTAGTTGATTACAATAGTCTTCTTACAATAGAAGGGTATTCAACCATTGTTGAAACATCATTTGATGAAACATCATTTGATGAGTTACCGTTTGATGAAGTTTCAGAATATCCTGTTAATCCTGATTATATCTTAATTAACCGAGCAAGCGAAGACAAAAATCCTTGGAGCAGATATAATAGATGGTTCCATATTGATGTGGTAAACACTAGTGCTTTGTTGAACAGTACTGATCCAACATTCACTTCATTTGATAGGGCACAACGTCCTATCATTGAGTTTAGACCAAATATGCAACTGTTTAATTTTTCTAAAATAACAAAGTATGTTAATTTTTTAGATGATACAGTTACAGATGCATTTAGTAGTATTGAAGGATCATTGGGATATTATATTGACGGAAAAGCGTTAGAAGATGGAAACAGAATTGTGTTTCTATCAGATACTGACTTAGATGTAAAAAATAAAATATTCCAAGTGCAATTTATTGATATCAACGGAGTTAAGAAGCTACACCTAGAAGAAACAGAAGATGCACTACCAAATTTAGATGATGGATTGTTAGTCATCAATGGTATTAAGAATGGCAGAACATCTTGGGTTTATAAGAATGGAGAATGGATAAAGTCACAACAAAAAGAACAGATTAATCAATCTCCTTTGTTTGACATATTTGATTCTAACGGCATAAGTTTTTCTAACAGTGATGTCTACACAGATACAAATTTCTCTGGGTCTAGAGTATTTGGTTATCAAATTGGTGTTGGAAGCAACGACAGCATTTTGGGATTTCCTTTAGTTTACAAAACTGTTTCTAACGTTGGTGGTTATACTTTTGAGAATTGTTTATCAGAAGACACATTTGAATATTTTGTCAATGGTCAAATTGTATTAGGCAGTACAAAAAATGGATTTTTAAAAGAAAACAACAATTATGTTAATGGCTGGGTAAAGTGCAATAAGTTATCAATCCAAGAAATTATTGACCAACGTATTGCGCTTGGTGGTGAAGATGCGTTTGAGTTTGACAGTATTGATATTAGAACTCCTAAAGAACACGTAAGAGTTTTTAAAAATGGAAAACAATTAACAGCAACAGAATTTGACGTTAGAATTGATTCAGCATTTGATTCGTTTTTTATTACGCTATCATCAGTGCTAGTTAAAAACGATGTAATAGTAATTAGAGTATTACCAACTTACGATAAAAAAGAAGAAGGCTATTACGAAACACCAATTAACTTGGTAAACAATCCTACGAACGATTTTCCTGAATTTTTGAGCTATGCTGAAATCAACGACCATTTAAATTCAATTATTTTAAATGCTTCAAAGGATTTAAACACTGTAATTGATAGAAACAATTTACGTGATTTAGCAAATTTAGACAAGTACGGAAGAAGATTTGTTCAACATGATGGATTAGTTTCAATGGCTGGAGCAGTAATAGCTAATAAAGAATATAATCTAATACATTCTCTTCGTTGGTCTGCTTTGGAATACCAACGTTACAAAACTTTAATACTACAAAAATTTATAGAATTAGCAGAATATGCTGACATCCCAGATGCACTAGATAAAATAATTTTGAGCATTGCTAAGGATAAAACTCCAGCATCTATGTTTTATTACAGTGACATGTTGCCTTATGGGTTAAACAAACGAGATTATACATACACTGTAAATGATACAAATATTAGAGCTTATGCATACGGGTCAGAAATTTATGACAGATTTGCTTTTGGCAAAAAAGCAATATTAGTATACGTTAATGGCGAACAATTAATTATTGATAAAGACTACTCTTTTGACTTAGATAACCCATTAGTTAGATTTGTTAATACACTGTCTGTAAACGATAAAATTTTAATTAGAGTGTTTAACAACATTCACGGCGCAGTAATGCCAATGTCTCCCACAAAATTAGGGCTATATCCTAGTTTTGAGCCATCAATCTATTTAGATGACACTTATATTGAACCAACTCAAGTTATACAAGGACATGATGGTTCAGTAACAGTTTGCTTTGGCGATGACAGAGATCAATTATTACTAGAGTTAGAAAAACGAATTTTTAATAACTTAAAAGTAGAATATGATCCACGAATTTTAGATGTAAATGAAATTTTACCTAGTATCTTTAGAAAAACTGGTTATACATCAAAACAATTTGATAATGCTATTGAAGATGAATTCTTAAAATGGATTGGCATTTATAGCATTGATTATAGAGCAAATGAAAATGAAATTTATCTAAACAATTTTGGATTCAAATATTTGAATTCAACTGGAATAATTGACAGAAATTCATTCATTACTGGCTCTTGGAGAAAAGTTTACAAACATTATTATGATACTGATCGTCCTCACTCTCATCCATGGGAAATGTTAGGGTTTTACAAAAAGCCAACTTGGTGGGAAGCTGAATATGGTCCTGCTCCATATACGTCTGGAAACGATGTCATGTGGAAAGATTTAGAACAAGGATATATTCGAGCTGGCGTTAGAAAAGGGTATGATGAAAAATATGCAAGACCAGGATTGTCTAATATTATTCCTGTAGATTCTTACGGAATCTTAAAAGATCCTATTCAAGCAAACACTGTAAAAGATTTTGATTATTCTGCAAGATACACTGAGTGGTCATTTGGTGATATGGGTCCTGCAGAAACTGCTTGGAGAAGAAGTGACATTTATCCGTTTGCAGTTCAAATCGCCATGGCATTAATAATGCCAGCCAAGTATGCAACTTTAGGATTTGACACTTCAAGAAATGTCTTTAACATTGCTAATCAAATTGTGTATAAAGATTCTTTAGAAAGATTGAGTCCGGCAGCATTGAAAGTTTTTTCAAATACAATAGATAATAATTTTGTTTATGCAACAGGTTATCATCCTTACATTGTTGAAAATTTAAGACAACGTTTTTCTAATCCAGCAGTTAGATTACAGGATTATCTAAATAGAATTCAATCAAATCTAATTTATAAAGTTGGTGGATTCACAAGCAAGGATAAATTTAGAGTTGCGTTAGAAACAGTAACATCTTACAAAACTGTGGACAAAGTATATGTTCCAGAAGAAAACTATCAATTAGTTCTTTCTACTGGATCGCCTACAAAGACATTAACAATGTCAGGTATTATTGTTGAAAGAACAGAAGCTGGCTATATGGTGAGAGGGTATGATTCTAACTCTCCATATTTTGCAATTAAAAAAGCAATCCATGCTACTAACGATCCTGTAATTTCTGTTGGCGGAGTTACTGAACCATTTATATATTGGTCTTCAAATGCTACAGTGAATGCAGGGTTAGTAGTTGCAAATGGCCAACAGTATTATAGAGCAATTTCTACTCATTTGACCAAGCAAACATTTGAGCCAGGGTTATATTATCCACTGCCTTATTTGCCATCTGTTGGCGGTGTAGAAGCATTTGTGGCAAATTCTTTTGAAGACGTTACTACAATAGTTCCTTATGGAACAAAATACAACTCTATACAAGATGTGTTTGATTTTATCCTTGGCTACGGAGAATATGTTAAATCTGAAGGGTTTAAGTTTGAAAATCTTTTACCAGAGCTAGATGTGATTGCAGACTGGAAACTAGCAGGTAAAGAATTTTTATTTTGGAGTTTACAAAATTGGTCAACAAGCTCAGTAATAAGTCTTTCACCGTTTGCAGAAAAGATTTATTTTACTAGTGAAAATTCTGTTGTTGATGATTTGTACGATAGTTTCTATGATTACACACTGCTCAAAGCTGATGGCACATCTATTGACAGAAACAAAGTAAGCATTTCTAGACAAGAAGGTTCCTTTATTATTGATACTGCTGGAACAACTGAGGGTGTTTATTTTGTAAAAATTAGTCTAGTACAAAAAGAACATGTTGTTGTTTTTGATAATAAAACAATTTTTAATGATTTAATTTATGAACCAACGTCAGGTTATAGACAAAAAAGATTTAAAATCAAAGGGTTTATGACAGACGGTTGGAAAGGTGATTTCTACATTCCAGGATTTGTATATGACAGTGCAAAAATTAATGATTGGGAACCTAACATTGATTATGAAATTGGAAATGTTGTTAGATATCAAACAAAATATTATCAAGCAAAAGCTAGAACACTGGCTAGAGAAATTTTCAATTATGAAGACTGGACCTTACTAGGTAAACAGCCAGTTGCACAGTTGTTACCTAACTTTGAATATAAAATTAGTCAATTTGAAGAATTTTATAGTTTAGATAGTGTCAATTTTGATAACAGTCAACAAAAATACGCACAAAAGTTAATTGGGTATGTTCCAAGAACTTACTTAAATTCTTTAATACCTGATGAGTCAAGCCAGTATAAATTTTATCAAGGTTTTATTCGAGAAAAAGGAACCACACTTCCTTTAGAAAAATTTGCAGTTGCTAATAACTCAGCTACTGGTGCGCACATTAGTTTACAAGAAGAATGGGCAATTAGATTAGGAACATTTGGTGGTGAAAATTCTTATGAAGAAATAGAATTTACGTTAGATCAAAATAAACTTAATCAAGATCCTCAAATTTTTGAATTTGAATATAACGATCTAAAATCATCTTTGGATAAAGCATATAAAGTGCCATTGTCTGACATGCAAATTCATCCAGCTGATTATAATGGTAGACCTTGGCCAACACTTGATGTGTCACCGGTCAATGGTAACGGATATAGTCAATATCAAAAAATACCAAGTGCAGGCTATGTAAGATTAGATGATGTTGTATTCACTGGGCTATATGAAAACAATATATTAACATTGTCATCTTCTTCATCTTTGAGAGAAGGCGACACTGTTTGGCTAGCTATTGATAATTCAGGAAACTGGGGAGTTAAACGATATACATTGTCACCAGTAACAATTATAAATTACACAGTTGATAATGCAAATAATCTAATTAGCTTCAATACAGACGTTGCCCACAAATTAAAACTGCGAGATTTTGTATCAATTTCTCGACTAGATGATCCACTAAATGGAGTTTACGAAGTAATAGGAATTCCTGACGGAACAACATTTGTTGTTAAGACAGCGTTCAATGATATTCCAGCCGCTGGTGAAATACTAACTGGTTCAATGTATTATTTTGCAACATCAAGATTTAGTAAATTAGACGACCTAGCATCCATTCCAGGACTTGCAAGATGGCAAAATTGTGAATTTGTTTGGGTAGATGATGTAGGTGATGGTACTTGGGCAGTTTTAGAAAAAGAAGCAAACACAAAGGCTTTACCAATACGACCAAGAATTAATCAATCTGGACAAAAATTTGGTAATACTACAATTATTGCACCAGTGTCTAAAAACATTATTGTTTCTGCTACAGAATTAGAACGTGGTCGAGTTTATGTATATGAAAGAAATGCACTTGGATCTGAAGATATTATTTTGCATCAAAGTTATTTGTTAGAAGAAAACTTCAGCGATATCTTAACTATACAAGATGTAAAAAATGGAGTCGGCGTTCCAGAAATGCAACGACTACACGGTGCAAGTTTAGACTGCTGGGAAAACACCGCACTGACCATACGTTATATTGTTTCGGGTGCTCCTAATTCTTCTAATGCAAAATGGAAAGTTTTAGGACAATCAGTAGAACCAATTAGAAAAGTTTTAGAATTTAACAAGTCCTCATCAGAGCTATTTGAGGAAGGCGCAATTAAGATTGTTAAATTTAACAACGAACTTGATGCATATAGAACTGAGGCAGTATTAGCCAGTCCAATAGCACAAGCTGAAGCTAAATTTGGACACAAAGTAAAATTTGTAGGATCTGATAAACCAACTTTATTGGTGTCAGCTCCAGGACAAGACGGCGGTCTTGGTGCAATTTTTGTTTATTATTTAGACAGCAATAACTTGTGGCAAGTTTACACTGTTGGCGGAAATCCTTATAACATACGTTCTGAAGTTACTAATATTAATTCAAAATCTAATTTTGGTAGTGATATTGTATGTAATAAAGATGGAACAATACTTGCAGTATCTGCACCTGATCATGTAAAAGACAGAACACAAGTACATTCTGGCGCAGTCTTTATCTTTAGAAAAGATGCTGGATCTTATAGCTATCAACTGTCCCAAACAATATATGCTGACGATTATTTAGAATCAGACGACTTGTTATTAAAGGGAGTGATCAAGTCATACAATACTGTTGCACAAATTATTTCATTCCAAGCTTCAGACAATTCTTTAGTTAGAAATACTGGTAGTTTTATTGCAGATGGTTTTAGAATTGGTCAAGCAGTGATTATTAACGGATCAACTAATGCTAGCAATAATGGTGAATTTGTAATTAGTGAGTTAAGTGTCTTGCGTATGGCGTTCAAACCTTTACGTTTGCTTAATGATGAAACTGCTACAACAACTATTACTATCACTGGTCAAGGAACCATTAGAAATGATAGATTTGGTGACAAACTATCAATGTCAGCAGACGGCACAACATTACTAATATCTAGTGATCATTCTTCTACAGAAAAATTAGATGCAGGTTTGGTATATGTATTAAAATTACAACTAAACTCTTCATACGCTCTAGATCAAAAAATTACGTCACCTGCAACTGAAACAGGCGAGCTGTTTGGAAGTAATTTAGCATTAAGCGAAGACGGTAATACTTTATTAGTTACTGCGATTGGCGGAGGTCAAGCAACACCTGTTGCATTTGACACGTATACTGAAAGATATGTAGATTCAGAAGAACGATATGGCTCAGAGTATACGCTTAATCCAACTTCTACAGCAGCCGCTCTAAGAACAACTTTTGATAGTGGCAGTACTAGATTTGTAAGCAAGGCAGTTGCCAGCGGTGCAGTTTATTTGTATCAAAGATTAGGAACCAAATATGTATTTGGCGAGTCATTAATTAGCGGAGACAGCGCATCCTTTGATGGATATGGAACTGGAATTGCAACTGATGGAGAATTTATTCTTGTTGGTGCTCCAAGATATGATTTAAAAGTAATAGGAACCTTAGAGGATTCTAATCAATTAACAACATATACAGACTCTGGAACTGTTGTAATTTTTGATAAAAAACGAGATATAGAACAAGCATGCGGATGTGGGTCTTCTTGGTCTTGGTCAAAGGTTAGAGTACAAGAGCCAATAATCGATACTGATAAAATTAAAAAAGTTATTAGCTATGATAATAATACATTAGAGATCGTTGACTACTATGAAATTTATGACCCAGTAAAGGGTAAATTGCCTTCTAAAGTATTAAATGAAATCAAATATATTCAACCTTTTGATCCAGCAATTTACACAGTTGCATTAGAAACATCAGCCAAAGTAAGAGTTGATAACAAAACAACTTGGTTAGATGATCACGTTGGTGAAGTTTGGCTAGACACAAGCACCTTAAGATTTGTTTGGTATGAGCAAGGCGACAATGAGTTTAGAGCGAACAACTGGGGTAAATTATTCCCAGGATCAACAGTTGATGTTTATGAGTGGGTTAAGAGTGATTTTAGACCAAGTGAGTGGGCGCAACTAGCTGATACAACTGACGGACTAGCACTGGGAGTTAGCGGACAACCATTAAACCCAGACAATACAGTACTATCAATTAATCAATACTTTGACCCAGTAGTCAATGATTTTGTTAACGTTTATTATTTCTGGGTTAGAAATAAAATTACTCTTCCAGACTTAGAATTTAGAAATATGACTTCTTTTGATTGTGCAAGAATAATTGAAGATCCTAAAGGTCAAGGTATTAAATTTGCTAGCTTTTTAGCAACGAACTCTTTAAGTTTGACTAATGCCAAAAAGTCTTTGAATGGTAATAAAATTAATATTGATGTATACTATCAAACCTCTGACAAAGAAATTAATCGTCATAGTCATTGGCAGTTAGTCAATGAAAATGTTACCTATTTGAATCTAGATCCTAGTATTGAGAACAAGCTCATTGACAGTCTTGTTGGACAAGATGTTGCTGGCAATCCTGTACCTGATCCTGAGGTATCTCCAAAGTTGCGTTATGGAACATCTTACAGACCAAGACAGTCGTGGTTCAAAGACAGAGATTTGGCATTAAAAATAATGATCGAATATGTTAATGAAATATTACTTAAACACGATATTGTTGGTAAGGCTAACTTAGCCGAACTAGAAAAGGTCGAAGATTATCCATCCATTAGTTTAGGTCATTATGATGAAGTTATTGAATTAAGTGATGAAATCTCTTCAATAGGAACTAACGGAAAAGTACAAACTAAATTAAGTGCTACTGTAGTTAACGGTAAAATTGTTAGAGTGAACATTGATGATCCTGGTAATGGATACAAAGTTGCTCCAACAGTTCAAATTTATGGTACTGGTCAAGGAGCCAACATACAAACTGCTATTGATTTAAATGGCCGTGTTGTATCAGTTAGAATTGTAAATCAAGGTTATGGATATACTGAAACACCAAAGCTAATTGCTAGACCATACTCAGTGCTTACTGTACTTGATACAGAAATTGATAAGTGGGCAATTTATCAGTATAAAAATAAATCGTTTGTTAGAGAATCTACGCAAACAATTAACGTGCCTAAATATTGGAGTTATGTTGATTGGGTCGATCCTTCATACGCAGTTGATGTGCCAGCCACATACGCAACTAATTTCATTTCTGATTTAGAATCCTTTATCTTTGAAACAGGATCAACAGTTGAAATTAGAACACCAGGAGACGGTAGAAGAATTATTGTGCGTAAAACAACTGCTGGTACAGGCAACTATCTTGATGATTACGATCTAGTTTTTAGAGAAAACGGAACAGTACAGTTCAATAATAAGTTATATGATAAAATTGCTGCCGGTCTTGGATTTGACAACGTAACTAGATACGACCAAGGTGGGTTTGATGAAACAAATACTACTGAACTACGTATTATTTTAAATGCAATTAAAGACAATATTTTTGTAGGCGATTTAGCATCCTATTGGAAAAAGTTTGTATTTGTTGCCATAAGACACGTGCTAAGTGAACAACTATTTGTGGACTGGGTATATAAGACTAGTTTTATTACACCGTTTGTAGATGCTGGAACACTAGACCAAGATGATGTTTATCGATTCAATGACTTTAGTTATGTTGAAGATTTTATCAAAGAAATTAAACCATACAAATCTAAATTTAGAGAATCAACAGTTGGTTATAATACTATTGAAAAAATAGGTGTTGGTGTAACTGATTTTGACTTGCCTGCGTATGTTGACAGTATTACTGGTGCGATTAAATTACCAACTACGTCGATGATTAATAATGTTTACCCTTATAAGCATTGGGGTGAAAACTACGGTTTCACGGTGTCAGATATTAGAATTGGTCTAACAGGTCAAAATTATATTACCCCACCAATAGTAACAATAGTTCCAGTTGGCGGAGATCCAGGCACTGGCGCAACAGCTATTGCTAAAATTAGTAATGGTAAATTGTCAAGTATTATTGTTACAAATCCAGGTAGAGGATATTTGACGACTCCTAAAGTTATTTTAACTGGAGGGTCAAATTATCTAGCAGATTTTGTAAATGGGTCTGCGTATGCGGTATTATCAAATAGCAAAGTTCGAAGTAATCAAATACAGATGAAATTTGATAGAACTTCTGACACAGGTCTATATACTGGAGAAATTCTTAATAGAAACGTTGATACTGATGGAGTAACATTAAATTATGTATTAACATATCCATCTACTAATACAGACACAAATTACCCTGCATTACAAGACGAATCAACTATTAAGTTGTTTTTAAACGATGCAGAGATTAGTGCTGACAACTATAGAATAACTTTTAGAAACGATTTGTCAACAGTGATTACATTTAATCTTGCTTTACCTGCAAGACAAAATTTAAGAATACAGTATATTAAAAATACACTGTACACCGTTGATACGTTTACACAATCTTCTGGAGAAAGTTACACTGACACATTTAAACTAACATTCCCACCAGATTTAGATACTGATAAAATTATTGTGCGTGAATTAAATGCAAGCACCAATACTGGATCAGAGATTATAACTAGTGACTATTTGATTCAATTAAAACAAATTATTGAAAATGGATTCACAAAGTATGTTGGGTATATTAAATTTAAAAATATTCCAAATCCAGGATCAACTATTACAGTTCAGTATGCTAAGAATATTAATATTCAAAATGCGGTTGACAGAATTATTACAAGTTATTACCCAACTGCAAACATGCCAGGTAAGGACGTTACTCAATTAATAAAAGGTGTAGAATTTGGCGGAGTAGAGATACAGGGTCTTAATTTTACAGTTAGTTCAGGCTGGGATGGATTGCCTTGGTTTACACAGGGCTGGGACACATTTGTCAACAGCTACAAGGACTTGTTGGTAATTTCAGACGGAACTACTACTACATATGATTTAGGATATACACCTTTATTAGGTACAAAAATCAACGTTTACTTTGATGGTGTTAGAGTTGATGATGAAAATTATGGCACAGTGGATCAAACAAATAGTGATGCATTGTTTAAAACAATTACAACTAGTGGTTCTACAAGTACATTGACACTTCCACAGGTTCCATCATCAGGTATAAAGATTGAGATTCGTCAAGAATTAAGTGATGGCGTAAATTTACCAACTGATGATATTGTTCTTGATACAAATATTACTGGCGGAGATTTTTCAACAATTTTGGACGCTGGCGAAATAAGATTTAGAACTGCTACTGGATTAAGTGCCACTGACATAAGTTTAGATGGTGGTGAATTTTTATCAGTTGAACATAGTCCTTCAACAGAAGAACTAGTCAAGGGTGAGATATTTGACACACTATCAATGACTGTGTTCAACAGCCCAGGTGCAGGAAGTAATTTAATTTCTACTAAACAATTTATAATGGATGGATCAACAATGCAATTTGTGATCCAAGACACAATTGGCAGTGGACAAGAAATATTTGTATTGATTGGTAATTTTGTTGCTAAAGAAAATACTGATTATACACTAACATCAAATGTAAATGGAACAACAACTGTTACCATTATTACAAATGAATATGGAATTGATCAGCTGTCAGCTACAAATACACTTGCACTTACTGTACAAAAGACAACAATTGGTGGAAGTAATATTTTAAGTAGATTTAGTTATACTGTGACTAGTGCCAATGCTAGTGCAACTTCTTTTGAAATTTTGTCAGATATTAATTATCAAGATATTGGTAGTTACTATATTTCAATTTCAAATACTAGTTCTATAACCAAGGCAGCAGGCAGATCTAAACGTGCTAAAATTATTATTACTAACACTCCTACTTTGACAGCAGGCACAGTTATTAATATATTGCTATTTGGGTCAACAGTTAAAACTTATAGTGAAATTTATAATCAAGAAATTGTAATTGATAATAATACAACTTATACATTAACTAAACCGCCTGGAAATATTGCACCGTTGCACGTTATGGCAGCAGTAACTAGATTAACATCTTCTACAGAAGATTGGAAGGGCCCATGGCTAGAAAATGTTTATTACACAATAAATGACACTGTTCTATACAACAATGTTTCATATATTTGTAAAATTGGACACACTAGCACACAGACCAATTCTGAATTGGTATTCCCTGCTTGGGCAAGTACAGTTTCTTATGATGTTAATGATATTGTTTCTTTCAGTGGACAATATCATATTTGTAAAGTTGCACACACTTCAAATACAACTACTTTGACACCTGATAATATAATATATTGGGGAGTGCATATTACTAATCGTCCTGACGAAGATACTTCTAGAATTTATTGGGGTCTTACTCCAACGCAAAGAATGATGCCACCTGAAACTGAATATTATGAAGTTACACAAAACTCTCAAACATTTAGATTAGGTGAAAACATTCCTTACTTAACACGTACTTTGTCAATATCTGATATTGAAGTGTACAAAAATGGAAAAATTATAGTAGTAGGCAGAGACTATGAATTTAACACGGTCAATAATACAATTACTATGAGTTCAGGAGTAGCACAAGTTGGCGATGTAGTTGCAGTATGTGTACTACGTGATTCAGACTACGTAATTTTTGGCAATCAAATAACATTTAGAAGTCCAGCTAAAATACAAGTAGGTCAACGAGTATCAGTGGTCACCTATACAAATCATGATGAAAATCTAATTAGAAGAGAAGTATTCAAAACTAATCCTAATAGAAACGAGTATAAACTTAGCAGACCTGTTTATAATATCAACAATGTTTGGGTTGACGTAAATGGTCGTCCATTAATTCCAAACTATGATTATCAAGTGGTTGACAAAGATTATATTCAAATATCAAATAGATTTAATCTAGGTAACAACGACAGAGTAGTTGTAACAAGTATTAGCGATATTGTATCAAGCGAAGCAGTTTCTTATAGAATGTTTAAAGATATGACAAATGCTGTGCAGTTCAAGAGATTATCAAAGAACAGCACTGTGACTTTGACAAAGGCACTGATGTCAACTGACAGAGAGATTGAAGTTAGTGACACAAGTATATTTGGAGTAGTTAATGTCAATAATCCAAAACCAAGCTCAATTTTTATTGCTGGAGAAAGAATTGAATTTAGGTCTATTGTTGGCAATAAGCTAACAAACTTAACTCGAGGAACACTTGGAACTGGCGTAGCTGATAGCTATCCTGTTGGTACCAAAGTGTTTAACGTTGGAAACAATGAAACTATTCCGTACAGAGAAGGATATACTATAAAAACGTATAAAACTCCTGAAAATTACAAATTTAATCAAACTACCAACAGGTATCAACAGTATGTAAACGGTAACTGGGTAAATGTAACCACTGTGGCTTCTTATACCTTGACTGATTTTACATTCAATGATACGATTGGTCTTGAAGATCAAGTTACAGTGTACATGGCTGGCAAGGTACTAACTAAACCAGTTAGGGGAAGTAACCAGTTAATCAAACACGATTTTAGCATAACCCATAACTCAGACGAAGTTAACAGTCAAGGGCAATCAGGTGATTTAACAGCGGCACCAGACTTTGTTATTGAAAAAGTTGGGAATAACTACGTGTTGACAGTTAACCCTAGTGTATTGTCTTTAAACAGCGATTCTACAGTGATATCAAATGTTGATATCAAAGTAGTACAAAAAATTGGTAAGATTTGGTATACCCTTGGTGGAACAACTACTATACAGCAGGAGTCAACTCCACAAGCTAGATTCTTACAAGAGTTCACTTCAGAATTGCCCGATAAGTATTACTATGGCAAACTGTCTTAATTAAGCACTGGATAAATATTACTATGGAAAATAATAAGGTTGAGGAAATGAACGAAAATACCCAAGAAAATGCTCAAGAATCAGGCATAAAAGAAAATGCAGGCTTCCATATTGAAGGTCATATTAAAATTTTTGATCCTGAAACAAACGAAGTATTTGAGGACAGAAGAAACGCCATTCATTATGAAAATATGAGTGTTGCTCTTGCCGCTAGCCTAGCAAATCAAGGCTATGGAATTATTGAAGGCATGAGCTTTGGTAACGGCGGAAGTACTGTAGATCCTAATGGACTTATAACATATCTTACTCCTAATAATATTGGGGTAAATTCAGGACTTTATAGTCAAACATATTATAAGATTATTGACCCAAAGAACTTGTCAAACATTGATCCTACTAGAAATTTCTTAGAAATACGCCATGTGCGCGGTACAGTTTATACTGATATTTTTTGTAGTGTATTATTAGATTACGGCGAACCAAATGGTCAAGCTGCCTATGATAATGCACAAGATATGAATAGTGATTTTGTGTTTGATGAAATTGGTCTTAGAGCCAGTAGCGAAGACGGGATCGCAGGAAACGGTAGATTACTAACTCATGTTATTTTTCACCCAGTTCAAAAGAGTCTGAATAGATTGATCCAAATTGATTATACAGTTAGGATCCAGACACTAACAACATTTAGCGAGACTTAAGATGCCGTATTCAATTTCTTTTAGTGATCCAGGGAAAAGTTCTAACCCTATAACCGTTAATGATTTAACTGAAAATAATACCAGTACCAGTCTAAGTCTTGTTGGTAGAAATTATTCTAATTACGGTGTTGCTGTTGCAAAAAGTTTTGTACATCTTTTAGAAAATTTTGCTAGTCCATTGTCCCCAAACAACAGTATTGAAGGACAGTTATGGTACAATAACAGCACTAAGAGATTGTATATTAATGATTCTACTGGCGGAACGAATAATTGGAGACCAGCAGGTGGCACTCACGTTGCTCCTACATTAGGTAGACCAACAAATGCATTGCTAGGTGACCTTTGGGTTGATACATTAACTCAGCAATTAAATTTATATAACGGCACAGACTGGGTATTAGTCGGTCCATCAGCATTGTCTGGTAAAAAGTCTGGTGTATACGTTGAAGCTATTTTAGATAGCTCAGGAATTGAACATTTTGTAACTATTGAATACAATAATGACAGCGCAATAAAAATTATTGCAACAGAAAGTTTCATTCCTCAAAAAACAATTGAAGGATTTAATCAATTAAATCCAGGTATTAATATTACTAGCAAAAAATTTATAGGACCTGGCGACACTATAGTTCCTACAACAAGCGCAAAAATTCACGGATCATCAACATCAGCAGATGCTTTAAACGTTCTAACACCAAGTGTTGAAACTGTATCAGCTGATAATTTTGCTCGAAGAGACACTTTGAACTTATTTTATGGACAACAGTCTATATTAAATGACGCAGGTCTTACAATTGGAACTGCAAACAATTTAAGTCTAGCAGTTGTTCAAGGATCTGGAGTAATTAAAAACACGTCAGATGGCGGCTCAATTGATATGGTAATTGCATATCAAGGAGCTAACAACGTTATTTTAAAAATTGACGGAAAAAATAAACGAGTTGGTATTAATCATCCATTGCCTAATGCAGAATTAGATGTTAATGGTGATGCATTTATTAGTGGGCATCTAATTACAACTGGTATACTAGATAGCACAAGTGCTACTAGCGGATCATTGCAAATAAGAGGCGGCGCAGGTATTGCAAAGAATTTATATGTTGGGAAAAACATTACTTCCAGCGGTCACTTGCGTGTAGGTGAATTAGATGAATTTGGCGGATCAATTGCAGGGCCAGCAATTATACCACAAGTAAATGCTCTTTATGATATTGGAACACCAACTAATAGATTTAAAACAGTGTACGCAGATACATTTAGCGGAGCATTTAGCGGAGCATTCACTGGAACAGTTACTGGTACAGTAATTGGTGCAGCCAGTTCTCTAGCAGTATCAACTAATTTCCAACTTGGTGGCGACTTAACTAGTCCTGCTCCAGTAAGTTTCAATGGAACAGGCGGGACATTGACTATTGGGGCTACACTTGCAGATTCTGCAATACGAGGAAAACCAGAAGTACTAGACAATAGAACAGACGATACTATTTTAATACATAGATCCAACGTAGGTTTACGTAGAGTGACCCGTACAAGTTTCTTATTAGGAGAGGCATTTGTTCCAATTGGTAGTATTTTCCCATTTGCGGCTTCAAATGTTCCTTTAGGATACTTACTGTGTGATGGTTCTCTAATTAGCAGAACAGAATATCCTATTCTTTATCAAACTATTGGAACTACTTACGGTAGCGGCGCCGGCGGCACATATTTTAGACTTCCTGATTTACGTGGCAGATTCCCTCTTGGTAATGCTGGTATGGCAAATTCGTTTGCTAATCCTGTGGTACAGAAAACTGTTGTTGTTGGACAAACTAGTCAAACATCTGTTACAGTTTCCAATACTGATAATATTTCTATTGGTATGCAAGTTACTAGTACTGAAGCAACTGTTCCAGCAGGAACAATTGTTACAAGTATACCAAATTCAAACACAGTAGTTTTGAACAATCAACTTACTGCTGGAGCCAATGCAACACTGACATTTACACTAGTTGTTCTAAGAGAAAGTGTTCCATTAAATTCTACAGATAGAATTTCAAACAGAACTGGAAACTTTACAGCATCTACAAATGGTGGTGAAGGTGGTGCAAGTCAGCATACTCTTAATACATTCTCTAGCGGATCTGATCAAATTCAATTTTCACCAGGTTCAGGACAAACTTTAAACAGGAACTTTAACATTCCTATCACTAACCCATACTTAACAATTAACTATATTATTAGGGCGGGTGTTGGTTCATCTCAAATAGGTTAAGGATAGACGATGCCATACGTAATAAAAAAAACAGACGGTAATATAGTAGCAACTGTAACAGATGGTACAGTTGATAGTTCTAGCACCTCTTTAAAACTGATTGGTAAAAATTTCAAAGGTATTGGAGAAATTTATAATTCCAACTTGGTACACTTATTAGAAAATTTTTCAAATTCAAGTCCACCAAATAATCAAATTAAAGGGCAGTTGTGGTTTAATTCTAACACAAGTAAATTAAATGTTTTTGATGGAACAAATTGGAGACCTGTTGGTAGTCCATTTGTTGGTACAAGTAGACCAGCTAACTTGGTTGAAGGCGATCTATGGATTGACAATGCTAGCCAACAGTTAAAGTTTTTTGATGGATCTAATTTAGTAACTGCTGGACCAATTTATACATCAAGTCAAGGTAAAACAGGTTGGATAGTAGAAGAAATTATTGATACTAGGGGAAATTCTAGAGTAGTAGCAGTCATGTATGTGTCAAATGTAAAAATGGCTATACTAAACCCTAGTGCTTTTGTGCCCCTAATTGCAATTTCAGGTTTTACGACAGGCATTGAGGAACTCAAAGCAGGATTATCTTTCAGTACTAGTGTTGTAGATAACAACATAAATGCACCTTCACAGTCAGCAACAGCTTTAATCGACCCAGTTGATGGGAACTTGATATCTACTAAGTTTGTTAGAAGTGATAAAAATTCTAGTATTGATGGAAGTTTAACGCTAACAAGTCTTGATGGATTAATAATTTCAGCAACAGACACTGGTGTAGCACTATATATAGAGCCAGAAAGCGGCAATTATCACACCTATTTGACAAATAACGGGGTTAACAACAAGTTAACAATCCAAACTCGAACATCTAATGGATTTCAAAATTCATTAATGATTGACCCAATAAACAAGTCAATCAACATTTATCCTAACGACACTTGGAATACTCTTCCAGGAGATACTCCACAGTTAAATGTCAATGGAGATGTTACTATTGAAGGCAATTTACTTGTAGTAGGTGAAACACAGTTTACTAATTCTACTACATTACAGATTACTGATAAAAATATTGAGCTTGCAGTAGTTTCAACACCTTCAGATACTACAGCAGATGGCGCAGGATTAACTGTCTACGGAGCTACAACTAAATTATTAAGATGGATGAAGTCTGGAATTACAGTTACAGTATCACCTTTAGTAACTTTACCAGCATGGGAAGTCAATGACAATTTTAAAATTCCTTCAACAAACAGTTTGTATATTGGAAATAATCAAGTTTTAAGTTCCACAACATTAGGCAGTAATGTAGTAAACAGTAGTTTAACAAATGTTGGACATTTATCAGACCTACAAGCAGCCGAATTTACATTTACTGATAATGAAATAACAGTAGATCCAGCTTCTAATCTTGTTATTACTTTAGGAACTGGTAGAATAATTGAACTTACTACTAGAGCTAGAATTGCAAACGTAGATGCCCCGTCGTTACAGTTTGATGCGGCGAACAAGGAATATGTTGATGATGTTAAAACGTCTCTAAATTACGTAACAGTTGATACAACAGGTCTTGCAACTCCTGCAACTGATGCCATTGCACAAATTGACGCACTAATACCTGCACTATCGGTCAATGTTGGCGATGTTGTTAGAGCATTATGTCTATCTTATACAAACGGATCAACAACACCAACTGTAACACGAGTAGTAAGAATTTATCAGTGTGATCTTGTTATAGGAACAAGAACATGGGTATACCAAACTGGACAAGACATTGCAGTATAACGGAGCGATTAGATGACATATTCAATTAAACTTTCAAACAACAGCGTATTAGTCGATGTACCAGACGGTGCAATAGACAGTTCAACCGTATCTTTAAACTTGGTTGGAAGAAACGTTGCTGGTTATGGGTTTTATCAAAATGAAAATTTTGTACATTTATTAGAAAACTTTTCTAAAAATACTCCTCCTGACAGTCCTTTAGTTGGACAATTATGGTATGATACCTTAACAAATCAATTAAAACTTTATAGTTCTTCAGAAATTTGGCAAGGGGTTGGTAGAATTGAACTAGCATCAACTAAACCTGCATTACTGTCATCTAAGAAGGGCGACTTTTGGTACAACACCACTTCAAACGAATTAAAAGTGTTTGATGGAACAGATTATGATTTAGTCACTACTAGTATTCCAGGTTTTGGCACTAGTAGATTAGAAGGAAGTATCATTCCAGGGATCAAAGATGGTGAATCAATTGAATCAAATAATCCAGTTTTAAAATTATTTGTTGATGATTTGTTAATTGGGATAGTATCAAAATATGCATTTGTCCCCACAACACCAATTGTAGACTTACATGATAATATTGATAATCCTGGCAGTGTACTACCAGGTTTAAATTTGGTTGGATCATCTTTAATTAATGGTAAGGTAGATCAAACTTATGCATTAATAGATCCAACAGATGGTCCACTTACATCAGAAAGTTTTGTTAGAACTGATAGTTCGTTAGTACAGGAAATGCAATCTAGCATTTGGACTAAGGAACACGTACATGCAGGTATTAGAGACAACGATAATGCACAATATCTAGTTAAGATTGGAAATTACACAGGATCAAATGCTGACGAAGATTTAGATGGCCATATTGTTTATACTGGCACACGGTTAGTAATTACTTGCGCAGAACCTTTTGAACCAATTAGAGATGTAATATCTTTTGACAGTGGATTAACTAACAAAACAGTTGTTAAACCATTGAGCACTGTTGATATTGGTTCGGCAGCAGGGCCTTTTAACGCAGTATATTCTACTAGTTTAAACGGTAACTTAACTGGTACAGTGACAGGAAACGTTATTGGCAATATAAATGGTGATAATGCTAAACTAGACAAAGTTTATACTAGAGACGGTCTTACAACAGTAGTTGATTTAACAAAGTCTACTACTGAATTTTACGGTAAACTTGTTGGTAGTCTGCAAGGTAATACAACTGGTGATGTTACAGGAAACGTAATTGGTAACTTGACTGGTGATGTGACTGGCGATGTTACAGGAAACGTAACTGGCAACGTTACGGGCAACGTAACTGGCAATGTTACAGGCAACGTAACCGGTAATATAACTGGAAATGTACTTGCATCAAATGGGCAAGTAGTAATTAATAATGTTACCAGAGAGTTTATTGGTACATTAACTGGAAATGCAAGTTCAGCATCAACACTATCAGTTCCAAGAACCATAAACGGTGTGTCATTTGATGGTAGTGAAAGTATTGTGATAACAGATTCTACTAGATTGTCATTGCTAGGCGGAACACTTGCTGGACCATTGACATTGGCAGCTGATCCAATTGATTCAAGACATGCTGTTACAAAAGAATATGTTGATACTTTGGTACAAAGTAAACCTTTATTTTTTAGTTTAGATACTAGAGGATTAAATGAGACAGGGTCAGGAGCAGGTTCAGTTGTTGAACTTTTGAATTCACTAGCACCAGTTACAAATTTGATTCCACTAACAGTGTGCAGAGTTGCTTCAACAATACAAAACATTTCTACTACAACAAGTGCGTCATATGGAAGTTTTATTAGTATACACTATGTGAGTAGTGTAAACGTAGTCACAACAGTTAACAATCCTACAAGAAATAACGATTTAGTCTACAGAGTCAATGCAGGAAGAACAAGTTGGGAATATGTATCAGGTTAATTTAATTAAGAATTATTTGACTAATGCTAGCGAAATTATAGAATTGGCAGAAAAAGAAAAACATAATTTTTCTTTAAGACAGCCAAATGAAAAATATAATTTTTCTACAACATATGGAGATAGTCAAATGAAATCTCTTTTTTATTTTAATATGAGTGAAGAATTAAAGGCAGCTATTTTTAAAACGTTAAGTGATGAAGATAAAACTGCTACAGGTTTTGTGATTAACAGATATGATTCAGGAGATTTTTTAAAAAGACACAAAGATTCTCAAGGAGCATATTGGAAGTTTAAGTTGATATTTTTAAGAAGTGATAAGCCTCATTTTGTTTGGTATGATAAAGAAGGCAACAGGAACTTTGTTGAAGAAGAACCTGGAGCGTATTTAGAAATGCCTATTCATATTGAACACGAAGTAACAGAGATTGGACAGGACGAACAACCAAAATATAGTCTTGTATTAAGTTGGGGAATATAATGGCAAAAGAAAATAGAAAATTATTGTTTTTAAAATCTACAGGAATTCTTATTGGTGAGGTTACTGCTGACACTGACGAATCAGTGTTGGACCTGTCTAAATTTTACGTTAGAGACGTAAGTATTGACACTGCGAATCAAGAATACTGGAGTGGTGACTATGCAACTGGACGAGTAATGTCTAGACTTGATAAACCAGTTGTTACTGAATCTACGTTAAATTACGCTACCAATTTAAAAGTTTTAGAGACCTATTCAATACACAAGCAACTGAATATTTTAGTGGACATGCTGGATAAAAATGCCACTGAAAAGACACCAGAATTTGTGGCTATGAGGGACTTTTTGAAAGCAGTTAGACAAGAACATTTACAAAAGGTACAAGCATACTCAAGTAATTCAGAAGCATACACTTGGGTATCAAAAGAACAAGAAAATGCCATGCTTTCTAAGAAAGTAGTTTAATGGTAAATATTAGAAATAACTGAGAGTTGACATGCCATATACAATAAAGAAATTTAACGGTCAAACAATAGCTATAATACAGGATGGTTCTGTAGATAACATTTCTACAGATCTCAATTTGCCTGGAAAAAACTATTCTGGATACGGAAAATCATTAAACGAGAGTTTAGTATATCTATTAGAAAATTTTGCTAATTCTGTAGAACCAACAAATAAAATTACTGGACAACTTTGGTTTGATACCAGTGTTAAAAAAATTAAAATTTATAACGGAGTTGAATTTAAGCCGTTGGGCACTATTGAACATAGCGCAACAGCTCCAACAGGTCAACTAGCAGGGGATTTGTGGTTTAACACTACAACAAGCCAACTGTTTGCTTATAATGGTACTGAACATAAATTAATTGGACCGTTGTTGGTTAATCCAAATGCGGCACAATTAGTGTCTAAGATATTGATTGATACTGGCGGAAATCGCCATACAGTGTTAGCTTCACAGTTTGAAGACACTATTACTACTATATTTTCTAAAGACGAGTTTGATATTGATTCAACACAAACTCCTATAACAGGATTTGGTAAAATTTTTAAAGGTGTTACATTACCTTCAAGAACAAATTACCCAAATATTAAATTTGGGGGCATGGCTAAAACTTCAGAATCGTTGCTAGTGAACAATGTAGAAATTCCTGCGGCAAATTTTGTACAAAATACAGGAACTGGTAATCAAATTATGAATACCAGTTTATCTATTAGAGTAGAACCGTCTCTTAATAATAATGGAACATTTTCAAATGTTAAGGGTTTATTCTTAGGAAGCTCGGATAATTTCTTTTTAGGTTACAATGCTGGAACAGCATATCTTAATAATATAACTGGGTCTAATTTTAGTTTAGGCGTAACTGTTTCTGGAACACTTAGAAAAGTTATTGCAATTGATAACACTGGCATAATTCCAGAAACAGATAGTACATTTAGTCTTGGCACAAACACTAGAAAAATTAAAAATGTTATTGCAAGTAATTTTGTTGCAGTTGATGATCCTAGTCTGCCAGTTGGTAATGCGGCATTTAGAGGAAAGGTAGAAGGAACAACTGTATCTGCCAGTGCTGGATTTGTTGGTAGACTAGTGGGGAATGTCAATGGTAATATTGTAAAAAATGACAATACTGAAGTATTGACTATCAGTGGATTAACTCCAGTATTTAATGGAAGAACTAATGGTAGTCACTATGGTAACGTAGTTAATTTAAATGCTCCAGTTGATCAACAAATAGCAGTTGACGTTAGTGGCACAAGTACTGTGTTTAGAGGTGCTTTTTCTGGAGTATCAGAGACTGCTTCTAAGATAAGAATTGGTAACACTGACTATGCAGGTTTGGTATCTAGTGTCAATCCAACTCCATATAGAAATACTGTAGCAGTTCGTGATGCAGATGGCAACTTGTCAGCAGTTCAATTTTTAGGAACTGCACAACAGTCTATTTCCATTTTAGATCAAAACCAAGTTCCTAGAGTCGCTTCAATAAGCAATACGCCTTTTACAATTGTAGTTAGAGATTCCAACGGTTCTATTCAAGTTGGAAACATTGCAGGTACTGCTACTAACTCAGACAGACTTGGCGGTCTAGTTCCTTCTGTTTTAAACACACCAAGTACAATTGTTGCACGTGATGCAGCCGCAGATATATTTGTCAATATTGTACATGGAACTGCGACTAGTGCTAACTATGCTGACTTGGCTGAAAAGTATCTTACAGATGCTGAATACGATGTTGGCACAGTTGTTAAAATTGGTGGTGAAAAAGAAGTTACAGCAAGTACTTGGGGCTGTCGTGCAATTGGTGTAGTGTCTGCTAATCCTGCTTACATGATGAACAGTGGATTAGAAGGTGGAACATACATTGCATTAAAAGGTCGTGTACCAGTTAAGGTCATTGGACGTATTAAGAAGGGCGAAGACTTAATTGCATCAGACAACGGATATGCTGTAATGGCAGTGCCTCATGCTAGTAGAGTATTTGCAGTGGCTTTAGAAACCTCCGATGATGAAGGTCCTAAAGTAATTGAAGCATTAATTCTTTAAACTGCCATAGGTGCTGAAATTGCACCGTGACTTTGATAATTTTCTAAACTAATATCGGACATTGCAAATTTTGTAATGTCCTTTATTTCTGGGTTTAATACCAACTTGGGGCAATCAAATGCTTCTCTTTCTAATTGCTCTTGAGCTTGTTCCAAATGGTTGTTATACAGATGAACATCGCCAAAAGTAATGATTAGTTCACCCACATCTAAATCACAGCATTGTGCAATCATATGTGTGAATAATGCATAAGAAGCAATATTAAAAGGCACTCCCAAAAATATGTCTGCACTACGTTGATACATTTGACAACTTAGTTTGCCGTTGTTTACATAAAATTGTGCAAAACAATGACATGGTGGCAACGCCATAGAATCAAGCTCTCCTGGATTCCACGCTGTAATAATATGTCTGCGACCGTTAGGGTCTTCTTTAATGCCCTTGAGTAATTGTTGCAGTTGGTCCACATGGCGCACACCCATCTTGTTGACACCAAATACTGGAGCTCTCCAAGTACGCCACTGAACTCCATAAATTCGACCTAAGTCATCTTTATGTTTTTTCTGATGCTTATTGACCCAATAATCTGCATTGGCATTTTCAGACCATATGGTCTTTTTATCACTGTTCGCATCACCGTGCAAAATTTCTTTAAGTTTGCGTTCGTCGCCACTGCCTAAAATAAACCAAAGCAGTTCACTAACTACAGCTTTCCATGCTAACTTTTTGGTTGTGATTGCGGGGAAGCCTTTGCTTAAATCAAATCTAAGTTGCTCCCCAAATAAACTAATTGTGCCTACTCCAGTTCGATCTTCTTTTAATGAACCTTCGTTAATTATTTTTGATATGAGATTGTGATAATTATCCATTAGACCTTCTTACGGTAATGCCAAATTTCAAAATTTTGATTATTATCTACACCTTCACCAAGTAGACGTCTGTCGTTCCAATGGTATTGGATAGAAGTTAAATCAATATCTTCTTCGTACACTACAAACTCTTTAATAATGGTCACACGCCATTCATCAATATGGTCCCAAAATGCTTTGAACACATTTACACCACCTGCAATAATAATGTTTTTATCTGGGTGTGTTTCTTTAATCATACTAATGATGTCATCAGCAGATCCTGAAACTCTTTTTACACTGTCGCTTTCTTCTAAATCTACATTATTAGAGTAGACATAGGTTACTTCTCCACGCAAATGGTGGTGCGAGTCAAAAGATTTTCGACCAACTAAAACTATATTATTTTTGGCAAGTTCTTGATAGGCATCCTTAGCTGAATATAATTCAAGCCAAGGCATACGGCCATTGATACCAATACCGCCTACTTCTGTACTAATTACGATTGCTGTTGTTGTCATTTCCTAATTTTGCTGAGGTAAAACTTACCTCACTCCTTATCATGTCAAAATCTAGCAGGTATTCGACCATGCTAACGCCGTGTAGTTCATGGACATCGCCAATTAGTTTTTCTAATTCTAGTGAGGCGGTTTCTAAGTTGCTTGCCCAATCGTCACGTAACTTAGATGCCACATCTATAGAACAAGTGTCTTGGTTTTTGAGTTCAAGTTCTACGCTTGCAATGTATTTAATCGGGATAGCACGTAAAGATACGTCTTCCAAAATCTCCCGCCAATTTGCATCCAAGCCAGATACTATCCTAACTCTCCTAGGAAAAGTACTAGAAATAACTGCCCCCTTTAAGCTTCTACAGCTTTAGCAGTTTTCTTTTTTGGAGGATCTAAGTCGTCTGCCTGTTTACGCAGAGTTTGTGCTTCTTTAAACAATGCATCTGCTTGACTACGTAGACTCTTGGCTAACTTAGTATCATCTAATACTTCATTTATACTAGCAATATCGGCAACTGGAGTTTCTGTAATTTGTGCAATTTCAGTAACCTCACCTTTCTTGCCACCAGCTAGCTCCTCTAAAGATATTCCTTTTTGTTCCGCAATAAGTTTATTCAACTCATCTAAAGAAATTGACTGACTTGGTGTTGGTGTTACAATAACATCCTTAGTTGAAATCTTTCTAAGTTTTTTATTGTAATGTAACCAAGCTAACATTTCACTGTTATCTGGGAATCTGCGAGTTGCAAGGATTGTAGCTAACTCAAATGCACCTTGTGATTCAGGAGTTTGCAACTCAGTCATCAGTGCATCGTGGTGAGTGGGCCCCAGCCCTTGGGTACCCACCACAAGACAACTGTGTGGATCACCCGGAATTGTTCGAAAAACAATGACAACTGGGGCATCATTATTTTTCATTTTTCCGACGTGTTTCATTTTTTTTCCTTATTGTTTTGGTGCTTCTGCGGCACCTTCAGTTTTAGCTGGTGCAATGTGATTTAGAAATGCTTCTAAACGATTATACACTTGGCCAACACTAGCTAATTCACCTGCTTTAAATGTACCGCGTTGACTTGCAACGTCAATAATTGTGCGTAATGCTTGTAGATCATTGACAGTTAGGTCAGGTGCTGGTGCTTGTGCAGGTGTTGCCTCAGCGGCTGTTGCTACAGTTTCTGTTGCTTGTACTTCAGTTTGCTCACTCATTTATTTCTCCTATTTTCTAAATATGGGCATGTAAGCATGAACATTGTCAATTCTCTTGGATCTTCAAATCCAATTTTAGTTGACTCTGTCATAAAATTTCCATTAGATATATTAAGCTCTGATTGCACACAAAACCTACTATTTAGGTTTGTATAAATCCATCTTGTCAATGTAGGTTTATCACAATCTACATCAACATAGACGCTTTCAAAGTGTTTTGGAATACGATGTACTACTCGATAGTCCAAAACATTTAAAGGATTCAGTGTACCATTTTTCAGTGGCATAATAATCTACGCAGTTTATTTATAATGTGCGTACTGACCGAATGGAGATTTTATATCTTCCGAACCGTGAATAATGAACAATGTATCACAGTAGTCTTCATCTCCCCAGCTTCCGCAGGGATATCCGTCAGTAAACATTACAAATTTCTTAGGTTCAATTCCTTGATCTTTCATGAAGTTATAATTGCAGTCAAAGTCAGTACCGCCACCGCCCTTAATTTCATAAGAGTCTAAATCTTGGCCGTTATCGGCACTAAATTTGGCATAGTTATATACTTCTGTATCAAAGCACCAAAGTTGGATATTATAGTCTACATATTCGTCCATAATTCCTTTAACTTCACTTAAGAAGTCTTTGGCTTGTGCATCACCAATTGAACCAGACATATCAATACCAATACAGATATCAATAGTTTCATCATTAAGCATACCTGGCAAAACCGCCCCAGTATGCCATCCTTTTCGACTTGGACGCATAAAGCTATAATTGCTACGAAGAATACTTTGAATATTCATACGCAACAATTGACGCCAATCCATTTTTGGCTCTGTAAGGTCTTTAAGGAGTCTCTGGACACCCACTGGGACTCGACCAGCGCCAGCTGCCTGTGCGGCGGCAACCATTGCTTCTTTTAATTCATCTCGAATTTTTTTCAGTTCTTCTTTGCTATATTTAGGAGCACCTTTTCCATCCTTATCGCCATTACTTTCGCCATCTCTAGGATCACCGTCTTCGTCCCAATCCATATGTTCGTCAAGTAACTCGCCCAACTGCTTAAGGAGTTCTTCAGCACTCATAAATTTGACATTCTTCATCAAGTCGTCATAAATTTCTTCAGAGCTCTTACCTCGATATTTTGAGTCATAACAAATTTTTACTTGATCAATTTTCTCACCAATGCGTTCGTCAATCAAAATTTGATTAACAGCAAAGTCACAAGCATAGTTAAAAAACTTTGGATCTCTATCTAAACGACGTGTTAGGTGGTCAAACACATTATGTAGTGTTTCGTGACCAAAAAGGAATTCACATTGTTTTGCACTCAGTGATTTAATAAAGTCAATATTGTAATAAAAATTACGACCATCAGTTGCGGCAGTAGGACACCAATCGCTAGCATCAATTAGTTGCAGGCGTGTTGCTAAATTACCAAAAAATGGTTGTCGTAGTAAAAGTCCAACTCTAGCGGTAATAAGTTTTTCTACAGCATCATTTTTCTCTTTTGTGCTGTGTTCTCGCTTTTCGAAAACTTTTTTATTGTTTTCGTCTTTCATAATAGTTGAGGACATATACAACCTTTCTTTCAATTATATAGCATATTATAGCACGAATCTTGTTAAAAGTCTATAAAAGAAAGGGCATTTAAGCCCCTTCTTTGTTATTTTTTGCACTTATTTTTCAAGGGCAGTAATAACGTACTTGCCAAATCGATCATGGAACTCATCAAAGTTCTTCATTTCAGCAGGATCAAAAGGCAGTTGGAAGTTGGTAAGAGCAGTCTTTGCGCCCATAACAACAATTTCTGTTGGGAAATTGTCCATCATAAAACGGAAGAAATTGTCTGCCATGCCATCCCAATCTTTAGCTTTCTTGTTATGACGCTCGTCAAGCTCATAGCACATGCCAATGGTCAAAGAATACATTGCTGAAATTTCTTTAATTTTCAACTCTTTTACTTTACCATCAAGGATTTCTGATGGATTAGGCAACTGACCAGAAATTTTACGGTGTGCCATAAACTTAACAGCAAGACCTTCACCAACAGCACCTGCAACCAAGTCAGTAATAGTACCGTCATCAGTGTCTTCGTCTTCAAGAAGCTCACTAACAAAAGACCAGCTACGTGGTGTAGCAAATGCACGACTTGCGGATTTAGGATCAAAGTCATACAAGTCTTGTTTTGCATAGTTTAGATAACCAGCAACGTCTTTGTGTACTTTATTTGAAGTAGCCCACTGATTCCAGTCATCAAAGTCTACACGCAATTCCAAGTGAACAAAACGATTTGCCAACGGGGCTGGCATACGATATGTAACACCTTTATCAGTTTCACGGTTACCTGCGGCAACAATGCTAACACCTTCTGGAAGTACATAAGTACCTACACGGCGATTCAAAATCAACTGATAAGCCGCAGCCTGTACGCTTGGCGGAGCCGCATTAAGCTCGTCCAAAAACAAAATAGCAGTGCTATTTTTATCACTAGGCAACTCTGCGGGAGGAGCCCAGCTCATTGTGTTTTCTGTAGCATTGTAATAAGGGATACCTTTGATATCAGTAGGCTCCCAAAGAGGAAGTCGAACGTCAATCACCTCACGACCATCTTCGGCTGCAATTTGTCGAACAATGTCGGATTTGCCAATACCAGGCGCTCCCCACATAAAAATTGGACGCTTTTTAGACACACACTTGCGTAGTGACTTTTTAGCCTCGTTAGGGGTGACTGTACGATTTGCACTAATTTCGCTCTTTGCCATTTGTTACCTTTCTAAAAACAGAATTAAATGTTTACTGTCTTTATATTGTAATGCCATTAGGACAAAAAGTCAACTACTTCTGCAAGTTTCTTTGTCGTGTTGCTCGTTTTGCTCTTCCAAATTTGGTAAGATCACCATCAAACAGCACCAATTGTAGTGCAGTTTTTTCATGGGTTACCAAAATTTCTTCGTTGGTTAGATAGTATGGGCAATCAATAAATCTATCCAAATCAATAATCATTTTGTTAGTAATCACTAACCCAATTGGAAATCTAATTTGGTAAAATTTTATTTCAGCGTTGGTATTAAAGTATTTGTAACCACTGTCTGATAAACGAAATCTTCTATCTTCAGCAGAACGCCAGTTTACCCACCATGCCCTGTATAGCATGTTAAAACTTTTTGGGTCACTACTATATTTTTCGTCGTTTGAAATTAATGCTTTGGTAATGTTAGTCTTGTTCATTAACTGGTTCACCAGTTGTTAATTTATACACACAAAAATCTTTGCATTCAAACATCTTATTCAATTTGTTAGAAAGATTGTGTGCATGACCAGGATTACTAAAACTTACTTTTTTATATTTAGGTCCAGGATAACTACTAACCAAACTAGTGGTTTTTAAGTTGACTGGTTGACCCTTATAAAAAACTGCCCAAATGGCATCACTCTCTAAAACTTGCTCAGTTTTATAGTTCTTTTTGTTAGTACTTTCCAACAGTATTTTTGGCTTTGGTCTACTCATAAACTACGTATCCTCGTTTATATACGTAGTTTATTTATTAAAAAGTACCACCATCCATAGACACTGAAATTACCCCGTCATCGCTTGTTTTGACTGCTTTATCGAGGTTACCAACTGCTCTTGCTAGTACCAATGTAAGATTTTCTACTAATATCTGCGCTTCTTTAATATCTAGAACAATTTGTTTTTGATTTGTCTTTTTAGCGGCAAATACCTTATTAGCAAAATCTTCAATTATATAATTATTAATTTCGTTCACGATGTGCCTTTGAAAGTTCAAGTCTTACTTCTGCATCTGTATGAAAAGGACCACGATAAGGATATCTTTCCAAAGTGATTAATTTAGGGCAATGACTTTTAACCCATCCCTTTGGAAACTTAATCAAGTAATGTCCGGCACAGTGCTTACTAATGCTTTTTGCACTCTTTGTATAAATTGGAAGTTTGCGTTGTACATCATACAAAGGGTTATGCGGAAATGTTTTAGTTTCATAACCATAAACATCTTTTGTTTTGCTTGCCTTAACAGAGTATGGAGTTTCAATAATTAAGTCCATTGCCGCTTCAACTTCTTTTAAGTCATGGAATTCAATTTTAGTACCATTAGCAAAAAATACATAGCCTGATTTTTCTTTGCTCAAAGTTCCTAATTTTACTCCATTAGTTTCTACTATCCATTCTTTATTTGGAATTAAAGGTTTAGCACATGGTAATGTCATATAATCCCTTTCTTTTATTTTTGGTATCTAGCATTAAAAGCGTCAGCATAAGTTTGAATGTTTTCACTAATTTTGGTAAGTTCATAACTAGCACAAAATTTTAACATTTTTACTCCTACTTGACCTACTTCTTTTGAAACAGCATTAGTTTTAATTGTTTCATCAATTATTTGTCTAATAGCTTCAGGTTGTGCAGACAAATCACAAAGTAGTCTATTACGTTGATAATCGTCTAATACCCTGTGTTCTACGCCTTCATGATCCACCCACTTTTGGAGCATCAGATTGTTCCAAGCATACCCTTTAGTAGTACGATCTTCAAATGCTTCAATAAGTCCTACTTTGCTTTTTGTTCCTTTAGTTCGCACACCAGGATATGCTGAAAAGATATTATCACTTGTATCGCCACGCATACATTTTTCAAACAACAACCATTCTGGATTAGGAGCAGGTTTTTCTTCCCCAGTTTTTTTATCTTTTACTCTTTTGCCTTTTGAATCAAAATAGCCTTCGTGTGTAGTTGTTACTTCACTCACACCATTATACTGTTTTACATTAGGGGCAATTAATTGTGCAAAATCGCCATCTGTTGAAATGATAACATGATTATCATTTGGATGTGCTTGAATAAAGCCTGCAATTAAATCATCAGCTTCTAGTTGAGAATTTTGCAAAACTGTACAGTTTGTTTTTTCAGTAACAAATTGTTTAAACTGATCAAAGGTCTCCCAAAAGACTCTTTCTTCTTCTGCTTCTTTTTCGTTATGTGCGGCTCTAGCATCAGACCTATTTCGTTTGTATGGACCGTAGTGATCTTTACGCCACGAGCGACCCTCGAGGCAGAAGATAACATGACTGCCGTTAAAGTCGTTCCATGCCTTTCTAACGCTATTAAAAGTAACATGAAGACTCATTCCAATCTTAGTTTCAAGATCACCTTTAATTGCATGCCTTGCACGAAAAAACGTGTTTGCAGTATCTACGAGTATATATGACATTTAACTTACTTCCGATTTGCCGTTGCCTAAATTGTTTATATTGATGTAACCACTTCCCCGACGTTCCATGTTCACACCTTCTTCACTGCCAATGTTCCTACACAAATTTTGGAACCAAACATCAACAATACTTTCCTCAGTTGGGCCATCATAACCATGACCCTTTAATTGTACTATAAAGTACTCGTTCCAGTCAAGCTCAAAAAATCCGTTAGATGGATTATCAGGATTAACGTGTGTTTCTAATACAGCTACCCAAGGTTCTTTTCTTTTAGTAGCTTCTGCTTTGGAAGTATATTGCTTAGTTTCTTTTTTAGCTCTTGGTTTTGCCGCAGGCTTTTCTTTGTAAGATTTAGCAATATCTTTATCTTCAGCCGCCGCTGTTCTTTTTCTAGGCACAGTTTTTTTAACTGGCTCTTCCTTTTTTACTGTTGTTTTTCTAGTTACCATATTAAGTCCCCCATGCATTACCAAACAAGTCTACGTGCAATCTTGGACTAAATCTAAAACCTTTTTGTAAACATAGTTCTGCAACTTGACGTGCAGTTTTAGCTTGTCCTTCTTGCGTAGCACCACAAGGCATCAAATAAACATCACAAAAAATTTCTTTTTCTTTATACAGTTCAATGGCCTTTTCAACTTCTAAAACATCTTGTTCATCAGTTACAACAAATTTAAAATAAAAGTTCCTACCAGGTAATCCATAGTATTGAGCCGCTACTTCTGGCTTAATTGCTTCGTCCCATGCCTCTCCAGAACTAGTCAATTTAGGACTGCAACTCCAAGTAAACTTAACAAAGTAATTTGGATCTCGAGTAGGACCAAAACCAAGATCCAGCATCATTTGGATAAATTCTTGTTTTAGTTCATGTGTTGTATTTGTTTCAAATGTTACATTTTTAATGTCTTTAAATTGCGGTTGTTTTAATAAAGCCGCCAATTGCTTTTGCCACATTAAAGGCTCACCGCCAGTAATAACAAGATGTACATCCTGACCGTTATCACATGTCCATTTTCCTTCTGGAGTCATTGCAGTTAGCTTGTCAGCAATAACATCTACGGTATCCCAAGTAGCCAAGTGTTTATATTTTGCACTCCAGCTGGCACTAGTATCGCACCCAATATTACTAACTGGCAGTTCTTCAAAACTCTTATATGCTTCTGGATGATCAGGATTGGCTCTAGGATCATTGTTGTGTGGCATTTGTTCAATAGGTATAAAGTTACCTCTTTCTTGTCCAAAACCGCGACATTCAAAGTTGCAACCAAACGTTCTAAAGAAAACACTGGGCACTCCTACAAAGCGACCTTCGCCTTGTACGCTATAAAACATTTCACTGTATCTAATTTTTTCCATATGTGATTCCAATTTATACTTCATTATACTATTATTTAGGTTGTTTGTCAAACAATTCTAACTGTTTTTTACGACATTCTTGTTTTGCCCAAATTGGAATATCTGGACTTATTTCTGATAGTCTACAATCAATTTTGATTACATCGCCTTTTTTTGGAATACTGTAATATATTGATGCAAACATCGCAATAATAGCAATAAAGGCAAATAATGATATTTTTACAATCTCTCGCTTAGTAATATCCGACATAGGTCTGCATCCTTTACATTATTAAAAATGAAAAACATGGCATCTTCTTTAGGGTGACTTGTATATCGATCTCCAGGTAACCCAAACACTTCTAATACCATAGCACAGGTTTCATTCCACCAAAAGCCATTTTGATTGTCCCAATCAATTTTTACGGTAGCATCACTCATCTTTTTTGTCACTAAATGGCCAAGCAGTAGGTTGATATTTTTCCATACCTATGTCTTCTTTAATGACTTCGTTATAAGCATCTTCATCAACAAGGTCAATTTTTACTGGACCATAAATTAAAACCCCGTCATCTTCAACTTGCCAATTATGATCACCGTCAAATATCCAAGAAGTACCCCAACGTCCATCATCATCTTCTAAGTCACCACGACATCGTTTTTCAATTTCTTCTTTTTCATCGTCGGTAAACTCGCCTTGAAATTCAACATATACAGAACACAAATCGTCAAGCTCACAACCCCAACCAATATTAGTGCTACAATATATAGAATTTACTCCGTTACCGTAGTCTAATACAGGATCATCTAGCTCACGAAAACCTTGACCCCAACGATACCACTCACTAACAATAAATCCTCTAATATCGCCATTAGGTAATGTTTCATAAACATCAACGTAAAATTCAATGTTTTTCTTTTCTAAAGGAGTTATTCGAAATAATTGAGCCATGTCAGTGTTTATGACCGCAATCGCAGTCACCTTTTGTAAAAAAGTTTTTGATAGATTTAAACAAGTTTATGTATCTTGTGTAATAAGGGCTAGCCAATATTTGCGAAGACATTGAGGCATGATGTGGACATCTTCCTTGCCTATAATCACACGTTGTACTATATTCGTTACCACAAGTTTGACACTTCATAATTAATCCTTAAAGTATTTTTCCATTACTTCTAGTTTATCCATGTACTCTGCAATTTGCGCAACTTCTTTTTCAATAGCATCCATTAGATCGGTGTGATCATGAATAGCCATTGGGTTTGCTAACATAATATCTACATTCATTTTGTGCTTACGAATGTGTGCTTCAAAGTGTTGTTCTAGTGTTTCAACGATTTGATTTTTCATTTTGTTTTCCTATAATTACCTTTTTCTGGAATGACGTGACGTACTCCGCCTGTTGGATCTTCCATGTCACCCTTACGTCTTGGGATTAAATGTACGTGTGGCCAATCTACAGTTTGTCCTGCAGCCAACCCTATATTGAGCCCTACATTAAATCCATCCCATTCACCTGCCTGTACTTTTTTTATTCCTAGTTGAACAGCATCGTTCATAGCGTCTGCTAAAACATGTGTAGTATTATACTTTGGTATAAACAACAAGTGTCCTTCTGTAACTGGATATTTGTCTGCAAATACTTTAACGTGAAAGTCTTCCTCAATCAAATTATCCCACGGTGCATTTTTTGAATCTTCTATAAATGCTGGTTCAGTTAGAACTACTTTATATAAGTCGGTCATTTTGTCCACCATTCTTCGTAAGGAAATTCAATCCATACATCGTTTACAGATTTATTAATTTCTTCTCCTGCAAAGTCCATTTTAATAGATGCTTTACTTGCCAAGTTATCAAATAAGACTGCAAATTTTACATTGTTGTTCCAAACAGTTTCCCAGGACTTGTCGTTAGGCATACAACCACTAGGCCAATCATTTAAAATCCAATTGACTGTGTTACCCTGGTCATTAATGTCGTCTACTATTAGTATGTTTTTTCTAGACAATACGTTACTAGATTCGCCATCATTGAATTCTCTGTCTTCTATATTAACATACCCATAAGCATCTTCAGCCATACCTAAATCGCTAACGCATTCGCCACCATCTCGTAAACTTACTTGCAATGGTCGCATTGGAACATTTAGATAATGACTGATCATAACTGCTGGTAGTAGGCCACCTCTACTAATGCCAACAATGTAGTCTGGTTTCCACTCGCTAAGAGTTATTTGTCTGCACAGACTACTAACTAAATTTTTAAATTCAGTGTATGTTATTATGCGCTTGCTCATATCTTTCCTTAAGGTATTGTTCGTGTTGGATCCATTTGTTATTAACTAAAAATCCCCAATCACGTTTTTTAGGTCCAGGCATAAACAGTGTCCATGCTGTTACACCTTCTTTTAGCTCGATGCGATGATAACTGTTTGGACTACAAATGCGGAAATGCCCAGGACCACGCCATTTGCGTACTTCACAACTTTTAGTACCATCTGAGTTAAATTGTGGAATCCATTCGTAGTATCCACCTTTGAGTATCAGTGTAGCATAAGGCCATGGATGATCATGAACATCGTCAGGATCACCTTTTAAAAACTTGTGTAAGAATACGTTAAAAGGAAAATTATCTCTGTCTTTTAAAAACAAATAATAGCGTTCTAAATACGGGTCATCACTTTGACGATCCATAACAATACGCTTTCTTCCTCTCTTATCTAACCAATTAAGGAAATGACTGGTAATCTTCATCGCTTTCTTCCTTACAAAGTTCGTAAACGGTTTTAAATTGATCCCACGCTTTTTGAAGCGCAGGATACTGATTACACATTACACCTAACTCTACTGCTTTGATGTTGTATTCTAAATAGTATTTGTTTTGTGTTTCAAAGTCTAAATTCATCTAGGAGCAAACTCTTGTTGTAATTTAATGTTATCAAAAAATTCTTTTTTCGCTCCTGGATCAGTTTTAAACGTACCAGTTAGTACAGTTGTTTGTGTTAATGAACTGTGAGCCATAATGCCGCGATTCTCACAGCAACCATGTGTGGCTTGAATGTAGACTGCTACGTTTTGGGAGTTTGTTGCTTTTTGGATCTCCCTAGCAATGTCATTACAAAGTTCCTCCTGGAGAGTACCTCGTCTTGCACACCACTGTGCGATGCGTGTGTATTTGCTGAGTCCAATGAGTTTCTCGGCAGCAATAATGCCAATATAAGCAACGCCAGCAACGGGTTGGTGATGATGGCTACACATACTGCGAAGCTCACTACGAACAACCAACATACCCTCATAACGGTCCGCCGAGTCATTTGGAAATGCTGTACAATCTGGTGCTGGTTCATATCTTCCTGCCATTATTTCATTAAAGTACATTTTAGCCAGTCGGCGGGCTGTACCATGCGAGTTAGGATCATTTTCTCGATCAATAAGCAATCGATCTAGTACTAGTTCAAATGCTTCAGTTGCTTCGTCAATGAGCTTGTGTTTCATTTCTTCAGTGACATAATCTGATACATTGTCACCTGCCCAAAAACGTTTTTGATCACGTTTCATTTTAAAGCGAATTACATCTGCTAGATATGCTTCTTTATATCCGCCATCGCCTGCCATTGCGTCTAAGCCTGTTTCATTATTTTTTGATGTCATTATTGATTCCTATACTAAACAAGTTAATTATAACATTATTTAGGATCATATGTCAAACTTTTAAACTTTCCATAGTTATGATTTTACCAATTTCACTGCCTAAATCCTTGTCATTGGTAATAACATATAAACTAATATTGTGTCTGTCTTTTCTATCATCGTACATAGCTGTTTCAATAATGGTACCGCCACTGGCTTTGTACATTTTGAATTTTACAGCCCTAGTGTCCAATGAATCAGAAACTTCTATAGGTCTAATTTGTTTAGTAGAAGCTAGGTTATATGGTACAAGCCCACTATCAACTTCCCTGTCCTTTCGCATAATGTTCTCTGCTTTTTTCATAATCCATTTATCAAACCATTTCATATTAATACTCCATATCTGCGGCAACAATAAACCGATACTCTTTTGATTGAGGTGGCATCGGTCTGTGCCATTGGTCACTGGGATAAACTAGCCAACTTTGACTAGCGGGGGTTACTACCAAACGTTCCTGCTCTTTAACTCCGTTAGGAGCAAACTCAGTACCACTTAGCATATATACAGCATCATTTGGTATATGCAAATAATAAATTGCAGATAAAGAATTATTTTCTTTGGTCAAATGATGGGTGTGCCAAAGATCATCACGATCTTCAACAATGTCATTATTGGTCATGAAACTCCATGCTTGCATATTTTTAATTTGAACTTCTTTGCCCAAATACATAAAACAACTAAAAATAAAACTCATTCGAAGTTTAAGCCAATGTTGTTCAGTTCTAGCAAACACATTTTCAGAGGTTTGAAACTTTGGACTATTTTTAAAATAGTTTCCACTTTCAATTATATTTTTGATGTCTTGTTTTGCAAGTGATTCATCTTGCGGAGATATTATAGAAGAAAAATTATATTTTTTAAATACGTCATTTTCTTCTACAATCGTTCTATTGTTTGAGTTGCTCAATTAATTTACCTGCACTGAAGAAGTTGTTAGTTAAATCAATAGTTTGACTTTTTAGTTTTGGCAATCTAGTTTCATAATGATCCATGTGTTGCATAATTGCAAAACACAAATTTGGACGATGTGCTTGATAAGATTCAAAACTTTCAGTCCATATACTTGGATATTTGAAAATGTCATAGTACATTTCACTATAGCTTAGTCTATCAGGCACCATGGGAATAGCGTCTACTACTGCGCCTTCGTAACAACTAATACCCAGTGTTTCTTGTAGGTTAGCACTGAATACCATCTTTGCTTCGCCTAACAAATTATGATATTCATTTTTTGTTAATTGCTGATCTTGGCATACTACAAATTCATATTGTGGCAAGTGTTCTTTTAGATCTCTAAAGATTTCAACCTGCTTCTCTGGAGCAATTCGATGAGGGAACAGGATAAGATCACGCTTGGGCATATTCTTATACATTGTTAATGTTCCGTCCATATATTCCATGGGCCATCCTGAGCGTACTATCTTTCCACTTGCTACATATTCATCAATTTGATGTTTGACAAATACTTCACGTTTAATCTCAAACAGATTTTTAATAAACAAGTCAATGTGAAAGTCTGTAGCAAAGTAATTGTGATCAAACGAATGGAAAAAACTTTTCTCAGCATGTCTGACCCAAGGCTTGTCACCGACAAGACGACCTAAGAAGTCTTGCGGATCATAACTACCTGCATGCCACAAGCCATGTGTTGTTACTGGAATACCCAGTAACTCACTCATGTACTTTAAGTTTATAATGCCCGGATGCCAAGCATCAGTAAAAATAAAGTGATCACCGGGATGAATGGCTCCGCTACAAAATAAACGGCCCAATTGCTCCACTTGACTAGCTTTGTATATATTGGTACCACCAAAATTAAGAAAAGCGCCAGGAGTGGTTGCAGAAGGGATATCCGTAGGGCCAGATATAATTTGAACATTGTGTCCTGCCTTTCGTAAGAGTTCAGGTACATGGTGCTTCCATTGCCCCGTGTACCTTGTTTCAACTGCTTCTAAATCAACAATGTATATCATTGACGATATGGCTTTTTATAATTGTTGTTACGATTAAAGTCATTTTTAAAATGACGTGGTTTGCTATTTTTACGACGATTCCAGTCGCGATAAACATCAGACTTATACATGTCTGCTGGGTTAAAATTGATTAGCTCCAATCGGCAATGATCGTGCCAGGCTTCAAGATCATCAAAGATCTTAGTTACTTCAGGCTTCATAGTTAGATATTTGTTAAGCCATGCAGGTTGCGCCATTTTATAATTTCCTTAAAATGTTAATACTTGATAAAAGAACCATTTTCTCCATCTTCGGAGACCTCAATCCAAATCTCACGATTAGGATACTTCTTGCTAATGACGTCATATAAATCACCTGACATCATTTCGCAACTCTTGTAGTCTAGTTGGAGTGTACCTTCTGCATACAGTTTTTCCAACCAGCGTTTAAACTGGATAAATTCAATATCGCGATCATCGTGTGTAACACCAATCCATACTTTAAAGTGGAAGATGTGACGATGCGGATAGCCTAGGAAACTTACATCATATTCATCACCTGTTGCAAGTGATGGATCTGTAAGTGCGGCAGGATATTTGTGAATACCTTCTTTGCGAAAAGTAACCCAAATCATTTTATTAGGACGGATGTCATGTTTAATTTTCATGTTGGTGTATCTTGAGTGTATTGATCCCAATAAGTATACTTGTCTTTACTCATTAGGTCATGTAGTTGATGTGTCCACACACCTGGATTAGTAGCACCCCAAGTTCTATCATCCAATTTAAGTGTGGCATTGTAGTTGAGTTGATTAATGTAAGGTAACTTAACACTAATCATAGGAACAAAGCGAGGATATTCACTGTAACAGGATTCCAATACACCTTCAATGTGTTCAACACCAAAGTCTAATGTAACCCAGTAGTCTGCTTTCAAACAGCCCACAATAACATCATCCCATGCTTTGTATTCTTCATGACTGATAGCTTTTGGATTAAAACTCTGACTAGTACCAAAATAGATATGTTTGCAATCAGTTTGAATTGCTTTGTACAGGATATCTTCAAGTGGCGGAGTTCCTACCACAAACAAAGTTTTCATACCATGACAAATGGTATGTTCAACTTCGTACCCAGTAAAATATGTTACTTCTTGACGTTCTTGTGTGTTAAGCATAAAACTAGTATAAACTATACCTTTGATAAAGTCAATGGAAATTGGATAAATCAATCATCCAAAGTAGATTCAAGAGCAACAATTTTTTCATCGTTCATGTCAGTTAATTCTTCATTTGATGGGATTGTGTCTTCACCAAAATCAAACACTGCATTAATAACACGATTTTTAACATCGTTGCCAGTTTTGCCACGCTGTAATCCGCCTTGCAATTCGGTTAAGAAATTGTGTGCATGTTTTAACATTGTGCGTGGATCGTCGCTTTCAAATAATTCTTGAACAAAACGATCAAAGTATAGAATATTTCGAGGAACCCATTCACTTGGGCTATCACTTTTTTCTTCTCGTTCGTTAAGTTTACGCCAGTATCTCCAATCTGGTTTATAACGTGCCACTTCCATATCCATCAGTTGATTAGCACGTTGCACAGCTTGGATGTGTACTTCAGTATTATGTGCCATGTACAAGCCATAACTAAAACTATCCCAACTAGTTTTACCTTCTTTGCCAACTTTGTTTAAGTCGCCAGGTTTATAATAACAAACATCTCCCATAGTCAAACGATTGCCAATAGCACTGCGCCATGGGAATGGTATGGTATCACCTGCCCAAATTTTATTATCTGGAGCTTTTTCCATCAAAATTGACCATTTATCTCTACGGAAACTTGGGTCTGTATATGAAAGACCATATGCTACTGCAATGTAAGGACTTGCACAGTCAAAACTAACAGTGATGTTAGGATTGCAATGCTTACGCAATTGACGTTGTATACTTGTTAAGTAGCAAGCCCAGTCTAATGGAGCAGTACCTAAGAAGTGTATCCAATCTTTGCCTTCTAGCATGCCTTCATCACGCATTGTTATTAGTCTATGCAAAATAATTGGCATATTACACATGTTCTGTGAGCCCATTGCCCAACCTTCAAATGGCAAATGTTTAACAGCATCATACCAAATGTCAGCTTCTTCTAAACTGTTACCTTGTAACACGTTTAAAAATTTTGTATTACCTAGACGATTCTGTGCGAAATAATTATTATTCCAAATAGTTGCATCTAAGCAATCTTGAAAATTATTCAAACCAGTTTTTTCACGATGTAAATCATTACTTGCCCATGTGGGCACGTCGAGTACCATACTCCAGTTAGCAGTAAGCTCTAACCAATTTAAAATTTGATCACGAGTTTTATTAGCACCTTTGCCTTTAAAATCTTGCCAATCAAACTTTAATACACCTTTACCAATTTGGAAACCGCCTGAGTCACCTAAAATAATTGTGTTGTCTCGGTCACGCTCTTGCACCATAGCATCTCGAAGCATAGTTTTATCTAAATCAAGTTGCGCATGACCTGCTGAATACAATCCATATTTGTATGTAAATGCTCCACGTTCAGCATCTAAAAAGTTCATAGATTCAATACCATGCTCAAACCCTTTAGGCATCCTTGCTGGCTCTACACCACTTTTGTGATTATGACGTGTGTCACTAACCATTTTAGTATAGAAGCTACTAATAGCTGGCAAGTACACAGCATAGTCTCTTTGTGTTTCTGTATAATTGATACGATTAGTGCTCAATTGATAATTCCTTTATTATTTTTAATTGTTCTTTTGCTCGTTCAACAGCTTCTAATGCATTTTTAACAGCAGGATTAGTTTGGGCAAGAGCTTGTATTTCCATCTCTTCATCACGCTTTTTACGTGCCCAGTCTAACAATGATTCTGCTTCTCCATTTAAACCTACACTAACATAATCCATGTTGAGCATAATCCAATTACTGCCATCAAATACTTCCATGTTTTGATTAGAAGTATTAAAACGCATATTGCCAACACCTTGTGCTCCAGGATAACCATTTATATAGGTACTGGCGTTGCCACCAGTTACCTGTATATATCTACCAGAAGGAGTGATGTTTTTAATCATTTATTTAGGCTTGCGCTGGAACAATATATTTGTAAGTTGCAATACCACTATCAAGAGTAATCATAACAGCACCAACTTCGTTACTAAAACTCATCTTAGTATTGTTTACATCAGCAATTTTTAAAATTGCTAGGATTGGAGCAACGGGCCATGTCCATCCTTTGTTTAGTGTACCACTAATTCCTGTTGCAAATACAAACTCACCGCCGTGTGTACTAGCATCACCAAATACAAACTTTAACTTGTCGCCATCAGTTTTTGCAACGAATGTTGTGTGTTCTGTATTAGCGCCAGCTTGGAAATTAAACCTTTGTACAGAAGAAACACTAGGCTCCAACTCTACGTCCCATTTAGGAACTTTGAACTTAACTGATTTTAATTTCTCGTTAATAATTTCAGTGTTCATAAAACGATAATCGTTCTTAAAATCACCTGCTTTATTTTCAAAGTGAATGCCTACTGGAATATTAGCACCATTTCTGTCTGCATATTGCAGTTCAATTTTGGCTTCATCTTTGTATTCTGAACCATCTAACAAGAATTTCAACTTGTTAAGTTGCGGCATTCCAAAAACCCCACCTAATTCTGGAACTGGTGCATTTGTTTCGCCTAGCATAATAACGCTACGGTCATCCGCCATGCTGTCAATTTTAGTAGCTTCATTGTCACCTGTAATTTTTACAATGTTCAAAAAGCCTAAGTTGTGTGTATGCCCCACGATGTCTTGTAGTATATCTTTCATATTATAATCTCCTGTTTTTAATTGTATTATTATTTAGATTCAAAGTCAAGTAGTTTTTACTCAAAATCAAAAAGTTTGTTAAACGTGTTTCCTGCACCAGTTGTACTTTCAATATCCCATTCAAGTACACCAATCAAATTGTCAATTTTATTGTCAATAATGGTTTGTTCCATTGCGGCATCATCAAACGGAAGTTCTTGAAACCACTTGGGAATTTTAAGTTCGTCAACAGGGTATGCAATACTTGTATACCCAATAGCGTTGTTTTTCAATTTACATACGTAAACTTTCATACCATCAACAATTTGTACAGAATACTTGTCACCATTCATTTCACGCATTCTATTATAATTAATTGCGGCACGAACGTGACCTGGCATATTGGCCTTGCCTTTTTTACGTTCTTCTTCTTGATATTGAGAAATATTATTAGCACGTCTTGGACTTCCTTTCTCCCATCCTGGACGAGTCTTCCATTCATTTCTAAACTCAATAATTTTATCAAGAATTTCTTTTTCTTGTTTTCCTTCTAACACATTGGTTAGAATTTCTTCTAAGAAATTTTGCATATATTCTGGAGTATCAGATCTTTTAAGATCCAATCCCATGGCTTTAATTTTTCCAGGCTTGTCGTTAACATCTAAACGCTTGCCTTCTTTGTCATAAATTAAAACACCATAACGCTTTTTAGTAATAAACAGACCACTGATTGCAACTAGCTCTCTACCACCCTTAATTACTTCCCCGCGGGATTTAGGTACATGGAAATAATCAAGCATGAATTGTGGAAAACTGTCGTTTACTTCATCTGCAATTTGATCATATAAAGTGACCACAGTATCTTTATTCCATGCAATGTTGCCTTTATCAATGTCAGTTTTTAATGTTGAGTAAGCACTAAAATAACATGAGTCAGTGTCGCCATATATAATACTTTTACCTTTGTAGTCATATGTACCGCAAATGATTTCATTGATCTTACCTGCCATATGTCTAGCAACACATCTGCCAACTAGTGTAGTTGACTGTCCAATGCGTTTGTCAAAAAACCTACAACCTGGATTTAATAGTGCGCCATACAAACTGTTAAGATTAATTTTACGCACAAGTTGTCGCTTGTCCCAGTATTCAGCTTCAATTTTATTTCCAGCTGATTCTGCATCCTTAGACTTCTTTTGCATTTCTTTACGTTCAGCATACCATTTTTTCAACAGACCTGGAATAATGCCTTCTTTTTCATATGTGAAGATTGTTCCGTTAGCTGACAAGATCCAAGGCTTATGACTGTTAAAAATCATATCATAAATCTCAGCACCACTGTGAACTGACACTTCGCCATTTTCCCAATCAATTGTAATTTCTTCTGCTTTATCTTGATTGATAACTGACTCGTATTCTAAACTACCAAATTTATCTTCCCAACTTCCAGCAAAGGACTTTTTATGCAATGCCATTTGTGTTTCAATAAACTCTTGTGTTTTTGTTTGACGCAATTGGCCCACAATAGTTTCTGGAGCCATGTTTAATGCTCGAATAGCTGACGGGTACAGTGAGTTAATGTCGATAGCACCAATCCATTCGTGTAATCCTTTTTTAGGATACGCAACATAAGCACCTGCTGCCGCAGTGTCGCCTTGTTCAGACTTTCTTGCTCTACTTGGAACAATTAGTCCTTGTTGATGTGCTTCGTTAATAATAGCTTGTTCAGTCATAGCCACAGCACCCATTGTTGTTTGTAACAACACAGTATTACCATGTGCTAATACGTTGGCTAAATCTAAAAACTTTAACTTCTTATCCATTTTATCTAACAGCGACGTATCTTGTCTGTTGTATTCAATAAATGTTTTAAAGTCTTGATTGTACAGTTGATCTAGGGTTCCCTCATATTGCGTTTTCTTTTCGCCTAGTTCAAGCTCACCAATTACATCTAATCGGTAACTGTGCATTTCTTCATATTTGTATTTTCTATATACTTCTAAACTATCCAAGTGTACACGACCTACAAAGTCATACGTAATTGAAGTCCTGCCAAATTTTTCATACTCACGCTTTTTAGGATACTGATCAAACAGACAAAAACGTTTAGTATCTTCTTTACTCAATACTTTTACTACACGATTTACTGTGTAAGGTACGTCAAAACCTTCGCTGTTCCATCCAGTAATAACATCAGCATCTTCAATTAATGTTAAAAAGGTATCTAGTAATTCAGCTTCAGTTTCAAATAATATTGTATTTGGAAAGTCTTTAATTTGTTCTTTCGCCTGTTCCATTGTTAATGTCTTTGGCGGAATAGCTAAACACACTAGAGTATCTAACCATTGTAGGTGAACAGCAATCGCAGTAATTGGCATGAACGCATCGTCTGGACTAGCGTAGCCACGTTCTGGATCAAAGTCCACCTCAATGTCAAAAAATGCTACATGTAGCTTTGGAGGTTCTTGACCTAAGTATTGTTCTTCTAAAACACGGAATACTGGATTGATGTCGCTTTCATACAAGGTATGATTGCTGTGTATTTTTTGTTCTTTTGCAAATTCTTTAAAGTTTCTAGCAGTGACTTTGGATAATGACTCACCAAATATGCTGTGGAACTTGCCTTTATTATCAGGGTAATAAAATGTGTATTTCGCTGGATAGTCGACGAAACGTCTTTGACCTTTGTTATCACGTTCAACTACGTGAATAACGTCCTTCTCTCTATCCCAGAAGGCATCTACATAACTCATATTTTTCTCCTCTGCAACTTACGGCTTGCAAACCAATATATCCAATTGTGGCTGGATCAACCATCTTACATATATTTATTGTAGCAAAAATCTAATGTAACCAAAAGTATCTATGATTGTCATAACAACACTCATTACTACCATGCCAAAACTTCCTCGGCTTATGCCACAAAATATCATTATAAATGTTCCACTTAGCCATAACGGATATGTTAATCCGTATGGCACATTAGGAGCCATAAAGGCAAAAATGATAGCAGTGGCTAACGCTGTAAAGGCATTATATGTTTCCGCAGTTAACCGCCAAGGATTTGCGTCCCAGTCAGCTTTGATCCATTCTTTAGCGTTTTTAGAATGGTGCAGAATCGTCTGTATCATCTGTTACTTGTGGTTTTGGTTGTGCTGTTGTTGCTGTTGTGTTTTGATTCCATGGACCAGCATGACCTGTTGTATGAACAATATCTTCCAAATCACTAAAGTCTTTAGCAGTTTGTTCCCAGTCGTCCTTCATTGCTGTACGAATAGCTTTTTTAATTACACTTGGCTTAACGTCAAGCTCTTCGGCTACAGCTTTGATTGTGTCATTCAATCCTTCTTGCAGACTTTTAATTTCGTCCATTACTTGCCAGCCATCTTTTACTAGTTGTTTTAGTTTAGCTTGTTCTGGCGCTCCAAATACTTTAGACATGTTATCTCCTAAATAATATACAATTATACTATCATTTATAAAGAAGTCAAGTGTTAGTCGTAAGAACAGGGCAACTTGTGCCCTGTTAGTTTTAGTGGATTAACCTTTTAGCTGTTTATCCAATTTGTTTCGTAGTGCGACCATATACTCGTCTCCACTCTCAAACAATTGAGCGGCTAGTGTATCATGGGTCCATCCTTCTTTAACTTTCTTCTTTTTGGATTTTCCACCCATTTCGTCTTTGCCTAATCTACCAGCAACTACATCGCCCTTTGTCACTTTGTCGTAAGGTTTAGCATTGTTGGCTAAATTACCATCATTGCCTTCATACATTGAGCCACATTCTTTTAAACCGTGTACTGGGCACTTTTTACCTTTTGGAGTATGATTGCATTTATCGTTGGCAGCTTCTTTAACTGGGTATTCTTTACCACCTACTTTAACTTTTTCACCTTTTTGGATGCCATCTTTTTTAGCATCAGCTACTGCTTTACCAAATGCGTTACCTTCATTTGGGTCTTCTTCAACTTTGCTATTTTTCTTTTTTGCACTCTTTTTAGCTTCAGCAATCAATTGTCCTAATACTCGAATTGATTCCATCATGTGTTTGGCACGTAATTTTTTCATCACCTTCTTTGAAGAACGTTCTTCTGCCATTGCAGAATCGTCTGTACTTACTGATGGAGTCACTTCTGCCTTTTTCATTGACTTTGGAGGTTTATATCCTGGAGGTGGAGCAGTTGCACCATCTGGTGGACTAGGAATACCTTTGTCTATTCCCTTGTAACTTGGGTTTGTTGGGCCTGGAGTTTCTGGACTCCATTTTTTGCCTTTGTTTGGACCATGTGTAACTGTTGGAGATCCAGAACCTTCTAATGCTTGTTCAAATGCTTCAGCCATTTCAGTTTCAGCTTTGCTCATTTTTGCTGTTTGTCTACGAGCCTTGTCGCTTAAATTAGTCACTTTTCCTCGTCCTTCTTTATTATTTGTTTTCTTCCAGTCGCCCTCATGCTTCCATGATTTGACATTGCCCTTTTCATCTTTTTCTACTGTATCAGTCGCTTCCTTAACTTTCTTAGCAGGACCAAACCCATTTAAACGATTATCTGCCTTGACTGCGCCACGAGCACGATTTGCAATTTTAGGATCAGTTGCTACGTGTGAGTTATTAGGATTAGCGCCAGCACTTGCTCGCACTTGGCTACGTGCCTTATCTTTATAAGAAGTTAATGTTTTTGGAGATAATTCATCTAGTTTTGCTTCATCAAACTTAGTTTGGCCTTTGCCGTGTGCTGACATCTTCTTTGCATCGCTAACTTTGATCCCCACTTTCTTTGCAAAAGCAGGGTTATGTGCTGCCGCATCTATTGTTTTTTTCTGTTTAGCTGATTTAAAAGGCATTTTGTTCTCCAATACTATATTTATTAAGAAATTAAGTTGTTGCCAACTTTAGGATTGGTCACTGGGTTATCTTCAGCATCCTGTGGCTCTGTTTTAGTTGGACTAGGGCTCTTGCCCATTTTTCCTGGACTTCCACCCCAACGTTTGATTACTGCTGGACTTCCAACAGCAACATGAGGACTATTCCCAGTACTAGCAATATTACTAGCACTTGTTGAACCAGCTGTAGCAGTTTCTGTAATAATTTCTTGAATTTTCATAATATGTCCTTAATGGGAGTCTTTATCACCACTGGTAGCAATTAAGTTACCACTGCTACGATCTAAACTTTTTAATTGTTGCGGATTATGCTCTTGTTCGCCTTTTATGACAGAAAACGCTCTTTTAATTCCTTGCACTATCACCTGTAGGCTATCTTCGTCTGCTTGATATTTGATACCAATACCTCCAGCGGCTTCCCAAGAACTAATATTACTCCCTCGGTCATCAATTAGGATGTTTGGAGTACCATCTTTTTGCTTGGCCCATTTGGCTTTGTTTGGCGTAATTACAACATCTTTAGGTTGATATTTTAGATTATTGTTAAGCCAAATCTTTTTCTGTTTTTCACTGTTATCATGATCACCACGCAAAGGACTTGAACAGATATTAAAACTACCAAACGTTTTTACTATTAAGTCTACTAGTGCATCTGCATTTCTGCATTTTGGTAATCGTGCAAAAAAGTTAGTACCTATCATTTTGTTTAATGTAGGATCTGTTTTAGCCGGGGGAATATCTCTATAGTTTCCTGATTCAATACCCGCAAGTTTAGCATACTCTGTAAAAAAGTCTGCAATAACTCCGTCCATATCTAAATAAACTTCTGGCTTACCCATTTGACACTTCCAATCCTTGTTGTTTAGCTAACTTAATTGCCTGCAATGCTTCTGCTTTAGTTTTAAATTTTTTACGTTTGCCGTTAATTATAACGACAATTTCTGGTTCTTCAGAAGTTCTACTGGTATAGTATCCTCCACCACTCCCACCACCTCCACCTAAACTACCTGCTAGTGCGGCAGTGGCAGCAGTTCTTACACCAACATTTTTTGCAGTGTTAACTACATTGCCAGCAGTACCTTTTAAGTTTCCAATTATATCTTTTGCTTTATTTAATAAAGTAGGACCAGCTAAAACTGCGGCTCCCGTAGTAGCAATTACAGCAGTCCTTTTGTTCATGTCATCTAGTGCTATATTTCCTAATTTAGTACCAGGAGCATACATGTTCCCGCCAGCCTTGTGTATGGCCCATTTATTTGCATCTTCTTGATTGTCAAATTTTACATTGTTTGCACCAGCTGCCTTGTAGTACCAAACAGATGCTTTTTTATCAATTTCAGGATCTAGCAATAGATCTGGATTTTTAACCAACTCGCCCTTAAGCCCTAGTGCATCGTCAACTCTTTGATAATTTACTTTTCCAGTGATACCAGTTAGACCACGACCTCGATATTTCCAACCATCACCTGGTTCGTTATTGTTTAACGTGTTGCCTTTATATCCATATGCCCTGTTAAAAAACGCCACTTTGTCTTGTTTTAAGGCATTGAGTTCTTCATCACTCATACCTTGTAGTTGTGGTAATCGCAATCTAATAGTATCATTACTTGTATTTTTGAAAGGAATTTCAGTAACTCTATATTTAGATCCTGACTCTTGCCCAGTTTTAGCTAGAATAGATTTTCTAACAAATGGATCTGTGATTCCTTGTCTATCAAGTTCACTTTCTACATCAGATAATACGTTGTCTGTCTTAGGCGCAGATGCAACAGGTTTACTAGATGATGACGTACCAGGAGCAGAAGTGATATTGGTTGAACGATTAGTATCAGCAACTGTGTCTGGTTTGAACACATTGGATATTTGATTGCCAATTTTTTCAGTGTCAATTGAACCACTAAATTGGTCAAGTGCTCTGCCTAGTGGACTAGTTTTTGATAACTCTAATAAATCTCTTATTTTCATTTTTTAATAGGCCTCTCACCAGTCATATAAGGTAAGCTAAACCATAGTTTAAACCATTCAGGAGTACCAGGTTTAATATTATGTTCTCTTTGTAATCTTCCTTTTTCTGAACCAGTTGCGCTAATATTACTACCTTGCATGCCTTTATATTCTTGCAATCTATTTAGAGAATTGATACCACCAAGATATTGCAGAGCCTTTATTTCGTTTAAAGGATCTGCAGGGTCTATATAACAATCGTCTGGACTGTCATTGACAATATTATCAGTAGTAATCTTATACTGTTTCATACTCGTTTATTAAAATTTCGTAATTGGACATGTACAGGGTCACCAAATTCAATTCCAGTTTGTAGTCCATACTTGGTACCATCTGGGTCGTTCTTTTTTAACCATGCGTGTAAATTAGCAACATCTTTTGCATTCATATCCACAGCAAACCCGCCATGGCTTCCAACATTTTTACTTGGTTTAAAAATACCAGGTTCGCCTTTTAACCATCGTCTATATAAGTCGTCTTGTTCTGCTTGAGATCTATGAGAACTGGTAACCTGCATTGGTAGACCAGAATCTTTTGCCGCTCTATAGAGTGCGTCTTTAAAAGATGGATCTAAATTTGACATTCTTTCTCTATACTTGTCGCTGGCAAATTGCATATTTGGTGGATGGTCATGTCCATCACCTGCATAATGTACAACCTTATCTCCAACATCTTTAGGCAGCACGTCTTTAACACTAGTTGAAAGTTTGTCTACATAAGGACGTGCAACGTCTTTTACTTTGTCCACTACTGGTTTAGCAAAGTCACTTACTTTATCTATAACTGGTTTAGTAAAGTCACTTACTTTATCTATAACTGGCTTAGCAACATCACTCACTTTATCCGCAACGGTACTGGCTATTTTACCAATATCCTCATTGGAAGTTTGTTTCTGTTCTAATAGCTCTTTGATTTTCATTTCAATGTGGCTCTTAACATCCAAGAGTGTTTACGGAAGGCATCTTGTCTTCCTGCTAAAAAGTCACTAAGACCATGTTCACCTGCTTCTTCAGATAATTGAAAAGTTAATCTATGAATTTCTGCCATCTTATCAGAATCAGATAAAAGTTCTGCACACATTTCTGGTGCCTCTAACATTTCAGTCTCATCTTGAATTACACTCAACATACTGAAACGTGTTAAACTTGCAGGGGTATATGCTTTTGCTTTTCTAATATTCTCTGCAAACGCATCAATATTCCCATATACTTCATTGTAAATGTCGCCAAACAAATCATGAAATTGAGTAAAGAACATGCCTTCCACATTCCAGTGAAAATTTTGTGCTTTTAATGCAAACGAGTATTCACTTGCAAATGCTGTTTTTAATGCTAACTGTAACTTATCCATTTTATTTGCCCTTGCCATAATTATATACTTTGCCATCAGGACCTACCATGCCCAAGTGCATACTTGGATACTTTGCATGTAACGCACTGATAATTCGTTGTGCGGCATTCATACCTTCTTGCCTTGGCTGTGCTTTAGTATGTTCCCATTTGCCATTTTTAGCAATCACAACATAATACATTCCTCTTTCTTCGTGACCAAGTTCATGTTCCATTTCGTCACGTTTAAAGTCACGTTTTTGTTGGTCCATTTGACCTTGTTGATATCGGTCATAATCACTTTGACTCATTAGATCAGGATTTCTTTGATTTTCAGACATACTGTTTTCTTCACTTTGCATGTAGTCCCAAACTGAGATCAACATGCTTTTTGCTACTGCAATTTTTTCTTGACACCATTCAGGCAAGTTATCGCCTTCATTGATCATGTCGTCTAAGCCTTCTACTGCTCTTTTTAGAGTTTCAAGATTATTGTCAGCCATTCCAGCTTCGTCATCGTATTCAGGATCAAAACTTTCATTCATTGGCACACAATTGTCTACAGTCTTGCCACCTTTCTTCTTAGTGCCCATGCGCTTATAGCCTTTCCAGCAGGCTTTGCCATCAACACCTTTTTGTTTCTCTTCTGCTACAGTCTGTTCATCTACGGGAACAGCTTGTTTCTTGTGTTTGACATCGCCTTGCTTTTCAGCTTTCTTTTTATCTTTGTGTGCGCCAGCTCCACTAGTAGTAGCAATAGCATTTTTGGCAACAAAGTTTCTAGGCTTTACTGTATGCTTAGGTGCTTTAACACCTTTTTTAGCTTCGTCTAAAAGTTGTTTAATTTTCATATTTTTTCAATTCCTCTACTTTGTTTTCCGCCTGCACGTCTAACTTTTTCTAATTCTTGCATGCCATGTTGTATACTGCGAATGTTTGTTTCTAACTCTGGAAAATGTTTAACAATGCTATCCCACATTATAGCACTATTCTTTTCATTTGCCTGTGAAGCCATACGAGCTAAATCTGCCAATTGTGCAGCCGCACGTTGTTTACGATAGCTAAGTTTTCCTGGATTAAGACCAGGTGGCATAACCATTGGGTCATTTGGATTTTGTGGATCCATCTCGATTGGTGCTTCATCAATAATTGATCTAATAATTGATTCAGCAATAACACCTTTCTTTTTGGCTTCACGTTCTAAAGCGTGTTTACGTCTAATAAGTTCTTTTCTTAATTCTTCATCTTTAGCAGTATTTGGATCCAATTGAATATCTTGTAATGCCTTACGTTTGGCATAATAATCTTCTTTGTCTCTTAGCACACTCTCAACCAAGTCTGCTTGATTTGTTTTTTGCATTGGGGCTTGTCCAGGAACTTTCTTTTCAACAGGTTGTTTAGTAGTGACATTTTGATTTGGTACATTGATAGTAGGTTGTTTAGCAGGCACGGCTGGAGCAGTTGGTTTTTGATCTTTTATACCCATACCTTCTCTAACTGACTGATATAGTGTTTTACCATTAACAACGATATCATTACCAATTCCAGTATATTGTTGAAACTGTTGTTCGTTATTTGCGGTCACTGCTTGACGTGCTTTAGATCCACTGAAGCCTGAAACTCCTTCACTATCAGGATCCCTATCACCTGCACTTATGTATTGTATTTGTACGAAATCTCTAGCGCCAGCAGGATCGGTACTTCTAACTGGACCGCTATTCCAACTGTTAAGTATTTTTTCAATACTGCCCTTTTCTTTACCCAATCTATCACTGCCAGCAACAAATGCCATATTTCGATAGCCTTTAGCATATAACCAGTTGGCAGCGTATATTGGATTTTGGACAAATTCTGTAACAATGTGTCCTTTGGTATTAGGATAAATTTGTTCAACAAATTTTGCTTTTATTGATGGCTGTAAAGGATTTTCTGTAGGGTCAACACTATTACTTAAAAATATAAATGCATTTTGTTTGCCAAGTTCAATTGTTTTATTTAAAACAAGACCGTGTCCCATTGTTGGCGGATTCATACGTCCAAAGCAAAAAACTGCCAACGGCATTTTACTTTTTTCAGCCACTTCTTCATCACTAACTTTATGTTTAGCAAAGTTTGCTCTGCTAAATCCTAATCTATCAACTAGTTTTAATTTGTCTTTACCAGCACCAAACACATAACCTTCATGTGCGTTAATTCCATCAGTAACAGCACGTATCTTACTACCTTGCTGTTGCGTATCAATTTGTTGTTTAATATTTAATTTTAATTCAGTAATAGCGGCCCACATGGTCCAAATGCCAAGTAGTCCTGGAGCACCGCCTTGTTCTTGATAAAGCCAACCATCTTTGTTAGTGCCTAACATTTTTTGTTTAGCACTGTCAGTTAAACGCTCTCCTAAAAATTCTAAGAATCTAGGAACAATGTTGCCTTTAATATCATTGTCTTCTAACATGCGTGTGATGAAAGGGCCCATGGCAGTTACAACACTCTTGCCTTTCATTGCAGTTAGATCAACAAAGAATTTATCCACAGCACTTCTATTTGCATTAATTATTTGTTGCGTTTGATTTAATAATTCTGAATTAATTGCAACACGTGGTTTGTCCTTCATCTCTCCTACTAGGAAAGTAATGCCAGCATCTTCTGGTAATCCTTTAAGACCAACAAGTGGTTGATCAGGTTGTCCTAATCCTGGAATAAAAGTATGTACTGCAATTCCTGCCCCGCTTCTAGCAATCTTGTCGCTTAATGAATCGCCAACTCCAGGACTTTGATCTATGTCAACTTGATATTCAACCGTATTTGGTTTAAAGACAAATGCACCATTACTAACTGGCGGGGTGCCAGTCCACATTAAGTCGCCCATCCAATATTGATCTCGAACGTTAGGAACAATTTTGCTCAATAGCGGACGTATTACACTTTCTTGGTCAATTAGACTTGAACGATTGGCTCCACGACTTTCATCATAATCTTTAATGGACATAAAATCCATTTTGCCAGCAGATACTTTTTCGTACATGTGCTTATCCATAAACACTAAGTTTCCGCCTTTGTCTCTACCAAATACTACTGCTGGAAAGCCGTCCCATTTAACTGTAACTGTACTTGGATCTTTTTCTAAACTTGCTAAATCTTTTAATACCCTGTCAGCACCTGCACTACCTTGCGAGATAATGAGATCTTCTGGATGGTCAATGCCTTCCATAATAATTTGTTTATTGGGTGAGAACAGTTCAAATAAATTCATAAGTGTATTTATTGCTCTTGTGGCTGTGGTAGTTTTGACAGTTTTTCAGGCTGTTTAGACAACGCATTTCTAATACCTGTCATACTTGCTAAATCTCTAGCTGTTGCTTGTGGGTGTAACAATATTTTAGCAATGTCATCTTTGTTGATTGCAATGACTTTATCAGTATCTCTGTCTACCAATCCTCTGTCTGGGCTGAATTGTAGGTTGCCTTTTTCTTCGCCTGTTTTTGGATCAACAAATGTTTTTTGGCTTGCAAGTTTAGCAAGTACTGGATACATCTGTGTCCATAAATCGCCACCACGCATTTTTGGGTCAGTTACAAAATCATGTGTGTGCAACGGCCATGCATTACGTGGACGTATAATTAAATCAACTGAGAAACTTTGTCCACCAGCAGTGTATTCAACAGTTAACGTTCCTGGGTCAGTTATAAATCCGTTCTTTGACATATAAGTTGCAAGTGCCCATTTACTTGCACTCATCTCAATTTTTGCTTTTTTAGCAGGATCCGCCATGGCTGATGCCATTGCTTTTGGACCAATTGGTTTTTTACTTGCGGCGTTATATGCTTCAACATTAGGAGGAAATTGTTTTACCAAGTCAGTTGGATCAATCATAATATCAATATCACCACTGTCCTCTCTACCACCGCCACCATAATCATGCTCTGGATCAAAACTACCAGCTCCGCCAGCAGTCCATCCTGCTTTAATTCCTGCTTTGATTAGAATAGGATTTAAAACATTTTTAGCGGCATTGAAGTCTTCTTTGTTTACTCTAGAGACTTCAACTCCTTGACTAGCAAGTCGTTTACCACTTTCAATTAACAGTTCAAATATTTTCATTTTTAACTCTCGTTACACGCCGTATTTGTTTCGTTTGGGTTTAGCAACAGGACTAACAACGTTAGTAGTATTCAGTTCTTGACTTCTCATATCACCTTTGGTCAAATCTGTATATTTTGCACCTACAACCTTATAGGCTTTCTTTAACATCTCTTGTTCTTGAGAAGTATATGGATGTGTTGTTTTACTCTTGTCTACCCAACTTTTGCCATCCATGTCTGGATCGTTCGTTCCATCAGTACACGCCACAGCCATACCTAAACGATATGACACATAATCACTATTGCGTCTTTCAGCATCAGTGTAAAGATGTATTGCAGTGGTTGACTTACCTTGTCTGTTGGTTATTGTTGGCGCTTTAAGTTCAGTAATAAATTCTTTTGCTCTCATTGGAAATATCCCTTAACCATATCTAGACCTTTTTGGATCTTTTCTCTGTCTGCATTGGCACGTGCAATAGCGTCTGGGGTCTGTGCTTTGTCACGCTTTTTGCCAGCAATGTCAATTTGTGCTTTTTCTTCGTAACGTTGCCAAAACTTATTCATAAAATCTTGAGCAGAGTTGAAATTTTGTAAATCCCCGTTACCAAACATACCGCTTGCTTCGGCACTTGAGGCAAATCCTTTCATACCATTAACTAGTTTGCTTATTTTAACATCATTAATGTCATTACCTGAAAACTGTTTAAGCATAGGATCAATCTTTGGATTGTTTACACCCATACGTTTTGCCAAATACATGAAAACATCTAGTATAAATGTTTTTGGATTTGTTGTTACTGTAATAGTCTGCGTATCTTTTTGTTTACTAAATGGTACACGCTGATCATCAATCACTTTAAGTTGTACGCCAGCATGTTGTATGCTCATATCAAGTATTTCGCCAAACACACTGTACATGTTACCTGACAATAATCCTTTGACACCACGTTCTGGAGTTACACGAGTTGCTCCCCAGTCTGCCATTTTTTGTTCATGCCACATAAAATCAACTTGTACATAGTCTTGTTTACCAACTTGAAAAATTGGATGACCTGGCTTGCTGTCTGCTGTGTCTACATAAGTTGGATTAGCTGTTTTAACAAAATCATCTGCTAACTTATTCCAATAACCACTAAACTGCCCGTAAGTTAACCCTTCAACTGGTGGAGCAATCATTTGCAAGTCTATGTCGCCGTAAATTGTTTCAGGCTTTTCGATAGCATCTTGTTCGTGATATGCACTACTGCCTGTTGGTCTGCCACGTTTAATTTGACCAATGTTTTTATTTTTAATAAAATTATTAAAGTCAATAACAAATTGATCTACTACAGACAGAGCAACACTTACAATTTTAGGATGTAAAACAGTATTTTGTGTTTTGGTAGTGTCCCACCCGCCTTCAAATAGATCTCTAATACGCATATTGGTCCTTATTCAAATACTTCTGGAAACTTCTGACCAAAATTTCGCATTATTATACCAGCAACAGAGTTAGCTTCATTTTCTTGTGGACTACCAGTGGCACCCACATCGTCGCCTTCAAGTTGTCCATCTAAGTCTTGTTTGTAATGTGTTAGTTCATGTGCAAGCGTTCTAAACACATCAACTGGGTGTCTACCTTCAGTAGCAAGTATTATTGATTTTTCATCTGGGCTGTACCCGCCAAATGACTTATGTGTAATTGAATACTCTTTATTATCTATAAGATTAATTTTAGGTAACGATTCAAGACCTAATTCTTCAGAGCAATGTTTTAGGAATTGATTTAAAAGAGAAGGATCAATCCTGCCCTCAAATAACAGATCTCGTATCTTCATCTTTTTTCTTCTTTTTAGTGATAATATTTTCTTTATTGATCTTGATAAGTTGTTTTACCATCTCATTCCTCATTGCCTTTGGGAAAAGATCATTTGGATCTGTTTTTAATTCTTTTTCTTTATAAAATTGAAGGCAGCAGTCGTTAACAACTTTTACGTAATCTTTACGCAAGTCTTCATCTTTAATGTTTTTGTTGTGCTTGTGTATTAGCGGGAGAAGATGCTCTCGATAGATGTCATTATCATCGAGTATGAATGCCATGACGTCCTTACGCATTTGGTCGTCATTTTCCTTCTCTGCTGGCTCAGTTGTATTCTGACTAAAAAATTCAAATAATTTCATGATATATGTGCCTTACTCACCCATGGTAAAGGTACCATGATTTCTATTATCATGTATTTATTTGAATTGAGCGAGTACTGATATTAGTGATTGACTTGAATTGACGTTAAAACACCTTGTGTTATAACGACTTTTGCGCGAATCCAAACAAAATTACCTACAAAATTAAGAAATCTGTTGGATTGATCTGTACCATCAAACGTAGCATCTGTTCCAGAGATAACAAACCAATCAGAATCTGTTGGATTGGTTACTAGGCTTGCTTGAAGCTGTATTGTGCCTCTAAAGTTATTATTTTCACCAGGGTTAACTAATGTTGATTCAGGCCAAGGAATATACCCACCAGTGTGTAATCCGTTACCACCGTAGTATCCCTCGCCTTTAATTTTGTCACTGTAATAGGTTTGAGCACCACTTACACCTGGAGGGTAAGTTATGCTAGATGTTTTATTTGGGTTTCCGTTTGAATCCGTACCCGATGTAAAAAGTAGTGTTTCGCTTAGTGCTGGCATAGTCTTATATTTACCTATATTAGTTCAGATTTTAATACATATTCTTCGGTCTTATTTAGGTGATCTCCCATGATCATTAGAGCCATACTGGCCATTTTTTGATCCTTAGCATAGAAATACTGCCCATATATGTATGGGTGTGTGAGTCCAACTAAAACTCTTCTAGTGCCTATAGGGATATGTATCCTGTCTTTAAATTTATCAGCCCAAGATACAAATTTTTGTAAATTATCATAACTACGGATGTCGCCATTTTTAAGATATATCTTGTACCTATATCCTTCTAGCGGTAGTTGTGTGCATATTACTTTATTCTTGTTGCCAGATAAAAATAGTTCTGACTCCAACGATTCAGGTAAATGGATTTCTGTAACAAATCCCTTTAGTCCTTTTTCAATATTAGATATTAATAATTTAGAATTAGTAAAAATAGCACACGTACTTCCTTCAACTCTGACTTGGTGATCAGCAGAAGCTAGCTCTTTCTCCAAAATTTCTGATATTAATATCAAATCTTTTCTATGATTGGTGATATCGTCAAGAATTGAGTTTAAGTAAATGTTGCTAGATCTTTTGTGATCGACAGCAGTTATATATGATAAACCTCGTCGACGTAGTTGCCCAATTCCTGGGCAACTAATTACGACTTTATAAAGCCATTTTTTATAAAATAACTTTTTAGTAAAAAGATGTTTAATCTTGTGTTGCATTCTCTTCCGCACTTGCTTCAACATCTTTTACAATTGGCAGAGGGTCAAAATAATCAAAAACTAGTTGGTTATCAACAAAGTCAACTTTGACCAAGCCACCATTTACTAGCTTACCAAACAGTATTTGTCTGCTTAATGGCTTTTTAATACCGTCATCAATAACACGTTGCATTGGTCTAGCACCCATTTTGCTATCAAACCCTTTGTCAATAAGATGATTTTTAGCAGTTTCAGTTAGCTGTACAAACACATTCTTGTCAGTGATTAACGAATTCATTTCTTTAATGAACTTGTCAACTACCTTTGTCATTACACTGTGTTCAAGTTTCTTAAATGTAATAATACCGTCTAGACGATTACGGAATTCAGGAGCAAAGAATCTATTAACAGCGTTATTAATCTCTCCTAATTTTTCTTGACTGCCAAAACCTATATTAGATTTTTCACTATCAGAAGCACCTAAATTAGATGTCATAATGATAATAACATTACGTGCATCTGCTTTTTTGCCATTACTGCCAGTTACAAACCCGTTGTCCATAAGTTGCAACATAACATTGCTAACATCTGGGTGAGCTTTTTCAATTTCATCTAACAATAGAATACAGTTAGGATTTTCTTGAAGCTGTGTAATCAATTGTCCAGCATTGTCTTCAAAACCTACGTAGCCTGGAGGAGCACCAATAAATTTAGCAACTGAGTGTTTTTCTTGGAACTCGCTCATGTCAAAACGTAGCATCTTAATGCCCATCTTATTTGCCAATACTTTAGCAGTTTCAGTCTTGCCACATCCAGTTGGACCAACAAACAAGAAGCTACCAATTGGTTTATTATGGCTCTTAAGACCTGCTTGTGCAATATAAATTTTATCAAGTAATGAATCTACAGCAGTGTCCTGACCATATACTTCAGATTTAATATCGCCTTCTAAATCATGCAATACTGTTGTATCCTTAGCAGCCACTTGTTCTAAAGGTAATCCAGTCATTTTAGCGACTTCGAATACAACTTCATCGTGGTCAACTGTGCCGCCTTCTTCATCACGTACTTTGAAACGAGCACAAGCACAGTCAATAATATCAATTGCTTTATCAGGCAATTTTTTATCACTCATGTACTTAACACTGTATTTTACAGAATCAATAATTGCTTGATTAGTAATTTTGCATCCATGATGTTTTTCGTAATACTTTTTAAGACCTTTGATAATCTTAATCGTTGTTACTTCATCGGGCTCACCAACCATAACACGTTGGAATCGACGCATTAGCGCACGATCCTTTTCAAAGTGCTTACGGAATTCTTCCCATGTAGTGCTAGCGATAACTTTTAGTCCGCCTTTAGCAAGTGCAGGTTTTAACATGTTAGCCATGTCATTACTTTGTCCACTGCTTGTTCCTGCACCATTCATCATGTGTGCTTCGTCAATAAACAAAATGCACTTTTTCTTTTTCTGGATAGCTGTAAGAACATTTTTAAGACGCTCTTCAAAATCTCCACGATATTTAGAACCAGCTAACAAAGCACCAATGTCTAAAGTGTAAACTGTGTGATCTTGAATAAATTTAGGAACGTTACCTTCAACAATTTTACGTGCAAGACCTTCAGCAAGAGCTGTTTTACCTACACCTGGATCACCAATTAGCATTACGTTTGACTTGTGTCTACGTGCAAGTACCAATTGCATTTCTTCCAGTTCCTTGTCCCTGCCAATAACTGGATCAATCTCTTTATTTTTAACCTTGGCATTTAGGTTTGTGCAGAAGTTGCCAATATATGCTTCAAGTTTATTTTCTGGAACTGTGGCTTCTTCGCCGTCTTGATTACTTGTGCCAATTTCTTTATTGACATACTCAATAAATTTGTCCTTCTCAATATTAGCACTGCGAAGATAAAATGCCGCATGACTTTTCTTTTCATTTAAAATGCTTAAAAAGCAATCAATTGGTTCAATGGTTGTTCTTCCAGAGAACAGTGTGTGCGTAAATGCTCTATTAAGCATACGTTCAACACTATTAGTTTTCTTTGGTCTAGAATTTGAAGTTTGATCAACAATACTAACAAGCTCGTTTTTAATATAGTTTTCTAACTTAGCAGTTAAATCTTCAACATCAGTGCCATAACCCACAAGTACACTGTTAAATGACTCGTCAGTAACCATGCAATATAAGAAATGTTCTAAAGTAATATATTGGTGGTGGTTATCCAAAGATAATTGAATTGCACGTTCAAAGATCTTTTCTAGATCTTCATTTGGTTCTAACATAATTTTTTACCTTTTTTGATTTTTTAACGGCTAGTGCCCATTTAAGTTGACTTAAACGATCTTTCATTACAATACCATCTAAGTGGTCCAATTCATGTAAAAAACATTTACAGTTGTAACCCTCCATTCGTTCTGTTCGTTCTTCATTATCACTAGTATTGTATTTTACTACAATCCAAGTAGGTCTTTTAATTTTAGCAAAAATATTTGGAAAACTCAAACATCCTTCTTCTATATCTTGAAATTCATTGCTAGCATCAATTACAGTTGGGTTAAACATTGCAAGACTTGCTTCTGGCATAAGTGAATGCCCCATTGCAAATACTCTAGTTCTTATGCCAATCTGTGGACTTGCAAGACCAATGCCATTGTTGGCAAACATAATTGCTAATAGTTCTTTTTCTAATTCTTTAGGATCCATAATAGGATTGTCAAAATCAAATGCTGGCATTTGTTCTTCTAAAATTGGATCTGGATGAAATACAAGTTTTTCCATATTGATATTTAATTTTTAAGTTGTTTGATTAAGGACAATTTAATAGGATCAGTAATTTTAGGAACGCTAACATTTACTCTTACATATAGTTTTCCAACATTACCTTGTTGGTCTCGCATTCCTTCATTTTTTAATCCTAAGGTAGTTCCAGGCTGTGTTCCAGCAGGAACTACTACCTGCAACCTTCTACCATCTAGTGTATCAATTTCAGCATTTGTTCCTAATATAGAATCAAAGCAGTCAACTGTAACATCAGTTAATAAATTTAGTCCTTCTCTAGCATACACTGGATGCGGAGCGATATTAATTATAATTGTTAGATCACCAGCAGGCAGACCATTAATGCTGTCATCGCCCATTCCAGCATAGCGTATGGCCATGCCATTATCGATGCCAGGTGGAATATTAATTCCTACGTTTTTGCCAACTCCGCCTGGATGAGTAATTGTAATGTTTTTGTTAATCCCCGTAAACGCTTCTTCTAGAGTCAACGTCATTTGAACATTAAATGATTTATTCTTTGTAGGGGCTTGTGGTCTAAAGCCTCGAGGAGTAAAGCCAAAATCAAATCCAAAGTTTTGAAAGATATCTTCCATATTATTGAAGCCTTGATTAAAATTTTGACTTCTATAAGTTCTTTGATTTGGATTTAGCGGATCAATACCTTGATCCAACTGCATACGTTTATCCTTGTCGGATAATATATCATGTGCTTCGTTAATTTCTTTAAAACGTGCTTGATCACCACCTCTGTCTGGATGGTGCTTCATAGCCGCTTTTCTATATGCTTTTTTGATGTCGTCTGCTGATGCAGTTTTTGGGACACCAAGGATTCCATAATAATCTTTCATAACACTATTATATAACAAAGAAAGGCAACTGTCAAGCTGCCTTTTGAAAGTTGTTTATCCTATTATGCTAGTTGTGCGACAGCGTACACTGCGGTTACAAACATAGTTTTGTATTCAATAGAAGTGGCATTATCTGTCACCTCGTCAAGACGAGTTAAGTCTAACATAAGTTCTTGAAATTCACTGTCAGTGATTTCACCTTTATTATGTTGTTCAGTTAGCATTAGTGCCATTTGGGCACGTTCACCAATTGGACCACCGCCCTGTGCCAATTTATACAAGTTATCAATCATTAAAATCTCCCTAATATAGCACTGGCAGCTTTTTCAGTTTGTGTGGTCATAATTTTTTTCTTAATTTCACAATAACTTTCAGTGCCTTGCTTGTCTATACTACGCTTATAAAAATCATCAACTGTATCTTGAATTGGTTTGACTAATTTAATAACGTCTTGTTGACGCCATCCCTTACTCTCACTATACAGAACAAACCATTGTAGATTATCTTTAATAAGTTTAACTTGTGGCGCATGTGCTTCTTTGCAGTTTAATTGCGCCACACTTTGTCTAACATCAATAATTTTTGCTGATTGATTAACATCAGAAAAACTTGGAACCATTTCCTTAATACTAGCGCAGCCAGTTAAAGAAATAACCACCATACTAGTAAAAAGGAATTTTCTCATTTCTTACCAGGCTCCTTAGTTGCACCTTCAACTTTAGTACCTTCATGCTTTTCGTGAATCTTTACTGTCTTGCATTTTTCAACTTCTTTTCCAGTTTTAGGATCTGTAGTTTTAATACATGCTTTTTTAGTTTTTGGAGCGTCAGTTTTCTTAGCTTCGTCGGCTTTCTTAGCGTCAGACGCTGGAGCCGCCGCAACTGCTGGTGCTGCCTTTTTTGGTTCTTCTTTAGCACAGGCTACTGTACCAAATGTTAACATACCTGTGAAAATTGCTGTTGCTAATAATTTCATTTTATTTTCCTTTTAAAGTTCTGGTTGAACAGGCTGTGCCGGCATTGGCTTTCCTGTACTAGAAGTCAGAGGTTGTTGAGAAAAACTACCACTGAAAGATGTTGGTGTACTAGGTATTGGGTTAGGTGCTGGAGTTTGTAAACCACCATTGTTTGCACCATTCAACTTTTCCTGTGTACGACCATAAGCCGCAATGCCTAATATAGCACCCATAGCCATATGAAACAATCCTGCACCATTGAGCGTAATAGGACTCCACTGTGTTTCTACTCTTCCACCATGTAGTGCTTGTACTAAACTCCACAATACTGGAAAGATTACAAAATCAGTAATGCACACTACCATGTACATCCATCCCATCATTGGACGCCACTTAGTGTTCATCCAATCTTCTTTCTTTTGCTCGCTCACTGATGTCATGATATATTATAGCTCAGGCTGTGGCTCTTCTGGAACAATTTTCTTGCCGCTTGCTGTAGTTGCAATTGGAGTTGCTCCCCAACTTGGTTCAGCAGTAAACGGAGTACTTGCTGTATTCCCGCCTAACGGTGCTCCACCAAAAGCTGGTTTGTTAAAACTAGCAGTTGCTCCGCCAAAACTAGCACTAGCACTGAATCCGCTAGGTGCTGGTGTTGTTGGTGCTGGACTCACTGTTGGAGCCTTATTGGCTGCTTCAAGAGCTTTAGCTCTTAAATCTTTGTCACCACCTGCTAACATGATACCACTTAATGTACCTGTTAAGAATGTAGCAATAGGAATAATTAATTCAAAAAACTTTTGATCAATTGGACTAATTGCATTTAGTGGTTGTGTTACAAATATTAATGAGTACAATACAACAAATACAATACCAAACAATGTCAATGATAGACAAATGCCGATAAAGAATTTTAGTCGAGCCATTAATTGCTCTTCTGTATAGATATGAGTGGTTTGATTATTTTCCACAGTTTGCTCCTTGCGTGTTAGTCGCTCCGATAGTTGGAGTAGTAGTTGTTTTAGTCGGTTCATCTTTTGGGGGTCCTAGTCTTGGGTCACGTTGCCCTTTAAAAATGTGCTCTGGACATGTGCGAGTTACATCACATGCTGGCATTTTACACATTGGTTTGTCCCAGTTGTCTGGGTTTTGGCAAGGGTATCGAAAACTTTCTCCACCATTGCTAAAATATGCTAACACAAGGGGTGCTAATAATATTAAAAACACCCACTTGAGTAATTTTTTATCTTCCATTACTCGCTCCTTAATATACTACTATTTAAGTGTTTCCCATAATTTTTGTTGCCCGTTGTACCAAGTGATCCAATCGTCAACTTTGTCCTTGCACTGGTAGTATTCTTTATAATTATCAGCCACTGTTTCTATCAGTGTGCTAATTTTATTATTTGCAGGATCTACAGTTTTTAAATCAGGACAAGCTACTAATAATTCCTTAGGAACATCTGGCCATTTTGGGACAACTGGCGCTGTTGCCAAACAACCCGTTAATAAAACCGTTGGAAGTAGCAATACTAATCTTTTCATTTTGTTTTCTCCGGATTAGTTGCCGCTTTATTGTGCAGTTCGTTTACCTTAGTATCCACTTCACATTTGGCATTGATAACTTTTTCAACTTCTTTGATTTCAGTTTTTACAGTATTATAGTACTCTACTTTAACCTTTTGTTTTTTCTTACGCTCTTCTTCAAGTTGAGTGTTAAGTAACTGACTTTGTTGTTCAACAACTGCAACCTTAGCTTCAGCTTCTTTAACTCGTTCACGCCACATCATTTCTGTACTGTATCCGCCTTTGAAATAAATGCCTGCTACCAGTAATACTACGCTGATAATTTGTATTATTAGATGGTACGGTGCTAGGGCAGGGAATTTATTTAGAATTTTGTGTAACACAAAAAAACTTAAAAAGAAACTCACTGCACCTGCAACCAATATGCCGTTGATAATATACATCAACAAGCTATCAGGCAAGAATGTCAATAGCCACATATTAGTGTCCTAGCACATGAACAGCGTGATTAAAATGCTTAATACGATCTTCTAAACCAATTGTTCCACCGTTAATTCGTTTGGTCAATGTTAGAATATCACCCTTGTCTGCCCACTGATTTAAGTTGTTTGTTTCCCAGAACCAGCAAGCACTTTGTACAGCACCTTCAAAAGTTCCTAGATACTCTGGAACTTCTTCAACAGGCATTTCTAAACTGGCTGCAAACCATGAATAGTTTTCTTTACCAGTCAATTGAATTAGCCCACGACCACAGTAACGATAGCCGTCACCTGTTTCTGGACCACCGTTGCCCATACGATTAGCATAAACTAAATTAGCAATTGCTTCTTGCTTGTTAGGCATTGCGGCATATTTTGCGGCTATTTCGTCTGTAGGAAAATACTTAGGGAAAATTTTACGCAGTGTTGCTGCCTTATAATTTAAATTTTCTTTTAATGCTTTAAAGCCACCTGACTCGTGAGCGCACTGTGCAATAAATGCCGCTACTCGTTGTGGAGTGTTAATTTCATATTCAGGCAAAATAGCAGATAGTGCTTCGTACCAATGAGTTAGGTATGGATTACCTGGGATCATTTCCCCTAATTGCTGTTTTGTAAAATTAAACGTAAAACTCATTTTTTATCCTTTAAATAAGTTTGATCAATAGTGCTTGATCATTTTTTCTTATCATGAAATTCTCACCTAATTTGACAATTTCATAATCCCCAAAAACTTTATTTAGGAAGACTGTTTCGGCCTGTGCTTGCTCGTCTAATTGAAGACTGCCTTCATTTCTTCCCATAATTGACTTGTAGTGATCCAAGTCCTTAACTTCAAACGACATGGTTACCCCAAATGGTTTGATAATTTTGACAGTGTTTTCTAAAATTTCTACATCATCATACATTGTTTGATCTAAAAAATCTTTCACAACGTTGACTTTATTTTCTTGTAAAAATTTATCATAACTATCTGGATCTAATGGAATGTCTTCAGTAACATTTTGTACATTGTATTCCTTACCCTTCCAGTTCTTATGATATCTATAACGCCATTCTGTAATACCAGTAAGACGTTGTATTCCAGAAATAATTTCTTGTATATGTTCAGGTAATCTTTTATTGCGCTCTAACTCTACGAATACACTATACTTGCCATCACTTTCTTCACCACTACTGATGTCAGCATCTAAAACATAACCATAGCCGCGCTCAATAAATTCCATTAAGTCAAGTGCAGGTAATCTGTCTTTTACTCTAAAACTTAAAACTGCAACGTCTCTATCTTCACCCATCTTACTTTTGTAAGTGTCGATCATAAAAGTATCAGATACTAAATGTTCAAGATCACTTGATCGTAATCCTTCGTTTAAAATATTAGACATTGCCAGCGGCCTCCGCATTTTGTTGCACATCAGCATCAGCTACAGCATCAGCAGACGTTCCAGTAATTCTCATATCATCAGCCATCTTGTCATTTTCTTTTTTAACATAGCCTTGATAAATGTCTTGCATTAATTTTTTAGGCATGGAAATTGAAACTAGCCAAACTGGCTGTTCATCAATTTTTCCTTTCTTACTTCCTGGACGATAGTCGTCTGGACTTCTAACTTGTCTTGGCACTAGTAGTTTATCTTTTTTGTATCGTACTTTGCAATCATAATCTAATAGTCGCTTGCCACCATCTGGATTTGGCATTTTGTCTAGTGGCCACATAAATGTACACTCAACAGTATAGCGGTTTACGTTTGGACCAGATGCAAGCTCTCCATCTTCCCAGTTTTCGTAAACATACAAATCTAGCTCATCTAAGACTCTCTCAAAGTCTTTAAGTATGCCTAGGGTATTGTTTGTACCGTATATTTCTTTAGTATTTTTAATGATTTTTATAATGTCGAGCATGGTTTCCTGTCCTCGATAATATTTAGCAAGAAATTTGGGTATATGAGCTAGGTTTTTATTAATGGTCTTAAATATTGTTGCAGGTCGCCTAACAAGGAGGTGTTCATTGTCAAGAGCGAAACAGCGAGAACGTAACAGTTCTCACCAAAATAATCTCATTGAGATTAAGCAGTACCAACAAAAAAAGCGTCAAGTTCATATCATTCCTCGTAATTTAAGCCAGGAATCGTATATAGAATTGCTAAAAAATCCACGAAAATATATAACTTTTGCTATCGGGCCTGCGGGCACGGGTAAAACGTTATTGGCTGTGCAGATGGCTATAAAAGCATTGCAAGAGAAGTCTGTCGAAAAGATAGTCGTCACTCGCCCAGCGGTTAGCGTGGATGAAGAGCACGGATTCTTACCGGGCACACTAAATGAAAAAATGGCCCCGTGGACAAGACCTATTTTTGATGTATTTGAGGAGTACTATTCTACACAAGAAATCGCTAAAATGATGGATGATGGTATTTTAGAAATTTCACCACTAGCGTATATGAGGGGGAGGACTTTTAAAAATTCCTGGATAATAGCAGATGAAATGCAAAATGCAACGCCAAGTCAAATGAAAATGTTGTTGACTAGATTAGGGGATAATAGTAAGATGGTGGTTACCGGTGACCTGCAACAAGCCGACCGCCCATCAACTAATGGTCTCTTAGATTTTATTGCAAAATTTGATAAAATTAATCAACACAAAACAGTTGCTCTAGTACGGTTTGATGTTAAAGATATTGAAAGACATGATGCTGTAAAAGAGATTTTAAAAATTTACGGAGACACAGAATAAAAAAGGGGCCTTGTGCCCCTTTTATTCTATTTCCATCCAGGTATGGTCACCCATATATTTTACCTGTGTCTGATATTCGTAATCCTCTGGAGCACTACTAGACCAATCGTTAGGTCCATTCTGGGTTAATAATGTATGTTGCTTCCGCTTGTCCCACACTAACCAATAACAATTACCCATCACTGGTTGAAACTGATATACTGCTCCGTGTACTGCATCAGTAACATCTAATCTACGTTTGATATCATCAGCTTGTTTTTGCAATACCTTAACCAGTTCCATAATACGATCATATTCCTGCTGGGCATACATCCTAGCATGATTGATCATAATATCTTTTTGTTTAGTAACTGGTATTAAATCAAACTTAGGTCCGCCAGATTCAGTGGGATAGGGAGTTACGTTGCGATTAAAAAAGGGAACAACACTGTCCCCTATTTCAGCATCATAACTATTACGTCCTTTGGCCGAGTTTTTTCTAGGCATTACTTTCCTAGTTTTGCCAACTTAATCAAAGTTGCAGATAAATTAATTTCTGGATCAGCAATCAATGTGTGATCAACTAATCCTTGTTTAATTATAATCACTGCTTGATCTTGCAGTTCTTCTTCTTTACTAAACACATCTAAGTTGTCATACATCCATCTGTATACACTATCAAGATCTTCTGGTCTTGCACTAGCACAAATAGTTTTTCTTGCGTCACTAATTCTGCCAGCCTTAAACAATTCAACCATTTTAACTTTCCAGTCCTGCATTCCAGAATCAGATTTAGATGGAGCCAACAACTTTCCATCTTGACAGTTTTGTTGTACCATGTTGATACATTTACGCAAATCAGGATATGTTGCTTTGACAAATGTGTCTAAGTTATCTAAATCAAAATCAATTCCTTCTTCAACCAAAATAGTTGCCGCACGAGCAGTAAATTCTGTTTGATCAATCTTTTCAAAGTGAAACTGCTGACAACGACTATGAATAGCTGGAATAATTTGATTAGGATGATTACAGGTCAAAATAAATCGACTAGTTCCGGAGTATTCTTCCATAACACCACGCATAGCTGCCTGTGCTTCTGGAGTTAGATAATCAGCCTCGTCAAGTAACACTACTTTAAATGGACCAAACGGCATCATTTGAATAAAGTTAGTAATTCTATCACGAACCTCACCAATTCCTCGTTCACGACTTGCGTTAATTTCTAAGATATCATATTGAGGAATTTCTAGTTCATTAAGCAGTAACTTGGCTAATGTAGTCTTTCCAATTCCAGGACTACCGCTTAACAATAGATGCGGAATACTTCCTTGTTTAATCCATGCTTCAACTTGCTTACGTTGATTTTCATCTCTAAACACGTAACCATCTACGTTCTTAGGCCGATACTTTTCTACCCATAATTGATTCATTCTTTTACCTTTTGTTGTGTGCCTGTTTCAGTTGTTACTGTGTGTAATCTATCAGCAACATTTCGAACATCGTTGCTTAGTTGGCCAATGCCTATTTGTTGTTCTATAGTTCTAGCAATGTCGTGCAGTTGAATTACAAGTTCATTGGCTAACTGTTTATGCATCATCGCCGTTTATGTCCTCTCGATTGGTCATATATTCTTCTAATTTAACTTTATATTGTTCTTCAGTTAGACCATGCCAACCACAACAGTCTCCAGTTGGGCTACGACCGCAACCGCATGTTCCTTGTTTCATTTCTTTTATTGCTGGTGTCATTTTTTATCCTTGTTATTAAACTCTGCAATACGTTTATCAGTTTCTTCTTTGATCTTGGCCCAATACTCGGCGTCAGCTTTCTTTTTATCTTCTTTTGCTTGGTCACGTTCTTCGTTGCCAAAGATACGATTCATGCTTTCTTCAAACTCATTAATTTTTACACTAAAAGGTCGTGGTCTAGAACCCTTACCACCATGCCACTTTCCACTCATACTAATTCCTCAACAATGCCTAACACTTCTGCCATTATAAGACAAACTCCTGCCATTAGCAAGTTGCCTGTAATCAAACAGCCACCCGCTACAATGCGAATAGCACTTTTAGCAAGGCTGACATAAAAATGTCCCTTACTTGGATCTTTTGGCTGTACTTGCATTTAGTTTTTTCCCTTCATTAACATTGTATTTAGGTAGATTTACTTGTTGAGTACTTTGATCAACTGGTTCAGTCATATCATACATCATCTGATTTTTAATTGAGACTGTTTGAAAATACAGTCCAAATATGGCTCTAATTGGCCAAGATACTAGCACTAGTGTAAATGCTAACAAGATTCCTACACCTAAACAAATGTGGATGTAAGTATTAAAGATTAGTTCAAGTAGCATACGCCAAAAGCCGTATACGCTAATATCACTTAATTTGTCTTCTAAATTTTTCTCATCAAATTTTCGAATGTGCTCAGTTACATTCTTACGAAGTTGAGCATGATGAGCATGGAGTATGTCCAAAATTCCACGATAAATGTGCGCTAACATAACGACCTTTCATATTAAAAATATACAGTATAATTTTAAATGATTTTATACGCTATGTCAACACACATTTTTATCAAAGGTCGCCGTCTTTTCGGTTTTCAGAATAATACGCATCAAAAGACCCACCTGGATAGCGTGATTCCAGTTTACGAACGTTTTCGGCAATAACTTCGTTTGGGTCAAGATTCAATGCTCGACATGCATTGACCCAGTACCAAATAATATCACCAAGTTCACGCTTCATGTGGAAACGATTTTCTTCGTTGAATGGCTTACCTTGAAACAACATCTTTTTGACTATTTCTTGGAATTCCCCACCTTCGCTACCTAAACCAGTACTTGCTGTGTTTAGCAAAGCCACGTTAATGTTTTCTTGCGTTTGTAATTCACGCATACGAGCAATCAATGCGTCTGTATCGTTACTTGCTTCGCTAGTAACTGCTTGGACAAAGTCCTTATATTTGTTTAGATCAATATTCATATTATGTTTGGAAATTCATTGCACCGACTTTGACTCGGTAATCATCTGTTTCAGGCTCTTCATTACTTACTAGCAAGACACCATCTACGTCTATCATATGTAGAGTTATTTCAGTGCCATCTTCTTCATATTTTATACCACGTGTCCAACGACCATGTTGCATCAACAGCCATTGCCCTACTTTGATGTCTTTTTGTTCGTTCCCTACAAATTTGACTTGGCACCATCTTGGATGTAGACCACTGCTTTTGCCATCATCAGATGTTAATACTATGCCAGTTTTAGTTTTACCTTCACCAAAATTCATATTGGTGACCATTACCTTGTCATGTAGCGGGAGCAATTTGCCTTTGACAGTCATTTACTTCTCCTGTGGTTTAATTTTCTTATTTTTGGCTAATATTTTTTGTGCTTCTTCAGGAGTGATTTCTGGCTCAGGACCAAAATCTTCAGTAAATTCCTCAATTTGCGCATTTTCTTTAACAGTTCTTTCTTGAACAATGTCATCTCTTGTTCTAACAATGGTACCATTTGGTGCAATTTGATCGCCACGTGCATTGACTTTCATGTTTCCTATGGCTGGTACTAATTCGTTCGCTAAACGTAATGCATCAAAATCAATTGTTTTTCCCTGCATAGTTTTATAAATTTTGCGTTCACTCATAATAGTGTCTCCTTATTTTAAGTTTATTTTAGAAATTCATTAATGTCTAAATTATATTTAATGCTGTCAACCTTATGAACTCCTATCAAATATAATATGTAACTTGCTACACTAGAACCCCTGCCAACACCCCAAACGACATTATTTTTTCTAAGGGTGTCAACCAAATACTTCATGAAATGCAGTAAGTCAATCATTCCATGCTTAATATATAGCTCTAGTTCTAACTCAACCCGCTGTCTTTGTTCTTCAGTGTTACATTGATTAATTAATGTTTCTATCAAATTTGGGCAATGATCTTTAGGCATAAACCAATCAGCTTGATTTTGTTTATCGAATTCAATTACATCAAGAGTGATTTCATTTGCAGTCTGTATGCTTACATTTATGCCACAACGACTTGCTGACTCGTTAAAAAGATTAACAAGATCGAGACTTTCAAAATTTATTTTGGAAATATCTAAATTAGGATCTTGGAGCATCAAGTCTAAAACTTCTTGCTCATTCCTAAAAACTTGTCCATATTGATTACTGTGCATTACAGTATTATATATGAATTTACAAAAATGTCAACCAATATTAATCAAACCATCAAATTCATCGCCTAGATCTGATTTGTGGTTTTGTCGTTTGTGTTCTCTTGCTGATTGTTCGCTTTTGTAATCTTCTAATAACATCAATACTTGCGTTGATGCTGAAGGGCTAACCTGTAGTACTACAAAGTACTTTTTGGTTAGCTCTTTTATTTTATCTTCTAACTCACTGTCAGTTAGATTTTCAAGATTTACTTGTAATGGATGCATTAAGCCTGCTGTTTAAACATATCAACAAGTGATACATAAGTGTTTACTCCACCATCAGGTGTAGCAACTTTAAATAGATAAGTTTGTAATCTATTTGAGTTATCTAATCTAGTGCAGTCCACATACGCATTATTTCCAAAGCCTTCGCCTAAATGCATATTTTTAACTGGAGTCCCTAAGCTATTATTAATAACACCTGTTTGGAATCTAATTTGTTTGGTTCCACTTGCAGAAACTACCTCAAGAAACATTTCAGAATAACAACCAACGGGCCAGTTATCAATTTGAAAAATGTTTGTATTGTTACCTAAGCTGTATCTTCTATATTGAGATTCACTGAAGGTAATAACACTGGTTGCGGCAGCAGATGTTAATGCTGTGTTACTTACGATTCCATAATTTTTTAAAATCACATTACTTAGGGTATTGTTACCCATATCGTTATTCTGTGTTTTATCAACAGCATTATTATTTAGATAAGTGATTTCACTTTGTGCTGTACCTAATGCAGTTTTGACTCTAGCAAAGTTATCTCTAAAACCTTGTGAATCATTATCCTGCCCTGCGGCTGGAAAGTTTTCGTTAATTGTTGTGTAAACAATGGCGCTTGAGCTCATATAATTTCCCTGTTAATAAACTTTATATATTTATCCCCGGTTTCACCTAGAGGATTTTGAATTACTATTCTATCAATTTTGAAATTTAGCAGTTTAAAATCAAACTTGCTTCTTTCAATTAATCGCAATATTTTTGCACTTTCACCAGGTTTGACATAGCAAATTGGTATGGCTTTAACATAACCCACTGGGTTTCCTGTGCCATCTTGGCTAGTATTCATCCATAGCGGACGGTATTTAACGTCAAATCCTATACTATTTCTTGCAAGTAAGAAATCGTCAACTAGTGAAACTCGTTCTGCAACCAGACCCCAATCATCAAGTTCAGAACTTGCTCCTATAATTCCTCCCCAATCTTCATAGTTTGGAGTTACTAATACACTGTCAGATGTTTCAAGCATGACCTTTTTTAATGCGTCTTGCATGAGTGTAATACTACTTGGATATATTGTGTCTAAGCCTGTATCAGTAGCAACTACACTAGAATCATCAACTCTAATTTTACTATAATCAACGGTAAGAGGATCATAATCAAATGCTAATTTAATTTTATCAGAAACACTTACATTATTAATCTCATACGGATCGTTAATTTCTACATATATAACTTCGTATTCTAACTTGTCTTCGTTTTTAGCAATAGCAACTTTTATATCACCAAAATACAAAGGTCTGTCATAATAATTTCTTTGAACAGCACTGACATAATTGTCAGACTTTGTATTTTCAATACCTCCAAGAAGTAACATCTTAGGAACACGTTGAATACCAAAATTTGGATCTTCTGATCTATACAAACTATCAGATAAGAAAATATTAGTATCTGTAATAAAATTAAAATATCTATCTCTACTTTCTTTTCCTAAAAACGGTTGTAGATATATGTTAGTTAATGATGTTACAGTACTGCTTTCATAAGCAATAGTAAAATCTTTTTCTAAAGAGCTAACATTTTGCGTGTCTCTAGCTCTAATTCTAAATCTTAAAAGTTGATCTATCGAAGTGCCGTCGTCATTTATACCGTGGATACTGAACTTTGCAACACCATAGCTGTTAACGTCAATTGTGGTAGCAACACGTTTAGTATACGCAAAACTATTCCAATTAGACAATTCTTGATACCAATTACCAGTAGATCTATATTGGTTTACACAAATATATAAAGAATTATTAAATGTGACAACATCGTTAGCCACGTACAAAACGTTGCTACTGTAGTAGCCTTTAAAGGTGTTGCCAGTAGTTGGAGTAATTTTACCAATGATATCTCCACCAAGACCAATTGAAATATCTGTAGGAAGATTATCTAAACTCTTTAAATTGACTGTAATTTTTTTGTCTAGCCCGTCATACAACGCATTGTATTTGAACCAAACATCGTATTGTAAATTTGTAACAGGTGCAGTAGCAATTGCTGGTTTAAAGAACACGTTTGGATCAAATGCAGTCTTTGTTTCGATAGGCAATCTTTCTATAATTTTCCAAACACCATTAATTTTTCTAAGTACTTTATAGGTGCCAGCATCGTTAAATATTTTATAGTTCCCATTGACCCCTTCGCTGTTATTTGGCATAGTTGTAACAACAGACATACTAACTGATACCCAACGACCTTGCAATCCAAAATATCTAAATTCTAAAACTCCAAAGCTACTTTCAGCAAGATCTAACCAGTATGAATTTGACGTAGGATTTGTTGGCTTTGTAACGGGAATATTTACAAGATCCCATGTAAGTGTTCCAGTATTATATTTCTTAATACCAAATTGAATTTTTGTATAATCTAAAATTACAGCATGAGCATCTTGATTAGAGTTGATTTGTTTTGTTAAATTAGTATAAGCATCATATTCTGTAAAATATGAGTTGATAATTTGACGATCCCATTCTTTTGTATCAATGTTATATTTTTTTAATGCTAGGAATAGTCCGTCTTTTTTGATATTAGTATATACTAATTCAATTTTATCAGTTTCATTAAATGGAGGAATAAAAATATAATAGCCATTAGACTTTTCTTGTGCAGCCTGCCCAACAACTCCTGTGCTGTGTCTAAGTCCACTATTGTAGTATGATCCATCAATATTTTTAAATCCTACCGTAAAGTTATCTAAGTCTACATTAATTTTGTAGCTTTGTCCTTTTTCTAAAATTACTACTGGATTTATACCATAATTTTCAATTAGAATATTTCCGCGATATTCTGTTAGATTCAACTCAATATAGTTTACTCCTGAAGTTTTACCATATCCAGGTATAAGGTCATATATTACAGATGCTGAAGGTAACGTAGATTCAGCTTCAATTTTTAACAAACTTTGTTCGTTTGGTTTTAATGTTCCAACAAGTGTTGGAGTAACGAAATTAATGTCCCCTTGTATATTTCCTTCTACTGTTAACTGAAATTGTTTAAAAGAATTTGCTACTTCAACATCATCTAAAATTCTTTGTATTTGAACAGTGAAGGTATAAGTTTTTGTCACACTTGGTTGGTATGGAATGAATCCATTGATTTCCCCACCAACAGGGTCCAATTTTAAATAGTTTTCTTCAGGATTTACTTTACCACCACTTGTGTAGGCATTAAAGAATGTGCCCACAATTGGGTTTACTAACACCACGTCAGAATATAAAGCAATTTGAATTTCACTAATTACTTTGATATAATACACATCATCGTTAAGCTCAGTAGTACCGCCAACATTTGAAATTCTAACTCGATCGCTATCTTTAAAAGTATGTCGTTGTGATAGTGTTAATAGCACTGGAGATTCTAAATCAACATGTACTATATTATGCGTGATTTGATTTCTCTCATTATTTCTTGGACCAAACTCACTAGGAGTACCGTCAAAATTAAAATCTAATAGACCAAAATATAATTTTCCTACAGTAGGTGTTGGATCAAATACTTCTAAATCATATATGTAGTTGTTGTTGCCTTTTACAATTGGAAGTGTGTTTGGGGTAATCCAAATTGGTGGTTGAATATATGTTCTACTAGTATCAAAGTCAACAGTATCTGAAAAGATAAATGTAGTATCGACACGTAAAGAATTTTCACTCTTTACAAAAATGGTATAAATTTTAGTGTCAGTTAATTCACCATTAGCAACTGTCAAAGAAAACTTATAAGTTTTAGATATAATTCTAGATCCTGCTGTTGGAGCACCAAAACTTATTGCAGGAGCTGTTTGGTATCCACTACCAGGATTTGCAATATCAATATCAACAACAGTTCCGTTAGTGACTCTTGCAATAAGAGCACCGTCTAATCCTAATTGTAACTCACATGTAGCACTTGCTCCACTACCTGTATTTTGATCTTTGAATATAATTGTTGGGGCAACTTCATATCCTGTTCCAGGATTTGTTATAACGATGTTAGTAACAGATCCGTTTGATATTTCAGCATATCCTGTTGCAGTAATTCCGCCAATGGTTAAACTATTACTAAAAACAACTGTTGGTGCAACGGTATAACCATTTCCACCATCAGTGATAACAATAGAGCTAAAATCTACACTACCACCTACAATAATTTTTGGATCTAGCAAATATCCATTGCCGCCATAGGTAACTGATGCAGATTGTATTTTCCCATTAGCAACAGTTGTTATACCTCTAGCTGGCTCAATTGGAGTTCCATAGTCATAGGGATTAATGTCATAAAAATCTCTATCATATGTTCCTTGAACAACTTTGAAATCTAATTCCAAATCATCATCAATTGTCCCGTATAGAAGACCTTCTTCTGATAATTTGAGTCCAGGAGGTAATTCTCCTTTATTTTCTTCTAAATAAAATTTTAATTTTTGTCCAGGTGGAACACTATTAGCTACAGCATCAAATTGAAAATTAACTATTGATTTGTTTAAAACAAAGTTTTCTTTATTCAACCCAATAGATATTGCACCAGGAGGAGTTAGTAGTATTGGCTGAGCATTACTAATAATTGTAATGTTGAAAGTTCTATCCTGTATATAAGTCTTACCATCAACATCTACAATACTTGCTCTAACAACAAAGTCGTAGGTTTTTGTAATCCCACTATCAAGTGGAACCCCAGTAATTGTTTTGGTTACTGAATCAAGTTTTAAGCCATTAGGCAATGTTTTGGAAATAATTTTTACTTCGTTGGCATTGGCCACTTCCAACACAATTGGAGTGATAGGTTGGCTTTGTTCAAAACTTCCTAAACTTCCTGAAGATGTAATCCAAATAGGTTTTACGGTCATATTTTACGCCACATGAGCAATTCGCCACCAACTGTTGTTCAAAAACAAGAACGTTGTTGAACCGTTAGGATCAGAAGCGGCAATGTTTACAGTTCTAGTGGCTCCATTAATGTTACCACTTAATATCAAATATCTAGGTCTTGTGTCTAGCGCATTACCGTACGTGCCACGACTAGCCATAATAATTGTCTTAATTTGTCCAGGTGTACCGTTAGCTATGGAAGCATAGGCTAGTCCTGCTGAATCATCAACCCAGTTGGCAGTTCTAATAAACGTAGTAGCAGTAACTAATGTAACACTTTGTTCTAATGTATTAGGTGGAAACTCCATTGTGTCAGAACCATTAAGGAATAGTCTACTGTTTACTAGTTTTAAATCACTACCACTTACTACAACAGAACCACCTAAATCTCCAGGGACTAGATTTAAATCACTACCATTAACAGTTTGTGTAACAGCATTGCCATCTATTTTAACATTACCACCTTTTATAAACCCGCCTGAGCTTGTTACGTTTCCAGTAACTGGTAAGTTTCCACTAACACTGACTCCAGAAATTGTATTTTTTAAATTTATTTGAACACCAGTACCGGTGGTCGATGTAGAAATATTTGAACTACCTGCAACTGTAAAAATTGCACTTCGCTGTACATTTAACGTGCCACCAGTATCTCCAGATACAGGTAATTCTTGAAAAGTTTCTTCAAATAAACCTTGGATTTCATCGTCAACATATTTTTTACTTGCCGCATCACTGTCTGCTGTTGGAGCCGCAATTGAAAGATTTGTTATTTTCTTACCGCTTAAATCAACACTTGTTCCAGGTTGCAAAATAATATTAGTGCCAGCACTAGATGAAATAGTTTGATTACCTGTTCCAGTCAGTGTTATAAACCCAGCAATAACACTGCCTGTTGTGGTAATATTTGCAGATGATGTTATACTAGAATTAGTAGAAATTGGACTTGTTACAGTTATTTCAGTATCAGCACTATTTTTTGTTAGTGTGCTAACATAAGCAGTGCCAAGGAAAACTTGCCCACTACCATTTCTTCTTACCAGTGTGTTATTGACATTTGATACTGAATCATTAAGTGCAAACAGCCCCAATGAACTTGTATACGATAATGCACTGCCAGGGCTCACACTGAATACAGATCTAACTTTTTCATCATTAAACCACTGATTTTGCACTTCACCAGTGATAGTAATATTACTCTCAGCATTGACCACTTGTGCATCAAATGTGACTGTTATAACGACAGTTCTATCATTATTTGGAGTTGGGAATGTTCCACCAGTTAATGAAATATTCGTAATAACTGGATTACTGATCTGTGTTCCCTTAATGTCCATGCCTACTCTAAATTTTCTAGCACCTTGATTAGTTGAAGGTTCTCCAAAATTAACGTCTAGGTTAGATTCTAAGGTGGTAATATTTATAGTTGATACAATGCTGCCACCACTTCCAACTATATTGGCATTTGAGGCTACTTGTCTTAGTTCTTCAATCTGACGAGTGTCAATAGTTACATCTTGTGTACCATCAAAGGTAAACCCATTGATTGTTCTAGCAGTTTGTAAGGCAGTCGCTGTACTAGCATTTCCAATTAAACTACCAGTAACTGTGGCATTAAAACTATTTGTAAATTCTATTCCGTCACTGGTCGACTTAACTCTTAAAAGTTTGCCAGCATGAGTAGCGTAACTGTCTGGAACATCAGTCAAGTTTAGTAAAGTTGTTCCACCACCACCGCCACCACCACCTGGTGTGGCCCAAGTTAGTAAGTTGGTTCCTAATTGTACAGTTAATACTTCTCCAGGAGCACCAATTACTTTTGGAAAACTATATCCAGTGTAGCCAGGTCCAGTTGCAAAACCTTCATCTTGGAAATTTGGATCATATTCTCCATAGAAGTTAATATAATGATTACTTGCTCCGTTTGTAATAATCAAATCAGATGGAGTTATTCCAAAAACTCCAGAAGCTATTTCATCATATTTTGGACTAATTTTACTATCTTCTATATCAAGCCCAGAAATACTAACACGATTGTCACCTCTAGCAATAATAATATCACGTACAAAGTCACCGTCGTCAGATCTAACTCTAGCTACAAATGCACTTATATCGGGATTTGTGTCAGCACCGTTATCATAGTTTAACACTCCCAAATAACCATGTAAAACATATTCTGGTTGTGTTGGCGGATTTAATGGGTCATAAGTTGTTGGATCACTAGGATCAATTTCATTAACAGATTCAAATCGTATACCAGGACCAAGTGGAATTGAATTGCTTCCGTTCTTACTTACAGTTCTTAATCGAATTGGCTCTGAAAAACCATATACCTGTTGAGTCATGGTGAACATGGCAGACTCTGGTCCTTGATCAGCTTCTGGAGCAACGCCAGCAGGTGAATCACCACCGTGGAATCTTCCATTTACAGTAAATGCCATTGTGCCAGTTTGCACTTCTGAACCAGTAACTTCAATTCTACCTTCACCAGTAATACTATTACCATCTAATGCTAGACCGCCAGTAATTAGTGAACCAGTCAAACCGCCACTAAATGTACCAAAATGTGAACCAGTTATTGTTTGTGTATCAGAATCAACTATAACTATTTCAGGATAGTTAGGATCTAATGGATCAACTACTTTTAAGGCAACGTTGCCATAGTGTGTTCCAGTGCTGTTACCAGTAAGGTTGCCAGTAAATGCACCACTTGTTGCTGTAAATCCTGGTGCAGTTATAATATTGTTAGTAACGATAGAAGTTGCAGTAACAGCTTGTAAACTTGTTGATCCTCGAACAGTTAATGAACCGTTAATTGTAGCAGTTGCAGGAAACACTCCAGGAGTTACAATTCTTCCTACAGTTAAATTATCAGAAGTGATATTGCCAACAATACTAATATTACCTAAACCAGTAATATTACTTCCATTTAAATCTAAATTACCGCCTAGTAAAGGCAACGTATCTTGCACTAGTGCAAATTGACCGTCAATGGTCAATATATTAGCATTTAAACTAGTAGTAACGCCACCAGTGCCATTGAATCTAAAAGTAGCTCCTGGGCTTGTAGTAGTAAATTGACCACTGTTATCTTCAGATATTAGTGTAGTAATAGATGCAGGAACACTAAAATTACTAGCAATCGTAATAACATTGCCAGACTGATTTACGGTTATGCCTGAATTAACATCACCAGCAATTGTTCTAAAATTAAGTGTTTCATTAGTTTTACCTGCGTAAACTTGTCCCCCGCCACCACCAAGGTTTGCACCAATATTGGTCTCTCCACCTATGGTTGCAAGTAATTGAAAATTATCATTTACTTTTAAAAATGCAGTTCGCAAATCATCGCCAGTGCCGTCATTTGCGTTAGAACCAATGTTTATGTATTGAATGCTCATTTTTCGTTCCTGTTCATCTTATTTATTTTAGGATATCTTACAATCTTCCAACAACTACTTCAATGACACCTTCAACACCATCAAAGTCCTCTAACGCTTTTCCAATTATTGTTCCAATTTTTGGATCGTGTGTTGGACGAGCATACCCGCCGCCAGCACTAGTCATCAAGTCGCCTTTACTAATTTTACCACGTACTTTACATGGAACACGACCTTGCAGTGCAAGTGCTACGACATTTTCTCCTTGTAATTCAGTATTCATTAAATGCGCTGGGTTTGTTGAAACAACGCCAGCCACTTTTCTAGTTTCGTCTTGCGCAATAGTTACTTCGTATGCACCACCAAACTCAAGTACTGTTCCTGGCTCATATGCAAAGTCTGCTTGATAATTCTCAGCCAAGTCAGCATAGTTAGCACTAGTTGCCTTACCTTCAAATGTTGTAGCCTTTATCACTCCATTAATACGTAATGGAACTGAAGTACTGCTTGCACTATCACTTGCAGGATAGTCAGTTGTTCCTAATCTTAAATTAGTAGCACTTGTGGCTAACCCAGTTAGCGGACCATTAAACTGACTTGCATTAATTTGACCATCACTAGTTCTTCTTACAAGACTATTGTTTACAGTGCCAGTTTCTGCTAAAACGCTAATTGTAACTTCTTGACTTCCATTAAAGGTTACATTGTTTGCTCCTACTCTAAGAGCAAGATCACCACCTACAGGAGTTACTAGTGCGTATTGTAAGGCACCAGAACTTCCAGCAAATGTAGCAGTACCATTAAATATTGCACCACCACCTTGACTTGTTGGAGCAGTTGCGCTTCCAAATGTTGTTCCTCGGAAAACATCACCAAAATGGTTTTTAGCATACACACTTTGGAAACGTAATGCGCTAGTACCAATGTCTAACTTGTCTGTGAGACCTGCACCTACACCAATAATTGGAGTAATGTTTGGATCACCTGCTGGCAATCCGCCAGCATCAGTCATAACAATCTTACCAATCATTGTGCCACCACGTCTTAGTAGAGCACCAAAAGATGCACTACCATTCCAGTTAGTAGCAAGTAATGGACTTAACGGATTGCCGCTGTCAACTTGTCTACCACCCAAAATATCATCACTAATAAGCACTTGAACTGTGGCAGCACTTAGTCCTAGTAATTGTTTTAAGTCCCCAACTGGAACTTCAGTTACTGGTCCAACAGAAGTTTCACTTTCAGTAGAATTATATCTTCCTAGTATTCGATAGTTTGTAATCTGTTGCATTCTATCTAAACGAACACCAGTGTTTTTATTTTCTGACTGACGAAGTTTAATTAATCCACTGTCACTAATAAATTCAGCAGAGTTAACAGCTACTATACCAAAGTCACCAACACCTGCGCCAGCACCTTCAACTACAGCATTTGCTCGATTTAACAATAGCTTAGTCTGTTGTATTGCGGCATTTGGAGCAATGTTACTATCAATAATAGCATTATCTTTAATATTAACAGTGATTGTATTGGCACTTCTTACAAAAGAAATATCGCTAGAAGAATCAACAGCTACGTTGACCATAGCCCCTTTACTTCCAGCTGGTACAGTACCTGTAAAGACCAATAAATCTCCGCTTCCAGGAACATTGGTTATGGTTACATCGGCAATCTCACCAATAAAGTTTTTAGTATTAAAATAATTTAATGTTACTAAATCTGTATTTTGTGTTGGGTCTGCTGAACCAGTGACCTTGTTGCCATTTAAATCAATATTTCTTTGAGTAGCAGTGATACTTGCTGTAGCAGTTGCGCCTGATCCTGCTTGTAGGACAGCAGTAATAATTGCATTTACAGTAGGTGAACCTCCACCGCTCAATGCAATAGTTGGTGCAAGAGTATATCCTACACCAGCATTTGTAATTACAATGCTACTAATAATTTGATTTGAGCCACTTCCCTGCATGACTGCATAACCAGTAGCTCTAATGCCGCCAACTGGAGGAGCACTAAATGTTAGTGTTGGAGCACTGCTATATCCAGTTCCAGAGTTGTTTACGTTGACGTTAGAGACACTACCGCCAATAATAACAATTGGAGCTTCTGTGTATCCATAGCCACCAATATCAACAATAATATTATTAACGCTTCTAGCACCAGTACCAGCAGTTAATACTGCTCTTGCGGCAGCACCAGTACCACTAGTAGAATAAAGTACAACTGCTGGTGGAACAAGATATCCTCCACCGTTGTTTACCATGCTTATGCTAGATACTGTATTTCTTATATTAGTATTAGAAAGAGTGAATCCAGTCCAACCTAATCTTACACCGCCTGTAGCAATTGTTTGATCAACATACGCTCTGTTGGCTGCATCGGTCAATTCAGTTGGAGATTTTAGGCGTTGTATCTTATTGTCATTAAGATCAATTCCACCCCTATTATTTGGAACACCACCAACTGATGTGTTGTCAGTTATCATAGTGAACGCTAATACATCTGTTCTACGACCAGTTGTTTCAATTGCATAAGAACCATCGTAATCAATAGATCCACCAGCAAACACATTGTCAACATACTTTCTATTAACACTGCCGTCATTGTTTGGACTGTTTACTATACGTTCAACACTGTTCAAACCAACATCTAAATCACCAACCATGATACTTTCGCCGTCAAGTCTTAATAGACCACGTTGTGGAGTATCAGTATTGTCAATTGTAAAACGACCGTCAATCAAGTTATTGATGTAGGTCTTCATTGCCTTTTGTGTAGAAACAATGTTGTCACTATTGTCGTCTAACTTAGAATCAGTTGAGAATTGGTTAACGGTTGCACCAGTTAAGAAACTTAAACTTGTAACAGCACTTAAACCAATTTTAGCACTAATACTAACAGATCCGTCACCTTGGTTAACGTTAAAGAAGCTACCTACTCTAAAATTACCATTTTGATCAGTTGACACGTGGAACACACGACCAGTCCCAACCTCTTTAGCAATTGCACTGTCAGATGGCGTATTAACTGGTTGACCATAAACGTTATTAGGATAGTTAGAGTCATCATATCCACCTGCCCCAACGTTTAAGAAATCATGACCAGTTGCACGTACAGTTGAGAATGTGGTAGTGATACCAATTACATCGCCTGCTAAGTGTCTAAGGTCTAGTGGAGTGTTTAGATCAAATAAGAAGTCACTACCAGGACCAGTAATAACAATTTCTGTACCAGCAGGAATTGCTTGTGTTACTGGCGCACTAATTCTAGCTCTGTAGCCAATTGTATTTTGATTTTCATCAAACAATTGAGTCACTGTTCTAATAAATGTATCTTCGGTAACGCCGTTAACTCCTGCTTTAGGAATTCCAGGACCAGTTAATACTGCGCCATATTGTAATGATGTTGCAGTTGGTGGGAAATCAATTGCCTGTAAAGTATCTAACACTTGTGGCTGTACAACAACATGCGGGCCTGTAGTGCCAAATTCAATTATGGCTACAATTTGGTCCATTAGAGCTTGCAATGCTGTGGCAGCACCGGCTTCTGCTACAATGCCACTGTCAATACTTTGTGGGGCATACTCTACACCTAGAGGATCTTGATAACTTCTTCTAATTCCTAAATTTCTAGTTGGAGCAACAGAAGTACCATTTTGTAGAACATTAGTAATAATGTTCATTAATGTTTGAACTCTTACGTCATCAACACCAGCAACTCCAGGAGTACCAGCAGTATTTTGTGTTGCAGTGTTGCCAGCAGTCGCAGTTACAGCAGTTTCTAAAACAATTTGTTGAGCAACTGTAGATGCTCTGTTAATGGCAGCAATGGTTTGGGTTTTTTGATTAGACAACACATACTGTGAGCTTGTTGATCCATCATAGTATGCTAGAGCAGCCGTTCTAGTTGCCACGTTACCACCATACTCTAAATCGTATGCAACAGCATCAATAATCAATCCAACGTCTCTACGACAAGTAGTTTGATTGAACTGTAAAGTAGGATATGTTTGTGCTAAGAATGCAATAACTTCATCTTGTATAAACAGTTTATTTGCCTGTAATTGTGCAACACCGTTTAAATTACTTCCACGATATGGTAGTTGTAATTGAGGTACTGTTGCGCCACTATATTGATTTAAGGCAGTTATTGCCGCAGTGGTCGCAAAATTAATTGCATCAATTGTTTCTACTTTTTGCTGACTTAATACAAGAGCCGCACTTGGATTACCTTGTTGGTAATAACTAATACCAGCGGCACGGCTTCTTACGTTACCGCCGTAAGTTAAGTCATAAAGTACTGCATCGATAATATATCCAACGTCACGATAACAAGTGTTAACATTGTATTGGAAATTAGGATAAATTGTAGCCAAGTAATTAATAACTTCAGACTGTATCCAAGTTTTGTTTGCTAATACTTTCTCTACAGCATTCGTATTAAGACCACTAAGTGGATTTATAGTAGTAGTAACAGCATATCTATCTTGTGTAATACCGCCATCAGAAGTTTTACCTAAAATACGATATATACTTGGATCATAGTTTGAAGATGAGAATCTTAAAGCAGAGCTGTTAATAATAGCAGGTCTGTTTAAAATTTGACTTACACTAATTGTCTTTTGCTGATATAAATTAATCTTACGAGCACGTACTCTATTGTATTCATCAGTAACAGTAGGTATTGGGTTGGTCAATGACGGATCAATGCTTGTAACCCAATACGAATCAACAAACGTAAATGATACTGGGTTTACACTGTTAGCGATGCTTGTTTCTAAATCATAGTTTAAAGTAACGTCCCAAATTCCGTCAACAATAGTCGTTTGACCAGTTGCTTCTTGATTTTGCATATTGACTGTTAGCGGAACATCTAAGGTAACAGCCCATCTATTTGATACAGCATCATATACTGGAGTATCAGTAATTGTATATCTAGTATAATTTAACTGTAGACCCATGTTGGTGTCTAAATGCTGGAAACTCCAGCCTATTTTAGGAACCCAACTTAATTCTAAAGTTCTGTTAGTAACAGTTTGACTTATTGACACAGTCGCTGTTGTAGGACTGGTCACTGCTATAATGTATGTGTTGTCAGCTACAGTGGCTCCTGTGACTAATTGTCCAACATTATTTTGATCTAAATTAGTAGCAGTAAGTGTTGTGCCATTAATAGCACCTGTAGTTATATCTGTAGTGGTGTAGATATAAATGGTTTGTGCACCAATTTTATTATCATTGTCACCAGTAGGTGCTGGTCTTGGAGATGGTTTAAATGTAACTACTTTTTCAGTAACATCAGTTACAGTGTAGGTCAACACTCCGCCAGGAATAGTTGTTTTCATTCCAACAACAGCTGGACGCTGTAGTCGTTGAAGTTTTAATACATTTTGTCCAGCTTGGTTTTCGCCTGGAATGCCATCAAATCTAGCTCTACCTGTAATATTAGATGGACTAGGATCTCCCTTAATTGAAAACACAACATCTTGTGCTCCAATTACTAGATTAGATATAGCACGAGCTGGTAAGTCAGCAAAATTATAAGTTCCTAAATCATTTATATAATTAGTGCTTTCACTTCCATCTAATGTAAACGTGTGACTGTTAACAGAAGTAATAGTATAAACTCTTCCATCAACATCAGTTGCTCTTGGGGTAGTACTTGGAGGAATTGCAGGCAATTGCAATCCTCTCACACTGGTCATTTGTACACTCTCTCCAGTTGAGAAAGGATGAGGATAATATGTTGTTACAACTAGCGGCCCAGTTGTTAGTGTACCACCACTCAATCTTGCTCGAGCAATATTTTTAATAATGATTTCGTGTTTGGTTAATTTGAATGTAGAGTTTCTTATAGGCTTACTTGCCAAACCTCCCATTACCAAACTTACGGCACCTTGGTTGCCATCTGCACTAGGATCATCAATGTAAACCTGCATGATGTTACCAATGTCAGTTTTAATTCTACCAATCTGAATAGCTTCGTTAGGATCGCTACCTTCAGATTGTAAACCAATAATACCATAGCAACTTGATCCTGTTACCGAACGAATTTGTCCACCTGATCTAGACAAATAGCTGGCACGGCAATAGTATGTAAATTGACTAACTGCTTCTGCAACACCGTTATTTTCACACACAAGACCATAACCTAAATCGTTAATCATGGTAAAGTCGTTAGACAACATTGATCGGTTACCAGCAGTTTCAATTAAAATTTGAGAACCGTTTGGAATAAAACCTGCAGGCAAATAAGTATCATCAACTTCAATTGGAGTTGTAGTACTTAAAGTTAATGTAGCAGTACCGTTGGAATCTGGAGTTGTGGAATCGATAATGACATATTTTTTCTTAGCCAAGAAAAATGTATTTGGAGTTTCAGGAGTACGTACTAATCCAGTAACAGTCATTTTAAGTCCACTAGAACCTTGTGTTCCAGTAAACGGATCAGTATAACTAGTGTCTAATACATAACATACTTGGTTACCAGACATACCGTCAACCAACTGACCACCACCACCTTCTCCAGCAAATACAGCGCCAACTTGAGCATAAGGAGAACGTGTTTTAATTTGTCTCTTAGGATCAAAGGCCATAGCAAAGCCCTTAAATCCTATAACTGTTATATTACGCAACTGGAATGCATCAGCAACAAGCATGGCATCACAGTGTTCGTGGTCTAACAAGAATTCTATAGTTGTTGAATCTGGAATACCAGTTGCCAATGGTTTTGGATCACCGTTGTCATCAACGATGTCCATGATATATGTTCCAGGAGCAATATTTAAATCTGGATTTGGTTCTTTGTAAACAATGTTAACTTCACGTCCAACTCGATATACGTTTGGTATACCACCAAGAGTACCCACAATAAATCGCATACCACTCTTTGGTCTATAAGGACTATTTTTAATTTCTAATTTTGTACTACCAACCACGTTAGTGGTTCCAACTGATCTTGACAATTGATTGTAGTAGTGTGAGTTATACCAAAAGGTAGCACTTTGACTTCTATCACCACGAACAAATTTAGTAAGCTGATTATCAGGATTAACTGGTCCTGGCTTTGGTTTAATTAAAGTACGTCTAAATTCATCGCCCTTAATAGCACAGTTTGGTGGAACAAACATAGGAGCTTCTTCAAAGTAAACTCCTGATTCAACCATAATAGTAATTTCAGGTTTTGGTACAAAGAATCCTCTAAAGCCAAAGTCAACCTTAGAAATTTCACTGTAAGGACCGTCCTTTTTATTAGCCAACGAAATACTAATAGTGCCGCCAGGTGCAACTTCTGGATTTGGCCATGTTACCAGTGATTTTAAATTTAATTCAAAATTGTTAACATCTAACGCATTAACTCTGTGAATACCGTTTAAATTTCTTGTGTCTAAAGATCCTAAGATAGCTCCGCTAACTAAAACGTAGTCTCCATCTTTGAATCCGTGATTTTGTAAGCTAACACGCACACGAGTTCTTGGACTTGTAATTGGCGTTGTAAATGGAGGAGCCCAACGTGAAATTTGTTGTGGAGTAACTTGATATGGAATATTTTGTAATTCAACAGCATCTATAATTCGTGTTGCATAACGACACGCGGCATTTACTGATTTAAATGCTTTACTCCAACTACGTCCAATTTCTTCCTCAGGATATCCATAAATGGGATTTGGACGATTGTTGTCAAAATCCCACATGTCGTCATTACCTTTTGTACTGACAAATATGTTACCTGCGGCAGAATACGTTTTGGAATCAACATACCCTCTTGTGGCTGCTCTATAATCTTCTTGTACGAACAGTGTGCCATCTGGCTTCCTATCAATTTCAACATACTGTCCAGGGTGATCATTTAAAATCAATGGACCTGTCATCACACCCATGCCTTTGTTTACAAAGCCAGTTGCTGGATCTAATGTCTCAGTACCTTGTAATGACAGCTTGGTATCTACATAATCTTTTCGAGTTGCATGAGCAGGGTGTGTTGCTTGAAACTTTAACTGAACATCAGTTTTTGGTGTAACGCCATCTGAACCAAAAACATTAATAATTTTTGTACCAGCATTAATATTGCCGTTATCTGGAGTTGGACTGATCTTGAAATTTTGACGCATGACACTGCCAGCGGCTAGGTCAAATGTACCTAACTTGTCAATGTTATCTCTGTTTAAGAAATTTTGGTATACCCATTTTCTAGTAACAGCATCTTGGTCATTTTCTGGATCACCAATGAAACTTAGTTTGAACCCACTTCCATCTAGTACGTTTGACAGTGTTGGTGTTGGGTCTTGTCTAATTTGAACGTTGGCAATACTAAAGATTATCTTAGACGGATCACTGACGGTGTCAATACTAATACCAACAGCCGCTTCTAAATCTCTACTAACAATAGTTTTTCCTAAGCTGTCTAAGCCTAAAACTGTGTTAGGTCTAAGTGGTTTGATAACGTCAACTAAGTTATCAAATGTTAGTCCGGCCTCTAGACCTTGACTAGCGTAAAGTTCTTGGAAATTTGCATTAACTTTGGAAAACGCATCACGTATGCTGTCACCTGTTCCATCGTTACCTGTTAAACCAATATTAACGTCTTTTCTTGCCATTATTAACTCCAAATTTGGGTGATATACCAACTGTCCACTTTATTTACCTTATAGTTTTATAAACTTAATGTAAATAATGGCATGTTCATAAGATCTTTTAAAGAAATTTCCAAGTATGTTCGAAGCAGTAAACTGGGAAAAGAACACCAGTATACTAGAACAAAAACAATCAATGTGTTTCGCTGTGACAATTGCGACAAGGATTTTACAAGAGATCATGCTAAAATAGATCCCAAAAGACTCAGCAACAAATATTTCCACGTATGTGGTGATTGTGACGTCAAAAAATTTGCCCAACGAATGGGCATTACTAAAAGAAAAATATGGGATATGCCAGTTAGCAGTACTTTGCCAATTGGAAAGATTTAAACTCTAAAACTTTCCCCGCAACCACAACGATCACGTTCGTTAGGATTGGTAAAATCAAAGCCTTCATTAAGACCTTTCTTAACCCATTCCACTTGTACACCATCAAGGTATGCTAAACTTTTTGGATCTACAAACACATGAACTCCGTAACTAACAAAGCTCATATCATCAGTGGTAGGAGTATCTACAAATTCTATCATATAGGCCATGCCACTACAACCTGTAGTTTTGACCCCTAATCTAATCCCTAGTCCTTTACCACGCTTTTCTAGAGTTGCTTTTACCCTATTGGCAGCTTGTTCAGATAGTGTTATCATGTTTAGCTTTATAATCTGCTACTGCGGCTTTGATAGCATCTTCTGCTAATATTGAACAGTGAATCTTAACGGGCGGTAACGCAAGTTCAGTAGCGATATCTGAGTTCTTAATGGCTTGTGCCTCATCCAAGTTCTTGCCCTTGAGCCACTCGGTGACAAGACTAGAACTAGCAATAGCACTACCACACCCATAAGTTTTAAACTTTGCATCTTCAATAATACCTTGTTCATTAACTTTAATTTGCAATTTCATAACGTCACCACAAGCAGGAGCTCCAACCATACCAGTTCCAACATCATTATCATTTTTATCAAATGAACCTACGTTTCTAGGGTTTTCATAATGATCAATTACTTGTGAAGAATAAGCCATATTTTATGTCCTTTTAGAACTATATTTATCGTAGAATTTTATAAGTCCTTGCCTTAATTGTTCAACGTCTTCTTTAGTATTATAGCAGGCCCAACTTAATCTAAGTATACCATTTGGGAACTTTTCTTCTACAATAGGTCTTGCATTCAAATGTCCATATTTTAATACAATACCTTCATTAGACAAAAATTCACCCACATACGCAGGATGGTGTCCATGTAGATTAAATCCAATTAATCCTCCCTTATAATAACCAGGATGAAATATTTCTACAAAGTCTAATTCATTTAACATCATTTGAAAATTTGCATTCATAAGTTTATCGTAGGTATGAAAACTTTCTAAATCATATGATGTAAACCAATCAATTGCTGAACCTAACATAACTACACTTGCAATATTAGGTTTACCAATTTCTAATTTCCATGGTAATAATGTGCTATTACTGTCGCCTAATATAGTAGGCTCTAACTTGTCTAAATATTTTTGCTTGCCATATAATATACCAACACCAGTTGGACCATAAAATTTATGACCAGTAAATGTTAGAAAATCAATATTAAACTCTTGCACATCTATCAATTCTCTACCAATGCTCAAACTTGCATCTAGTAGAGTTATTCCGTCATACTCTTTAACCTTGTCAAAAATACTCTTAACAGGCTGTACATATCCAATGCTGTTGGATATGTGACTCATGCTGAACAATATTTTACCATCACAACTGTCTAGCAAGTCTTCAAGATGACCAAGATCCATGCTGCCGTCTTTGATAACATTTACAGTTTCAAATCTAAAACCGTATTCAATTGACATGTATTGCCAAATGAGTAAATTGGCATGATGCTCACTTTCAGGAACAATTACACAATCATTTGAATGCCATTTATGACAAATACTTTTGGCAATCATATTAATGCTATGATTGTTGCCTTGAGTAAAAACTACTTCATTATCTTTTTTAGAATTAATTAGTAGTTTTACTTTTTGTCTAACATTTTCATACTCTTTCCTTGCATCAATTTTATTACAAATATCAAGGTAGGAATTTTTTACTTGATTAGGAATTAAAGTTTGTGATGCACTGTTTAAGTATGTTTTGTCTGGTAAAGTAAAATCGCTTTTAACTTTGGAAAAAATCTTTGAGTTCATCTCTAATGTCTTGATATTCAACAAGGTCCAACACACTATCTTGATGCAACGTTTTTAATAGAGTTTCAGCACTACTTCTATCAATTCCCCTGCTTTCTAAATACCATATGTTATTTTCGTCAACAGTGTTGACTTCACAGTTATGATATGCTCTCACTTGTCCACAATCAATTATCATTTGCGGAGTACTAAATGCTTGGGCAGTTTCATCACATGTAATACTAGTGTTAGTTACACTGGCAACACTGTCTATCATGTCTTCTTCAATTTTGACAATGCCTTGAAAAACAGTTCGACTATTTTTTCCAGCAATACTGTTTACAAATGTGTTGCTCTCTGCACAAGGACCTGCATGGTAAACTTTGCTTATGATTTCACTACTGCCACCAACTTCGTTTTCTGCAAGACCAAAAATGTTAATAACAGAATTCTCATAAAGTTCACATTCAAAAATATGCTTATTAAGTTTTCCGTCCTTAACAAAAATTCCAATATTAATAATTGAATCTGGCTCAGCAGTTACATTGTAAATAAAAACCTGTTGAGTATTTTTAGATCCGTCACATAAAATAAACAAATCTAATCTACTACTATCTTTTCCAAGAACTTGCAAATTTTTACACAGCAAATCTGACTCAGTTGGGTTCATACGTAGAACCATTAAGTCATCAGTATTTTCTTTTATCATTAAGCAATTTGCATCAATGACCTTAAATTTTTTACCAAAGTACTGAGTGGGACTGTTTGACCAATCTGGGTCTTGTGAATCAACTTTAAGAAAACTCTCGATAGCCATTTGAAATGATCCTTTTAATTAGTTTCTTATCACCTGACTCTACGATTCTTCCATCTATGATAACATGCACATGGGTGGGCTCGATTGCTTCAAGGATCGTTGGTTGATGTGTGATAATGATAGCTGCCTTTCCTTTTTGTGATAGGAAAGTTTTTAAACTTTTAAATACTTCGGTTAGTGTGTCTAAGTCTAAACCACTGTCAATATCGTCTAAAATTGTAAGAGATGGATTGAGCATGTGTAACTGTACAATTTCATTTTTCTTTTTTTCGCCTGCACTTGCTCCTACGTTATAATCTCGATTGGACCATTCGCTTCCTAGATCAAATTGTTTTATTAAACTTTTGTAATCATTAATAATGTCAGTTGATGATCTTTTGTCATTACGAGCATTTAAAATTTGTCTGGTTAAATTTAAATTTGTGATCCCATTAATTTCAGGAGGTTCTTGAAAGGTTGTAAAAATTCCTAACTTACTTCTTTCATTTGGATTTAAACTGTTCAAAGATTTTCTTTTAAAGTTTATTTTTCCTTTAACAACACTGAGGTCTGTTTTACCAGCTATTGTACTTGCCAAGGAACTTTTTCCAGATCCTGTTGGTCCTAGAATAGCGTGAATTTCGCCTTCGTTGATTTCTAAATTGATATCTTCCAAAATTGGAATAACGTCGTAATTGACGGAGAGATTTGTAATTTTTAACATAACTAATTGAACCTTATTGTTATTGTAGTTCGTGGCCCACATTCATTATTGTAGCACCAATATCTCATTAAGTCAACTGTATTATAACTGCATATTTTGTTTCAATGCTTTCACAATTTTATTTATCGAACAATCTGTAGGCATAATTAAAATACAAGGAGATTAAATTATGATTAAATTTCTAAAATCATTATTTGGTTCAGAGAAGCCAGTAACAGCAGAAGTTCCTTATAAAGTTGAAACACCCGCACCTGTTGCAGAACAAGCAACTCAGGCTGTGGTTGAATCAATTGTCCCAGCTAAAAAAGCGCCAGCAACTAAAAAGGCTCCCGCTAAAGCTAAGGCACCTGCAAAACCTAAGGCAGCTCCAAAACCAAAAGCCCCAGCAAAAGCACCAGCTGTAAAGAAAGTTGGTACTAAACCTAGGGCGCCTAAGAAGACTTCGTAACTATCAGTTATAATCTTCTTGGCAACAAAAAACCCGCCTAGTGCGGGTTTTTGTGTGATTGCTTAATCACGTGATCATGTATTGGAATAATCAAAAAGAGCTTTGCTGGCTAAATTTTTAGCCTTGCTCTCGCACATGATATCAAATTGATCATTAAAACTCAATGCCCAATCATTAACTTCCTTATTCCAATAGAAGTTACTGTGTGCCCTAAGTTTTTGTTTTTTGTATCCGGACTCTAAAAGAGCTTCGTGATTGGGTTTAGTTAGAGTGCAGTGATCAACAAGCACATCTTCCCTGCTAATACTATAGTGCATAGTAGGGCGAAGACCACGCCAACTGTCAAGTACTTGCTGTACTTTTGGGTCATTTGGCATGATGTATTCACCTTCTTTAATCCAGTGATGATGTATATCAAGTACGATAGGAAGAAGATCACCAAGAGACAAGCAAGTAGATAACCCATGGCTCATTTCCTCGTTTTCAATTGTGATGCAATTTCTTGCTTCAGGGGAAAGTTTTTTGTAGGCAGCTCGAATACCTTCGGGACCGGCTCTACCCGAGATGTGGACATTAATTTTAAAGTCTTGAAATTGTTTACCGTAGCCCATGTACCTGACCATATCTGCATGATATTCAAACTCCTCTATACTTCTCCGAACAATGTCCGGATTATCACTAGCAAGAACAGTAAACTGACCAGGATGCATAGAAACACGGGTATTGCTTGCACGAGCACTATCACCAATAAGGATGAAATTGCGTTCAAGATACTCAACAACGTCAGGTTTACTCCAAAAATAACTCCAATCAGATTGGGTATAAGCAGGAAGAATGTCGCTACTAAGGCGAACCATGCGGAGTCTTTCATGTTGTTTGCCTACCCTTTCAACAAGTAATCGTGTTGCTTCTAAGTTTTGGACCATTAGGTCCCATAGTTTTTGTTCAGCAACTTCTTTTGTTTGTTTATTTAACCAAGTAATGGTGGTAGCGCCAGTGTTATATTGCTTACAATCGTCGGTTGGCTTGATACCATCTACTTGATCAGGGCGATCAATCCACTTACATGCGAAACCTATACGTTTAATCATAATAACCAATAAAAAAGGACATAGTGTTATAATAACATCTATGCCCTTGAATGTCAACTGGATTAATCACCAATGCCTGATAGTATTAGCAATAATGAAGCAACAGGTTACAACATGAATGATTACCCAAAATGTTTTGAGAAACAACGCTGTTCTTGCTTCTCGTAGTGTGAGTATAGGAACATCTGGACGATCTTCGTCGGTCTGTCCCATTAAGTGCCCAGTTGCCCGGGCCCATATTTTTTCAAAAGAATTCATTAATGATTTCTCTTCCCGTCAAATACACAAACGAAATAAAGATTTTCTTCTTCTGTGTTATGTACTCTATGGAATACTCCATCTTTGATTAGTATAACGTCCCCTGGACAAACTGGTATCTTTTCGTTGTCTAATTCCATTATACCGCTCCCGTTGACAAAATAATAAACTTCTTCTTGTCCAGGATGTTTGTGACCGCGAGTGCTTTGTTTAGGTTTTAAGTCTGTTGAACTTAAAATTAAGTTTTTAAGAAAGGTGTTGTCTTTAAGGACATAAGTTTCGTTATCCTTAACTACGACACCGCCAATGTCGCAGATACTATGTTTCATGAAAGTTTATCCTTCATAAACAGCACTGTTACCGGCGTGTTCAAAAACTTCTACTGAACGCAATTTAACACCTGCGCCAACTGGATAACGAGCACCGAACAACTTTAATGTTTTGCCAGACTGGTCTTTTAGTTCCCAACCTTCGCCCTTTTGGAAAGTTTCCAAAATGTCTTGCATAGTTTTGTAAGCCAATTCAGCAAATTTTTCACAGCCTACAGCTTCTACGATACGAATGTCGCAAACTCCGCCCACATCATTAAGACCAAGTGCCGCAAGTGTTTTAAATTTTTCTAAATGTGGATCATCAACACCAAGCACCAAAGTATGATCAAACATGTATTCGCTCCACTCTTTGAATGCTTTTAGTCCACCAAAATCCATAACCCAGTTACGATCATCTAGTGTCTCGGATTCAAAAATTAATTTAATACCAATTGAATATCCGTGTAGTAATGAGCAGTGACTATGTGTGCTACGCCACTGTCTGAAACAGCATGAAAGTCCACGATCATTGCCGTATGTTTTTGTTGAAAGATATTTTGCCATTGTTGTTTTCCTTTATGAACAATGACATGCAGAATTTATATTGCGGGATGAATGCCTAAGGCCGCATGTATTAATTATACATTATTATTTAGGATTGTCAATCTTTTTGTTTATTTCTATCTCAAAATCTCTCAAAGTTGTTACGCTCTGTTGAACTTCTTTTATATTGTCTTTTATATCTTCAACAGAGAGACTGACTTCTTGAAAAAATTTAATAAACTCTAAAATGGTCCTAAGTACCCATGCCCACCAAATTAATGATACTGTAACGAAAACTATCCAACTGGAATAGAAAATGAATGGTACTTCGGTGTTGAAAATTTCAAATAATGAAAAAGATCCAATAAGAAATAGTATTGGACTTACTCGTCCAAACCAAAGCCAATAAGTAGTTTGTTTTTTAATTTTGTCTGTTTTAATATGCCTATTCATGAATGTCCCCAAATGATGCCCATTTGCCAGGCGAACCTGACACTATACATACCCAGCCTAAAGGTGAATTAACTGAAGGAGATTCGTTCCAAACGATGTCCCCTCTTTTGTAGTTACCTTTTTCTGGAGGAGAATTATATACCATGAAAAGTTTATTACCAAATCTTATACTACCCTTAACATCTAAATCTGCTTCAGGATGTTTTACATTGATGCCTACTTTGCCATAAAGACGAATTTCAGTATCTGTTTTATACTCATGTCCAACACTGACTATACCTTTTGGATCTAACGTTACTAATGTTTGATCACCAGCAGTTAAATCAAATGGTCTATTATTATAAGTACCAATCTTAGCACGACCATTATCAACATCTATGTTCATAATAACGTCTTGCATAATATCACCTATAGTAATGGTACCTACAGGTTGTTCAACGTTAATTGATATTCTTTGTTGATCACTGCTAAAAGTTACAAAGTCAGCCAAACTTACGTCACCGCTCACTGTTAAATGGTGCAATGTTCCAATCTCTCTAAGACTACTTTTTCGTATAGTTGATCCTAAAGTATTTTTTGTTAGTACGTCAACATTGTCAATTTTAAAACTTTTATCAGCGTGTAGATCAATGTGTTCGCTACTAAAAAATTTATCAGTCTTTAATACAAACAGTTTGGTGTAGTCTGTGCCCTTCCAAATAAGACCACTACCATTTGGGTTTCTCGCAGTGTCTACTGGTTGAAATTCCAAATACATCTTATCATAGGTTCTTTCAGATGTCAATTCCAAAACGTGTAAACGGTCAGCAGTTATTTGACCAGATACTTGTAAGTTACCTTCAACTAAGATATTTCCTGATAATTGTTTGGTAGTGATGTTGTCAACAATTATTTCATTGTCTTTGACAACAAGAGAAATTTTTGTTGCTTCATCTTTAATACCAGTAGAAGCAAACGTAGAAATGGAACCACCCGAAATTAAATCTCCGGATAGTTCCCCTTTACGTATGTCCAGTTGGTCTGGACGTATGTTTTTGATTAGCTGATTGCTGTTAAACGCTGGACCTGCCATATTTTCCTCTAGTACGCATATTTATTTGCGTACCAGATAGGTCAAGGACGTTTTGCAATCACTTGATCAGCAAGACCATTGGCAACAGCTTCAGCGGCACTCAAGAAAGTATCAAACTTCATAGTTTCAAATAGCTCTTCGTATGTTTTGCCCACTGTATTATGACGTACATACAATTCTGTTAGACGTTTGTTGATACGTTGTGCTTCTTCAAAACTACGTTTAGCATCTTCAAATTGCAAGTCTTGTACGTGAATACTACCACTTGTACCGCGTGTACCTGAGCTCACACGGTGAATCATTGTGCGTGATTCTGGAAGTACTACTCGTTTGCCAGGAGCACCCGCTTGTGCTAGGAAACTGCCCATACTACAGGCTTGACCCATGACATACGTACATACATCTGGTTTGATGAACTGCATAGTGTCATAAATTGCAAGACCGGCACTCACGCTACCGCCTGGACTATTGATGTACAAGTGAATATCCAAATCACTATTCTCACTTTCTAAGAATAGTAGTTGTGCAATAATTACATTTGCCATGTAATCTTCTACTTCGCCGTTCAAAAATATAACACGGTCTTTGAGTAATCGACTATAAATGTCATAGGCTCGTTCACCTTGATTACTTTTTTCAACTACCATTGGGACTAAACTCATTTTATTTCCTTTTTATTTTCTGCATCAACCACACGTTGGCGCAATTCTGTTGTACTAAAACTATGTCGTCTTTCATTAAAATGGTAATCCATATCTAAATGATCACCAGTAAAAGATTTGTCTTTGTATTCCTCACCTATTATTCTAACATCAATAGGAAAAGATTGCAATAGGTCTAGCAATTCCTTTTCACTACTGTATGGAACAATTTGATCTACAAACTTGCAAGCCTTTAATTGGGTCCAACGTTCAAACACACCTTGTACCGGTTTGTTTTTAGTATTGGGTCTATCAATGGTTGGGTCAGTTTGTAAACCTACTATTAAAAAGTCACATTGCTTCTTTGCTTCTTCAAGCATAATTACATGCCCTGCATGAAACAAATCAAACGTGCTACATGTAAATCCAATTTTCATTTATACTTGTCGTCCAGTTCAACGTTTGTCAACCCAGCAATAGTTTGAAACTTGTCCCATGCCATTTTAGCCGCAGGATTAGTTTCTAACTCACTACTAGGCAGAACTGCTTCTAGCCAAATTTCTGGTCGGCGACTTGCATGTGCTCCAAATTTTCTAGGTTGATGTAATTTACCTTGATCCCAAAGTTCAGTACTAATCAACCGAAACATTTCTTCATTATCATATCCAGCCCACTCTGGATTACTATGACTGAAAAAGCCACGTGTGTAAGCGTTTTCTGTGCCTCCACCATAGCCAACCCAAATGCTCTTCCACTGATCATCGTCATGTGGATCAAAATCTGTGCGAGCAATAATAACTAGAACATCGTCAAGGTCAACTTTGCCGTCAACGATATCTCGAACGCAACGACTATAACTCAGACCAATTTTCATTTTACACCTTTAATAAAATTAAGCAGTGCCCTTGCTACTACTCTATCCTTTTCTTTTTCGTCTTCTGGGAGTTGTGCATAGCTCTTACTTGCCAATGCAAAACGTTTTGCTTTCTTTTCGTCTGGGGTTGGTGTGTCTAATTTTAGCATACCCTTATAGTCTGCTATTGCAGTGATATTCCAACCATCATGAATTGCATCTGCAATTACTTCAATGTCTGTCTCCCCAGCATTAATCAATTTAGAAGCAGCCTTGGCACTTTCAATATTAGCAAGCCAGCCAAAGTTTGCACCAGGAGTACTACGTCCATAATGGTATGCATTATCCAATGCCTCATCACTAACTGTTGCCAGTTGTTCAATATTTTCAAACAATTCGTTTGCTTTCATTACTTTACCTTTTAACAAAAATTTATGCAGGTCATCCATGTTTTTTTGAAAAACATCTGGACTGCCTTCAGCCGCACGTTGCATATCCCATTCATTAGGATAGTGGCGTAAACAATACCTAGCTTGATCCTTGACTGCCTTTGGAACCCGAGGGGTAGTCAATATTTGCAATAGAAATCTTTGAGTCTGTACTACAGCCCGATATCTTTCATCTGGCAGTGTCATTTTATTTCATCCGATGTTTCAATAAAGTCTTTAATAATCAAATTCAGTGCTTCAATCCTTCGCATATTACCCGTAACATCTTCTGGATGTAACCAGTAGCCGTCTGGGTTATCTTCTGTCTTAGGATTCTTTTTCCACTGTGCTAATTCTTTTTTCAAATAAGCACGGTAGTCTTTTAGATTGAGGCTAGTAATACGATCCGCAGTTTCCCCATCAATCCACTGATAAGGTTTATGTTTTGCCTTACTCATTTGTACACTTTCAAAATTACAACATCTTCATTGAATCGACCATTAAGTTTAACTTCTGTAGTCTTAACTTCTTTTTCAAACCAAGTTTGGCAACGTTTTTGCGTGTTCATATCTTTAAACGCTTTGAGTTGTTCTGCAGGCTTACGCAAAGTTTTCTGTGTACTCTTATCAGTAAAGTTAGTAACAGTTGTGCCCTTAACAGCAAAACCTGAACTGTTCAAAGCAATGTACTGTCCAAATTTACGAGTCTTAATGTTGTACACAAACATAGATTGTGCGCCAATAATTTGTGCCGGCGGCACTGACACAATTCCAAGGCTGTCATCAGTTTTGCAAAATTTAAGTTTAGCAATCAACTTTTCTGCAGGCACGATCTTCTTAGCACGTGGCTTCTTGTTAAGTTTAGCTTCCGCACCAATTTGTTCACAAGCATCCATAATTGCTTGATAGAACTCAAGCAGTTTGCGCACATTCTTACGTGCCACATGACTATAAGCTTCTTTCAATTGTTCATCAGCATTGCCACTAGCAAGCTCTAACAACTCTGCTTGGCTATTAGTATAAAAGCCTTTAATGATTCGAGCATGAGCTGCCTTAGCACCTTTGCCACGCAACAGATTGGTCACCTTAAATGCTTTTGGATCAAATTGCTCTGGATTACTGATCCAATCGTCAATAGCAACATCCAATTCTTCAGTCATGTTTCCAGCGGATTCACGCAAGCGTTCTTGAATACTTGGCACATACACTTCAACTTTCTTTGATTTTGCTTCAGCAAGTTCTTCTTCAGTTTCGTCTGACGTTCCTTCTTCAATTGCTTTCTTAATAGAAGCTTTCAACCAATCAGCACTATTACGTCCTTCGTTCCAATCAGCACGAACTTCTGGCATGCCACGAAGCAAACAAGCGGCTAGTCCACCCATTGTGCTATTGCAACGGTGGTCCTTTGTGTCTTTAAAGGCTTTGATTGTATCTTTGTCGTAGCCTACTTTGCCCATCCAGTCAATGACTTTGGGCTTGAGATCTTTACCACTAAACTCTAAACGATAGTATGACATAGCATTGCGCCAGTGGCGACCAAATTCCTCAGCAGTCATAGTTTCCACACCTTCCCAAACAGGGCTGTGGTCTTTCTTAGCATTCACACGATGTGCAATAACTTGCTTTTTGGTCACACGAGATTTTTTAACGGGTGCTTTTGTCGCCATTTAGAGCTCCTTAATTAACAATATGTATATATTATACAGTCAGAGTTGTTGGTTGTCAACAACTGATTTTACCGATTATTCGTCTTCGGGCCACTCATTTGGGACCCAACCTAATTTTTGGAAGTCTTCTCGAATCTCTTCAGTCACAGTAGCTTCTGGAACATACTTCATTCGTGCCATGTACGCTTCACCTTCTTGCAAATCGTATGTAGCAACCCCACCCATACCACTACAATACCAATCCATGTAGTCACCTTTTTGTAGCATATTTGCAACAATGCCACCTGCACTACGCCATGAACACGACCAAAATTCATCTTTCAAAATTGGCAACACATCTAATTTTTGCCAACGCATATTACACAATGCGGCATAGATATTTTGGGCATACGAATCGCTAGCTCGTGCCTTAGCCAAAATCCATTCAGTGGTACGCAGGTCGTACTCTAAATCGTTTACTGGACGATTTTCGTACTCGGGCTCATTGGCCCAAGTTTCATACATTTGAATAATTTCAGGGCTTGGTACTTTGCCTTCTTCCTGACATCTTTTAATGTATGCGTTTTTCTGAAAGGTGTGCCGCTCTGGACTTTTGCTAATCATATTATTAAGGGTGGAACTTTTTTTAGAGAATCACATTCTTTTTTAACTTCTTTGGGAACATTGTGATAATATTCTATTAGTTCACAATCATAAACAACTATATTTGAGTGGTCAATAAAATCGTAGAAAAGAACCACATATATAAAACCAATTAGTATAGTGGCTGTTATTGACCGTTCTAAAGAATTCATTAAATCATTTAACTTTCTTTTGAAATTTTTCTTTTCCCTAACTCAAAATCTTCAACATCTTTAACAGCAGACTTCAATGTTTCAGAAAAATTAAGAGCTTGTTGTTTGCTCATGAGTGTGGTAGTTTCTGCTTGAACATATCCTTTGAACCAAACTTCCCATGTAAGTTTTAGTCTAGTAACTAATCCGTTTACTAGATCTTTCCAAAACCAATCAAACTCTTGTAGCCAAGGATTGTCAATATCATATCGTTTTTTAACGCTGTCAGTCCAATAGTCTGTTTTAACTGTAGCATAGGTATTAACACTAACACCCGAGTCGTCTGCTTCTACTTCAACAGTTAATGAATGATCTGGTTGGCCGCAACCGCATACTACTTGATACCATTTTGAATCACCATAGTCATTAGTTTTTAGAATTCCTTCTGCTGGTGTCTGTGCTTTCATTATTGTAAATTTCTCTTATCTGAATTGTCTTCCATCTGAATGAACTTTTCTAACAACTCTAAATCTTCATCATTTATATCATCAAAATCAATTGGGCGAGCTTTTTTCTGTGCTTCACCTGATGCAAACATATCTTTAATTGAATTGACCAATTCATCCAATTCTTCCTGTGTGCCTTCAAAATTGTCAAAGCATCCAGGAGCGAACTCAATTTTCAAATTTTTAAATTCGTCTTCACTAAGCTCTTCAAATTTCTTATTTGTCATTTTTTGCCTTTTGATATTTAAATTCTCTTTTGAGCCACCATTTGTACTTGTCCCAATACTGTTTTATTGTATAAGGATCTTCGGAATATGTCAAGTGTTCTTCACAGTTTTCTAACCATGTTTCACGTACCCAGTTTCGAAATGGTGTAATTTTATCCATCATTGCCTCATCAATTGTACACGGTCCAAGAATCCTTTTCATTATCCCAGTGTCGTGTGTCGTAAAAATGAACTTCTATTTCGTAACCAAACAACCCTAACATCAATCGTAGTCCAGCATGGTCAGTTTGGGAAGTTAAATTAAAGTCAACAGTAATTATAGTATTTGTCTTATATCCATTAAATTCTACTGCCTTGTAGATTGACAACAGACTGTGCTTACACCAAAGAGTTTTCCAACGATGACTCCAAGGATTTGAAATAGAAAAATTAAAATTAATCATTCTTCGTCAGGCAGTTGATTCATGAATACTTCAAGTTGATCAATCATTTGTTGACAACCTACTTTGGTCATGATAATTTCAGACATGCCCATACTAAACGCAACTCGGTTATTGTCTGTCACACCAATACGATAGAAAATTTTAGCAGGCTTTTCTGGCTCAGGAGGCGCAACATAAGGGATATCAGGCACTGCCTTAGGTTCTGGAAACTTAACCACGTTAGAATACTCTTTCTTTTTAAACCAATCAAACATTAAAGGCTCCATGTTAAAATAACGAGCAACTGGCGGGCACCAAAGTGGTACACTAAGAGCTAGTACAAATCCTAGTGTGGCAATTTCTGGACGGGCAACTTGCGTAAAAGCAAGATACATGCCAATCCAGAAATATACAAAGCCTGTCCAGAATAGATAGTATCCGCTACTACGTCCGAACAGTTTCATATTACTTGTTAATCATCAAGCCAGTCATGTTGCTTGGCACAACAATAGTCTGAACTTTACCGTTCTTAATACCTTCAGAGATGTTCATCATAGCCTGTGCTTGCATGTAGGCAATACTCTGAGCACCTTGATTGCTCAATGCCTGCATACGTTCTGCTTCCATCTTGGCAGTACGAACTTCAACTTCTTTCTGTTTCAATTCGTTTTTAGCACGAACCAATGCGTTAGCACTTTCAACAACTGAGTCAGCTGGCACAATGTTACGGATCAAGACTTGACCAACGACCAAACTGCCATCTAGCTTTTCATCAGCGAGTGACTTTTGGATCTGCTCTTTAATAGCCTGTTCCATTTGTTGACGATTGTCTGCCATGTCCAATGCTTCGTACTTACGTGCTTCTTTGTAGATAGCATTGCGAGTAGTTTGAACAATGTAGTTATACATCAAGTAGATGTCGCCATTGTGGCGGGCATGGAATGCCTGACTCTTTGTGCTGTAAAGTTCAGCAACCTGCGCCTGGTTAATGTTATAGATAACCACAGCATCAAAGTCTTTCATTGTGCTGTTATCTTTAGCCACAGGAGTCATGTCTTCCAATTTGACATTAACATCTTTGATTGGGAATGTGAGCACGTCACCAATCAAGACCTGATTGAAAGAACCTGGCAATAGTTCGCCACTTTGGACTTGTTTGTCAAAGCCAACACGAACACCAACCTCACCAGTTTCAATACGAGTACAACCCGTTGCCAAAACTGCGGCGGCAAGAATAGAGAGAGTAAAAATACGTTTCATTTTAAATAATACCTTGTGAAAAAAGAAAGAAGCAAACAGCAAACCCCAAAGCAAAATACAGTGGGCGCAACCAACGATCATCAATCATATAAATCCTTAAAAAAGAATTACGATTACAGTCATTGCTAGCACGGCTAGCAATGCGACAATTATACTATACGATACAGACTTTGTCAAGGTCCAACGTTCCTTGCCTTCCAAATTCCTCCAGGTAGTGATACCCAAATGGATCAGGACGGCAAGGATAGCAAAGGCTAACCAAAGTCTAATCATTGTGTTACCTTAAGAGCGGCTTCAACTGCGGCCTTAACTGCGGCATCCAGTTGCTCTTGTGTGTAGGCTTCATCTTGAACAGGTGCTTTGAAAGCATCGTCTGGATGTACACCCAACTCACCAATAACTTCGTATCGGCAAGCACGACCCTTGCTAAAGTCATAGTCAGTGGGAATACTAACAACATCTGCAGGATTGATTTTAACAATCACAGTGCGGTCGCCACCAAAACTATTCAAGTACTCTTTGGAACAGAAGTGCAAACCAGAACTGCAAGTATTGTTGGCATTGTCGTCAACACTATGACGTTCCATTTCAACCACTTGACCAATACTGTTATCCATTGTACCAGTATGACAGTCTTTATAATCCTTACGAACTTTCTTATAAGCAAGGAAGTGACCATCGCTGGTAATTGGCAAGTTGTTCTTTTCCAAGAAACCATACAGTTCATTTACTGAACGGTAACTAGGGTTCTTCATCAAATTTTCCATAAAGTTGACTAGAGGTTCCACTGGGAAACCATCTTGCAACATTTGGATCATACGAGTTGCCAAAGCATTATGAAACGCTTTGCCTTTCCAAAACAACTGTTCTCCTTGGACTTCAACGTTACCTTTGCCGTACTCTAGTACAACCTTTTTAGGTTCAATTGTGTCTTTAACTGTTTCCCAGTCATTAGCTTTAATTGCATCAACTACCTTTTGGTAAGTGATATGTGTCTTGCTGATAGTGTGCGGCTTGTTGTCAATTACCACAACAACATTATTGCCTTGAATCAAATACGGATAGCTCATTTTAAACACCTTTCTGTGCGTCGATTAAATTAACATACTCTGCGATTTCTTTGTTAGGAGCACTACGTAGGTATTGCAACAACGGGTAACGTTTGCTGATAACAGAGCATTCATCAACAAACTTCTGCACAAAAGCAGTTGGGTTAAAAGCTACACCTTTGGCGTAACGATCACACAAACGCTTCAAACTGACTTCACTGTAACGGATCTTTTCATAATCTTTAAATTGTGTTACCAATTTCAAGTATGGACTATTTTTAGTTACCACATCGGTCACTATGCTTTCATTGTAACTGATAAGATGGAAACTGTCAATAGCATTTAACACCAAACTCATCAAAAGTTTTTTATCAACTTTTGCCAAAACATTGCTAAGATGTTGTTCAATGTTAACCCAATTTTTTTGAGTCTTAATCCATTCGATATCACTTTTACGAACACCGTAAATATCAGTTTCAGTTAGTCCACTGATACCACATTGGCTAAGATCCTTTTGAAATTCTTTGACGTCAAAAGAATATGTGCTAAACGAACTTTGTACATTGAATCCACTAAGTGGCAAGTAGTAGTAAGTTTTAGTGGAATCAAAACTATCAGCCTTGCCAGCGTCACGCCATACCATTTCTTTCTGGCTATAGTATCCACCACGACCACGTTCTTCCAAACGCATGATAGTGACGTTACGGCCACCTGCACTACTTTGAGCACGTTCCTTTTCCATCAATTCACTGGCAAACATCACGCTAGGCGGATTGCGAACTGCCTTAAGGAACTCATCAAACTTAGCAGGCTTGTCCTTGTTTGCCTTGTTCAAAACATACACAGTTTGATAATGCGGGGTAGTCTTATCAAATGTAGCATTGTTCCAATGAAACTTAGCACGAGCACTTGCACCAACTTTGGTATCATTTTTAATAAAGGTAACACCTTCACGCAAAATAATAGTCCATGCTTGATAAACTGGAGCATTAGCCACATGAACATTTTCAGCTTTCAAGTTGCTCACAGCCTTTTTACCAGACTGTTTGTCAAATGCCATAATGTCAATGTTATAGAGTTCCGCCAATTCTTTAACTGGCATAGTCCAATTTTTAGCACGGATGTAGTAACTGCTAGTACCTGCATCAATCAAATCAAAGTTCGTATCTGCAACATACTTTTTAACAGCTTCAGTCCAAAGATTGTTTTCTTTCTTCTTCAAAAGGAAGAAAGTCTTTTCCCAATCATTAGTAATAGCACTTGCTTCACCAGACAATACTTCAGCCAATGCCAAATTAACAGCTTCCAGTTTGGCCTTGATAGCGTTGACAGTTTGTGGAATGTAGCTCAAGCCTTCACGTGACGCCTGGAAATCCAATTCGCCAATAGTAAAATGCAATTCCAAACCACAGTTAAGCATGGCAAAGATATCTTTATCATTGCGTTCTGCTTGTGGAATGTCAATTGGGTAAGCAATGTTACCCATGATTGCTTTACTTTGTCGTGTGTCTTTATAGCTGTGTACACCAGGAATAATATCCTTACGGTCATATTCAATCACTGGAATAGTAAAATCAGCATTGCCACTGATCACAGGTTGCAATTTAAAATACTGATATACAGTACGTGCTTCGCTACGGAATTTGTCAAAGTCCCAACGGTCATTGACTGAGAACTTAACCTCAACACCTGCTGGCTCGTCAGTTTCTTCTTCGCCCATCTTAGCAATACTAGGCACACCAGTTTCGTTGATAAATGCAGTGTAGATACCTTTACGACCGTCTTTGATTGCGGTTACTGTAAAGTTATCAGTGTAAGAAAAAGGAGACTTAGAACCAAGACCCAACGCACCAATAAAGTCGTTGCTATTGGTCTTAGTAGATTCAAAATAGGTAGTATAGATATTAGTAACTTGTTCATGGCTCAGTCCTGTTCCGTAGTCGCGAATAGCAAACCAAGGTTCCAAAGCGTTTGGAAGATGCACATCAAACGGAGTATCGCTACGTCCTGCCGCCACATGGCTGTCCACTGCGTTACATGAAAGTTCACGAACGATAGCACGGATCTTATTAGCATACAAGCCAGAGCTCAAAATACTAAATGCCTTAGCACTGTTGCGAATACGGAATTCACCAATTTGTCCAACATTGCTCAAAATAGCTTCGTTGTTTGGCGCAAGATTAAGTAACATGACTAGCCCTTTCTGTTAGTGTATGTGTAAATTATACAGGTAAAACCAGATAAAGTCAATATCTGATTTTACCAAAATGCAGTATTTTATTGGTTTTGGAGACGTTCGATTTCGTTGGCCGCTTCTTCTAACAGATCTGCAATTCGATCTGGAGCGCCTTCTTGAACACTTTTGCGATCTTTGATTTGCCTACGTATTTCTGCTCGCTTGCGTAAACGGAACACCAGGCTCTGTTCCGCAACGGGCAAATTACTTTCATCTTTCATAGTCCAAACTCCATTCCAAATAAGCAATAAATTTCAAACCATTTGGAAGGAGGATTTTCAATCCAATAAGGATTAACACGAAATGTTATTTCCCAATCTCTAGAAAATTGAAAATGCCTCGTTCCAAATCTAATATTAAACCACAAGTTACTCATGCCAATTGTTCCCTTACCCAGGCTAGTCGAGCTTGCTCGTCCATAGCAGTGTATTCAACAATGTTAGCACGGATAGCATCCACGAGTGGATAGTATTCTTCGTCAAGATTGTGCTTGATGTCATTTTGCAAGTTCACCAATTTGTCTGTGCGCGGATTTCGGGCAACCCACTTTGAAGTCAAATAGTAAGGGCTCTTGATTTTGGCACTTACACCATCGTCAGTATAGAATACATAACCTTCATGCTTACATTCCTTAGCCAACTGTTGTAAACGTGCCATATTGGTCATTATGCTTTCTGGCACAAAACAATCTAACACACGACTCATTTCCATTAACATGAACGGATCATGTTCTACAGGAGTGTGCCATTTATTTTCACGATAGCCTAGGACATACATACCTTCCTTTTCAGGAACAATGTGTGGGTCGTTACGATGAACGCACTCAAACATAAATGTATAACCTGCCCAACGTGAGCACAAGTCTAAGTACTTTGCTTCGTCAATCAGTTCACGTGCCATGTTTACATAGTCGCTGTCTGTGCTACCAGTAGTACTCACTAACAGTTTGCCGTTATGCAATGTACAAGCAACCATAAAACCGTTAACCTTGCGGAAAGCAGTTACCTTAGTATCTGGAGCAAGCACTGGTGCTTCCTTTTCAATACCATAGTTGTAGATCTTTGTGAATGGATAAGCAACCAAGTTGAAATCCTTGTCCACAATAGAGCCACGACATTCAGCAATGTATTCGTTCCACAAGTTATCGTAGAACACTTTCTTCTTGTACTTTAGCACGTAGATACCGTCACCACACTCTTTCATGTTAACTAGGTTAGAAGTTTCTACATACTTCTTTAAGTCTTCTTTAAACATCGAATCGTTCTTTATATCGTTGTTGCCGCTCTTCTTCGTGCTTATCACAAAGAGTTTTGATCCATCCGCCATGTCGAATCTTTCCAGACGATCCACACTCTTCACAAGTGTTAACTGCCCAAGATTCTGCCATGCTAACTAGTCCGTGAATGTAGTCATCACCACCTTGGTAATAAAAACGTAACCCACCAAATTTTTCTTTGACTTGATCAACAACCACTTGCGGAACTTGTTTGTATTGAGTATAACCTTTATCAAAGTTACTGTTGTTCCAATCAATGTGGTGTTGAATTTGACTGCAAAGACTGTCAAGTATTTGATACCATCCATCGCCACAACCAAAGCCCCAACACATAGCAGTAGTAGTCATGTCTTCATGACGGTTTACAAATATCTTAGGGTACTTGGTACATAGTTGTTCGTCCAACTCTTGTTTCATGATACTCTCCAAATTTCTTTAAATCCTTCTTCTTCATCAGGCATTTCAAAATGGTTAATCATACTACGCATAACGTGAGCAGGAATATTTTTTCCTGGACGGCTAGCCAATCTTTTAGCCAACTCGTCTTGTTCAGGTGTAGTAAAAACTACAGCAATATGATCGTACTCAGGCAACATACGGAATTTACGAGCACGACTTTTTTGAGTAGTACTAGTTTGATCCCAAATAATATCTTTGCCTGCTTCACGAGCACGAACAACTTGGTCAGCCATTAGATTAACAGCAGTGGGCATGTAGTCGTCAAACACTTCATTATAAGTTGAACCACACTCGCGAGCATAATCTTCAACAAATTCGTCTGTGGAAACTACCACACAGTCCACTGCCCAATCTTGATTTTTGATCCATGTGCTTTTTCCACTGCCTGGAACTCCAACAAGTTGATAACACTTAGCCATACTGATTCCTTAATGATGACTTTTGATTTCGCCCGTAAGAGCGTCCTTGATAGCATCTTCCATTTTGGTCACAATGTTACCAGTTGCATCCATGCCCATGTCACGGCAGCGATATTTTTCCATTCCGCTGACATTGCCATGCAAGTGTCCATGAAAGTGTACACTGCCCCTGTGCATTTGATCCCATTCTGCAATAGGATAATGAAACATGATTACCTGTGTGCCCTTGTAATCAATCCAAAGATACTTGTGTACTTCAGAAAAACAACTGCGGAATACAGGATCATGCAATGCCTTACGGTCATGATTACCTTCAATCAAAATCTTTGTACCGTTCAAACGGCGCATGATACTCACAGCTTTGGCTGTGGGCAAGAACGCAACGTCACCCAAAATGTAAACAGTGTCTTCTGGTTGAACAATAGCGTTCCATTCAACTATCATTTGTTCATTCATGTAGTCTACGTCACCGTTATATCGTGCGCGACTAACTGGACAGAAATTCATAATGTTTCTGTGACCAAAGTGCAAATCTGATGTAATATATGTATTTGTCATGCGTAAATTATAACAGGACTAGCTGGTTTTGTCAACTAGTCCTGTTCCTTAAATGTTGTATGTTTACAACAGTTTATCAAAAAGCATCGTAGTAGTTATAAGATTTTTCTTTAACCTTGTTAAGGGTAAGCACAGCGCCATCCTTAACAAATACGAACTTACCAGTTTGGCTATCAATCTTCTTCAAGTCAATAGCTTCAAAATGCAAACGTTCCCAATCCCAGTCCAAATCTCCTTCGTCATCTTGCTGTTCAGCAAAATTCTTGTAGTGGATTCGAACTTGGCTTTGCAATGGGTTACCACTCCACTCTTGGCTTTCCAAATCAGTGTCTTTCAGCTCATCACCGTTAAGTTGTAGCTTGACTGTGAACTTGTTGCCTGAATCAAACTCTGGCTTGACGTTCAGCATACGCAGAGCATCTTGTGGTTCTTCATCGTAACGGTTCATTTCTTCAACTGTTGCTTTCAACATGTCAAAGTTAAACTGGCTAAACAAGCTGGCAATTTGGCACAACTTTTCAGTGTGCTTTTGCAGTGCTGGCTTCAAGTTATCCATGCAGTACTCAGTAATAAATGCCGCATCAAGACCTTTGTAGTCCAACATGTAGTACAGGCGACCTGGACGGTTACGCATGTGCTGGTCAATACGCCACTTGTCGTTACAAGTTAGGACAAACAGCTTCTTGCTAGGGAATACACCATCCAGCAAGGTCAATGCCTTTTCTTGGTCATCGCTATCGTAAACTTTTTCAAACTCATCAAACAAGACCATGCATGGTTGTTCAATGCTTTGAATGAAACTGTTAAACTTATCACCAACCCAAGGAGCATTGATAACAATGCATGGAATGTTCATGTCACGAGCCGCAACAATGGCCAAATTCTTAGCCAGCAATGACTTGCCAGAACCTTTTTCACCTGCAAGCATAACACCTGTAGATGCTGTACGGCTCATAAAGGTATTAAGAATACGATCAGTATTCTTGTCCAAGTCACCGTAACGTTTGCCTTTGACTTCAAAAGAGTCAATATGCTCTAGGTAAAGTGGGCCATCCATGGGCATCTCTTTAACCACATAGTTACCTGCTGGCAACTTGTCATGCAAGTCCATGGCTTCTTTAGAACTGACGCGGAATGTATTACCAGATTTGAGAAAATAAGACATGTAAATCCTTAAGTGTGTCTTTGTTTAAGTGCGTTAGCTTTAATTATAACAAGGACAAACACTAATGTCTATGCTTTGTTACAAATTATTTAGGGGAGTTTGTTCAAACTTGATATTCAATTACCACGAATCTTACGGAGACGTTCAATCTTTTCGTAATCTTCACGACATTCTTTTGAACAAAATGATCCTTCAGTAGGTTCGCCACAATCTACTACTAGACATACTCCAGTTTTTTCAGGAACTGGCGCTCTACGGGCAAGACCTTCTTGGAGGAATAAATTGGTAAATCTTTCTGCTTCGTCTAACGGATCACTCATTAATAGCATTCCTTATAAATGGTGTATTGTGGTTTTGGATATTTTTCTAAAAACTTTTCTTCTTTAATGTACTTGTTCATATCCCCAGCGTTAAAAAACATCTTGTTAAAAACTGTAACATGTTTTCCGTCTATCACTTCGGTTACTGTGAGATAATTACTTTTCGCTACACCTGCCATTTTAGTTCTCCTAGTTTAAATGAAGTTTATACAATTATGTCCACAAGCCATGTCGAACTTTGATTAAACGAATCATCATTTGTTCGTCTTCTTTCTCATAGTCTGCTTCAATCTTTTGAAGTAGCTTGTGTGCTTTGTCGCTTTGCTTTTTAAGTGCAGGATCTTTTGGAGTATTCCAACTTAACTTACCACCGTTAGCCTCACGTTGCGCTTCGCAAGCCGCTGTCCAACCACTAGCTTCATACGGGTCTGGGCGATTGCGATAAATTTGTGTCCACCAAATATAAAGATCCAAAATCTCCTGTGCTTTGACAGCTTGGGGAGTTGGCTTCATGTAATACTTTTCGTCTTTACAGTATTCGTCATCGTGAATAAGTTTACGTTGCCACTCTAAATTGGCAATTCCGCATTCTGGATTACGCCATGTACGCCAGCGGAACCAACCTGTAGCATACCAAGGGCTCTTAAATTTTTTACGTGCTTCTTCATCCCAAGCGACATGCCACCAAGCTAGTTCAATTTCGACATAGTCAACAAGTTCGTTGAATAAGCAAGGGAGGAACCGGTTGCCCACGTCGCACCAGCTACCGGGCTTGATGTCACGAGGGTGAGCGGTAAGACTATGAGTGCGAGTAACCCAACGGTTATTAATATAGTACTTAAAATCATAAAGAGTATCTGTAGGCCAATAAACAATCTTTTGCAAATAATCCAAACCTTCTTCTGCCAACCAATAACGGAAGTTGTGTTTCATTTGGGCAGTGGTAGTCCACTCGTCCCATTGCTCGGCAGTGCCCATTTTTAGTTTAGCAGTGCCCCTAAGCCAGTCGGCAAATTTACTGCATGACCAATAGTGATTTCTCATAATGTTTGGTACGACTGGAGAGACTCGAACCCTCAATCCTTGCGGCGGCAGATTTTAAGTCTGCTGTGTATACCATTCCACCACAGTCGCATTTTCCTTTTAAAGTGTTCCTTATTATATATGTTTTTGTTATCTTTGTCAACTGTATTTGGTGCCTGCACCCAGAATCGAACTGGGAAGGATTTCTCCGGCAGATTTTAAGTCTGCTGTGTTTACCTATTTCACCATGCAGGCAATGTTTGGTAGGAGTGGCGGGAATCGAACCCACATTCGCCGCCTTATCTAGACGGTGCTTACAGAGGTATAAGCTCTGCCCTTAGGCCAATATTAGCAACACTCCCTTAACTTTTTAAGAGTGTTGTAATCGTATTCGTGGGATTAAAGACAAGTAGACAACGGAAGAAGGAATCTTCTTATTGGATGCAAATTGATATGCTGTTGTCTTCATAGTATTTTATTTATCTTTGTAAAACTACCTTAGGTAGAATTTTAGTAACTTTTTTTAGTAATCTTTTGATTACTGGATGATTTGTATCGTTGTTAAATGTTTGCATGTAAACCCAAAGGTTTACGCTGTGTTCAATCTTTATTTTACTTGGATATTGTATTAATGTCAAGACCTGATTTAGGTCTGCGAAGTCCAAAAGTTCATTGGCAATGTTATGACTGTATGCATCAATTTCATCTTTGTTAGCCAAATATGCTTCATCGTCATCAGGGTCATCATAATCCACATCTTCCCAAAATCTAGATCTGTGCTGTTGTTGATGAATTTGTTCATGTGATAGTGCATCACAGAGTCTTTTGGTCAATGTGGAAAATAATTCTTGATCAAAAATTAAAAATGTATCGTAAGGATTATAAACTAATACTATTTCAATACAAGGTCGATCCATACTGTCCAATTCTGGATCATAACAGGCACTCACGTTTACATCACCTATATCTACTTGGCTTGCTTCAGCTTGTATGATATCAGCTCTAAATTTAGTACTAAGTAATTCACCAATTACGGCACTGATTTCTTCTTTGTATAAAGGGAAACCTAGTAGTTTACTCTTCAGCGGCTCCATTAACTGGAACATTTGAAGTCTGGTCACTGGGTTGGTTATCCACTTTTTTCGTAAGCGTGAATGACCCATCGTTATTATCCTTCCAAATTATAGTATCACCAAAATCCCATCCCATTTGAGATAGAACTTCTGGATCAAACTGCAAATAATGTTCGTCTGTGTCTTTGTCGTATTTAACTTCTGCTGTATAACGAGTCATAATATAGCCTATTTTTGTTTGTGTAGGTTAAACCAAGACAAAACTTCTGGTCCGGAATATGCCGGCATCTTTTGAGTATGCGGTTTTAGCATCTTAACTAGCAAATTGTAGTGATCTTGTCCGTTGTTCAATCTAGAAATAATGCCATCCCACTCTCTGTGACCAAACGCATTACTAAAATATGCAGTAATGAACTCTTGATAGCTACGATTTTTCATAGTTGGGGTAGGCCAAATTGACAAGTATTTTTCACACGCAATCAACATAGCTTGTTTTTTGGTCATGTATATACCGTTCCATACACACAATTCAGTGTGAGTTGTTTCGTCTAGGTAAAATACTGGACGTGGGTCTAGTAAACTCCAACCATGATACTTAGAATGCGTTTTCATAATTTTCATCTATGTTATTAAACGACCAGTCATAATCATCTGGGTTGTCAAGAATAGACTGCATCAAATTTTGATCAACGGTATACCCATAACTAACGTATTTGACAATTCGTTTTACCACAGACCGCTTTGCTGGACCTACACTGACAATTCTTTTTTCTTTTAAATGTTCAAAGGTATGATCAGCACCAATTACTTGGTATCCATCAGTGACCAATTGACAAATTGTAAAATCAAAATGATCAATTACATCTTTTGCAGAATCAAAATAACTCTTTCGAATTAATTGTATGCGTTTGAGTTCATCATCAATGGTAAGATGTAGAGTTAATGCGTTTTCACTGGTATAGATAATACTAGCATGATTGCGCATGAGCCTGCCAAACATTTCATCAAACTGTCGCAAGTCTTTGAAAAAGATATCAAAGTCACTGTCTCCAACAGGATGTCCACTGAGCCATGTGAGTACGGCTCCGCCAGCAAGCCACGGTCCTTGTTCAATGTCAAGATCAAGTAGTTTAACTAACGACTTGTCTTTATCATGCACAACAGACAGTTTTTTGTCAATGCGTCCAAATATCTTAGATAAATCTCCATCACAAACAAATCCCATGTCTGTTGTCCTTATACGTCAAAACTAAAATTAGGATCAAACACTTCAGCTTGTTGCTCATATCCTTTATAACCACGTGGGTTACTCAGCACACGAGTTGTGCCTATAGTGTAATCAACCGGATCGTGCATGTGACCATGGCACCATACTTTGATATTAGGATGATCTAAAATAAAATCACCCAATCGACTATGGTATCCACCATTCATATGGAATTCATTTTTGTAGTATTCATTAACACTCAACTCTGTTGGTGCATGATGACTTACTACAACAACTTTTTCATCAGGGTGAGCTTCTAAAAAAGTTTTCAATTTTTCCATTGTTTCGTGAAACACGCCCTTGGCATACGCTGGAGTGAATTTACTGGTGTAAAAACTATCACCGTACATGGTATCAACACGAATACTATTACCAAATTTGATAGACCCACTGAAGTCAGCCATGTTTTGTTTTAACACACTGGCAGTAATAGGATCACCCTTGTTCATGTCAGTCCAAAACGTGCCACCAAAGAACCATACATCATCAATCTTGATTGATTCTGCTTCTAAAAAATGCACGTTGTCAGGCAATTCACGTTTTAGTCTATCGTGAGTATCGTCATAGCTGTTACTATAATGTTCGTGATTACCCGCAACGTAGATCACATGACGGTATTTGATTAATTCTTCATTGATGAATCTACGGTACCGGTCTGCAATAAAAGTATTCTTTTTAGCATTGTCAGCAAGACGTAGATGCCCAGCTTCCATGATATCACCAGCCATAATGAGCACATCACCACCTGGCAAGTTAATATCTTGAAAGTTGATGTGCATGTCACTGACTAGGTTAATTTTCATAGCAAACTTTCTAAAAGTGGTCCGGCGACCAGGAATCGAACCTGGATTAATAGCTTAGAAGGCTACTGTTCTATCCGTTGAACTATCGCCAGGTATACTATTTAATGGAACATAGACGAGCGAATTTTACGCTTTGCCTGTTCCACATCATCAAGTGTCTTACTGTTTAGTTCGATAGTATCTTGCGGATCAAGCCCGGTTAGATTGGTATCTTCATCCATTCCTAATTCTTCAAGAAGTTCTTGTACAGGAATCTCAGTTTTACCCTGGAGTCGTTTAACAAACAAAATGTCCAAAATTTGACATTTCAGCTCAATTAGTGCTTTATCAATAGTGTTCATGTATGTATTATAAGCTCTAATGATATATTTGTCAACACCATAAATACGGATATAGTAAAAAATGGAGCTTTTATGAACGAAATTTTTAAAATAATTGGTGATCTAGGGTTCCCAATTGCAGTTGCTTTTGCAGGCGGATACTTTGTGTACTTGACAATCAAACTACTATTGCAGGGTGTTTTGGGCAGTATCAAAGGTATGGCTGGAATTATTGTAGCTTTGGACAATCGTGTTAAAACCATGAACCATGACGTTATCCGTATTGACACTGTGGTAAGTAATGCATTGGGTTTGAAACCAGATGTGGAGCGTATTAGTCGAGCAGACGGTAAGAATGATGCTAGAAGGGATTAAGCAGTAAATGTTGTACATTGATTATAATTGGGATTGTTCTTCAAATGGAATAATCCTTGATGAAGAATTTAATAGTGATAGGTTAGGTTGGAAAAATGGGGATCTGTTTAGATTTGTTAATATTAATGGTAGACAGATATTACAAAAAATAGAACCAATAGAAGCATTTACTAGAGGATATAAACCAAATGTTCAAAAAGAATAAATGGGACGTGTGGTACGAAGCTCAACCAGAGCATATACAGCGTTGGATTGATCAGCCAAAGGCTATTTGGTACGATAGTGACATGTGGAGAGCAGGATTGTTTGGCGCATTAATAGGATTTTTAATTGGTCTTGCTGTTTGAACAAGGAGAAATAAATGACTGAGATAGTAGAATTAGTAAACAAATATGGCTTTCCAATTGTCATGGCAGTTGGAATGGGCTACATTATTAAGTATGTATGGGAATGGTCAACAAAAGAAGTCAAGCCAGTTATCTCAGAAGCCAACACAGTTCTTATTGCTCTTATAGACCGTATTCGTATGTTGGATAACGACTTGATTCGTTTGAATCAAAAGGTCAATACTGTGTTGCACTTACGCGGTAAGATGATCGAATCAGAACGTGTTATGGAAGGTGTTAAAGTTGAGCGTGAAGCCGCTGAAAAGTTTAACGAAGCCGTAACACATGCTGATAAGAAAGAGCAACCTAAAACAATCAAACGTAGAGATGATATTGATCCTGATGACGTAAAAACTGCGGCAGCAGGAGAAGGTTAATTATTTTGAAGTTGCTATAAACACGCCGTTCCAATCTTTTGGTAACGTTTGTGTTAACTGAAACTCACAGCGTTCTATCCACATATCGTAGTAGCCGCTCAATCTTCCGTCAAATTGATCTCTAAGTTGTTTGCACATATTGATAGCTGTGCTAAATTTTTGTGATCTATACGCACTATGCATGGCATCATGTATCTTTTTAGCCACATGATATTCAGCAGTGACATCATCTAACACTGTATAGATAGCAACCCCAACACTCTTACCCTTAACAGCTAGGTCGTCTACTTTTAAGAAGAAGAAATCATCACCGCATTGTTCTACAGTAGCACCCCCAACCAGTAATACACAGCCGTACTCTTTACATTTGCTTTCAATACGTGCGGCAGTTGACACTGCATCACCTAAGACATCATATGAATGACGCTTGGTTGAACCCATTTCGCCAATATAGCCTAGTCCAGTATTGATGCCAGCACCCATCTTAACACCTGGACGACCTTTAGCTTCCAACTCAATACTAAACTGTTTAACAGCCTTTAACATCTTAAGTCCTGTAGCCACGGCTGTTTTAGCATGATGCGGATCATCAATAGGAGCATTGTGTATGTGCATACTTGCATCACCAATATACTTGATAATCATGCCATCTGCATCTAGTACAGGTTGTGTGATAGCATCCATGTAGCCATTCATAACTTCTGTTAGACCTTTAACATCATCACCAAAACTTTCACCTAAGGGTGTGAAGCCACGTAAGTCTGAAAATACAATAGAAACTTCACGCTTTGTTCCGTTCTTGATGATGTCTGGATTTTCCTGTAACAGTTTAACTACTGTAGGACTTGCATATCCTTCAAACTGTTTCTTAATTGCCTGTTTCTGTAAGAACTCACTTACAAACTTAACGCCGTAAGTATGAAGAGCAATGATAATAAGGCCAAACGAGATCGCAGTCGCGTCTCCCAAGATGAGCCAATTATTGAAAGCGTAGAAAGTACCAGGAACGACGGCACCAATAATAACCACAGTAGAAATAATTCCAACATAAGTCCACCTTGACAATAAAATTAATAGTAAACCAAAAGCCAACAACGCTATAATTTCAGCACCGTCTGCATAATCAGGACGTTGAATAACAACACCGTTTACCATAGTGCCTATAACTGCGGCTTGTACTTCATGTGGCCATACTGCGCCCTTACTTGTTGGTACTGGATTACCAATGCCAGCAGCCGTTGGACCAACAATAACAATGGCTCCCTCTAAATCTTTTGGTAATGTGGTTAAACTGAAGCTACGATTTTGTTGGCTCCAATCAATCCATATACGACCTAAGTTGTCTGTAGTAACAGGACCAAATGTAGGTATACGCATTTTTTCAACACCACCTTCAAATAGTTTTACTTGAAAAGTGCTATCGCCAGCCGCAACGCGGAGTGTTTCCATAGCTATGCTTGGATAAAGTTTACCGTCAACAGTAACGATAAGAGGTAGTCTACGATTAACACCGTCTACTTCAGGTAGTGTTGATACTATTCCTACACCAGCCGCTGAGTTTTCTAACTGCGGAACGTTGGCTATAAGTCCAGGATATTGAATAATTTGATCTAAATGTTCTGGCCCTAGCACTGCACTGCCTGGAACTCTTGGTGTATTTTTTGTTTTATTACTAGGTACTGACCCTAGTACTACAGGAAATTCTTTTAAAGTTTGACCCAGCGAATTGTCGCCACCTGTACGGTCTGGTTCTGGCATGAGCACATTAAGTACAACAAGCCCTGCTCCCCTCTGATATAAATCTCGTACAAGTCGGGAATACTCAGCACGAGGCAACGGCCATTGTCCATATTTGTCTAAACTCGCTTCATCAATATTTACAGTTACGATGTTGTTAAAAGTTGGTTCTTTGGCAGTAATTAACGTGTCAAAGTAGCGTAGTCTTACACTTTCAACAAATGTAGGATCTGCTATACGTATACCTACTACTAATGCTAGAGTTAGTAAGGCAGTCCAAGGGCTTAATAATATTTTTTTAATATTCATTTTTTAGTTCCTGGTTTAGGCATATGGTTTGGACCATAACTAATTTTACTGCCCACTATTGTTTCAAGTGCGACATGTAAAGCTGGTCCAGATAAATGATTTCTTAACCATTTTTCTGCTAGGTTGTTAATAATTTTTTCGTTAGCATGAGCAAAGCCACCCTGACTCTTATTGTGTACATAAGCATGGTAAGCTTCGTGTGCTGCCGTGGCAACGTCACGTGCCGCAGTGCTATCTAAATTAGGTAAATTTATACTACCAACTCCGTCTCCGGTATCCTTAAACATTGGAGATTCATTACTTTGATAAACATAGTACATTCCAGGCTCTAGTTCGTCATCGTCATCAGTTACTCGATTTCGACCTAAAATGTTTTGGATAACACTGTATGCTGTCCATAGTGTGGGTGCAGGAGCACCTCCAACTCGTGTTTGTGGAAGCATAGGCTTGTCTTCTGGAGAAAAGTCACCCCAACGTTGTTTTAACTCAGTATCACTGGCTTCTGCTTCTAGTATAAATTCTTTTGCTCGCATCATGTATTTAACTAAATATTTTTGGGGAGTAACTAGCCGACATGGGTTGGCTTTATATATCGTCAACACGGCTAGAAAGCCCGGTATATAGACAAAGAAGTGAGACCATAAATTTCAAGGAAAAGTATGGAACTCTTTACGCTTCAAGCCCTTTGGGCTTTTTTAGCTATCATTTTGATAGATATTGTATTAGCTGGTGATAACGCTCTTGTTATTGGAATGGCGGCTAATAAATTACCAGATCACTTACGCAAGAAGGCAATCTTTTGGGGTACCTTTGGTGCTATCGCTATACGTTTTGTAAGTGTTGCGGCATTAACGTACCTACTGATGATTCCAGGCTTACGTGCTATAGGTGCTGCCGCATTGATATGGATTGGTTGGAAACTAGTGTTTGACCACGGTGAACACAACATTGAAGCCAAGGACACATTCTGGGGTGCAATTTCAACTATTGTAGTTGCTGACGCTGTTATGGGTATAGACAATGCACTAGGTATTGCCGCAGCCGCTAACGGAAACTTTGTTCTTATTATTGCTGGACTATTAATCTCAGTGCCAATTATTTTGTTTGGTGCTACTATGGTCAGCAAGATTTTACAGCGTTGGCCTGACACAGTATTTGTAGGCTCGTTTGTACTGTTTGCTGTTGCTATGTTAATGCTAATGAAAGAACCATTGATGGCTGCATGGTGGGCAGGACTTGTTCCATGGGCCGCGGCTATTGTGCCTTGGGCAGTTGCTCTTGTTATAACATTTGTACAGTATAACAAGGCTCGATTACATTTACATAAACGATATTTGTTTAAGTCTTAATTATTGTCTTACAACTGTGCTACACCCAGCTGGGTTAGTACAGCTTTGAATAATAGTAAAAGATTTCCCACCAGACTGTTGTAAATCCACACTGCCAGCACCTCCGCTATTGGTTAAATCAATCCTAGCATTGTTGGCAGTGTTTCCATTTTGATTTACAAGAACTGTATGCCCATTTCCTGTAAGTTTATTTTCTAAATAATGTCCGCCTGTACCTTCTTGTACTGCGTTCACATTGTTACTGTTCCCTGTTACTGTAGTGAACATCAAATGATTAGCATTGTCTTTTTGGTTAGTATTGATAATATTATTATTACCAGTAATTGTAGTTTCTTTATAGTTACTAGTTGAACTATTGTTGGACTGCTGGCTAGTCATATTATTGTTAGCACCACCAATATTCAAATTGAAGTAGTTGGTGCCAGATTGTGTGGCGTTGACAGTGTTACTACCAGTGCCACTCAGTGTTGCTTCTATTCTATTTTTGCCTGTAGTAGTGGTTTGTGTAATGGTTACATTATTAAAGTTGCCGCTTACTTGATCAATATACAAATAATTATTTGGGATTTGATTTAAACCTTTGTTCCAATTATTCACACGACTTTGTTGACCAGCAGTAATATTAACACTGCCGCCACCACTTCCTATAATTTGGTTAGTAGGAGCATTTGATTGTGTTATGGTACCGCCTTGTACTGAAGGACTAGCACCATTTACAGGGTCAACAATGGTAGAGCTTGTGGCTGTACTAGTTACTGTACTATTAGAATCATAGTAATATGTTAGTTCAGCTATTTGCATACTATCACAATTTAAGCCACAACCATCACCTGCTTTGGTTGTTGGAAACAACATAAAGTAATATGCATAAGCTGTAGTATTGCCTACATTAATAACTGAACTAGTTGTAAATCTATTGTCACTTAATGTGATAGTGTCTTGTTTGATTAACACCCAAGTTGATCCATCATTACTACCATACAATTTATAACTAGTAGGATCACGTCCACTAAAGTCGTTGGCTGTTGTAACTGTGAACCCAGTTACTACTCGACCTGTGTTTAACTGCACAGTAACGCCTGCATTTTTTTTATCAAAGTTTAGGTACTTTGTGCCAGAGTTATTATCAAACGCATTGTTAGGACCTTCACCTGGTGGACTATTGCTTGTGGTTGGTATTGCTCGTGTAATTTTTACAGTAGCATTGTTCATATAGATAGCAGTAGGAGCAGGACCAGCGGGTGCCGCAGTTTGTCCAGCAGCCAACGGAGTTGTACTTGCAAACGTATAGTTGTTTAAATCAGTACTAGTAACACTTGTGTCCATGTTAGTGAATGATGCACTAGCACCGTAGTTATAACCCTGTGCTGTAGAAATAACATTACCAAAAAATCCACTACCAATATAGAAAATAGCACCGTTACCTAAGGCAGTTATGTCGCCGTAGTCGTGTATAATTCTTGCCTGTGTGCCATTACTATTCATTAGTTTTAATCCGTGTTTGCCAGGATTAGTTGTACTATTAAAAAATTGGAAGTATTGTCCCGTAGTAGCAGTTACAGTTTGAAAGTTTTTGTCATAAGGAGCAATGAAATTACTGGCGTTTAGGGTTGTACCATTCCACCAGTATTGCACATCAAATATTTGATTGATACCAAACTTGCCGTCAGTGATAGCCGCAAAAGAATTTGAACAAACAAAAAATAGAAATATTAGAAATTTTTTCATCGTTGTATCAGCGTAATGGTAGTGTTGCCGCCCTGATTAATTCTATTCTTAAATTCTAAACTACCTTGGTGTTGATAGATAGTTGAATTTTGTGTAAGTGGAGTTCTAACACACTGTATATCAGCTCCGTTATCTCTACACAATTCAACACTGGTATCATCTTTATAGGCAACTATACCGCTTGCTCTTTTGTAATCAGGTAATACAGGATCCACAGGATCTAAGAATTTTTGATCTAATTCATTACCAATAATCTCAAACAAACTTGCTAAAAAATCATTGTCTAAAAAGTTTTTCTTTAACTTGTCTTCGTAAATAATACCAGCCTGCATGTCAAGCCAATTTTCTAATCCTTTTTCTTTTAAGAAATCTATGTCTAATGGATTAAACATTTTGCGTTGTTCTTCTTGTGCTTGTTTAACTTCCTTTGGAGGACTTATAATTAACAAGTTACTAATGGCCATTTCTGATAACTCTAATGTTTTTGGAGGAGTAGGCGGTTGTGTTCTGCTTTGTACCTTAGTCACTTGGAATGGCTGATTCAATACTACAGTACCTACGTCATTACTAACTTCAATCACACCTGTTTTACAACCCGCTTCAATATCTCTCACTGTACGCATTGGTCTATCATTAGGACAACTAGGTAGCAAAATAATAGTTGATTCACCTAATTCATCTACTGTGGCTGTAAAGTCAGTGCCACGTACTGCCACTGTGGCACTGGGTGTATTTAGGTTTACGTTCTGTGGACTATTTTTAGCAATTTGTCCGCTAGCGTAACGAACTGTGCCCAGTGCAATTTTAGCACCAAGTTTACCACTTTTGCTTTTTGCATCATAGACGAAGTCGTCTATGACTAATTTTGAATTTTCGTTTACTTGTACTCTAGTATCGTCTTGAAATGTAATTCCTACTTTGCCTGCTTTGGTTTGAATAGCGTCATTCATTTCAACGCCAGTGCCTTTACTACCAGTCAAAGTTGATTTGTCTCGTTGAATTGTAGGCGGTATGTTTACTTGCTCCGTTACTTTACCAATTGCCGCATGAGCATTTGGCAGGTTTAGTAACGAAACAAGTAATATTGCTTTCCATACGTTCATTCCAACCTCTTAATTTTTTTGTAATATTGTGTATGTATTATTACCACCACTTACTGCCATGTTAACTAGATTGGAAACTGAGCCCTGTTGCGTAACACCAACAACGTTTGAACTTCCATTAACAGTCATTGTAGCAGAGTGTCCAGTTGCAGAACCACCAGACTGTGCAATAGTGAAGTCATTACTGTTTCCAACTACAGTTAGACTAGCAAAATGGTCATATAGTCCACTTTGTGTAATTGTTGTGTCATTGCCAGAACCGTTAATGTTAACTAATACTTGCGCACCAGTTGTTCCAAATGCACTTTGTGTTACGCTGGTTGTGTTTGTAGCACCAGTTGTTGTAACACTAACTTGACCTTTATTGCCAGTCATGTCTAATGTTGTACTGTTACCGCCACCTAAAGTATTACTCACAGTTGCTACAGTGTCGTCAGCATTAATTGTGCCAGTAAATGAGTTATTAGCTCCACCACTTTGCCCAACTGTTAATTGATTACTTGTGCCAGTCATGTTAAGTGTAGTAGTTGCACCGCCACCACTTTGAACAACACTAACAACATTACCAATTGCAGTGCCTTGACCATTATTATTAATATTAATATAACCAGTATTACCACCACCACTCACTTGGTAATTCAAATTCACACCCACGTTAGCGTATCCAGAAACTGAACCACCTTGTGTTGAGTTAACACCAACAGCCAAAACGTTGGTTGCACCAGTCTGTTCAATGTTAATTGTCTGTGCATTGCCTGTTAGTTTTGCTGGATCAGTTGTGCCTCCAGCTGTGCCGTTAAGTAATATACCTTTTACTCTATTTCCAGCACCATCTTGTGTTATAGTAATTGTGCTGTTATCACCTGCTTGATCAATATAGATACTATTGTCAGCCGCGTAGCCCAATGTAGTCATTGCGGACAACACTAAACTAGTGAGTAATTTACTCGACAACCCACCACCGCCTGTTCTTCTTTTTTCCATCTTCTATACACGATTGGATTATATGTTCTCCAATCACGCTCCTTGGCCATTAGCCGTTAATTAAGTTTACTTCGACATTCCTCCGTACTCGCTATCTTTATGGTTTGTCAGTTCCGAGCACTGAATCTTTGACAAATCCTTTACGCTTACTTGCGTCTCTTACTTGGTGCCAACCCTCAGGCCCCGGAGTAATAATGTATAATTCAGCACCTTTCTTCAATAGCCAGGTGCGCTGACTTTTTTCATTTGCTTCTTTATATACAAATGAATCTTCTTTTAAATATCTAACTCCAAATAAATCTACTGTTGGCTTTACACCAGTTTGCATTGCTGTTACTTGTAAATTAGCATTAGGTTCTTCATTCTTTACTTCTGTGGCGGTACTGGGTACGGCCTTGGTTTTGGTTTCGGATTGGGTTTGTGATTGAACCACGACATCTTTTTTCTCCTCAACTTTAACTTCTTGTTTTACTTCACTGCTAATTACTGGGGCTGTCTGTGTAGGAGGTATGAAAGACATGGCTGGAGGTTGTTTAGCCTCTTGCTTAAAATCCCATACACCCTTGCGTTGACCTTCTTTAATTAACTCAACCACTGCCATTTCAACAGTTGCTTTTACAGCATAAGTGCCTGGCTCGTTTATAGTCAAACCTGCTTCAGCTTCAAAAGCCTGTGTTCCAGCATCAAAAAACTTCAATGCAGATACACTGTCTGCTGAACTCATAATGGTCTTTTGTACAGTTACACTGGCTAGTACTTTACCAGTGTTTACTGACACTGCTCTTAAACTTACTGTAACTCTGTCAGTAGACCATTGAGTTTGTTTGCCAATACCAAAAATACGCTGTCCTACTCCACCACTGGTTGTACTAGAGTCATAGCCCACGATTCCACCTTCAAATATTACACCTGCAAATTGCATTGGTAGTAATGGTTTAGCATCTTTTCCTTCGTATGCTTCTCGCATTTGACGAATTATTAATCTTTCTTTTGTTAGATTATCAACACCCACACGTTCAACTACGTCAAACCATTCTCCACGACCTACATTTTGTAGTGCTTGTATTAAGAATGTTTCACCGCCCTGTGTAACTGCTGTTGATAAACTAGCAATATTAGCCTGTGGTCTACGTTGTCCTGTTTTATCTTGGAAACTATAAACAGCAACACTTAGTGGTCTACCAGCTGATGGTCCAGGAATAGTGTCAAATTCTTTTTTTACATCTTTCATTTGACCTGTTACTTCTGGAGTTTTATCAAATTCTCCAGTAGACTGCAATATTGCACAGCCACTAAGCATACTTAAAATTGCTAGGGATAATAGAGTCTTTTTCATATATTAATTCCCTGGCATTTGGAATGATTCTAACGGCACATAGATGTTAGTAGTTGTGCCTGTTGGATCTGCAACTGTTAGTTGAATACAAGTTCCGTTAGATGAGCCTGTGCAGTTAAATGCATCAGCGACTCTTTGCCATGATATTTGATTACCTTGGAAATTTACAGAACCTTGACATGATGAAGAACTACTAACACTACATCCGTTATTTGCAAACATAGCGGTTGCTACGTTTTGGCTAATTTGTGCGTAGATTCTACTTTCTAAATTGCTTAGAAATTTTGATAAGTTAGTGTTTTTAGCTTCAGAGGCAGCTTTATCTAAAGCCGCTTGAACCTTATCTTCACGTTCTTTTTGACGTGTACGTTCTTGATTTTCTATGGTTAGTACATGTGAACTATACCCAGTACCATTAAATGCTGGACTTTTAAATTGAAAGTCGCCTAATGGTGCCGAATGAGTAGCACTTGCCCAAGCCAATAGAAGACAGGCATACATTTGTTTTTTCATTGCTCGCTCTCCGAATTCCGTCATTATTATTTAACGGAGAACTGGCAACAAATTAAATGCTTAGTGAATTAGTGTTTAACGGGTTTTCTTTTTGGTTCTAGACATTGGGATGTCAGGCTCAAAATATTTCTTTAAAGCGGCTTTAGATACAGAATATTTTTTACCTTCAAACTCAAATTCTGTTAAGCCTTCTTTTGCGGCTTCAATCATGGCTAATGATTTGTTTTGAGCTGCCGCTTGTTTTGCCAGTTGTACTTGTCTATATAGTTCAACTCTTTCTGGACTTGAGTTGAATTTTTGCAAGTATTCTTGGCCTTCTGGACTTCCTGGTTTTGCACCATAATATACGCCTGCACTAGCCTTAGCAGAACCGCCCATGGTCATTGGAGCATCAAAGTGCAAGTTAGAATCTTTAGCACCTAACTCTGCAATTACACCTTTAACACCAATTACAATTTTAAATTTTTGTGTTGAACTATTAAAGAAAACAAATCCGTCATTACCTTTTCCTTTAATATACTCTAACAAGCCCATGACTCCTTGCTCTTTAGCAATTGCATCTTTAAATGGTTTGTCTGCTTTGATGTCCCCTGTGCTTTTTCCAATAGCACTCAGTATTCTCATACAAGCGGCATCAAAATCGTAACCTTCACTTTGAAGATTTGTGATGTTCGGATACATTTCAGCCATCATGGCAGTTATTAGCTTTTTGCCAGGAGCTGGTTTGTAAGCTAAATCTCTCAACATTATTAGTGCTTCTTTTAGACTTGATAACCCACCTGATCTAAAATCAGCCTTTTTCCAAACAGTTTGGAATTTTTTATCAGTTAACGCTTCAGGAGCAACATCTCTTAGCCATTCGTTGGCCACTTTTCTCAATGCAGATCCAGAAATTTCTTTTCCAGCAGTAGAATCTAACCATGCATTAGTATTACCTCCAGAAGTTGGAGATTCTGTACTTGGACTAATAGAAGTGGCTTTAACTTCAAGTTTTAAGCCATCTTTAGTTTTAAGGTCTCCGCCCTCATTTGGTGCAGGCTTTTTACAACCTCCCATGATAGCCATCATGGCCTCAAAAGGTCCTGTGGCACCACGTTGACCTGTACTTAATGAAATGTCTAATAGAGTATCTTTTACACTGTCAAATACTTCTTTAATTTTAGGCTGTGTTAGTAGTACGTAATCTTCAACTTTGCCTTCACCATCTTGTATCATTTGACCAACATCTAGAGCAGTTCCTGCTTCACATGCGGCTAAAAATTCATCACGTTGTTCTCTAGTAATGTTTACATCAAACATACCAATCAAGTTTCTAGCCCACTTCAATGGTAGTCCAAAATCTCTAGCAAATTTTTGTGCTCGTTTTTCAATTGCGCTGTCAAGTTTACCAATATTACCTTTAACGTCTAATTCAATAGTGGCCACTTGTTTATTGAACGCCTTTTGTACTGGCTTTGTTTTTAACAGTCTATCTGCAATTTTCTTAACTGCTTCAACTTTTGCATTAATGTCTGAGGTTTCTGAAGTTACGATAGCTAATTCTTCTGGGGTCAGTTGTTGTAGATTTAACAGTATTGTTTGAAGAAGTTCAGAGTTAGCATCTTGTATATTCTGAAGCATTTTTGATGCTTCTTGAACTGGTATATCTTGTATGTGAGTTAAGATTGTATTTAAGAACTTGTTTACAAATTCATGAACTGGCGAATCTGGTGGCAAATCTTTACTATTATCTACAAGAGATATAAGAGCATTTTTTGCATCTTGTTCAGTTGCTCCAGTGCCCGTTGTGGACATTGCTGGTTGTGCAGTGGGTTGAGCCGTTGCTGGAACAGCTCTTTGTACAGTTGAAGGGACTTGTCCCGCTAATTGAAATTCATCTAAACGCATAATGTATTATTTATCGAATCTCTGGAAACAGACATTCCTGTATAAAATGCTTGACATCATCTTCTGAAAGCCCTAAACTAACCATAACTCTGGGTGTATGCGGGTTACATTTTTGATTCTGTGCGTAGTAGTTTTGATCCCATGTAGTATCAGGAACGGTATTGTTAGTATCAGCAACTGTGCTTAGATAGTGTTCTATAGTGGTTTTAGCAAGATTAGTAATTTGCTCTAGTTCTTGTTCATCTTGTACATTGCCTGCGGCAACCATGCTACCACTAAAAATGTTAGTGGCCCATTCAGGTAAAGTTCGCTCTCTGCGCCATTCTAACTTACTGACTTCATCATGAAACCACTGCATCATGGGATGATTAGGATCACCTGCTTTTGAATAGTCGTGGAAACAGCCAGTAATTTTATTCTTACCAGCAATAACATCAAAGCCGTAAATTGGAGCTGGATTATGTGTATGCGGGAAGATGCAACAGTGCATCATCCAAAGACCTTTGGTTAGCCTAGCATCGACGACATCAACGTGGGCCCTACGATACTTATCGCTAGTCCATACACGATTAACCCAACCAGGTTGATTAAAACGATCCATGCCAGGCTCGAAGACTTCGACTCCTGTTTTTTCAAAGGACGTCTCAAGTAGAGCTTGGATTTCAATTAGGGTGTCCCATACTTTACTCTCCGGCATAGAGATCACGCATCATTTTAATAGCAAATTCAAATGCCACCCGAGCTTCGTCACCCAAGTCATCTGTAAGTGTTTCACGAATAGCCATCTTCATAGCATCAGCATTTTCAAAGTCGTAAAACTTACCACTTGAAATATGTGCTACTTGCTTCTTAATGATTTGGCCACCGAATAGGTCGCCCATATGGCGGCAATATAAATGCGCCTTAACAAGATGTTTACGTTCTGGATCATTGCCTAGTTTATGTAAGTATGTTTGATATTCTAATGTAGCAGGAGTTAGGTAGTAATATCCGCACTCATCTAATTCTGTAAAATCTGCATAGATAGACTTGAGTCTTGGCAGGTCTGGCATGTTAGTAAGAAAGCCCTGACGTTTACAGTACCACTCAATTGGATCGTAAATTGCTAGTAAGTTATACAGATAGTTTCTGTAATCTTCCTTGCCAATTTTACCACTTAGTAGCATCTTAGCAAACTTTGTTGTTTCTGCTTCGTGATGTAGATCTTTAGTAATTTCCCGTAAACTCATCTTTACTCCGATTCAACTTTAATTAGTAATGGGTATCCTGCTTGTCGTGCAATGTGTGTGGATTCAATTCCTTTTTGCTCGGCTATTTCATAAGGATAAACACCAACCACTGCTGAGCCTTCATGATGAATTTCCATTGTTAATTTACTGCTACTAGTTTGATCATGGTTAAACAAGTTGATTAGCAAATCTATAACAAAGTCCATTGGAGTTTTGTCATCATTGAAGAAGATCACTTTGAACTTTCTAGGTTCAATTAGATCTGTAGTTACTAGACTTTTTTGTTTGGTAGCAATTTCACCCATTTAATTTCCTAAATATTATTTTTACTTATTATACTACAAATAACAAAGGGGCACAAGTGGCCCCTTTGCCAATTACTCTGAATACGTGATATTAATTCGACGTGGCTTGAGTGCTTCTGGAACAAGGCGTTCTAGTCTAATTGACAAGATGCCATTCTTTTGTTCTGCACCTTTAACCTCAATATGTTCAGCAAGCGGGAAGTTGCGAACAAAATTGCGTTGTGCAAGTCCTCGGTGTAGATATGTCTTTTCATCTTCTGCAACATCTCTACCAGCAGTCACAATTAATACATTTTGATCAAGTTCAACAGTGACTTCGTCTTTTCCAAAACCAGTCACAGCCACTTGGATCTCATAATTGTTGTCATCAATTTTGATAACATTATGAGGAGGGTAAGTGTTGCTAATTGAATTAGAAAATCTACGTTCGAATTGATCAAACATTGTGTCAAATCCAATTAGAGCTTTTGTTAATGTATCTGCATCTATAGTTCTTAGTTGATTCATGATAATCTCCTTTTAAAGTAAGAATCAAATTAGGCCCTTAAAGGTACCTTATTCAGACTTAGGTGTTTCAGTGTATTGAGCATCAACAACATCGTCTTGATTATTGTTGTTGCTTTCTGAAGCAGTACTAGTCTTTGCTTGAATCAGTGGTGTCATTGCTTCAAACAATGCACTTACTGATTTAGTAATCACTTCAGCATCATTGCCTTTGATAGAATCTTCTACATGTGTAATAGCAGTTTCTATGTTAGACTTATCAGCTTCAGTAATTTTACTACCATATTCTGTTAAGTCTTTCTTAACAGAGTGTACTTGCGATTCTGCATTGTTGCGAGAATCAATTAGTTCACGTGCTTTCTTATCAGCCTCAGCATTTGCTTCAGCATCTTGAATCATTTTTTCAATTTCTTCTTTGCTCAAGCCGCTATCAGATTTAATAGTGATCTTGTTTTCTTTGCCAGTTGATTTGTCTTTAGCACTAATGTTCATAATGCCGTTAGCATCAATGTCAAAAGTAACTTCAATCTGTGGCTGACCACGACGTGCTGGAGCAATACCTTCAAGATTAAATTCACCTAACATTTTATTATGCTGACAAAGTTCACGTTCGCCTTGGAACACCTTGATTGTCACAGCTGGTTGATTATCTTCTGCTGTAGAGAAAGTTTGTTGTCCTTTAGTTGGGATAGTTGTGTTCTTTTGAATGATCTTGGTCATCACACCACCCAGTGTCTCAATACCAAGACTCAAAGGAGTTACGTCTAATAGCAATACGTCTTTACGATCACCACCTAGAACAGCGCCTTGAATTGCCGCACCAACTGCAACAGCTTCGTCAGGATTTACATCACGACGTGGAGCCTTACCAAAAAGTTTTTCAACTTCTTCTTGCACCTTAGGCATACGGGTTTGACCACCAACCAAAATAACTTCGTCAATGTCGCTAGCTGTCACGCCTGCATCTTTCATAGCTTGACGGCATGGATCTAAACTGCGCTGAATCAAATCTTCAACCATTGACTCAAATTTAGCACGAGTCAATTTAATTGCCATGTGTCTAGGTCCGCTTGCATCTGCTGTAATGTAAGGCAAGTTTACATCTGTTTGCGCACTGCTTGATAGTTCAATCTTGGCTTTTTCACTGGCTTCTTTTAAGCGTTGTAGTGCCAACATGTCTTTCTTAAGGTCAACACCTTGTTCTTTCTTAAACTCATCAACTAAGTAGTCCATGATGCGTTGGTCAAAGTCTTCACCACCCAAGAACGTGTCTCCGTTAGTGCTCAGTACTTCAATTTGTTTGTCACCATCAACATCAGCAATGTCAATAATGCTGACATCAAATGTTCCACCACCAAGGTCATAAACAGCAATTTTTCTATCAGCTTTGTCAGTCTTATCAACACCGTAGCTAAGAGCAGCCGCAGTTGGTTCGTTAATAATACGCGATACTTCTAAACCTGCAATCTTACCTGCATCCTTAGTAGCTTGACGTTGACTATCGTTGAAGTATGCTGGTACTGTGATAACTGCTTGAGTAACTGTTTCGCCCAAGTAATCTTCAGCAGTTTTCTTCATTTTGCGAAGAACTTCAGCGGAGATTTGTGGGGGTGCAAGTTTGTCGTTGTTAGCTTCAATCCAAGCATCACCGTTGTCTGCACGAACAATTTTGTAAGGCATTAGGTCAATGTCTTTTTGTACAGCCTGCTCTTCAAACTTGCGTCCAATTAGACGCTTACTAGCATAGATTGTATTTTTAGGATTAGTAACTGCTTGACGTTTGGCGCTAGCACCTACTAAGATTTCGTTATTGGCATAGGCAACAATTGATGGTGTTGTTCTAGCACCTTCGCTGTTTTCAATAACTTTGGGGATTCCGTTCTCTATAACGGCTACGCATGAATTTGTTGTACCGAGGTCGATACCGATGATCTTTGACATTTTATCTCCTTTTAAAGTAAGATCTGTTTGGGCTTTGCCCTTTTTACTGTGCCCATTAGGTGCATCAGTAACGCAATTATTTATAATCTATATTTGTAAAGTGGGGGATTTCTCCCCCACTGCTTTAATAATATAATAAGAGCTATGCTCTGATACTGTTATAATAGTATAGTATAATACTATTTATTTCCTAAGTCAATAGCAAATAGGATTTTTTGATATTAAAGAGTCCATCCAAAAATAAACAAACTTCTGCTGTCGTTGTATCCATCACTTCTAATTCTAGGCATGTGTTCAAAACTAAGTCTAGCCTGTTTACTGATCCGCCAATTTACTACCGGACCAGCATAAAGCTCTTCAATGTTTTGATCATAGTTATGATAGCGATACATAGACGAGAATCCAAGCATAAGATCATTATCAATAATCTTGCCTAAACTAAATGTAGCGGCGTACTCTCGTTCTTTGTCAGCATTGGCTTTGGCAAGGTTAGCTTCATATATAAAGTTGGCACTCCAAATATAATCCGTTTCACCAATTCTGTCCCCTAGTAAAAGTTTAGGTTCAATTCCTTGACGACCGTTAATTAACTTATGTTCAAAGTACAGCGTAGGGTTACCAGGTATTTTGCCCCAATCAGCTAGAGCATATCGTATCTCCCAACTAAAGCCACGCCAGTTGAATTCTTTCTGTTCTGACGGTCCATCATAAACTGTGTGTGCGTATAGGTCTAGTTCTAATCTATTTCCTAGACCAAAAGCCAATTCATCACGCATACGAATCTGAGTTGGACCATTACGTCTATTTCTAAAGTCAAACCATTTTTCGTACATAACTGTACCTGGCGGAGTCATAACATAAGTTCTAGTACTAGGGAACATTCTAGTAGTAGTCCATACTGGCTGATTGTATGGACCAACTCGATCAAACTGATTTATTTTTTCTGCTGTGACTACTACTGGTGGCAGTGTTTGTGACTCTCCAGAAAGATCTGGAAGATTTTGCTTTGTTGATGTTTCTTTTACTACTTCATCGGCAATAGTGCCAATTCTACTCTGCGCCATAGCTATTGATGTAGATGCCAATAGTATAGCTAATATTGCTATTTGTTTCATATAATCACCTTTTGGATTTAAGTTGAGAGCCGTCTTCCGATTCTCAAGCGACTAGTTATACTAGTCGATATTTTTAATTAAGAAGAGGGGCTTACTGCCCCTCTTGTGTTTAGATAATAAACACGATCGTCCCAGCTGTTACGGCCATGATACCAACCCATGCCCCTAATGCGGCATAATATGTTTTTAACGGTGTACCAAAATATCGGTTACCAATCATTACACATTTATGAGTTGGGCTTAACAAGTAACCAGCATAGTCAACCACGAAGAACCATAAGAAGTACTCAACTCCAAAGATTTGAGCCATCAATACAGCCAACGCTATAAACTTACTGCTACTGCCCATAGCAAAACTGCCAAAAAATCCTAGAGCACTAATAATTACCATACCAATTAATGTTGCAGGATCAATAGCTGTTCCCTTAATCAGTTCAGTAAAATATGCTTCTTCGGATTTAAAATAGTTTCCTAGTACGATGACCACTGCTACTGTAGCAATCACTTCCCAATTAACATAACCTAAAAGTTTCTTTAGATTCCATTGTTGAGTTATGATAACATAGTAGAGCGATAATAAACCAAAACAGGCAATGAAGTTGTCACTCCATATGTAAGCGCCAATGGCCACAAACATAGGAACGCTACTGCGCATTACTTGACTTAGTTTAAAATTTCCAGGAACAATTACTAGATCGTCTTCTTTGGTCTTGTACCAAATGTACCAACCAATGAATAAAATACTAGCAATTAAAACTGGAGCTATCATGCCGATCCATGCCGCATAAGACAGACCAAAAGCCGCAATAGGAATGACTACTGATTTTTCCAACGGCGACCACATATAATAGTGGTGCGTTGCCATATAATCAATAATACCCATCTTTTCACGACCTGGACCATCTTTTGGAGCAACAGTGTCAAGCAAGCCTGCTGACACTGTGACCCGGCCCTCTATGGGGAGAATACCCCCAATCGCACTAAGGATAACTAGAACGAACCTGTTGCTACGGAATACATTTCTTACATAGGCAAAAGCCGGGGCGAAGAGTTGATACTCTTTTGCTAGTCCAGCTGAGATCATAATGAAGAATATCATCCATAGGTATGATATGTTCTTTAAAAGAACGTTTAATACAAAGTCCATTGCTTCTCCTTAAAAATGTTGGAAGAAATCCAACAATCTATTTATGGTTACAAAAGAGACTGCAATTTAGATTTGATGTCTCTATGTTTAACCACTATGACATTGTGTAACTTGTCATCAAATTTAATTGGCAAGTCTGCATGAACTAGGATGTGATCCTTTTCTCTGTCAGCAACGATCATGCCTACAAACGGAATTTTATTCCAATAACCAAACACACGGGTACCGTATTCCCACTTAGGCTTATAATGATCTTTGTTTGCAAAATATTCAGCTAGACTTGCCATGTTACTACCTTATGCGAAAATTTCCAATGCTGTTCCACACTCTACGCAAAATTTAGCATGAGCTCGATTTTGTTTTCCGCATGTCACACACTTTGGTTTGTGAGCAACTGTGACTGGTTTAGTGACCGGCTTATTGTTGCCCAAGTCGCCAACCAATTTCAATACAATGTTGTGTATTGTAGGATCTAGTACACCAACAGTAGTAGTTTGAAACTTTTGTTCACTCTTGCTACCTGGGACAGTAATTCCTACATCATTCCAATCCATAGTGGCCATACCGTCATGTAATTCACTAGCACTAGCACTGATGCCCATACTTTGTAATGTAGAGTTCATAGCACTGGTAGCAGAGGCTTTCATATTTTCACCTTTGCTAAAGTCCACACTACGCATCACACCGTTAACATTGTAACTTGTTGAACTGTAAGTTGCTGAGTTTGGAAAACCTGATGACCCGCTAGCACTAAGCCAGCTGGTGTTAATAACAGGTCTTGGAATTTCAAACTGATATTCAATACGCACTAAACCGTCTTCTAGTTTGATACCACGCGGACCATCTTCAATGGCAGTGGTGCGTTCAATAAACTTGAACTTGTTACCTTCGGAGAGATTGCCGTTTTTAATCCAACGCTCTAAGTCGACAGTCCGACCCGGGTCTATGACCAATCCGCCAGGAACGACATTCTCTCCGTCGATAAACACATTTACCACAGCACGAGTTGTATTGAGATTTTTGATTAAGAAGCTATATTCGCTGCCAAATGGAATATAGACCGTGTCCTTGAATTCACGTAGGACTTTTCCGTTAGCTTTTATACTCGCAACGAGTTTTTGATTATACATCATTTTTCTTCCTTTTTACGGTACACACTCTAAGTACCTATCATTTAAAGAGTGTTAGTTGTGGACCATCCACAATTTTATTTATAGATACTCTTCTATAAACGGATCTTCATTTGGAAAGAAATGTACATCATATTTCTTTCCACCTATGTTATATTCAGCACACCAACTATGTTGATTGTTAGTTTCTTGAACTGGTTCAGCCAGTTGTAGCATTAGCCAAACTTGATCGTGCTCTTTACCCTCAAGCTGCCTTTTTGGTGGCCCCATGATTTTTCTAATAAAAGCTTCAGCTTCTTCCTTAGTCTTGAATTGGTGTGAGTAGGGTTTGATCATAAATTTCTAACAAGTCAATATCACATAAGTTTGACAGCTCAGATTCACTCACATGAAATTTTGTCATAAGCTCTTGTTCTTCAAAAGCAAAACAAATATATTCAATCATCATTTGACGTAAGTTTAACATTAGACTATCTCGTTAGGATTAAATTTTAAACCGCGCCATTGATGTATGGCCACTTTCTTTCCATCTTGCTTCCAACCACGACCAGACCACTCTGCTCGACCTAAACCACCATTAGGCCAAGGAGCATCAATCATAACTTCGTAATTGCCTTTGTGTGCAGGCTTAGTATCTTTATCATACCACTCGGTCATCATGTCTTCTGTGATCTTGTCAAGTTCTGCGGCAGGATCCCATTCTTCACTATCTTCTTCTAGTTCTTGAATTGAGGGGAGTTCTCCATCCTCATCACGTTCAACGCCTTCATAAACTTCTTCGCCTCCAACAATGACCCATTTGTTCTCACCCCACTTGCCAGTGGTGCTTAGGTCGTCATTATCAAGGTCTTCGTCATCGTAACTAACGCCGTTACATATCCACCAGCCATCACAGTTGCTATAACTGATCCTTAGCTTCTTAGGATCAAATGGCGCACGGAGTTCAAAACTACTACCAAAGCAAGTGCCTTTTTCACCTTGTCCACCCCAAAACACAACGGTACCATCATCTAAGTCGTCAATGATAGCAGTTTCCCATTCGTCAACTTCAACACCGGCATCTTCTAGTTCATTGAGTCCAAATGAGCTCTGCCAAATTTTATCACCGTTTTCGTCTGTAATTTCAATATAGTTATTGTCGCTTACTTCTGGACCACTGGCATGACAAAGACTATCGCATTCGTACGGACTGCCTGGAGGGAAGGGACGCAACTCCTCGGGAACAAAATCAAAAGTGCTGTCCCAATCACTAGCATATTGGTCCATGTCAATTTTATGTTCTTTAAAGTAGTCATAGATTTTTCTATCTACTTTGCCCATATAACATTCGCCGCCATAAGCATAAATTTGAATGTTAACCGTGCGTGGAGTAAATTTAAGTGTATCGATTAACTCTTGTTTTTGTTCTAAGGTAGCCATTATTCGTATGTGTCCTTTTTAAATGATTTGTTTCCGTTAAAAATAGTTTCAATTTTTTCATTTTCAAAATATACTGTTGCACCATCAAATACAGTTTCTGTATGTTCTGAAGGACCCATACCTTTTGTCACGCTACGCATCTTAAGTTCAACTCGTGCAGCCTTTTTTCCAGTCTGTTCTTCAACGACTTTTTTAATCATGTCTTCTACAGTCTTGGCAGAAATTTGTGCGCTGACATCAAAATTAAAATTATATGCCACAATTATTCCTCCAAAACGGCAAAGATATCTTCTTCTCTGAGAACTAGCATTTCTTCACCGTCAATTGCAATCACAACACCAGCACCCTTACTGAACATTACTAGGTCATTTACATTAACAGGAATGTCAAAAACTACTCCTGCATCTGACGTTTTGCCTTTACCTACAGCGATTACCGTTGCTTGATTTGTTTGTTCGACGGCAGTCTGTGCAATAATAAGTCCGCCAGCGGTTGTTTTTTCTGCATCCACTAGTCTTACTAAAACTTTCCCAACACCTGGTTTATAGTCCATTTTCAATCCTTTTGATTTCTTCTCTTAATACAAATTCAACTAGTTCATTCAATGTTATATCTCGTTCATGAGCCATGGTCATTAGATCATACATTTGGTCACGATCTAGTACTAGTGGTACTGACACACGGGTGTCATAAACTTCTCCTGCTTCAACTGCTAGAGCTTTTTGAATCCAATCGTCATCAACTTCCAAATCCACATAGTCAACATTATCCCATGCTTCTTTGTATTCTACTGCACGACGTTTAGCTTCTTTTTTATGCTTTTTAACAAACTCAGGATTGATCATACGATAAGCACGTTGATTACGATAGTCGTGAATTTGTACTTCATAAACTTCTTGTGTTTTGGTATCAAAGTAAATGCTGAAACTGTGACCATCTTGATCACCATTCCAGCTATCTAGTGTGTATGCATTTGGTCCATAACATTCCCATTGATAGTCACTACCTTCAGTAATGCGGTAGTTACAAATTTCCATAAATTCTTTAAGAGTAATCACAATATGTTCCTTAGTTGATTATATGCTATTTTACAAAAACATCATTTATTTGTCTAGACACTTTGATAAACGTAGTACACTTTGACAACTGTTTTAGCGATGGTGCTCCAACGTAAGTACATGTACTTCTAAGTCCACCAAGCAAATCCAATACTGTATTTTCAACAGAACCTCGATGCGGCACTGTTACAGTACGTCCTTCTGAACTTCGATAACTAGCAACACCACCACTATGCTTATTCATAGCCGTATCTGAACTCATTCCGTAGAAAGTGACTTTGCCATCTTTGACTTCGCCGCCGCCTTCGTCGTGTCCTGCCAGCATGCCGCCTAGCATCACAAAGTCCGCACCAGCGCCGAAAGCCTTAGCAACATCACCAGGACAAACACATCCACCATCAGCAATAATATGAGCACCAAGACCGTGAGCGGCATCGGCACATTCAATAATTGCACTAAGCTGAGGGTAGCCCACACCAGTTTGGACGCGAGTAGTACAAACGCTACCAGGGCCAATGCCCACTTTAACAATGTCTGCGCCACGTAAAATTAACTCCTGTGTCATGTCTGCGGTAACCACATTACCGGCGATAATTGTATGATTAGGAAATTCGGCTCTTACTTTAGAAACATAATCGCCAAAATATTCACCATACCCATTTGCTACGTCAATACAAATAAATTTAATGCTATTGACTGCTGTTAGTATATATTTCAATCTTTCAAAATCCTTTTCACCAACACCAGTACTTACTGCAATATTTTCTGGATCTAATGCAAGTGCATCCTTCCATTTTTCAATATCACTATTATAACTTTTTACAAGACATGTGAACAAAAGATCTTTTTGTAATGCTGTTGCCATTTCAAATGTGCCAACGCCATCCATATTACTTGCCATAATTGGAATGCCTGACCAAGTTGCCTTACTGTGTTTAAAAGTATATGTTCTTTTTAAATCAACTTCTTTACGGCTACTTAGAGTACTTCGTTTAGGACGAATTAAAACATCTTTAAAATCAAGTTTGACTTCGTCTTCAATTCTCATTCTTCTTCCTCATCAATTTCAACAACTGCTGTGGCAGGAGGTCTGCCAGCTTTTTTAGTACCCCAAGAGTTTGATCGTTCGGCTCCCTCAACACGACCGCTTTCTCGATACTCGCCTTTTTGTATAACTCCGCCATTGGCTAAAAATTCTGCCATTGCTTTATCAAATTCTTCACTCATTCTTCAACTCCAAAATGTTCTCTAATTTCTTCATAAATGTCCAATGCACTATGCTCGGCGGCAACGTTGGCACATTCTCTAATAATCAACTCGGCGAACTTTTCCATAAACTTAGTCTGCCCTTGCCAAGAAGGATCAGATTCAAGTTTGGCTGCTTCATCCCAAAGTTCTTTAATTCGTTCGTTCATTTTTGCCTAGCCACTTTCTTGTACATATTTTGCACACCTACTGCTTGTCGGTATGCATCTTCTAACGCATTGTGTTTTGCGTCCTTGGGCATCTCAGGGTCATATCCTAAATCAAAGATTGTGCGTGTGTCACGTATTTGCCAAAAGTTCCATGGAAGTGCTCGTTTGAGCTTGCGATAATATTCTTCTAAAATCACAATGTCAAAAATTGCGCCGTGACTCCAAAAGCAATCACAGCCCCAAGCAAACTTATGAAACTCTTCTATTACTTGTTCAATATGAATACGGTTGTCTGGACTGAAAGCTTCGTCAATAATTTCTGGTGCCTGCTTACTCCACCAGTCTAAAGTTCCAGGATCAATTTTCATGCCCAAGTCTTCACAAGTTTGTGTGTCAACTCTTCGATAAAAAATATTGTGTGTGCTACGATCTACGTTTGGACCCCAAGGGTCAAACTTAACAGCACCGATTGTTAAAATAACTGAGTCAGGCCCAGTCGCCATTGTTTCCAAATCTACCATTAAATGTTTTGCCATAATACATATTATAACAAAACTATGGTGTTATGTCAATAGAGTTTTTTAGGAAGTTGTTCGTTTCTGACTTTTTTAAGCCAGCGAGCCCTTGCGGCTCCTTTAGCACGTTTGCGTTCAGTGGTTGGTTTTTCGTAAAACATCTTTGCCTTTACGGCTTCTAAGATACCACTTTCTTCTACACGTTTTTTGAATTTTCTCAGTGCTTTATTGAAATCCCCGTCAACTGTAACAGAGTTACCTCTGATACCATTTCGAGAAGATGAATTATATTGTTTTGGCATTTTCTTTCTTTCTCTGGTTAAACATAAAAATTGGTAATTCTCCTTTAATCACAGTGTTCTTACTTATTAGTATTTTCTTTAAACCCTTCTTGACCAATTCTTGAGCTTCAAATTGGTAAGGTATTAATAGTTTTTCTAAAGTACTTCTTAGACCGCGGGCGTTCGTTTTAGATTCTATACTTTTATCTGCAATTGCTTCTAGAGCTTCTGGTTCAAAATCTAATTCTAAACCATCCATATCAAACAAATACTTATACTGATTAATTAAATTATTACGTGGCACTGTTAATATCTTAATCAGGTCTTCTTTGGTCAAATCATCAACTGTGGTCAATATACTAAATCTGCCCACAAACTCTGGAATTAACCCATAAGTGATCAAATCCTTTTGATCTACTTTAGAAAATAGATTAGTTTGTGAAGTCTTTTTTAATGCACTATTAAATCCAATTCCAGTATTGTTTAATCTATCATTGATAATCTTTTCAAGTCCAACAAAACTGCCGCCAACAATAAACAAAATATTCTTAGTGTCTATTTCTACTTCTTCACGTTTTTTGCCCACCTGAATTTTAAGTACTGTACCTTCAATCATTTTGAGTAGACTTTGTTGTACCCCTTCACCGCCCACATCTTTGGTAGCAGTATTAGATTCGCCCTTTCTACTTATTTTATCTATTTCATCAATATAAATTATTCCACGGCAGGCTGCTTCAACATCACCATCAGCTCTAAGTAATAATTGTTGTATTACAGTTTCTACATCGTCACCAACATAGCCAGCTTCAGTCAATGTATTTGCATCACAGTGTGCAAATGGTACATCAATAAACTCTGCAATTTTCTTTACCATGAGAGTCTTGCCACAACCAGTTGGACCCATTAGCATTACATTACTTTTGTCCAAGTCAACATAACTGGTGTAACTGCTAATTCTTTTATAGTGTTGACTTACTCCAACACAAACGGATATTTTAGCCTCATCCTGACCTATAATAAATTCATCTAGATATTCTTTTATCCTAACAGGATTAAATTGATTAAGGTGATCGTTTTTGACTTTACCTTTTTGATCTTTTAAAATTCTATCACAAAGAGTCACACACTCATTACAGATTGATCCGTTAGAACCAACGACGAGTTTTTCAACGTCTTCTTTACCCTTGCCGCAAAAATCACAGTTCTGGTGTTTCAGTGTGCTCAATTGATATTACCTTATCTAAAAATTCAGTTATTGTTTCTAACTTTGAAGTATTTACTAATCTGTATGCTTCATATAAATTAGTATCGGTTAGAGTATAATAACAGTTGTCAGAACTTAAAAAGTGCCCTGCAAGCAAGCCACTTTGATCCTGAGTGTTATCTAGATTGATATATCGAAATTGAGCCACAGCAAATGACATTACTAGCCATTGAAGGTTTCGTTCGTTATTGTAAAAATAAATTGAAAGCTCTTGGGCTAGTTGATTTTGGTTGAACCAATCGCTAATCTGCTCTTGTTCTTTTTCAGTAGTATTAACAAGAATAATACTGGTTGTTCGATTAACATAGATATCAGGTGGACTTACTATCGTTATCTTCCCTGCCATTGCTTTCCTTTTTCAAATATTCTTCAACTGCTAAGGCTTCGTCTTCAGTTAATTGTTCAATTGAAATTGAACCATCATTAATTGATTCTACAAGTGAACGAATGTTAGCCTCAAGTACTTTTTGTTGATAATCGTTTTGACTTAGTGACTGAGTAGTTTCCTGCCAAAGTCCACTTTCCACTTGTTCTTCATTTTGAACATAATTGGTATTGATTAGTTCTGGAAATATTTTATATTTTTTATTATCATCATCAGCAGGAGCATGTGCCTCGCCGTTTAACGGAGCCTTGACCCAATTGGTTCCATTGTATACATAGTATTGTTCTTTTTCATCAGTTACTAATTTGAACTGTTGTCCTGTAAATGGATCTGATGGAAACTTATTATTGGCTAATTTTTCTTCTCGTACTGCTTGTTCGGCTTCTTCAAGCATTTTATTCCATGCTTCAAGTCCAGCATCTTCAGTTTCTTCTGGTTGAATTGGCTGTATGTTTAATTCTTTAACATTTGGTGTATATGCTGTCAAGTTTTCTAGATTTGGTACGTTGTCAACTTTTGGAACAGCAAAGCCTTTAACAGTTTCAAATACAAGTGGCTCTGGCTTGTTTTCTAAATTAACCTTGTCAACAAACTGTGCTAACTTTTCTTTTGCATCTTTCAAAATAGCCACTGACTCATCTGGAACTGTGGTTACAGCTTCAGGAAGTACACTTGCAACCTCCTGGGCAATTATACCAACAAATGGTTCTTCAGTTGTTTCTTTTTCAACACTGTCCTTGACTGCCACTGGTTCTTCATTGGGTCTTTTCCATCCAAACGACATTTGGGCGGCAAGTAGCATGATAACTGCTAGTGGGTCAAATACAACCACAATTAAAATAATAACCCAAGTAACTGCTCTCTCCAGCATGTTCTCGTCAGCGCCAGCATCACCGTAAATTAGTTTAGCAATATACTTTAGTGGTCCAACTTCTGCTTCCACTTTTCTGACTTCGGCTCGTATGGGTGCAGATTCTTCATTGAGCTTGGCAACTGTGGCTTGTTCGTCAGCGATTTCTTTTTGCAGTCTAGCACGTTCTTTTGCTTGTCCTCTGCGTATAGCAACGGCTTTGTCAGCACCTTTCTCATCGTTAGAACGTGCCATGCTTTGATCCACAGCTTCGTCCATCTGTCTAAGTGCTTTTCTATTTGCATCTATATTTTCTTTTGATGTTTTAATTTTTTCATCATAAATGGCGATTCGTCCCATAACGTCACCACTTACTAGACTTTGATCACTGTGGGCTTTTGATAAGAATCCAAAGATACCCATTGATGTTATGGCCATTAGCACAATTACTGCAATGGTCATATAAGTCTTCATTAATATTGGAGTTCTGTTCCAATTTGCCTTTAACCAGCTGGCACATACCAATTTAGCTACTTCTAAGGCACTGCCCATAACTATGATGGGAATAACTGCCGCACTAAAAATAGCGGCAAGACCTACTACAGAATAGTAGATCGCCACAGCTGAAATTGTTAAACCAGTAATAAGTAATAGCCAAGCTAATGTCATTAAATTTTCCTCATCTATATTTATTGCTTATTAGCGTCGCCAATACTGCCATCCTCTTCCTTCTGCGTAGCACATTATCCTAACAGTGTTGTCAGAACTACTGCCATAGTCTTTGGTCACAACGATTTGTCTGCACCAGCCTTCTTGCGATTTTGGCAGTGTCCAAGCAATAATAGATCCTTTAAACTTTCCACGAGTATCTATCCATTCAACTATAACACCATCGTGTGCATAAGTCAATGCCGTGTCAGTTGCCTCACGCTCATCCCATTCTGAACAAGATTTAGATGTATTGGTTTCACCTAAAAAAGTACTCCACTGGAATGTTTTGCAATTGGAGAATACTTCTCGTTTGCCATTTTTGCAAACATACGTCTTTTCAGTATTAACCAATTCTCTACCGTTTGGCTGTACTGTTTTTGTAACAGTTCTTTCGGTAGTTTCAGAAGTACAGTTCGCCCACGCTACAGCTGGCATGAGCAATACTAATGCCAGTAGCCATTTCATGATTGGGGTTTTGTTTCCAAATATTCTTTAACAAACTTCAAGGTTTTTGGGATATTGCCAAAAACAAAATCCTTGTCCTCATCTTCTGTCTTGATGGTTACAATGATACCGTTTTCGGCTTTTCTAATTTCAATTGATTCAAACATACAAGATCTCCTTAATTTTTACGTTGGTCAGCTGAGTCAACTTCATTGAACAATTGTTTAGATCCCACAATGGAAGCTTCACGTTCTTTATTACGTTGACGCTGACTTTGAATGATGTTGGCTTCTCCTAAAGGAAACGCAACCTCTACCCAGTAGTAGTGTCTACCATTAATGACTGCGGTAGCTTGACGAGATACGTCCAAACCACTTACATCAGTCTTTTCACATCGTTCAACGATGGCTAGTTCACTAACTTCTACTGTGTCATTTTCAGTATTTCTAAAGTAGACCTTGCTCTTTTTGCTAACAGTGCCATTGACACTAGTACAAATACTAGCCTTAGCCAGCACCTTAGCATTATCTAGAGCTACCCACTGATTAGTTGAACTAGCTGTACCAACGGCGTATATTGCACCTTGGTTAGCCACTGGGGTTTTATGATACCAACTTGGAGTTTTATCCTGTACCTTCTCAACCTGTTTTTGACGCTGTTCCATAAAGTCATCAGCTCGCTTTTGATACGGATCTTTTGAACTAAACGTACCACAAGCGGTCAATGCCGCAACAACTGGAAGTAATACTAGAGCCTTTTTCATTTGCCTCTCCTATGCCTATTAACGATTTTTAATCCAATCACCTGCTTTGGACAGATCCTGTCCTGCACCACTTACTGCACCACCAACGGTTCCGCATGCTGTAAGCATCATTACCATAAATGTGATCACTGCAATTTTCATAAAATACCTTTCTGTGTTAATGTGTATAGTAATAATAACAGAAGGAATAGGTTTTGTCAACACTATTCCTTCATTTTGGTAAAATTAGTTTTTGTTTATGATTTGAAGAATATCAAAGCCATCATTGTGGCTTGTAGCATAAAACCAAAACCAATTGTGGCAACATTCAACATATCTTTGAGCAAAACTGCTTTAAAGAACAAAAGTGCCAAACCAGCCCAAACAAGTAAAATTACGTCCACAGAGGGCAATCGATCTGATAGTCCCATCATTACTGCTAGGAATGTTGGCAATGTAGCCGCATGAATTATGATAACTGCCATCCAGCCTAGTGCTTCTGTTGACACATGACCTAGTTTTTCAGTTATGAATTTCATAATTGGTTGAAAAAATACTGCTACCTTTGACGAAACTTGATTCATTTAATTTCCCCTATAAAAAATGTGACGACCAATTTTACCAATTTTTTCTTTCTTCCAATTTGGATTGACATAGTCTGCATGATAGAACATTGCATCCTTTAGTATGTCCAATCTGAAATCTTCCAAAAGAACCTTTTTAGCCACTGCCATGCTTTCTTGATACATTTCGTTTGAACGAATTGGCATCTTGCCTCCATTTTGGCAATACCAACTGAATTGACAAACTACCTTTTCCATAAAGATATTTTTTTGGTAAACAACTCCACAGACGTCGGATGGGTATTTGCCACTCTCAACTCTGTTCATTGTTACTTGTGCCACTGCGACTTTGCCTTCAAAAGGCTCGCTTGCGGCTTCGTGATAGATATTTTTTGCCAAACAGTCCAATTGGCGTTCTCTATCTTTAATTGTAATAATATCTTTAGAAGACACTACTACTCCATTTTGCAATTTGTAAATCTTATTAGCGGTTACATTTTGTACTACAAATATTGCTATTAGAAAGCCAAAAAATAACACTGCTGGTCTAAGAATCTTATCCATACTTTTTCTCCTTAAAGTAGGCTAGACAATATGAATTGTCATAGCTCTGTTTTGGGTAGTGTACCGTTCGCGGATTTTTTATACACGGCAATTACGGTATGGCCGTGTCCTTGATATGCACTTGGAATTTGGTTACCAATCAATTTATATAGTAACACAGCCAACATGTGGCTCAACCAGTGCTTGGGTTGTTTTATTAGACTGTGAACAATTCCCAACGTTTTATTTAACTGGTATACCACCATACTGGTGAAAAACCATGGAATATGGAAAGAATTTAGGGGCTCATGGTACAAATGTACGCACTTAACACCAAATTCCTTTTCTAAATTATTCAAACACTTATCAGTCCATTTGGTCACATGATGTGGCGGCATGTTCAATGCAAAGTCTTGAATATGCTGTAAAAAACTATCTTCTGACGGAGTAGTTATTATCAATGTACCACCTGGCTTCAATGTTTTGATGCAATTTTCAATAAAACTTCTAGGATCAGTTACGTGTTCAAGCACTTGAAAACTACAGACAACATCATATTTTTCTGCATTTTCCACAGCATGTTCTTCAATACTTTGCGTTCGAACGTCCCTGCCCAAAGCAATGGCTAAGTCTCTTGCAGTTTCGCTAAACTCCAAACCTACATATTTTTTAGTAGGAATGCGTGAACTAAATGCTCCTTTGCCACAGCCAACTTCCAATACTTTATCTTTTGATTTGATAAAGTTAGCAACGTGATCGTACTCAAATTTATCATCTTTATAGTACCAATCAAATTTTTGCAAGTCTGAGTAAAAGTTTTGATCACCAGTAAACATTGGATCAAACCATTTTAGGTCACAAGATTGACATCCAAGCACACGCATGTCACTGGTAATCATATGACCAACATCAGTATTGTATTCTTTTAGGTATACATTACGCAACAGATTTTTATCTATTGTGTCTAACACTTCCACATGATTTGACCCACATAACGGGCATGATGTCTTTTTCAAATTAACCTCTTCGCATTTTACTTATTTCCACTGCCTCTTCATCACTGAACACCGGAACAGCGTTTGACTTGTGCATAGTGGCAATACCCTTTACCTTAGTGCCCGTATACACCTTAGGCGCTTTAAGTGTAGCACTGCCTAAGCCACTGTCCAAACTTTTAATGTGAGAAGTAGTGTTACGACCTTCTGGTATCTTTAAACTATAACATGAACTCAACGTGCTGTCAATCTTCTGTTTTTTGGTAACAGGTTTGACATCATGTCGTTTGAGTAAATCTTGCCAGCTTTCTCTTTGCTCGCGAGCCTTCCGTGCCTGTTCAGCATTACGGAATTTTTGCTTGCCCTTCTTTTTTCCGCTCGTAGATAACCACGGGCCTTCTAAATGCATACTCATTATAACTCCAGTATCACTGAATCAAGGGGGCATCTACCCCCTTGTGCAGTTATCATTATACTGTAACAGTTGCTTTGGTAGTTGTTTGTGCTTTTTCTTGTGTGTACAAGAAATCAGCTTGAGAAGTAATGTCCTTCATCAAACTGCGTGGGATACCTGTACCGCGATGGAATTCGCCGTTGATATCAATTTTAATAGAACCAGCAACAGCCCAAATGTGCTTACCGCTAACATCTGTGCCAGCCAATTTACGAATCACACCATTAATGGTACCATTCGCTGTGGGACGACCAATATCAAACTGATATGTGTTTGATTTGCCAATCCACTGATTAGCAATACCTGTGCTCTTAGCACAGTGGTCTTTGAAAAGTTCAAGTGCGTGTTCTGCCTTATTCATGCCTATTCTCCTAAGTTTTAAAATCGCTTACACCTGCAAGCGTTTTACTAGTATAAGGTAATATCAGCTATTTGTCAATGCCTTTTGGTAAAATCAGTTTGGTTAAATATTTTTATATGATTGACATGTAATGTCTACTATATTATAATAGCGATACTGAACAATTTGGAGTGTTTATGGACGAATTTTGGAATGGGTTTTGGATAGGAGTCCTAAGTTGGGTAATATTTTCTTGGGCTATTCAAAAACTTATGCTCAAAATGATTACACATTTGGTAGTCAAACAAATCAAACAAGAGCAAGAAAAAGAAGAAGTTCTTTTGACTTTAGAAAAGCATGGCAAGGTGTTATACTGTTATAGGAAAGACGACAATCAATTTGTTGGTCAGGCCGAAACTATAGAAGAAATAAGTAAAATCTTTATGCAACGGTTCCCAAATCAAAATGCAAAAATTCTAAAAGAAGATTCAGCAGGCTTGCTATGAAAAAAACAGTTTTTTACAAAAAAGTTGGCAGACGTTACCAACCAGTTTCTGAATACGACCAAGAGCTCACAGACTCTTTTGGCAAGGGAACTCACATGGTGCAAGTTTATCCAGGCGGGTCCAGCAGGGTGTATAATATAGATCCTGATTATGCCGCATTGATAGCCGCAGGTCGTGTGGCTGAAGATGCTATCAGTAGAAAAATCATGGAGGCCAGTGCTCTGAGGGTTCCAGAAAAACACAAGCCACTTACTCCTAGACAACTTGAAGCATGGAAAAAACTAGCCGAAGAGTTTGGCGAAGAACGGTATGCTCTTGAATGGTGTAGTTACAGAGAAGCGGCTGAGGCTGGTGTCAGAGCCATGATGGATGAATTCAAAGAGCTAATAAGTAATCCAGCAGTACGCAAGTCTTACGATAATTTTGTTTTGATGTGTGAACTTACTAAGGAAAATAAAAAATGAAAAGCCTGGTAGTGGGTATGGGGATTGGATCTCTATACAAAAAAGTGTTGGAAGAATTAAAAATTGAAGTGATTACAGTAGATAACGATATTGGTAAACGTGCTGACTTGCCCAATATTGAGTCTGCTATTTTTGCTCATGGTCCTTTTGATACTGTGCATATTTGTACTCCAAACTTTACACATTTTGAAATGGCTATGAAATTGGCTAAACATGCCAAAATAATCTTTATTGAAAAGCCTGGGGTATCCAATGCTGACGTGTGGTCAACTCTTGTAAACACATTCCCAAATACACGTTTCATGTTGGTTAAAAATAACATGTGGCGTGATAACATTGCAGAGATGCGGGAGTGTGTAGCAGATGCCAAGGCTATAAAAATTAAATGGATTAACAAGAATCGTATCCCAGGTCCAGGTACTTGGTTTACTACAAAGAAATTGGCATTTGGTGGAGTTAGTAGAGACCTTATGCCACACTTGCTCAGTTTGTACATTGCACTTAATGACAAGTGGATGGACGCACAAATGACTGGACAAGAAGCTCGCCAAATGCATACTTTAGACAAAATTGAAGATACAGAATATGGCGCAGTCAAAAGGGACGGTGTGTATGATGTTGACGATCTTTGTAAGATCAAGTACATGCAAAATGGAAAAACATGGAAGATGGAAGCTAACTGGGCAGATGGTGTAGCAGACAATCGTGCAGTAGAATTTGAAATGAAAGATGGCACAGTTAAACGTTTTGAGTTAGGGCTTTGTCCAGAAGAAGCGTATAAAAACATGATTGATTGTGCTATCAGCAACATAAGCAATGAGCAATTTTGGCAAAGACAATTTTTACAGGACTTGTGGATACATGAGAGGATTCAGTTTTGAAAACTAGGCTACTTTATACAGACAGCAACGGCGCTTTCAAAGAACAAATTTGGGAGAAGCCTGAACCATTATCAAATGAAATTGAAGTCAAAGCTGTAATGACTGGTGTTTGTCGTAGCGATATTGCTATGATGCGTGGGGAGTTTGGTCCGTTACCTTTACACATGCAAGGGCATGAAGGTCTTGGTCAGGTAACACGAGTAGGTGCTCTTGTTAGCGGAATCAAAGAAGGTGATTTCATAGCCACTCGTGGCGAGCCTGCTTATGCAGACTTCTATAATGTAAAAATGAATGAGTGGGTAAGAGTTCCAGAAGCAGATCCAAAATATATTATTGAGCCAGTTGCTTGTGGCATTAATTTGGTTGAACAAGATTTACGTGCAGTTGGTGACCGTAGCGGTCCAGACAGTCGCTGTTTGATTATTGGTAGTGGATTTCTTGCTTGGATCGCTTATCATACATTATCCCTAACTCATGTGGAGTTTGCCAGCATTGAAGTTCTTGGTAGTAGTAATCAAGACATGTGGCAAAAATACAACGGAGTGCTAGTTGATAAACCACAACATGAACAGTATAATGTGATTATAGATATTAGAGAAAACAATCTAGTAATAGAACAAGACTTACTTGCTCCAGGTGCTCTTTGGATCATGGCTTGTGAAAAGAAACCCGCACTAGTAACTAATTTTAGTAGTTTGCTTTGGAAAGCCGTTACTATTATCATGCCAAGTCCACGTGCAAAAACATTCCATCATTGTATGAAATTGGCTGTAGGTTGGATTGAGCGTGGAGATCTAGATGTTAGTCAATTTTGGACTAAGGGATACGATAGAAATACAGAATGGCAGCAGGCGTTTGAAGATGGATATAATCGTCCTGAAGGATACAGTCGAGGATTTATTAAGTGGTAAAAACGCTGTACAAAATGCTCAAGGAAGAGATAATTTCATTTGAGCGTTTTGACAATAACGAGATTGTCGTTATTGATAGAACAGGTCATACCATGTGGTCTTGGTATGCTAATCAAAAATTATCATATACTCAGTATGTGGCTAGTATTAGGAACTATTCGGCCATTAAGGTTGAAGGACTAGAAAAGAACCAAAATATTAAAAAGTGTTTTGGTAAACTTAAAATTAAAGATATCCATTTATTCTATAGTCCTAGAACTGACTATAGTTTTGGTTGGCACCATGATACCACAAATGTAATGTTGTACGTTATTAAGGGTCGCAAAAGAGTGCAAATCAAAAATAAAACTTATATTCTAAAGTCAGGCGACAGTGTGTCTATTCCAAAAGGGCACAAACACAGAGTGTTCAATCAAAGAGACACTTGGGCAATAAGCATTGGGCTAAAATGAAAGAATTAAGTATCTACCTTAAAACAACAGAAACTTGTAATTTAAATTGCAAACACTGTTTTACCAGCGGAACTAACGGTGCTAAGATATATTGGGACCATGTTAAAGTAGCAGACTGGCTGAGAAGGTTGGGTCAAGCGATTCCCAATAGTCCACATGTTCATTGTGAGTTTCATGGTGGTGAACCTTTCCTAGCTGATTTAAGTACTATGCAGTATGTGTACGATCAAAGTAAAGAGATTTGGCCCTATATGACGTGGGGAGTTACCACTAACCTAGTGTTTAAACTCACTCCAGAAATTATTGCATTTATTCAAGGCCCGCTTGGTAACAGAATTGGTACTAGTTGGGATCCAGACATTAGATTTGCCAATCCCAAGCAGTATGACCTATGGCGTAAGAATTTACAAACTTTGCAGGACCTGGGAGTTGAAATTAAATTGTTCATAAGTGTTACCAGCGGAACTGTAAAAATGAATCCCTTGGATTTATTAGAATGGGTACGGGATTTGGGTGTTAAGGAAATGAGCTTAGAGCGTTTGACCAATAATGGAAACGCTAGACTGTATCCTGATATATTTCCAACCAACTTGGAACAAGATGCTTGGTTTTTACTCATGCATCAATTGAGTGAGCAACACAATGCTAGATCATGGTTTAATAACGAATTTTTAGAAACTGTGTATTCTAAATTTGAGCACAACCTTACTCGAGGCGGAACTTTTTGTAGGGATTGTGAGGAAAAGTTATTCACACTGAACGCTGACGGTACTATATCTGGATGTCCAAATAGTGCTCCAGAGCAACAGTTTGGACATATTGACGATGATTTAACTACGTTGTTAACTAGCGAGCGTAGATTAGAAAATATGGCTTGCGAACGTAATATGGACTCAAGATGCTATAACTGTGCAGTATTTCATAAATGTGGCGGCGACTGTCATCAATTGGAATGGCAAGGCGAGGTTTGTGGTGCTCCAAAGAGTTTGATGCTAGAGTTAGAAAACATAAATACTAAAAAGAACAGCAGAGTGTTCATAATCAAGGAAATTTAAGATGCCAGCATTAGAAAGTCCAGGACCAATTAGACGATTAACCATTGTTCAACGTACTATTGAACAAATCAACGGTGTTGCTAGAACCGGTATTGTTTGGGGCACAAACATTAAACCATTTCCAGAAGCAGAAGACGGTTGGTTTGCCCATCGCACTGATTGGGGAGGATTAGATCCTGTTGAAGTTAATAATAATTTTGGAGCTCTTGGAGTAATTGAGGCTGACGGCGTAACTGAAGGCATACGTCTAATTATTCAATATTATACTAGAATTAGAAATATACGCTGTGTTCGTAAAGTCACAGGTAACGGCGGAAATACCCCAGCTGGTCCATACACAGCAACAACTAGCAACGTTGACTTGACTAGGATTGCGATCACTTCTCAGGGCGAGCAACCTACAGTGATCAATAACTATTTTGACATACAATCAAACAACATCATTTCTAGAGGAAATTTAAATAACTTTATTCTTAACATGAGTACAGTATATCAAACTCTTAGACCAAATATCTTAGGTGACGATGGTACCACTTACTATAAAGAAGTTTGCCACGTTAGTTGTCATAGCAATTGCCATAATTCAAGAGGCAGAAGATGAAAATTATTGAAACAACTGCGCCTATTAAAATTGAAGAATTAAAAAAATATTTTGCTGATAAAGAAACATTTTATCTAATTGATTATGAAAACAGCGATTTGAAAGGGACAAAGTTATTAACTTATCTTAGTAATTTAGATATTCCTTCAGATATCAAGTTAGAAGCACACACTGAGTTAGCTGACGGGCTATTACTTGATTATTTAAATTCACCTTTTCTAGTCAATATTCCTTTCTTAGAAAAAGAAGCCATACGTTTATTACTGCAATATAAGGGAGTAAATGACTTTGGTTATACTGAGTTTATCAAAGCAAACAAAGAGCTACTAGATGTATGGGCTAGTATACTAGATAGCCTATTATATTTTAATACATATTCAATTAATGATGACAATTATAAAGAGCAAATTAAGCAAGCTCCAAGATTTGATAACAATTTAACCATTGGAATTAATTTTGTATCATTATTGAAGTATGATGATTTTTATGATTTCTACAGTACTGTAGACAGCAAAAACTTCAAGTATCATGAAGTATATTTTAACGACTATATTTTTAAAGGTAAAAATTTATACCATTATTGGGCTAACCCCAACAACTCTATTTTCATTATAACATGGGCGATTGTCGTTGACAAGTTTAATCCTGATGATTTCGTTGAAGCAATGAAAAGAGATATCGAGGAGATTCAAAGTGTTCCATCTGTTTAAAAAAGTTTATTTAGAATCTGACGATGTTATTGATGTTAACAACGACAGACTTGTTATTTCTCAAACCAATGGAGTTAGTATGCTCCAAGACCTTGATGGAGTAGCGCATGGAAGGTTGATCGAATATGCAAGATCAATTGACGATTTAGTTGGAGAAGATAAAAAATATTCTAACTTTCTGTTATTTTTAAATTCGTTAAATCAATATACATTTACTAGCGATAGAAAACTCATTGTATATGTAGATAAAGAAAACTTTTTAAAGATTGTAATCACATGGATCAAAGCAGTATTGCCGTCAGCTACAGTTGATGATGCATATACTATGGTATCAACTTACCAGTTTCAAACTAGAATGTTTGGAACATCTACATACTACAATTATTCAAGATCTTATAGAGAAACTCAAATTGCAGATTTTATTAGTCAACAAGAGTTTAGTCAAGTATTTTATCAAATCAATGTAGATTCAAGCGTGTACAATGGTTTTGTTAATCTAGTTAAATCAGATTTAAGTCTAGAACTATTATTGGCATCTTATCTAGCCAATGGGTCATGTAAAGAACAATTAAAAACAATAGCACTGAACAAAAGACAGTTTGGTATGCAAGAATCTTTTTATGAATGCAAAAGCTTCATTATAGAAAATTTATTAAATCCAGATGTCATAAACTTATTCAGTCCAACAAAGACGTATACTACTAGTAATCTAGCTGAAGCCGTTGAAGACCCTGCATTTGATATTTGGTTCTCTTCTTCTATTTGGGGAGTTGAATCAATTGCGGTTCCACACAGCGATAGCTTGATTTATTTTAACAACATTACTGCTTCACAGTTTGAAAAATTTAAAGCTCACTTGACCATTTACTGGACATTGGGATTATTAAATGATCCAGGCGAGAATGGCTTGAACTGGATCAATCATAATAAAGAAGTTTTTACTATGTGTAGAAAATCTGAATTGACTGACAGCGATTTAGAAACTCTAATTATGAATGAAATAGACGGTTCTAGTAATGTTACAGAATTTCTAATTTTTGGTTCTGACGATAAAATTAGATATAACATCTATCTCTTAGCGCATATAAAACAACTGTACAAAGAAAATCAAATATCTAAATTAAACGCATTTGTGATCCAATAACCAAATGTGTTATAAAGGCGTTTAAATGAAAAGAGAAATTTGGCCAACTAAAATACATTATGAGCATGGTAACGAAGAGTTGGCAACACTCATGTTTCAAAGTGATGTTGTAAGCAAGCACGAAAATAAATGGTTTAAAGACACTGACGAGTTCACAGCTAAACTTTATGAAAAAATCATGAGTGCTGTTTCAGAAACTTGGAAAGAAGAGCTACCTAAAGGTGCAGAGGTAAAATTAAACGGCAATATGCTGTATATTGAGCCTGGAGACAGTGCTCGTTGGCATTGGCATCCTTGGGGATGGTTATCTGGGATATTTTATCTTCAAACTGCAACTGGAGGAGAAATCGTATTACATCCTCCATCACAACAAATTAACATCAATCAAAGTTGGTTCAACCCAGTTGAAATTCATCCAGAACCTGGCGACCTATTAATCTTCCCTAGTTATTTAGGACATGAAGTACTAACTCATCGTGGACCGGGAACAAGATTGTGCATGCCATTTGATTTATATATTAACACTGACGGGTACGAATCTTATGTAGATCAATATAAAAGGATTGTATAATGTTACACCTTTTTAATAAAATATATGTCTCTCCAGACTATCTAGTCAACAATTCTAAAAAAAGAATCATCGTCAGTAAAAATCCCAATGTTGCACAAAAGTCTACACTAAACCCAATCAAGCATCAAGCTACAACGTATGCAGACCTAGTGGGCGCAAATGGTGCTTATAAAGATTGGCATTCACTATTACTCAGTTTAGAGCACGAAGCTAAACTTAACTTTTATGTTGACATGGATGCTTTTAATATCATCTTTGTAAACTGGATAAAAACAATTTTTCCTAACATGGATGCTAACTTGGCATTTTGTTGCTATAATGCATCTGTACAAAGATCAAAACTACATTTCCCTGCTATAGTGCTGAATAGTAGTTTTATGGATTTTAATAAAACAAGTATACTTGACATAGAGTTCTTAAACAAAAAACAATTTATTGAATTATTTGATAATCTAAATCCATGGAGTGACAATGGTCTAAGACAACAATGGGTTAAACAGCACATTGAAGGATTCAGTATTGAATGGCATCTTGCAAACTTTTTCAATGATGAAACACATATTGAAGTTTTTAAAGACAAATACATCTATGTGTTATCAAAAGCATTAGCCATGGAAGTTAGCGAGTGGTACTTCTATTTTATCAAGTACTTCATGCAAGCAAATGTAAAAGAAGCATTTGATTTAGATATATCTTGGGACGATGATTGTTGGAGAGAAAAACTTAGATCTCATCCAAAGTTATATTGGATGTTTGACAACGAATTAAAGTTCATAACTAGGGACAGTGCTTACTTTCTAGCACACATTGATGAAATATTAGAACTTGGAAAATTCTTACAAGAGTTTTGGTTCAAAGATATTCAAATAGATGATAAGATAAGATTACTAGATGAAGACTACTTTGAAAGTAATCATGCCCATTTTGTTTTTGACACGTTAAGGTCACTGATTCAAAATCGTGATAACATGACGTCTGAACAGATAAACAGCATACTAAAGAAAGACTTTGAAAAGGACAACGTTAGTATTGTATTTGATATACTAACCCATGTACAAAAATGGAATAATTATATTCTACAACTTGTGTATGAGTTAAAAAATAATAACGATCCTAGATTAAAACAAATGGTGTTTGCATGAGTGATGAATTTTTTTATGGCGTAATAAAGGAAAAAGTAATTGACTGGTCTGAGATCGTAGTCAACTTCTTTGAACATTGCAATATGAGTTGTGTATTCTGTCCACAGGATCATAACAGTCGTATTGGTTTGAGCCAAGAGGAAATTCTAAAAAAAGTTGACCCTGTATGCAATTGGATTAAAAATAATAAAAACAAAGAATTTCACCTACATATTATGGGTGGCGAACTATTTCAGGATGAACTAATAGATCAAGGCTTTATTGAGTATTACGGCGAATTCATAAAACAAGTTCGAAACAAAGTTCCTAAGGATAAAGTGTTAATCTTCAACTTTGTTACGAATTTAGTTAACGATAGAATGGATCATGTGATACAGTTTTGTCAAAAATACGACTTGACTATGAGTGTTAGTTATGACCTAGCTGGCAGATTTAATCCTGCTCAGTTTGAAATTTTTAAACAAAATATTGAACAGTTCAAACCTTATGTTAAATTAATCAGCCTGGTAATCACTAAACAAAATATTGCTAATCTTTTAAAGGGTGACGAGTATCACGATTACTTGTACAATAACTTTACCATGACATGGGATCACTTGTTACCTGGTCATAACGCATTAAAAGTAATGATGCCAAAAGAGTCAGAGTTGTATGAATTTTATAAAACATTAATTGATAAGTATCCTAAGACTATGAATGTAGAATCATTTTTAGGAACTGCACCCAACAATAAAATGGCTTGTACACGTGGTAGTAGTTTTACTATTATGTACGATAACACTTCACCTAAAGGGTGTTCAGGAAGTGTGTTGATGAAAAACAATGTCACATCCAATTTAGAAGGCACAGCTATTATTCAAAACTTTATGAATGAACGCAATTGCTTTACTTGTGAGTTTTATCAAAAATGCGGGTTCAGTTGTTTTATCAGCAGTGACTATAAAGAATTAACCAAAGACTTAGATGAGTGTGTTTTTAAAAAGTCATTTAAATACGTACAAATGAAACTGGAGAAATGAGATGTTAGATTGGAAGAATGATTTCCTTACTAAAGGATATGCTTATTTTAGAGAAGAAGAATTAGCCAGCATGATCGATATTGATAGCGTAGAGTTTCAATATCATGAAGAGCGTTTGCGTGATAACTTTAAAGATAACCTGCCTAAAGAAGTAGTGTTGCAAATGGAAGCAGCCAAAGTATACATAACTGAAAAATACATTAATCAAGCGTTTCCAAAGAATAATTTTATGAGTTATGTTATTGCTGAAGGTGTAGATGCTGACAGCAGTATTTGGCACAACGATGGATTTGAAGGAGGTAATATCTTCTTCTTATTTTACTTTGATGACCAGAACCCTGCAACTGGTGGGGAAATACAATTCAAATGGCCCGGGGAAGGTAACATTGACACTTACTATCCTAAAAAAGGAGATTTAGTGTTGCTCAATCAAACTCCTGGCTTTTTCCATAGAGCTAGTAAAAGTAAAATTACACGAAGACTTGCTAGTTTCACTTATAATGTAGAAGGCTTGTAATTGTTAACTTTATGCTGTATAATAGTATAATCTATGAAAAGAATCAAAATAGCCTTTATCAATCCGCCACATGCCGACTGGAGTTTAATCAATCCAGTCACGTGGATGCTATGCAAAAGTTTTTACGAGCATAACGGAAAATACGCCGATCAAGTTGAATGGCTAGAACCTCCTTACAAATATAACAAGTATCAAAACATTGAAGAGATATATGAGCTAATTAAAGAAGCTGATATAGTCATGTACAGCAGTTATGTTTGGAATTATACACTGTGCGACAACATTGCTGAATACGTTAAAAAACAAAATCCAAAAGTAGTAAATTTGCTAGGTGGTCCAATGATAGGAGCCAAAGACAAAGAGCTTTGGCAAAAACGTTGGATGTATGATTATATTTTACGCCCTATGTTCCCTGGTGAATTCTTTGTCACTGACGTAATTGATCAATACATTGAAGATAATATTGATGTCAATCAAATCACTTATGAGTTACGTTCTAATAAACAACAGCGTTGGGAATTTCCACTAGCAAGTCCGTATGAAGAGAATCTAAGTTTCCTAAAAGAACTCAGTGCCTATGGTCGTGAACACGATATGGAACTCATGATGGTCATTGAGACCACAAGAGGTTGTCCTTTTAAATGTACCTATTGTGAATGGGGTGGCGGCATTGGTGGAAAAATTATTAAAAAAGAAGTTGAATGGGCTCAACGGGATTGTGTTGCTATTGTAGAAGCAGGATATACTGAAGCTATTTGTGCTGATGCTAATTTTGGTGTGTTTGAAGAACGTGACTTAGGACTCTTAAAGTTTGCCAAAGATGCAGGGTTAACCTTCATTGATATCAGTCAAGTAAAAACAAAAGACTACGAAAGAAGAAAAAGACTAGTAGATAGTTTCTTTGAGATCATTCAACCGTTTGGTAGAAAAGATAGAGCAGCCATTGTGCCCAACATCAGTATTCAAAGCATCAGTGATGTTGCAATGCAAGTTGCTAAACGCACTGATATGAAAGTCTCAGATAAAATTAAACTTGGCAAATACATGCGGGATCTATGTGCCAAATATGATTATCATCCTGGCATGGAACTTATCATGGCCATGCCAGGAAGTACCTTAGATGATTTTTATGCAGAATGGGAATTGTTTTATGATTTGGGAGCATGGTCAAGTTGGCGTTACGACTTAATGGCGTTACCTGACAGCGAAATTAGTGATCCTGTTTATCAAGAAATTTACAACATTGAGCTGGTTGATGTATATACTGACAACGTTGATGAACAGGATATTGCCAACCAAGGCGGATTATTTAAGAATCGCAGAACATATTATAAAACAGTTGCCAGTAGCTATTCTTTTACAAGAGAAGATGTTGTGCAAATGTTTTTCATGAATTTTGCAGGCAACAATTTAATACGAACAATGTATGACATGTTTAAAGACAGTGTTACTGTGAGTGAATTTGCAAAACACTGTTGGGAGATTTTTAAAATTTTAGATGGGTATCAAGAGATCTATGATGAAATTGAAGACATTTTAAATCCTGATACTCCGCCTAGAAATATTAATACTATCAAAGGTGTGGTAAGGACTGAAGCCATTCCTCGTTGGGTTGAAGAAAACAAATTAGTAATAATGAATGAGCTATTTAGGAGAATAACATGATTGACCATGGAGTAGATTTAGACACCCTAAGTCCAGAAGAACTTATTTCTTTAAAAGAAAAGTACGAAGCACAGCGTGAAATTTATTGCCAAGAGTATTTGGTATACGCTAATAATTGCGTTAGGGATATGGAGATTCCAGAGAAAAGAGATTACTGGGATGCCAAGATTAAAGAACTTGAAGGACCTACACAGAAATATAAGCATTTAATCATGGACGTTATACGTCAATTGAATGGTTTAGAAAGAGGTGATGGCAATTTGGAAGTAGGCAGTCCACTGTCAAAATAAAATGGATTTAATAATTAAACCAACAGAACGTTGTAACTTTAAATGCACGTTCTGTAGTAGCACACACATTACTGAAGATAAATCTTTAGAATTAGATTTAGAGTATGTCTACGCATTTTTAAAACGCTACCCAGAAACACAAACTATCATTGTTAATGGTGGTGATCCTTTAATGATGGATCCTAGCTACTACTGGAAAATTATTGAACATTTAGAAACTATTGGTTCTAATGCCACGTTAAGTTTTACATCTAATCTTTGGCCATTTTATAAAAATCCCAGCAAGTGGAAAGAGTTGTTTAATCACAAACGCATGGGTATTACTACATCATTCCAATACGGTGGCGGAAGATTAAAGGGTGACCTTACAGAATTTAGTGAAGAAGATTTTTGGGCTGTAAGTGATGCTATGTTAGAGCACGTGGGTTATCGTCCAGACTTTATTAGTGTTATTACAGAAGAGAATGAACATCTTGCCATTAAGAATGTAGAGCTTGCTAAGAAGATGGGTGTTGAATGTAAACTCAACTATGCTTTTAGTAGTGGTCCCCCTGTTAAATTTAAAAACATTGTAATGGGACAAGAGGGCAAACCCTACATGCTGGCAAAGATTTACGAAATATATGTTAAGATTTGGGAACTAGGGTTGACTGAATGGGAGTTTAATACTAAACAAATGGTCAAGCGATTAAACGGTGGCGCAACATCATGTCCACAAAATCGTAAATGTGATGGCGGTATTAGAACACTACAACCAAGCGGGGACTACTACAGTTGTGGATCATTTGGAGATGACAGACTGTACTCAATCAATTTTAAAGAAGAGATGTTAGGTAAAAAGATCTTCCCATTAAGAGTAGAGCCTGAACTACAAAGTTTGAAGCAAGCATGTTACACTTGTCCAATGTTTGAAATTTGTAACGGCTGTCGCAAAACAATCAAAGACCTAAAAGATTTCAATCTAGTAGAGGCACATTGTATACGCATGAAGGCACTCGCGCCTAAGATCATTGAAGCTAATAACATGTCAGGCATTTTAGAACCAACAGAGTATGTAAAAGAATATGCGTGAAGTTACAGTATCCATTAACCCAACGTACTATTGTAATTTTAGTTGCAACTTCTGTTACCTAACTCCTCAACAGCTACGTGACAGATTGACTATTAGTTCTGAGCAGTTAGAAACACGTCTACAACAAATTACAGCACATACAAAAATTAAAGGTATTGATTTGTATGGTGGTGAAATTGGAATTTTAAAACGTGAAGAATTTTATGAACTAAAACGTACCATTAAAAAATATTATACAGGTTCTATTAATATCATAACCAACTACAGTATGATACATGATTGGTTCTTTGACGATGACATTACGCTCAGTGTCAGCTACGATTTTGAAGCTAGAGAAAAAAATGAAACTGTATATCAAAATATGCTGATGTCTCAAAAGCCTTTATACGTTCTTATCCTAGCCAGTAAAAAATTAATTGACCTAGATGTTGATAGCATGATACATGAATTGAATATGTGCAGTGCAGTATCATCAGTTGAGATCAAACCATACAGCACCAACCAAGCCAACTGTCACAGTGTGTCACACAGAGATTTTGAAAACTTTGTTATCAAGTGGTTAGAGAGTCCAGTAGAGAAGAAGTTTGAGTTTATCAATGAATATCATATACAAGATAGTTTAGATAAAATATATAACAGTTTTAGTGATGACCATGTGTACATTACTCCTAAAGGAAATTTTGCTGTTTTAGAGTTTGATCTCAACGATAACGAATACTTCTTAGAACTAGACAGTTTTGAGGAATACATTGCTTGGGCAGAAAAAGAAAAACAAAGTCTAAGCCCAATATGTCAAAGTTGTCCTTTTAAGGGTCATTGTTTAACAGAACATTACAGATACGTTAGAGATCTAACCAACAGTTGTAATGGCTATCGAGGATTATTAGAATATTATGAAAGAATGGAAGATACGTCAAGAGATATTTCACAGACTCAATACTGAACACGATGATGATCTAAGTCTGCACAAAGTTGAAGTACGAGATGAAATAGTAGAAAACGCCATTAAGTATTTTACAACAACAGAATTAGGTTGGGTATATCCTGCTAAGAGTTATGTAGTTGCCATATGCTATGCTCGATGGCTTAACCAGCATTTTAGTGAGGATTTTTACGAATCACTAAATGATCCAGAATTGCTACATGGCAACGATCCATACTATGTTCCCTACGAGCAGGATAAAGATACATACAATAAGATACTGAATGCAGTAGGTTTTGATTTTAATGAAGAGATTGGTATTATACCAGATGTAAAGATGTATTTTTTAAAGGAGTTTGACCTTGTTAACTAATGGAATGAACTATCTTTGGCCCACACCTGTGCTTAAAGATTCAATCAAAGATCAGAATCTGTTGAATGATCTAGTTGGTGAACTGTTTGCCCTTTACGATTTACAAAATCCGCCAAGCGATATACTTCAAGATAACATATTTGAGTCAGGGTCAGCAATAATTGAACGATTCAAAACAGAAGTAGTACTCCCTGCGTTTGCTACATTTTTAAAAGAATCTTTTGATTTGGACTTGTCCAATTACCCACACAGTTATCTACGTGGATGGGTTGCAGGATATTCTCCTGGATACTTTATGATCAATCACAATCACTCAGGATCCCACATGACTGGAGTCTTTTATCTATTGGTTGAAGATGGCAAGGGTGGGGAACTCACACTGGAAGATCCAAGAGTCAACGCAAACAGAGGCTATCTACTTGAGATGATGCCAAAATTTAAATCCAATGTATACAGTCCAAAGTCAGGAGAATTTGCAATCTTCCCTAGTTTCCTGTATCATTATGTTAATCCTTTCCAAGGACAGTGTAGGCTTGCAATCCCAGTAGACTTCAATCTTGCTGATAAAGAATAGTTGTTGTAAAAATACAACAAAAAAGTTCTTGACAAGGCCAAGCAAGTACTATACAATAGAGACAAGTTGTAAAAGTATCCAGTTTTAATTGTCATAAATATTTTGTCAAAAGACAAATTAGTGCTTGACAAAAGACTAAATAAAATATACAATTAACACATACACTTACAAAAGTGTGTGAACAAAAAAGGTAAAACGGTAATCAAAATGAAAACGCAATCGAATTTTAGACAACATAATTGCAAACCCCAGTTGGGCGGCTTTATGCCAGCCTATTGGTCTGTGATTAATCTGAGTCTAGGATATGATCGCACATCAGAGATTACAAGGGTCCGGGAGGGCTGGGATGGTTAAGTAAAAAACTTAATACATTTCAAAACTTCAAGGACCCTAGGATTAAAAACCCTAGGGTTTTTGTTTTTATAAAGGAAAAAATGAAAAAGATAGATTACGAAAAATTAAATGAACGTATTGTTGAGCAGGCTTATGAAGCTGTTCTTGGCGAAATGTCTAAAGAACAACTTCAAAAACTTATTCAAGATAAGTTTGACCGTGCCAAAGTTTATCACGAATCGTTAGCAAAATTGCCAACGTTTAGTGTAAACTAACAGTACACAGTGTGAACATACAGGAAACGAGGTCCTGGCTCCGCACTTAAAACATGGAGCAAACGGGCGGCGTACCGGATGGCTTATCCTTGTGTGGATAAAAAAATGGTTACGTATTAAAGCATTCTCAGGCCGTACGGCAAGTGGGTTCATCCATGAAGAGTGCTTTAATACACACATTGAGCTGGCATGGGCTGAAATGCCGCAGACAGTGTGTTTACAAATTTGGAGTCGTAGGAAAATTGGTAACCCCAGTGGACTGTAAATCCGCCGCCCCCGTGCATTGTTGGTTCAAGTCCAACCGGCTCCACCAAATTATATCCTGCTAGATTACTGGCTAGATCAACACCCTTTCAAGGTGTAGGAACGGGATCGATACCCGTGCAGGATGCCAATCATAAGGTGACGCTACAGTCGTAACTGCCCGGGCAGGAGAAGACAAAAAGCCTAAGTATGCAGATGAGCTCGCATAGCCTTACGTTATATGCCGTGGTAGTTCTCTGGGTAGAGCACCGGATTGTCTATCCGATTTAGGCGGGTTCGATTCCCGTCCACGGCGCCAGTTAGAAGGGAGACTTGCTGAACACAGACCCCCAGCTCAGTCTCAAACAACATTAGAATGTGTCCCTTAGCAATTTACCCGGATAGCTCAGTGGTAGAGCAGCGGCTTGATAAGCCGTTGGTCGCAAGTTCAAATCTTGCTTCGGGTACCAAAGTTTTACGGTCCTTAACTCAATGGATTAGAGTGCTAGTCTTCGAAACTAGAGGTTGGGAGTTCGAGTCTCTCAGGGCCGGCCATGCTACTTTAGCTGATGTGGTCATAGCGGCGGTTTGAAGCACCGTTGAAGTAGGTTCGATTCCTACAGGTAGCACCAGGTTTTGTTGGGGGTTGGTGTAGCGGTAACACTACAGACTTTGACTCTGTCATCACTGGTTCGATCCCAGTACCCTCTGCCAAGTTTATTCAGTGTGGCAACCGCATCCGTTAGGACAGCGTTTGATTTCAATGTATTCAATCCAAGGTCTTGCATGTGCTAGTGCCATAAGAAACCACATTAGTGCCATTTCGTAAGCAAATCCTCCGCACATAGGAGGACCAAAATAAAAAATACTACACAAAGACAGTATTAAAAATACTGGTGTAGGAAAGAATGTTACAAATTTCTTTATACAATGATAAGCATATAAACGTGTCATCTTGTATTTATGAATAAAATTTAACTTTAAAAAGGAGATCTGTCATGGAAAGTGACAAGAGTGGTAAGATGATGGGGGTATAACTTAATGGTAAAGTAGCGGGCTTTTAACCCGTAAATCAGAGTTCGATTCTCTGTGCCCCTACCATATAAAAACATATTCAAATGCTTAGGCCAAGCAGATGTAGCGGATTACAGCTCGGGACATTCCCGGGTAGGCAGGTTCAATTCCTGCGGAGTATGTTTCTATATGGTAAAGTAGCATAATGGTTGTGCAACACCTTCATACGGTGCCCGGTGTGAGTTCGAATCTCACCTTTACCACCAAATTAATTTATGTACGGGTGGCAGAGCGGCCCATTGCATCGGATTGCAAATCCGTAAAACCGTCGGTTCAAATCCGACCCCGTACTCCAATTAATGTATCTCTAATGTAATGGCAGCATGACAGTCTCCAAAACTGTTCGTCGGGGTTCGAGTCCCTGGAGGTACGCCAAGTTATGGAAAGTAATGCAGGGGAGTTGGTTCCCCGACCAGCCTTGAAAACTGGGTCCTGGTGATGAGCCGGGTGGGGTTCGACTCCTCTGCTTTCCGCCAATTATATCTCTCTAAAGTGTTACCTGGTTGCATCCGCGGTTTGGGGCCGTGTGGTCTAGGTTCGAATCCTAGTAGGGAGACCAATTTTAGCCCTTGTATCCTTAGTGGTAGAGGTCCTGTTTTGTAAGCAGGGTGTGGTGGTTCGATTCCATCCTGGGGCACCAAGTTTTGTTGTAGTGTCAGCAAGAGAACAACACGCTATAGAGGTTTCTTCGAAGGACTGATATAGTAGAAGGCAAATGGGTTCAACTCCCAGAGGATCGGAAGATCCTCGCAGATTGGTTGCTACGCTGGTTAAGTATCCCAAGTGACGTACCGAGTCCTGCCCGGGCTAGTTAATCCAGGTGAATGGTTCCAATAACGATGGTGGAACTACTGCAACAAATTCAATATGCCCCTCTGGACAAATTTTGGTAAAGTCAGCTCTCTCAAAAGGAGTGCCGTAGGTTTCTCGGTTCGAATCCGAGGAGGGGTACCAATTATATGGCGTTAAGATTTAACACAATAGTGGCACGTTCTTTTTCGCCAGTGTACATTGACACTTCATGCCAAATATGGTTTGGGCAAATGACCATTCTATGTTTTTTAGTGGCAATACCAAATGTTCTTTTTTCATGGAAGTTGAACACTCCAGAAAAACTTGGATCATGTAGAATTAATTCTCCACCATCTTTTTCATTATCTAAATCTGTTAGATAAAAGATTGCAAAGGCATCTACCATGGAATCATGATTATGAACACGTTTGAAATCATTCTTTTTCATAAAGGGTAAACGACCTAAATCTTTTCTAACACGTTGTTCAATGTCTTCTTTTGTGAGTTTGTTAGTAGTATATGAACTAGCCAACTCATAAAAGCAGTCTACAAACATTTGTCTTAGTTCTACAAGTTCTGGGCAAACTTTCATGTTTTCTTCAGTGAACACAGAAATACTGTCATTTCCGGCGGCAGCATAATCGCCTCTTTCTGCCAACTCTTTGGCAAATATGGCTTTTACTATTGCTGTAACATTGTTGTTCCACTCGTCACTCAAATCAAAGTCTTTAATTAACACTTTGTTTGGAAAAATTGAAGTAATCATGAAGTCCCCTTAATAATCAATATTTATAAAAGTAATGCGGCGGTAGTCTAATGGAAAGGCAACACTCTTCTAAAGTGTCTTATGTAGGTTCGACTCCTATCCGCCGCGCCAGAATCCCGTCAGCACCGAATGTTATCGGTGTCGCTAGCCTGGCGTCATAGGTCGGGGGCGGTGACCCGAAAAGGTAGGTTAACATAAATGTTTTCCCGAACCGCTGGATAGAACTGCAACTATTAAGACATCAAAACGCAGTGACAGGGTGAGCAACTCAAGTAGGGGCGAGCTGGAAACTCGTAGCCTACATAAGACTTATTAGGTGTGACTATGATGTAATGGTAGCATCAGAGATTGTGATTCTCTTTGTACGGGTTCGAACCCCGTTAGTCACCCCTAATAAGTTTTCTATGTTGTTGAAATACAACAAAATATTTTTAAAAAAGTGTTGACAAAGACGAAAGTTAATGCTACAATAGATACTTACTAAGCAATTAGTAAATGCTCTTTAAAAATTAGAAGTATAAGAAGTTCTTATACACATGCACATTGAATAGCTGTAGGAGGATGACCGATGCCTACTATGCGTGGTCCAGAATGTGCAGTTGTATAAGAATTTAAGGGTGGTTTAACATCCTGTAGGCGGCTTGCTGTCTACGAAGAATAACTGTGGTGACACAGCCAAAGGAGGTATGCCTACATAACTCCGCTAGTAATAGTTCATTTAGACAAGCCTGCTCACTACCGCGAGGTAGCGATCACTGATAAGACC